AAACACTCTTATAGAGTATGGTAAAACCTATAGAGTACAAGCTATATATCATGGTGTATCTGATATAAGTAGTGGTATAGGATTTACTACGGTTGCTACGTTTGGAGCTATAGTTAAAAACTTTATAGATAATATAGGTACTAATAATGTATTCTTAGATTGGGGTGTATGGTTTGATGCTTATCAATACCTTAAAATTGATTTTAGTACTGGCATAGTTACACTATGGGATAACTGGAAACCGCACAGAGGTATGAATACTTATATGTGGTATATGGACTGTTTAGGTAAATCTATAGTAAGAAGTAATATAGCTGTTGGAACTTATAATAGAACAGCTAGCTTTACTAACTATGATCTTAAATTATCTAAAGAGGATTATACTTTCTTGTTTAATAACATAGAGCTATATGGATCATCCGGTAACTGGGATAGTAGATCTTCAAATGGCTATGTAATAGATCACGTACCTACACCAAGTGAACCTTACGTACAAGTTAGATCTATGGACTCAGCATCAGATGCAGATAGTAGACATAAGTTTGTATATGCTAGACTTAAAGAATCTTATATCAATACTCTATTCTCTGGTATGGGTATAGTACATGGAGTAGACGGTAGAGGTAGTAAAGGCAGAGACTATGCTAAACTATACGGTATTAACGATGCTAATAAGAAATACATTAGCAGAATAGTTATGACTGGACAGAAACATGGCGGTAGTAGATATGCTAGAACTATAACTTGGGATTCAAACGTTATAGGTATAGATGCTTGTTTACAAACTATGTGGCTAGAAGAGTACTATGGAGAACCTGATAGTGATGACTATAGATTTACAGGTACAGCTTCTATTACTATATTTGGTGTTACTAGAAACTATGGGTTCTATAACGAAGATTAATATAAACTACAGATAGGTCTATAGACCTATCTGTAGCATCTTTTTTAATACCAACCATCTGCACTGTGATACCATCTACCCCAATAACCAGATGTGTAGCTATCTCCGTTCTTAAACTGTATAACATACCAGTATCTCCAACCAGCTCCATCTGAGTCTCCAGATACTATAGCTACTATATCTGTAATATTAGGTTTATCTATAAATTCTCTAGCAGCTGTATAGTGTATACCACTACCTATACCTTCACCTTTTTGAGTATATATAATAATCTTACTAACGAATGGTAATATTTTAAGATAGTCCTCTTGAGACATTCTAAGTTTAGCATAGTTAGTAGATTTATTACCAGTAGCTACTAGTCTAGTATTACCAAATAGATTTTTAGACTCTACAGCTCCAAACGTAGCAACCGTAGTAAACGGTCGCGCGAAAATTAGATCATGAGCATAATATAGTGTTATTATGCGAATCATCAAGACTCTGCAAGAGGCTATGCTAGAGAGTTTATGATAGATTTTAGTAAGTATCGACATAGCTACTCTATGTGGGCGTGGGCAGTGAATCAAGGTCCATTTGGCGCTATAAATAACACGCTTAATTTCTTCAATACGTTAGTTAACAATAAGTTAATAGAATATACAAAATTATCTACTCAAACTAGCTGGGACACATACTATGAAAACAGTGAAACAGCTGGCTGGGAACCAATATCTCCAGCATCGTCGCGTAATCGTTGGAATAGAGACAAATATACAACCGAACTAACAAGTTCATCTAGCGGGCTTGTAACGACTATAGTATATAAATCAAAATTCTCTGGTATAAGATTATACTGGCAAGGTATTCCTATAGAAGAAAATAAACCTATTATGTTTAGTTATCTCTACGAACAATCTTCTATGTATTTTACAAGAGCTGATACAGGAAATACGTATTTCTTTTACCCGCAACATGAACGCGGAGTAACCAAAACATATACTATAGGACCATTTAAAAAGCAATAACTAATAACAACTACAGATAGATTGTAATCTATCTGTAGTTGTATATTAGCTTATTGGGATACTACGGTATTAATATCTTTTATCCAGTTATATCTCATACGGACATCAACCCATCTACCATAGCCTATTCTCCAAGATTTACTAGCACCGAAGGCAATTTCGTTAGTTTTACCTGTTTTCTTATTTTTAAACGTTACCCATATTGTTGCGCCTGAGTCGTCTATTTGGCTATATCTAGTTGTTCCTATTCTAAACGCTGGTATACTATCTGGACCGGTATAACCTTCACTATTTATTATATGTGCGTATGGCTCCGCGTATTTTTTAACGTTATTAACTAAACTAGTTACATTAGAATTGCTAGTACGGTACCTTATATCACTATTACGAAACCACAAAGCCCTTGTACTTATTATTTCTAGCTCGGGAGGCCATTTATAAATAATTATATCATAATATGCATCGTCTACCCAAGTCTCGCTCCAGTAACCGTCCGAACCGGTCCATTCTCCGTCCCCCAGAGAATATGTTTCAGTACCAACTTTATAATTTAACCTAATATTGAAATACTTTTGGTTACCGAATGGGATCATAAACTCTCTAGCATAGCCTCTTGCAGAGTCTTGATTGTTACTAGCAGTCCAATATACTTCTAACGTATAGTCTTTATCATAAAGTATCTCAGTAAGTGGTATATCGTAACTTAATAAGTGCACTGGATCACCATTAGCTTGCCATACGATACTATCTCCGTATTTTAATATCCACGTAGTTGTCATATGTCTATCATCTTCTAAGTACTTTACATTAAACGTATTAGTTATTCTAGCTTTTACTAACTTCTTATCAAAATCTGTTTCAGCTACTACAGTAGGTGTGTTAATTATAACTGCTGGTACAGCACCAGTGTTTACATTTATAACAGCTTCTTTACTAACTACTTGGTTATTAGCGCTATATTGTACACCTAGAGTATAGTTCTTACCATATGTAATACCTAATGCTTTATGCATTCTTACTTTTATAGTTCTGCTATTAGGATCACCTGTGTTAACAATGTCACAACTTATAGTAGTTTTGCTAGTAACAGGATTAACTTGTACTTCTCTCTTAGCATCTGGTCCATATGAGAATGTAGTTTCATTTCTTCTAGCATCAGTTTTAAGTATTGTAGTTATTAATTTACCACCATCATCCTTAATAGTCCACACTGTATCTTTCTGATCATTATTCTCTCTATTAGCAGGTGTATATACATAGTTACTATTCTCTATAATCCAATACATTTCATTATTACTTATAGGTTCTATAGTAACTCTAGGTATTGGTGCATCTATTATACCTAATGGTATATAGAACTCTTTCTTAGGTAGATATACTTTACCTAATGGAGTATCGAAACTTAACTCTGCTATATAATCTTCGTTATATCTAAACCTACCTACATTAACAACATCTAATGTTCTTCTATACTTACTAGTATTATTAGGATCAGAGTCTTCTGGTGTCATACCTATATGCCAATCTATACCACCATTCATAGGTATAGCATTCATATCAGGATTTAATCCTAAACCTTTATTCTCTAATTGCTTATATACTAATAAACTATTATACTGTTTATTCCATATAGATAGATAACTTTTAAATATAGGATTTATATTAGGAGAGTTAAACAGACTACTATTAAGATTACTATTAAACGTATTAGGTTTAATACTAAGTTTACTAAGATCTCTAGCATCTACTGTAGTTTCTGCTATTACTCTTATATCTGGTTTAAAAGTAGTTTTAAATAGCTCTGAGTTAAACTTATCTCCTACTATATAAGCTTCTACTTCTATCTCTTGTTCATTTACATTAGGTACTTTAGCAGGGCTATGGTTAAACTCTGTATTATTAGTACCATTATAACCAAACATCTTAAATATATCGTTAGTGCTAAATGGTATCTCCATAGCTTCTCTATACTTACCAGCATGTCTAGTATCTAGTTCGTTAAAAGATTCTATCTCTGTAGTCTTATTATAGATTCTATAAGCTATAGCTTTTACTTTATCAACTTGATTAGCTATTTCGTATGTACTAAATCTCATAACAGCAGTACAGTTAGCACTATTATAGTTCATAGTGAACTCCGTAGGTACTGTAGAGCTTACTACAGGTACTAACCTTAACATAGCTCTATTAGATTCAAAGTTAGTACTATAGTAAATACATTCTATAGTATGTACTACACCAGTAGCTAGTATTAAAGAAGTTATATCTAAAGATGTAAAATCCTTATTACCTTTAAAGTCATATCTTACTATACGCCCAGATATAGGATGTGTACAAACTAATCTCCACCATGTAGCAGTATGTAGTTCATCACTATTAGTAATAATAAACTTACTACCACGTACTATATGTTTACCACCAGTATACTCATAAGCTAATTCTGGTTTCTCTATATGTATATCTATAGTTAACCAACTATACTTATTAGTTTTACTTCTAGGTATTCTAATATTATTAGTATTAAACACTACTTCTACAGTATAAGTTTCATTAACAGTTAATGTATCTTTAGGTAGTGTTATAGAAGTAAGATTGGTTTCATCATCTAGAGAACTAAATACAGTATTATTAGTAGAATCTTTTACTTTCCAACTAGTAGACCTATGCTCTATCTTACCTACTTTATCTTCTCCAAATGCTATAAATTTACTAGTACTTATAGTAGGATTAAACTTATTATCAGATACTGTAATAGTAACTGGTCTTATACCGTATGGAGGTGTAGTATAGTGCAATAGATCAGACCATGGTGACATGATTTCATTACTTCTAAACCTATAGCGTACATAAACTTCTTTATTATCTTCAGCTACATTAGGTAACCAGCTGGTTAATCCAGATTCGTCTGTAGTACTATCTAGAGTATCTAATGGATCTTCCATATTCTCAGTACCAAATGCTTCCCAATCAGTACTAGTATGCTTACCTACGAAATATGGAGATGTTCTATAGCTAGCTATCTTAAGTGGTCTATCCCAGTTATCCTCGTCTGTAATACCGCCATTATTTTCTGTAATATCAGGTTTAAGTATCTTATTGATCTCTAAGCCTAAATCAATATTTTGTATATTCTTATCTATAGATAGATCAGTTAGTAAGTAACCAGATTTATCAGGTAGGTTAATAATAATATCTTGATCTGTATGTACTACATCAAGATGTTTAGTCTTAGTAGTAATACTATCTTTAAAATTAATTTTACCCATAAGAGTATCCTTATTAGTAATTTATTTAATCTACTAAGGTATACTAGGTAGATCATGCATTTTTAACCTTACTTTAAAATAAAAAATAAAGATATAGAGGATAGAGTTCTATATAGAACTCTATCCTAGTATTAAATACTACAGTAACATTATATTACTGCAGTATTATGTTGTATCAAGCAGTATTGACTACTGCAACATAGTCTTCTGGTCTAAATAGATCGTTATAGAAGCTTTCTACATAGCCAGCAGACTGTTCTCTTCTTTTACGAAACTCTGTGAAGTTCGTAGAAGACATTAGAAGATTATCTTCGTAGTTTATCTTTAGTAAATTACGTAAGATAGGATCTTCAAACGGAATACCAAGCTTATTATGCATCTTGTGAATGCATTTACATAAGGCTTGCTTGTAGTCTATTACAGTCATATGTTATACCTCCTTTCTATAGGATTAAGAAGGTAACATAGTTAACCCCTATATTATCCTTCTATATGTATAATATATAACTGTCTTTACGTCACTTTGATACCTAACAGTATCAAAGTGACTATATCTTTTTATGCGTGATTGATAACTATAACCTATATAGGAGAATTTGAATGTTAAGAAATAAATATAAAATATGTAGAGAGTCTTTAGAAGATACTGATATTGTAGAGAATCCAGTAGAAGTAGAGTCTGATGTAAACGCAGCAGATGCTGTAGATCCAGAAACGTTACCAGTGGAAGATTTACTACACTATGAAGAAGATATGGCTACTATACAAAAGTTAGATTTTGATATTAGTCAAGTTGTAGATGCAGCTGATGAAGGTAATGAATTAGCTAAAGAGGTTACAGAAGGTTTAGAAAGAGCAGCAGATCTTGTAGCTGGTAAAGCTGAAAATGATCCTATAGATGCTATAGCTACACAAGAGTCTCTTAAGTATCTATTTAAGAGAGCTGGATTAGAATATAACTCTAGTAAGTTTAACTTAGAAGACGCTACTAGTAACTTACAGTTAGCTAACTCTATTAACCTAGAGTTCTTTAAAGAGCTTGCTACAGGTATTAAAGAAGGTGCTGTTAAAGTTTATGAATACTTAGTAGAACTATTAACTAAACTATGGAAGTATATATCTGGTATATTCTATAAAGAAGGTAAGAAGTATTTAGATATTAAAGTCTATAATAATGGAGCAGCTGCTTATGTAGATTTAACTGGTAAAGGCGATTTCCTTAAAGGTGAAAAATCTCTTAAAGTAGAGAACTATGTAAGAATGCTAGCTATATCTAAATCATTAACAGATGGTATAGCTAACTATCAACTGTTAACAGGTATAGGTGGTATAGTAGCTGTAATAAGAAAAGGTTTAACAGATATAGAGAAAGCTGATGAAGCTAATAGTAAAAATGTAGTATATAGCTTTAATAAAAATCTAGTAGATAGCTTTGATGCTGTATTTAGAGAACACTATAATGTTATTAGTAACTTTATATACCCAGAGTATCAACAAGAGGTAAACCATCTTCTTAATAAGATAGGTAAAGGTAAAGATGAAAAAGTATTCTATATAGGCTATAGTAATACTACTGGTGAAACACTAGCTGTATATACTATGGAAATAGTTTACGTAGGTAAAGATAGAGATGAAACTGGTGTAGCTACTATAGTAATTAGAAACTATAATATAGATAGTCCTAAATTAAAAGATAATACAAATACTCAACTTGTATTAGAAAGAGCTGGTGAAGCATTAAGAAAACTTAATAATGTAGGAGATACCATTAAGTATGGAGAAAATACTGTAGATGAGTTTAGAAATGTTTCTAAAGTATTTAGAGACTATGTTAAAACTTTATCTACTGTACGTACTGATCCTATCTTATTAGGTGTATCTAATAGCGTTAATAATATGTTAACTAACCTAGTTAATCTAACAAGAGTAATTTGTGCAAATGGTATGGCGGAAAGAGATTTCTTTAAAGAGATAAGCGAAGTAGATGTTATAATAAATACTAAACGTTAATATACTAGAGTAACTCCTACTAGTGGAGTTACTCTAGTTATTTTATATGTCTAGTTCTATAGGTATTCAAAATCTCTGATTTTAAGACTATCCTATCTATATAGGTAGGTATTAAATTTATTGTTATATAAAAATAATAAGGAGAGCTATATGAAATTTAAAGATTTCATAACTGGTAAAGTAAATCTAGAAGATATAGATACTGTAATAGAAGAGCCAGTTGATGTTGAACCTACTGTTATAGAACCTAGAGTTAGGATAGCAGATGTTGTTAATAAAATAATGGAACAAGAAGCTAATGCAGCTGCAGAAGATAGTAAAGTTATAGCTACTGTAGTAGAACCAGCTATAAGTAATAGTTTAACAGCTAAGACTTATAATATGTCTACAGATGTTAAATCAGCTCGTACTGCTATAGGTATGAAACTAGATGATTTAGCTATAGTTATTACAGAACTATTAGATATAGTACGTAAATATCAATTAGAACCAGAGACTATAAACGAATCTGCTCTAGCAGAGTTTAAAGCTAAACTTAATGTACTTAATAGTATGGCTGGTACTAGCTTCAATACTGATATAAACTCTGAATCTGACTTTGAAGGTTATGTAGAGCTTATGACTAAAATACTTACTAATGTAGCTGAAGATATTTCTATATTAAAATCAGAGTTAGCTACATTTGTATCTAAAGTTATATCAGAGCTTAATGGACTTAAAGTAGAAAAGTATAAAGAAGTAGTAGCTAAAACACTAGATGATATAAAAGCTCAACCAGCTAAAGTTGTTACTGTAGCTGATCATATACTAGAAGCTGTAGCTGGTATGGAGAATATAACTAGAGAAGCTCTTATAGAGAACATTAAACGCCATGAGTATATTATATCAGGTGCTAATGAAACTGAAGGTACTATGGAAGATAATATCTCTATGGATACTGGATTAAGAGATGAACAGATAGATAATATAGTAGCTGCTGTAGAGTCTTATATTAAAGTAGCAAATAGTAACCCTATAGTTAAAGTAGCTTTAACTGGTGGTGACCTTAGTAAAACACTAACTTCATTTACTGTAAATCTACTACCTAAACTTAATAGTGTATATAAAGGTATATTAGAGATACTAGGTAAAGAGAACTTTGAATCTGAAGTTGGTAATAGTACTGATAATGTTAAGAATGAAATTAATAAACAATTAGTAGCTCTAGTAGATCTTACTGTAAAAGATGAAGAGTCTAATATTACTTATGTACATCATAAAGATGGATTCTATAGCGTAGAAGGTAATAGCTTAGTAAAAGAGAGCTATCCTATTACTAAAGTACCTAACTTAAGCTATGATAGATTTACTACTATAGCTACTAGTATGGAAGTAGTTAATACTCCATCAGATGTCTTAGTAAGCTTTCCAGATACTATAGTAAAACTATTGAAATCAGATGCTTTTGAAGTAACTGATACTAAACAACTATTTTCTGTAAATGTAGCACTAGGTACTATATTAGGTCTAGTAGGTCTATATAGAGATGAAGTGGTATATGGTATATATGGTTTACAGAAGTCATTATCAGAGTTAGGATTAGCATATCTTAATATTATATTAACATTGAAAGGTAAGAGCAAATGAAACTAGGTAAATATGTTGGTAATAATATTAAAGTAGAAACTAAAGTAGATACTAGACTTAATGCTGAAGGTTTACAAGATATAGTATTTGGTAGAGAAGTTAATCAAGAAGGTATATTCGATAAAGTTAAAGATATAATAAAAGAAAAATACGAAGAGTTTAAAAAGTGGAAAAATAGTGGTAAGGATAAAGATAGTGACGATTCTAAAAAAGAACGTAGATTAACTAAAGCTGGTAAAGATAAGCTTAAAAAACTAATAGAAAATAAGCAAAATGAAGTCTTATCATTTTTAAATAAGAGTAAGCTCAAGTTAGTAAAAGATGCATCTAAATGGCCTCTACATTTTGGTAGCCTTAAGTTTGATAAATCATATTTCGAAGAACTTTGGAAGATGCAGTGCGGTGAAAACTATGATTTTAACTACCTACCATCACATTTAGATCTTTTATATCTTGTTCAATATGAAGACGTTATAGACCATACAGATATTGATAGCACATGGGAAATAGATTACTTCTATCAAGAACTAGCGAAATACGACTGGAGTACAGAAAGCGATTCTGATATTTACGGTGGTATTATAGGCTTCTATATAGACGAAAAGATGTTTAAAGAAAACATTGATTATATCCTATATGACAATAAGGAAGAGAAATGAAGATAATAAGACTTAATAAAGAATCTATAGAGAATGAAGTTACTGAAGTACCATCTGAAGTAACTCTTAACCCTATAGAATCAGATCAAGCTATAGAGATAGCTAATAACAATCCTACTACATCAGAGTTAGATAGTAGTACTAGCTATGATAATGTAAATAAGATAGCTAGTGATATAGACGATAACTTTCTTACTATAGACGAGATACAATCTGCTACTAAGAGTATTAAAAAAGCTATAGGTCAAGATGAAGATCTACCAGTACGTATTATGCGTAATACTGAAGCTCTTAAGATAGCTTATAGTAAATTAGGTATAAAACCATTAAGCATCTCTAGAGAAGATATAGAGAATAACCCAGCTGAAGTACTTAAAGTACTAGAAGATGAAACACAAGGTATACAGAGTAAAGCTAATAATGATACATGGGCTACTGTAAAAGAAGATTGTGCTAATATAGTAAAACTTATAGATGCTTCTGTAGATGCTATAGCTAATAGAACATCTGATAAAGATAGAGCATTAGAGTTACTTAAATCTGGTAAACTAAATAAACACTCTGTAGATCTTACTAATGTATTAGAATATGTAGGTAGTTTAAGATACTTCTTAGCTAAAGAAGATAACTCTTTATTTAACTTAGCTAGTATCATGTCAGATCTACTTAGTATAGATAGTCCTAAGTTAACTAGTACTGATAATACTATACTAGCTGGTATAAATAAACTAGATCCAGAGCCTATAAAAGCAGCTAGAGAGCATATACTGTCTGCTATAGAGTCAGATCCACTCAATGCTAAATTAAAATCATTAGTAGCTATTAGAACAGAGTTACCAGATTATCCATTATATGGTAAACTAACTGGTCTTAATAAGATTAAAGTAATGTCTAACAATACTTGTAAAGAAGTTACTGTAGATAATACAGAAGTTACTTTTAATATTACAGATGATACTACTGCTAAAGAAGTTTTTATAGAAGGCGCTAATGAAGCATTAGCTAACTTTGAAACTAGATTTAAGAATCTATTTATACTATATAAGAAGAAATACGAAATACTAGAAGAGATAGTAAAACCTTTAGCATATGATTTAGTATCTGAACAAGATCAAACTAAGATAGAAGAGCTTACAGAAATACTTAACTTAATAAGATATTACTATATAGGTTTTGTTAAGAATAGAATAGTAGATAAAGTAAATGCTTATAATGGTCTATTAGATACTATAGTACTTACATTCGATCCTAAAGAAGATAGTAGTACTGAAGCTATTGTAGAAGAACCAGTTAAAGAAGAAGAACCTAGTAAATCTGAAGATAGTGATCCAGAAGTTATAGAAGATGATAGTACTGTAGAGTCTAAAGAAGAACCTACAGAGGAAGAGAGTAAATAAAGATGGATACTTTTGTAATTAATAATATATCAGCAGGAGAGTTCCTAAATAAACAATACTTAATAGGAGATAGGTACTACGATAACCACTTAGCTCCTTATTGGTCATTACTTAAAGAGTATTCAGATAGCTTAGAGCGCAACTCTGTATTCAATAGTAGTGAAGATATGGATACATTCTATGGTTTACTAGATGCTTGTTATGGCTTCCTAATGAAAGATCTTAGGTTTATGTTATCTAATAGCTATAAGACTATACAAGCTAGAGAATCTAATCTTAGCACTAATAGAGCTAGTCTTACAGAGATTATAAATACTCTATTACAAGAGAGAATACTACTAGAGCCTAATACTAAACTATTTTTAGAAGATCTATATGATCTACTATATAGAAATAGAAATATCTCTATAAGTAATCACTTCTATATACTTAGTAAGCCTATTAAAGATTATAAAATAGGTACTAAAGGTATAGAGATAAGATTAGATAATGAAAATAAGAGCTATCTAAAGAATGATAGAATAACTAGTAAACCAGCATATGACTTAAGTAGACTATTAGATCTATTAGGTATTAGAGGTACACTAGATGTATTACATATACTAATAGGTATATGGATTAATACATACCTATATACTTATAAAGTATTGGTAGATGGTTTAGTAAAACCTACACTGACTTGGAAAAACATAGGCATGGGTACTGCGTTTATATCTAATAGAGCTAATGGTGGCAATGGTAGTGGTAGTACTACTGGTGGTAGTACATTACCAGTTACTCCTGGTAGTGGTACTGGTACTATACCTAGTGGAGGTACTGGAGGTACAGGTACTCCTGGTGCTACACCAGGTACTGGTACTGGTACAAGTGGTACAGGTAGTACAGCTACAGTTAGACCAAATGTATCTGTTATTATACCATTTGCAGCTACTCCTATGCGTTAAACTAATGATTAAGAAAGGAACACCAGTATGAGAACTAAACTAATGCTATATGGTTTAGAATCTACCGTAGATAACCCATTAGATATTATACTGGGTAACGATCTTAAGAAGGTACTAGGATTAGATCCTAGTATCTATACTGTTAATAATACCAAACCAGATGATGCTCTTAAAAGCTTTGGTATGGGTGGTACTAGTAGTTCTAATACATTACCATCTGAATGGATTAGAGTAGATGGTTCTGAGATACCAGAAGAAGATTCTGGCACTATGGAACATCCAGAGCGCTATACAGAGTATAACCTATTCCAAGATAATGACATTGGTGTTAGAGCTGGTACGCTACGCTATAAACGTAGAAAGAATATAAAGTTTACTTACTATAGCCAATCTAAATCTAAAGTTATCTCTATGGTAGAGAAGTTACGTAGTTTTGATATCTATAATGCTGGTAAGAAGAAACATAAGTTAGAATATAGTTATGATTTACCACCAGAGTACATGTGGACGATAGACCATGTTAGAACTCTTAAGAATAAGAGATTGCCTAAAGAAGAGCAGTTAGATCTTATAGACTATATTAATAAATACTCTATGCAGAAAGTATCTAGAGTAAACACTACTGATGCTACTCCTTATAAGTTTAACTTAACTATAAGAGAACATCTATATGATGTTACTGGTATACTTACTACAGAGACTTATAATTTAGAAGCAGAAGAAGGTGATAATAACTATTGGAGTTTTACTATAGAGTATAGTGTATGGTATCAAAAACCTATTATGCTAGTACTACAGTATCCTGTGTTGATATGGAATACTCCATTAGACTCTAGATTAACTAAAGTAGTAGCTAGACCAGAAGTAAGATCACCAGTACAAGGTACTCCAGATTACATGTATAGAGGTTTATACTGGATAGGTAAACCTAACTCTGATTATAAAGGTTACTATAATGTAGATAGGCTAGTACTACCGCTTATAGACGACTTTGATAACTTTCCAGATGATTATAAATATAGATCAGTATGTAGTATGCTTATAGTAGTAGATGATAAGAATCCGTATGAGGTAGCTAATATAAAACATCTACCTAACTATACTATAAGAGAGAGTTTTCTTAACTATCTATTAGAAGAACCTAGTGAAGCTACAGAGCTTATGAAAGGTCTGTTTAATATACAACTCTATAGGAATGGAGTATTAGATAGTAGAAATAAAATCACTATGGATAGAGAAGGTAATATAACTACTGAGTTTCCTATGGATATTAAATCTACCTATAGAATCATTATTAGAGTTATGGTAGATCTAGACTATATGAAAGAATCTAGTCTTAGAAGACTTAATAGATATGTATATAAACAACTAGAAGAGTATAAGAGTAGATTACAAGAAGATGATAATCATAAACTAATTATAGATCCACATAGGAAAGATAAACTATATTATGTAGATGAGTTTGGTAATATACTAGATAATGAAGGTTATGTAGTATATACAGATGGTACTAGAGTTACTGTTAATGCTAATGATATTACAGATGAACCTAGTATAGAAGATCTAGTAGAACAGAAGACAGAGTAGATAACCTTGATTGGTTATCTACTCTGTCTATAGTGCTAAAGTAAGTCAGATCCGTGATCTTGTAGCCTATAATAGGTTACTATATATTAATTATAAGGATGACGCTATGGCAGAACAGTTATTAACGAAACTGGTATGTAAAATATTCGATGTTAGTAATAGTACTTTAATATACGAATCGGATGTTACTAAAGAGATCAATGGTATTATACTACCTAAAGGTGTATTAGTACCTAATAAAGAATATAGATTAGAGATCTATAAGAACACTACTACAGATAGTTCTGATTTTCATATGTTACTATCTGGTACATTTTTAACTTCAGCATGGAAAGTAGAAACTCCAGTTAGCTTAGGTTGGGAAGCTGTTACTAATAAACCTAGCTTTGATACATTATATATTAAACAAGGTGAGCTAATTACATATGCTAAGAAAGAAGATCTTAAAGCTAAAGCAGATGCTAGTGTTATAACAGCACTTACTACTAAAGTAGATGATTTTGTAAGTAAAGTAAGTACACTACCTGAAAATCTATTCAATACAGGACCAGTAATAAAAGAGACTGAAGTAAATCAATTTATAGTAGATAGAACCTATACTAAAGCTATAATAGATAGTAAGTTTGCTAATCTTAATCTACCTGGTGGTATAGATAAGTTTATAACTAGAGCTATGATGCGAGATGAATTAAGAAAACTAGGTTTAGATATGCCATATAGTGCTGAAGAGCTATCTACTATGGGATTTAGAGGGCATAATAAGATTAACATACTTATAAGTCTAGCTGATTTAGTAGGCTATATGGGAGCTAGAGATCTTGGTATATATACTATTAAGTATGGTAGATTATTTGTTAAGTATGCAGAGACTGTTAATAAACCTGGTAGTAATATTGGATTAGGAGCTTCTGATAAAGCTAACTGGAATATGATATTAGCACCTGAAGATAGCTGCCCTGATAATAGTTATAATACATTAACTCCTATACCAGCTGGTTACCAACCTAAGGCAGGTGAGTTTAGAGCTAAGTTTGTAAACTGTACTACTTATGATAATGGTATCTACTATTGGCCTCCATATCTACTATCTAAGGTAGCTAAAAATCCACCTAGAAGTGACTATACATACTATCTAGATACTTTATCAGCTGGTACTGCATATCTTAACTTAGTTATAGAGTGCCCAGATAGAATAGATAAAATAACTTTACGTGGTCAACACGGTAGATATGCTAAGTCTATGGGCGTATCAGTAGGCTACGATGAAGAAACTATATTACCTATGACAGTACAGAACAGAGGTACTGATTATGATAAAGAATTAAAATGGATAGTACCATTTGCACCTGATAAACAATAAACTTATAGAAGAGAGTAATAGATTATGAAAAAAGTATTACCTTTTAACAGCATAACAGAAGAGTCTCTTAAGAAGATACTTACTTCTGCTGTACGTGAATATGCAGATTATCTACCATACTCTGATATTTTTACACTATTTAGATCTAATAACGATAAAGTCTATGAACTTACTGGTATAACTAAAGGAGTTCCTTTAGAACCATACCAGCTTATAGACTATAATAAACTAGAACCTATACTTAGTAAAGTATTAAATAATAAAATAGGTAATGTAGATAAGATAGTATCTGATAAATCTGGTTTTACAGTATCTGTACAAACTAGATCTATTAGAACTATAAGGTTAACTATACAACACATAACGCATAATAGTGCTAAGCATAAGAATCTATTAAATAGAATAATAGATACTTATAAAGACACTATGACTACAGAAGTAAATGTTACCTATAATGTTACTAAGAATCTACATAACCTATTAGAGTACGTGTATGAACTTAAGAATTATAACTTAAGTACTCCTATAGCTAAAGATGATTACTATCTAGCTAATCCTAGCTTACATAAAGATCCAACTAGTGGTAACTATACTATAGATAAAAGTACCACAGTAACTGGTAAGTTCGTATCTGCTAATACAGTAGAAGAAGCTAAAAGGTTAGTAACTACTATAGTAGTAGATATTACAGTACCACTATATGATACTCTTATAGTAGATCTACCATTACAGGTTAATAATAGACAGCTAGATAGAAAACTTATAGATTTTGTAAATATACTAGTAGAGTCTAGCTCTGAGAAAGTAAATAACTTTGAACTAGGTGATCTGTTTAGTAAAACTAGAACCTATAGAGGTATACCAGAAGAAACATTAGTTACTATACCACAGCTAGATAAAGCTAAGTTAATATCTAATACTGAATATAATACAGTAGCTAGTATATTACTTACTTTAGATAAAACTAAACCTAAAACATTATGTAATATATTTAGCTTACCAGACTTTAAACTACTAGAGCCATATGTAAGTTATCTTAAAGTTAATAACTCTGATGCTATATCTGGTAACCTATTTAAGTTTGAAGTCTATAGAGAGAATGAAAAAGTAGAGAATATAAGTTTAGCAGCTAATGGTAATATAACTAGTACTACTGCATTAGATTTAGAATCTAACTATAGACTAGTTATAGGTATACATAAGCATGTAGCTAGCTTACCTACTGAAAAGATAGAAGCTATATTGAATTTTCTTAAACCAGTAGCAGAAGATTTTGTAGATAATAATAAACATCTAGATAGTAACTTATATACATATGCTCTAGCAGAATCTGCTAAAGGACTTAAGTATAGACTAGATGATAATGGTAACTTAATAACACCTAAAGGTAAATTAAGCTTTATAGATGGTTCTGCTGTATATGAACTAGTAGATGAGCTTAATAACTCTGAATGGTATATCAGTACTACTAACTATGGTAACTTAGAAGCTGAAGAGGATATGGTAGATCCAGTAGATTATCATAGTGGTAGTCTACCAGATACTGTAGGTGGTGAGTGGATTAAATATAAAGGTATATATTTCCACAAGACTATATGTAACGAGGATAATGATCCTGCTACTGATTATACTAAACGTTATGACACTATAGAGAATGATAATATAGCTTATAAAGTAAACGATTTCTTTAAGTATTACATATGGGATAAGAATAAAGTTACTAAGAACATACCATTTACGGCTAACGCTAGTAGACTAAACGAATATTATAAAGATAAAGTAGCACATGGTATAACAGATCTTAAATATGATTTCGACTGGATAGAATTTAACGATATACTATATAAGATAAAAAGACATACTCTATTAGATATAAACGATAGTTCTATACCTAGAATGAAGTTAGTTAATGATACTACTGTACTAACAGCTAATGGTCCATTTGCTTACTATAAAGATTATACTATATGGTTATTCCATAATGAAACTGATAAAGTAGGTAAGATAGAGCTAGAGAGGTTAACAGAGAAAGAGACTAATAGTAGACGTAAAGCAGCTATAAATACGTTTCTTAAGAAAGATAGACTTATACCTATAGTAACTATATCTAGAGATGAAACTAATAAAAAGAACTTAGCTAAAGAAGGTTGGCACGAGTTAACACATAGTGGAGTATACTTATATAGCTTCCAAAAACCAGTATGGAACGATTGGAATAACTTAAAGATACACCATACTGTTATGGACTATGAAATAGATACAGAGTTTATGAAAGAAGTTAAGAAATACTTAGATAGTAATAACTATGTATTTAATCAAGAAGGTGATTATAACCTATACTGTTGGGATAATAGTAAAGCTAGTAATGTAAGCTTACCTAAGTTTAACAGAGTAGATGCATTAACTGTTATTAAGAATACTATAAATCTTAACTATGCTATGCTAGGTCAAACTATCTATAAAGTTAAGAGTATAGTAAGAGGTGGTATAGCTAGTAAAAGTAAGTTAGCAATGCTTAACGGTGGTAATGTAAATTACTATACACTACCTAATGCTTCTACATTACTTATAACTAAAAAAGATACTACGTTATATGTTACTATAATAACAAGCTTAGAAGAACAACTAGTAACACTAGTACTAGATATGAATAATAGCTTCCCTAAGAGAACTATACTTAAGAACATAACAGATCAAAATGATTTTATACTAGTATGCTATACTGGTGTTAATCCAGATGAACTAAGTAACCTACAAGGCTATATTAGACTATCTGCAATAGGTACCTTAAGACGTTCTGGTATACAGCCTGATAGTGATATAGATAAACTAGAACCAGGTGATCTAGATAGAGGTGAAGTAGTACCTAGTAAACCAATAATAAAACCTATAGTTACTATAGATCCTAGTAAACCTAAACCTAAACCAATAGATCCTACAGAACCAGAGCGTGATAAACCTAAACCACCGCCTCCATCTCCAACTGATACTGAGATATGGAGATTACTACCAGGTAGACCTAGTGATAGGATTTGGGTACATAGATCGTTAATCAATCTTAACGATACTCCAGTTACAGATGATAGTGATGCTATAAGAGCATGGCCTATAGATGGATCTTGGAAGTACGTATGGGAACAAGGTGATAGCGAAGCTAAAAAAGCACTACCTAACAATATAGGTACATCGCCTATAGCCTATATGCCTATAGTACAGTTTTTCTATAATAAAGCTATGGCAGAAGGTGGTGAAGAAGATGGTTATAAAACTCTAACTAAAGAACAAATCAAAGGTAAATACGATTATTATATTATTAAATATAATGGTAAGTATATGGCAGTACAGTTAGATAAATTTCAAATACTAGATAAACCATTCTATAGTAAAGATGGTTATGATTTTTGCTATGGTGGATCTGGATATAGATCTATAGTAGATGGTAATAAACTATCTATAGAGGTAGTTAGTCTATTAACAGAAAATGTTACTAGATTTGTATTTGAACCTATAACAGAAGAGCTTAAAGCTAACTATACTTTACAAGGCACTAGTGATGCTGCTCTAAGTGCTGTACTACAAGAAGCACAAAGACCAATTAAAGTATTCGTATGGCTAGATCTACTGTTTGACGATAGTAGACCATTCTGGTGCTATAATATACCTAATGCTAGAGAAGCTAACATACCTAAAGCAGATATAGAGATATGGAGAGATGATTACTTAAGTAGGTTAGGACTTAAAGTACATAATAAAGTTATGAACTATAAAGATAAACCTAAAGTACTGCTAACAGAAGGCTTTGTTAGGTTCTTAGTTAGTGAACCAGGTAAACAATATGTTTTTAGAAGAAATAGAGAGTATGGTATATTCTACGTATTTGACGAATCTAAACTAGAAGCTGCTACTAAACCACCTTTCTATAGTGTTGGTAATAGCTATAATGTAGCTTATTGGTTAACTAGACTTAAAACTAACGTTGAAACTTATACTAAGATAGGTAACCCTACATTACAACCTATAATGTATGTAAATGACATAGCTTATAAAGTATTAGAAGTTTCTACAGAAGAAGATAATGTTTACCAATCAGATCTTAAATCATTTCTAAATATTACAGAACCTAATATTAGAGTTATGGCTGGTAGAGACATGGTAATAGCAAAACCAGATACTACTGATAGTACTAAATTCTATTTAAGAATGTATGTTTATCAGACTGGTCTACATCCTACTATAGAGTGGGATAAACCTAATAATAAAGGCTATGGTGTTGTTGTTACTTTTAAACTACAAGCTATACAAGGTACTAGAGAGTATGTTACTTATAATATAAACGGAGGTGACTTAACTTTAGATAACTTAGGTAAATACTTTAGTAGGTTAAAGTTATTTAGTAACGTTGGTAGTGTTTTAGGTAATATGTCTATAAATCCTAATGGTACTACTAATGGTAAGATTACCTATAACGAACCATTTGTTATGCAAGAGTTTGTACATCAGTATAGGTTTGTAGATAGTAGACCAGTCTGGGTACAGATAGATAATCTTAATAGATGGTACTCTAAATATAGTACATATCCTTACGTACCAAAAAATAAAGATATTACTACTAAACTAGAGAAACTTAAGACTATAAGGTTAGATCAGAGTCAGTATGGTTACTTCTTTAACGCAGATAGCTATAGTAGCTTAGCACAAGATCAAAGAGAAGCTATGTACGAGAGAATGTCGTATGCTAGTACTTATAATAGCTATTTTGATACTAAAGCACTTAAAGATCCTAAATGCATACTACTAGAGATAAATAAAATAGTTTATAAAGTTAAGACTATAGAGTATGCTACTGATTGGGCTGGTAATAACCCAGAGATAGAATACCTTAAATCTGAGCTAGATAATGTAGCTATGGCTAGTAACCGTGGTTATGTTATAGGTGTGTCTAAGAATGTATTCTGGTACATAAGTAAACAGATACCTAAAGAAGTTTCTAGTTATAAAAGCTATCTACCTGTTAAGATAACATTAGAGCCATATGAGTTCTATAATCTACCAATAGTACCTGAAGATGGTGTTGAAACTGGTAAGAGAATAACTAAACATATGTACGAAAATGGTTTAGACTCTACTAGATACCTTAGACTTAACTCTGGTAGCTATGTAGGTGCGGCTAACGCAGCTACATTAGACATAGTAGCACAAGATAATGAAGGTATAGAGTTTAAACATCAGATCTCTTGTTGGGATTCATTCTCTATATGGAATAAAGCTAATGCTGTACAACCTACATTCGATAAAACTGATCTTATCAGAATGAACTATGATAAATGGTTAGCACATCACCCTCTTAAAGCTGGAGAGCCTATACACGAGATAAAACAAGCAGATCCTATAATGATACATCTTAGTGCTGATACTACCGAAGGTACTATCACTATGACATTAGATAAGTATACTCCTATAGTAGATAATGTAAAAGATACTGTACAGAAAGTAATCTTTAGATTCTTTAGATATGATCCTGTACGAGAAGCTGTTATGGATAAGAATACTGGTAGACTAGATCCTAGTAAAGCATACTTTACTAAAGAGTTTGTATTAAATCCAGAACTTAGAGATGTACCTATGACATTTAGTATAGGTAAAGAAGACGCTAAAGCATTCTACGAAGCATCTGGCGGCACTGGTTATAAGTATGATAGCTCTAATGGAGATGGCACATACTTCTGGTGCTATGTACAAGCAGAAGTTATAGGCCATACTCAAACTGTATTTTCAGGATTTGGTAAAGATAGAGATTTTTATAGAGATAGCAATAGAGTAGAACTCTATAGACCTATTAGAATAGGAACTGTAGAAGTCTATGGTATGGATACTAAGAACCCTACTTTTATAGCTAATACTGGCTACGGTAGATCAGCTGTAGCTAATTGGAATAGGATAGAGTATCTTAAGTATAAAGTCTATGAAAAAGATAAGCCATCTGTAGTAGTGGATAGTGGTAAGATAGTTAACTATGGTGCTACTAATGTGCCATTACATCCTGGTACTGATACTGGAAGGTTTAAAATAGAGACTGACTATGTATTAGAAACTAGAGTTAAATACCCTATGTTAGATAGTGAAATAGTACTAGAGAAGAAAGAGTGGAATACTCCTAGAGCTTCTGTAGATGCACCTACTGGACTTAGAACATATGACTATTGGAGACGTAACGACCAACGTATAGACATACGTATAAGATTTGATAATCCTAATATTCAGTATGCTGGTGATAGAGGTATAGTATGGAGAGCAGCACATGTTACTATACTAGATAAAACTGATGGTACTACTATATTCGATACTGAGACTGACGTATGCGCTTATAAAGGCGCTGGTGGTATAGAGATGCAGTTTAATGGTGTTGGTTCAGATCCAGCTACTAATATAGCTGGTTACAATATAGGTTGGAAATATGGTCATGACTATAATATAAAAGTAAGACATATTTGTACAGATGGTATAGAGTCTGAAGATGCTGAGTATAACTATACTACTATATCCGAAATGTTACCAGCTAGTGTAAATGAACCTGTACCTATTAATAGTGATTGTAATGTAGATATTAAATCTGATATGACTAGAACTATTAATGTAGTATTAAATCCAGCTAAAGTAGTAGTTAACTATAGAGTAAATCAAACTATAAATGGTTCTGATTGGAAGATAGTAGATAAAGTAAATGGTGTAGAGAAAGTACTAGCTGAAAGTAACGATGATATAGGTAATATATTTAACTATACAGTTACAGATAGTGTACCTACTGATGAAGTTACTAAAAAGCATGAGTATATATTTAAAGTAAGATACTTTATAATAGATGCTGCTGATAAGAATAAGAAAGTTTATTCTGATTGGTGTGTATCTAGTATAGCTAAAGTAAAATCCCCATTTAGAGCTCCAGATAGGCAAGATAGTGTATATCCAACCGTACAGGTAGTTAGTAAAACACCTACTAGTATTACTATAAAGATAGTACACCCAGGTGATGGTCCTAGAAGAGGCTATAGATACCTTATAACTGGTCCTATGGGAGTATTTACAGATGCTACTGATACTAGTAAACCAGGTACAGTTTATAATAGCTTTAAGAGTGAAGCAGCTACTGATGTAATACCAGATGAGACTTATACATTTACAGGTCTTATACCTAATAACGAATATAGCTTATCTGGTGCTGTATATTATGCAGCTGGTACTGCTATGAATGGAGAGACGTTTGCAGCTACATATACTTATAATGCAACACCTTATGTAGAAGTTACTGACTTTGTAGAAAATGTAAACTATGATCCTAGGTATATTTATGCTGCTTGGGATAAAGTAACATTTATAGATTGGATTGGCTTCTATATGGACGCTGGTACTAGCTTTACTCCAGGTGGTAGTCTACTATTTACACATCACTACGAGCTACGTAAAGATGCTATAGATGGTGAAGTTGCCTACTCTGCTACTGGTGCTGAATATGTATATCCTAAGTTTACTATGGAGATGAAACATACTTACTATTTAATAGGTTGGTGGGAATTCTTATGTAGAGGTGGTTCTGATAGAAGAGCTATGTCTAATAAGATCTATATGACTCTTAAAGCAGCTGACTTTAATAAAGCTTTAGTATTAGGTAGTGGTAAGATAGAGTATACTGGATATGGTAGTTTTAGCTATTATGATTCTGGTACTAGCGACAATATTAACTTAACTAGAACACAGTTTAAGAATGCTTATAACTTAGTACCTATAGATGGTAATGCTTGTTATATGTTTAATATCTCTATACCGGATAAATACAAAGCTAATGTTAAGGATATAAACTGGAAGTGGAAGCTGCCTTGGCAATCTTCAGCACAGATAGTTCCTAAGAACGATCCTACTGACATATTTAAAGAGTGTAAGAAGAGTTGGCCTTGGGGTACTGGTAAAGATCTTACTACTGGTGAGACTAAAAATATCAATGCTACTTCAGTATCTCTTATTATAACATTTGAAGATGATAGTACACAAGTATGGAGTATTTATTAGATAAGTATCCTATAGTTGAATTCTAACTAAGATCCTCTCTTAGTAAGCAATTCCAATTTTAATCCAATCCATTTTAAATTCGCAACATAGAGCTAGAAGGGTAAAACCTTCTAGCTCTATGCTTTATTAACTATCTTTAAAGAATCTCGTGACTATAAAGCTAATAAGGAATAGCAAATGAATACTGATTTTAATATTGTAAATTGGAATCTTAAGATAGAAGATTCTATAACACCTAGAATAACTATAGATCCTATGTTAGAACATAATGAAAGACCTGATATTGCATTTACTAGTTGGCTTATTATAAACGCTACTAGTAATCTAGAAGCTTATAGTAATATAGGTTCTAATAAGTATATATTACAAGTTGATAAAGAACTAGATTCTGATACTAAATATATACTAAGAATACTACTTAATACAGATGATGGTGAAATAGTAAAAGAACAAGAGTTTACTACACCTAAAGTTTCTATAGATACTCCTAGAGTTGGATTAGATATATCTAACCATAATAGTAAATTAATACTAAGGCTTAAAGATAGATTTACTATACATAATAGTAACGAAGATCATATAGCTACTAGCTGGATGGTACAAGATCTTAATGGTAAAGTAGTATTTGAATCTGCTATGGATACTGAAAACTTAATTTCTATAGATCTTACAGACTATCTTAACTCTAATACTAACTACTACTTCTTCGTTAAGTTACATAGTGAACATTATACTAGTAAAACATTAGAACAGTTCTATACAGTACCACTGTTTATAGAAGATGAAGAGTTTGACTCTATTACTACAGTAAGCTTAGATAAAGATAATTTACCTATAATAAGTTTTACTAATACTGCTGGTAAACATATTAAATATGTTACATTAGATGTTAAACTAAGATACTATCCAGATGCTAACTTAGATCTACTTACTAAACGTTATGATAATAGATCTACTGGAGATATTAAATTAACAGAAGATGATATGTTAAAGATCATAGAGAGATGTGGAGATAAACTTTCACTATGGAGTTTACCTTGGATATTTAAAGTTACTATAACTTATGTAGACAATAGTAAATCACTATCTAGATCTGATTACATTAACATAAGAATGAACTATGAAATAAATCATATAGAGAATATTGGTAAAGAGTATCCAGTATTTAAACTAGGTAATATACATAATATGGTAAGCTATGATAAAGTAGTAAAAGTAAAATGGTTAGTAAGAGCTTCTAATGGTGATATATTAGCTTCTGAGAATAGAAGTAACCAAGTACAAACTTTAGATCTTACAGACTACTATAACGAAGGTATATTAACTAAACACTATACATATTATCTATCTGCTATAGTAACATTTAAATCTGGTTATAGTTGTTATGCTACCGATATAGAAGGTACTCCATTCTTTAAGAATGGTATCAAGATAGGTACTCCATATGTACAGTTAGATACTATAGAGAAACTAGATAGTAACCTAATGAATATTAAACTTACATTATCTAAAGGTATAGTAGTTCATAATCCTAAAGGTAAAGATGTAGAAGTTACTAAAATGGGATTAAGACTAGTAGATAAAGCTACTAAGACTACTATATACTCAGAAGTTAAAGATATAGATACTAAACTAATCTTAAGTAGATCTAGCTTAAGTCCAGTTACACTATCTAACTCTAGTAAAGATATAGGTATATACTATAATAAGAGCTATATATTATATTTAACATATATAGCTAGTAATGGATTAGTATCTACATCTACTAGTTTTGAATTTAATACTGGAGATATACCAGCTACTGTAGTACCAGATCCAGATCTATTAGGTATAACTATGGAACACTCTGGAGAGATTAACTATATTAAGATTAACTTAGCTAGAACAGAGTCTAATGTAAGTTGTAATCTTAAGATCTATAAAGAAGATAAAGAAGTCTATAGTAAAAACTATCAAGTAGCTGATACTGAGTTAGTAGTTAAAGATAAAGATCCTGGATTAACAGAATATTTAGAATATAATAGAGAGTATTGGGTAGAGTTATGCTATAGTAGAGATAATATAAAATCTAATACTATAGTAAAGAAAGTTTACTTAACTAACGATAATCTATCTACTATAGAAACTAAACCAGAACTTAAGCTATTTACATACCTAAACTCTGATAATAGTCTAGTAGTAAGGTTAGTTAGAAATAACCTTAATAGTAAATTTAAATCTATAGAGCTTACTGTAGCTAATGAAGATACACATAGTTATAATATAGAATCTGGATTAATTAAACTAGAGAATCTATATCCTAATACAGAATATAATCTATTTGCTACTGGAGTACTAGAAGATGATAGTAAAGTAGTTAGTAATGCTATCAATATTACTACTAAGAATTATGGTCTAGATAAACTTACAGATGCTTATGAGATATTAGGTAATATAGGTTATAGAACTGGTATGTATACCAGTAAGCTTAGTAGAGATATGTTAAGCTTCTATATTAAAGATAAACACCTTATGAATAATCTTAAAGCTATAGAAGTTAAAATACAACCAGATAGTATAGAAGCTAGACCTACCTATATACTTAATATACTTAAAGAAGAGCTAGTAGAGTCTGAATACTTATTTAATAACTACGAACTAGAAGATATAGAAGCTAGAGATAGATTCTATATTACAGTAACTCCTATTATGGTAGATAATAAGAAACTTAAGAGTAAAGTACTAGAGTTCTTTATGCAACCTAAAACTTTACGTAATATAAGTAATGCTATAAGTTGGGCTGTAGTAGAAGATCCAGTTACTACTATAAGAGCTATAGATATAAGATCTGATAAACTATTAACTCCTAAAGTAGGTAATAGTACTAGCTATAAGAAAGTAATACTTAAATTAACTAGTGGATTACTATTTGATCTTATAGATTATGCTACTATAGAGTATAATGTAAATATCAATGGTAAAATAGTTACTTTTAATAGGAAGATAGATAAACCATTTAGTAACTATCATGGTTTATCAGTATTTTGCTTAGTACACGATGATATAGTACGATACTCTGCTTATAGAGATAGTACATGTTATATTAACTTTACTCCTACTAATATGAAATTTAAAGTAGTATTGAAAGATGGTAAAGAGATAAGGTGGTAACGATATGAGTCTATATGACCTTAGAAAAGATAAAGATATTAGATATGTTAAAGGTGGTAGGAAACTAGGAGTATATAACGGTGATGTTAAAACTGGTAGCTATATAGATGTTAATGGCGAATTTATTAATAAAGATGGTTTTGCATTAACAGAAGATGGCTATATTAAATTCGATAAGGACGGAGCACCTATAACAGGTGCTACTCCTAGTTATATACCTATAGACCAATATGAACCAGATGGTAACCCTTGGCTATCTGAATATGAAAAACGTAAAGAGAATAGATATAGGAATTCTGATTACATAAATGCTAGAGATGACTTACTAATAACTAATTATTTTAATATGTTTAAGATAAGACTAGATGTACCAGATGAGCTTATATTATCTCCAAATGGTTTTATTAAATGTTGGAAGCATTATAACCAAGTATGTAGAACTGTACAGGTCACTTGGGGAGATGTATTTAGAACAGGAGATTTATAATGGCAGTCTATAATGTGCCATATGGCGAGAATAATAGAAAAGATGACTACCTAGGTGAAGTTGAAAGATTTAGAACTAGAGATGAGTTACAAACTTCTACTAGATATAACGAAGAGCTACCATTAGAAGCTATTAAACAATATGTACGTGGTATGCCTTGGGAAGTAGATTACTTCAACCAGATTGGAGATGTAAATGATCTAGATCTAGTAGTAGATAATAAACTAGCTGTAGGTAATCAAAAGTACAATAGAATACAAAAACTAAGAATCTATGTAGAAACTGCTCTTAACCAGACTAATATAAGAGATATAAAAGCATCTGGTACTATTAACTCTGGGTTTAGACCTAGAAAAGGTGATGTATTTGTAGCTACACTAATTGGTGGTAGAATAGGTATGTTTAAGCTAACAGAAGTTAGAATGGAACACTATAATAACCATCCAGTCTATAGTATAGATTTTGAATTAATCAACTTCTTAGAAGATAATCCAGATACTTATAATAACTTAATAGCTAAAGCTGTAGGTAATTTTGTATATAATAAAGAGTATAACTTTGATCAATCTGATATGATACTAACTAGACAAGAGTTTGCTCTAGTAGAAGATATGAAAGATGCTATAGCAGATATAACAGATTACTATTTTGATACTTTTATAGATAGAGATACTAAGTTACTTATGTTACCTAGTAAAGGTAATAACTATGTAGATCAAGAACTAGGTAAGTTTTGTAGAAAAGTATTTAGTGTTATGGATTATCCACAACTTACAGAGTTACAAACTGTAGATTATGAAATGGATAAATCTATAAAATATACTATATGGGATCTATTATTAACTAGAAACATTAAGATACTACGTAGAACAGAACCATTTATAGGTTTTACTAGATCTCCATTTCCTATGTCTAACTTAAATAGTATACATGCTCACTTTCTAGATATAAGCTATATAGTAGATAAAACTGAATATCCTGTAGATCTATCTGATATAGAAGATACTACTATGTTAGCAGATCTTAGTTTAGATAGCTACCCTACTTTAGATGCTATAAGAGCATCTGATAGTAAGAATACTACTGTAGCTGCTAAAGCATGGGATCAGTTCATACCAGAACTAGACTTCTCTGTAAAAACTAAAACTGATTCTGGAGAGACTATAATCAAACCAGTTAAAGAAGTTCTATATGGTAAAGAAGAAACTATAGAAGAGAAACCTAAAGAACCTAAGTTTGAAGTAGATAACTTAAATACTCTTATAGGTACTAAAGTAGATAAAGAAGATCATACTACAGAGTTACCTACTAAACCTATAGATAGATCTATACCAGATATAAGAGCTACTAAACAATACAATAGAAGGAGACCATAGATGGAATTAAGTAGAAGTGAATGGTTAGTACTATTCTTTATTATGTTAACAGGTATATTTATATCAGCATTTCATCTAGCTAGTTTTCTATTTACAGCTATAGCACTTGGTACACAAAGTTTCTATATAGCAGTTAAAGATATAATAGGAGGTAAAGGTTTATGGAAGAAAACAGATCAGAACCAAGATATGAAATTACGCCAGAACTAAAACTAGTTAAAGCTACTTATAATACTGTTATAATAGATACTAAACACCCTAATAGCGATAGTGAAAGTTTTGATTGGATAGTAGTCTATATGCCAGGTGGAGAGTCTAAGATATTTACTAATAAAAGACTAGTAATACCAGTAGATGATATTAACCTTAGAGGTAAGACTGTAGAATATAATGTAAGATATAGATATGATGGTAGAGAAACTCTACCTAGTATAATACAAGTAGATATACCTAATGAACCTGATATGAATCTATTTATAGATATAGATAAAGATAGGTATAAAAGAATACCAGATAGTAATCTATATATAGATCCTATCTCTATGTGCTATGTAGTAAAGGTAGATGAAGATCTAGTTGATATACCATTAGATAAGCTAATAGAGAGTAATCCAATAATAGCTAATAGAGCTCCATTAGAGGCTACTGGAGAGACTTTAGTAACTAATGAAGATAATCATACTACTGAAAAAGAAAATGCGATAGAAGCTACCGTAGAGCCTATAAAAGGTAAAGCTAGATTAGCATCTGTTATACTAAGTAGTGATCCTAACTTAGATAAGATAAAAGCATTAGTAACAGAAGATCAATTTCTAATAGTACTAGATAGACTACGTAAGAATCCTTATGATAAGTTAACTTATGTAGATATGCTAACTGGTTTTATAGTAACTGAAGTTGGTATAATCATAAAGAGTCAACCAGTAGATTATGATAAAAATAAATATATAGCTTATCTACAAGAAGAGTGGTTAAAGAGATTCATTAAGAAAGATGAAGAGATAGTATTACCAGAACCTAAAGTAGAATCTAAAGATAAAGAGAAAGCAGAGTCTGATAGTAAACTAAACTCTTATGTACTTAGTAAAAACTTCTACGCTGGAAACAGGACTAAGATGACTATATTCGAACAAGAAGTTTATAAGTATGTAAGAAGAGAACAGTTGAACCCAGGTATACTAATGGCGCTCTATAAAGAGTTTCCTAGTTGGCCTACTGTAGATAAATACTATAAACTTCCTATACTAGTACTTATGTTAAAGGATTACATAGCATCTGTAAGAACGGAGATATGAATCTATGCCATTGAATAAATATGAATATAGGTTAATGGAACAACAACCTAAAGTGAATGTAGTTAATAAAGAACTTGAGATAGAGCTACCTACTGGTAGCTACTTCTGTTATGTACCACAAATAGCTACATATACAGAACAAGAACTTAACTACTATGGTGTTCCACAAGAAGGCTATCTAGATGAACTAGGTAATGCTAATCTTAACAAGATGATATTAGTAAAATGGTCTATATCCGAAATGCTAGATGCTTATATATCTGGCTATAGGATAGTACTAGAGAATAGAAATGATATTACTAGTATAACAGATAAGATAGACGAGTATTTTGAAGCTGTTAATAGAATCATAACTAGCACTTCTGGCTATGGAGTTAAGTTTGACGAAAGGTTAGAGATGCTAGATAACTTTAATAGATCTATATATACGAATAACTATGGTAAGATAGCTGCTAAGAGAGCTGAGATCATTAAGAAAGCCTCTATGGAGTCATTGGCACCTGGATTGATATTCGAAGATATTGTACCTATTAGAACTAATAATAGTTTACCTAAAGATGGTCCTATTAATAAGTACACTGTATCTAATGCAGCAGCAGAGTTACCTAAAGTACCTACTACACCATTTGATACTGCCGTAAATCCATTAGCACCAGTATATTCTCAAGAACCTGTTATAGAGTTTAATAGAGAATATGAATCTAGATATATAGATCCTACAGAACGTAGGTTACATAATGAATATTTAAGAGCTAAAGAAAAAGTAAAAGGAGCATGATATGCAAGAGAAAAAAGGATGTCCTATAGTAGCTAACTTAAGATTAGCTATAGAGACTACTAAAGTAATAGCAGAGTATCTTAAAGATCCTAAAGCTACTGTACAGAATGAGATTAGTAAGATAGCATATGGTAAAAATATACTACCAGAAGAGAAGTTAAGAAACTTAGAGAAAGGTCTTAATAGTAACCTTACTAATAGCATAGCAGCTTCATTAGGTAAAAAAGAGCTAGCTGATATACTTAACTTCTATATAGAAGAAATAAAGAAACATTTCCATAGTAAGTTTATTAAACTACAGACTAATAGTAAGATACTTAATAATGTACTTAGCACACTAGATGAAAATTATAATAATGGTGTAGTAGAGACTAGGTGGATGGCTATCAATAGTAGTCAACTCTATAGAAATGTATTTCTACAGAAGCTAGAGAGAGATTTTGAGCCATCACTACGTGGTATAGAGTATAGAATAGATTTTAATATAGATACTAAAAAACTACTTATAATAATGAAATCTACTATAGCTAAACTATTAGAGAAAGATAATGTAAGTAAACTTAGTAATATCAATAGTGAAGTTAATAAACTATTAGATCTTACTAAAGATCTAGACCATATGCAAGTTATAGTTCCTAAAGATGCTTTAGAAGATGATAAGACTATAGAGAAATCTATAGAGTTTAATATCAATGTTCCTATACTTAATAAAGAAGGTACTGGTAAACTACTTAGAGAGCTAGCATTAGAGACTAAAGATATAGATAGCGGAGTTGAGATACTACCTGCAATAGAATCATTAAGAGATCCTATAGCTAAGTATTTTAATAAAGTAACTGCAGATGTTAATGTAGTAACTGATATACTTAATAATGGCTATGTAGCTGTAGTAGATGAAACTCTACCTAGAATACAAGATGCTATTAGTAAAATAACTACAGAGTATATAGAGATGCATACTACAGATGAAGAGTTTATTAGTAGAGTAACTAACTATATTAATGTGTTGATTAGAATCATAGACCTAGAGAACTATACTACTGGTTTAGCATATGAAGTAACTACAGAAGTATCTAAAGACTTTAGTACATATTTAGCATTGTATAACCTATATAACTTAATATTACTATATGGTGTTACACCAGCTAAAGAACCTAAACTTAATAGAGAACAATAAATATACTATAGAGGATAAGATATGAGTACTGAAAAGATATTACAAGGAGGACTATTAGATACTGATGTAGAGATGATAATCAATAACAAACAGGCTAAAGGTTCTTATACGTATGATATTACCATATCTTCTCCTGTAGCTGATCACCATGTAGAGCTACTTAAGAACGTAACCTGGATTAGAGATTTTAACTCTAGCTATGCAGAAGATCTAAGAGTTATATTTACACTAGATGGTGCTGTCTATAGAGATTACTTTCATAACTATCAAGATCATTTAGAGGTTACTATTAACAAGATGAATGGTTCTTATATAGTAGATAGTACTAGATATAAAATGGTTATACTAACTAACTCTGCTACTGGTAAGAGAGATACTATAGACTATCTTACATCACAACAGTTATCAGCTTTTGTACCTATAGATATAGAAGCACAATGTATAGATCTAGACTATTATTCATTAGTAGATATAAATATAGAAGGTACTTATAAGAACCAAAATATGGTTAATGTAATAAGTACTGAGTTTCTAGATAATCTTAAACGTATAGACTATGGATCTGGAGTACCAGATCTTAATATAGATATAGTACAACCTGATAATACTAATACATATGGACACGTATTGATACCAACTGGTACTAAACTTATTAACCTACCTACATATCTACAGAATGGTGATAACTACGGTGTATATAATGGTGGTATGGGTACTTTTATACAGAAGTTCAATAAGAAGAAATATATCTACGTATATCCACTAAATGATATTAAACAATATGAACGTAGAGAAGATAAACTTATGATAGTTCATAGTAGGGATAATAGAGTTGGTTCTGCAGGTCCTACTTATTTAGTAGATGGTAAAGTTACTAAGATCATACCTAAGTTTGATTACCAGCAGATAGAGAATGGTCAGAAGGATATAATGCAATATGGTAATGCTCTTAGTTATGGTAACCCTGATAACATCTATAAGAGCTATAGAAAGATAGATAATGGTAATACATTAAAAGGTTCTAGTAAGACTAACGTTAAGACTATATCTACTAAGAATATGAAAGATGGTTCTAATAGAACTACTTATGTAGGTACTAGTAATAATATGTATCGATATAGAAGTTCTACTATATTAAATACATTAAGTATCTATAGATTCGATTGGGTTGAATCCGATATAGACCTTATATATCCTGGTATGCCTTGTGTATTCCTTATGGAGCATGCTAAACAAGGTATAATAAAATTATATGGTAATGTACAATCAGTATCACAAGCTTATGCTAACGATCATAAAGAGACACATGGCACTATCAATGTAGCCGTTATGAATCCAGAGACATATATGGATATGGAAGAGTATGATACTAACTTAAGAAGTAAATAAACGTAGATAGAGTATAGACTATGTCTATACTCTATCTTATAAATTATAGTTCTTAAACTCTACTCTAGTAGTAAACCTAAGTATCTTAGTAAGACTATCTGCATAAGCTTCTATTCTAGACATCTTATCATTCCTAAACTTAGGTATACCATATATTCTAAGTATATAAGTATTACTATCTAGATCTATCTTAGGACTCCATTCAGAAGTACGTATACCATATACTTTCCATAGCGTATTACGTACATACCAAGATTCTAACTCTATAAGTCTTTTTAATCTCTTAGGTAGTTTAGTTAACTTAAGCTCATATCTAGATAGATAAGGCTTAAGTAGGTAATCTATCATATCATGCTTATGTTCTATATAGAAGTTATCTTCTGTATTAGTTATATAGATAGCTTTTATATATTCAGAGTTAGTTATGATTCTAGACATTACATTATTTATACCTATATTAGGATTACTATAGTACCTAGTAAACTTTCTATAGGATGTTGGTGTTAGTGTAATATGTAATACACCATCTATAAGCTCATGTTGTTTAATATGTATCTCTCTATAATAGATCTCCATTAGTCCTATTATATAAGAGATCTGCTCTTCTGTCTCTATAAGTTTAATACTCTTTCTACCCATATTATACTCCTTATAATAAATAAATCATAATAGAGCTATATAAGTAAAAAATAAGATAGCTAGACTACAGTACTCTATAGTAGAGTACTGTAGTCTATATGTTATCTAATGTAGTATGATTCTACATACTTAACTTTAGCACCATCTTCTGGATCTGGCATAATACCAAATGAAAATGTATATGTAGTATCTTTATAAGAGAGATCTACTATTACAGATAGCGCACCATCGTCTATAGTAACAGCTTTAAAGAACTCTCTAGATAGTATTCTAGATAGTACAGTTTGAAATAGATCTCTATTATTAGGTTCTATATAGTTATTTCTATCTGTTATATTATCTATTATAGTGTTAGTTTCTTTTATTATATCTTCTATATCAGTAGCTAGGTATTGATATTTATTAACTCTATCAAATCTTACCATAGTCCCTCCGTTACATTCTCAGACTCTTCAGTATTAGATTTAGTAGTATTAGGTTTATTATCAGTAGTAGAGCTACCATTATAACCATTCTTATAACGATTAAATATCTCTAACCATTTACTAGTATAATCTTCTTGTCCGCCTACACAAGATTCTAGTTTTCTAGTAACATCATCTAGATATGATATACCTTGTATAGGTAAATAGTTTAAGTAATACTGAAAGTTTTGAGGTGTATTAGCTAAGTTATCAAAACTAGCTTGTACTTTATCATAATCTACAAATGGTGCTACATAGAGTGGTGGTACTAGGAAGAGTACTTCTTCATTATTAGTATTAGATACTACTTTAACTTGTGTTCTACCGTTATCAGTTAGTTTCATCCACTGTTCATAAGCAGGTGAACTTATAATGTTCTTATCAGCTCCATTTCTAGATAAACCTATTAGCATATTAAGATAACCAGTTACAAAGTTATCTTCTGTTATAACAGCAGCTACATCATTATCTATCTTCTCTATAGCTTCTGCTGCTGTAGATAGTTCATTTACCATAAACTCTCTAAAGCCTGGTACATATGCCCAACGTTTATTATCTTCAAATTTCTTATTAGCCATAATACTTATACTCCATATTAAAATTCTATATCATATTCATATTTCTTCATAAGTTTAGTTTCAAACTCTATAACTCCAGACTTTCTACCTTTAATAGCTCTAGATAGTTTAAAGGTATTAGCATCTCTAGTAACATTAATATCAATATTAATATTAACTATATCACCTTCTATATACTTTACATCTACTAGTGGAGATACAGTATCAAAATACTCTCCATATAGATTCTCTATATCAGCTTCTATAGCTTTAGCTAATAGTTCTGGTTGTACTTGTGTTTGTAAGGTATATTTTAAAGATGTAACTCTACCACGAAATAAGTTAGATTGTGAATAGTCTGCAGCTTGATAGTATTCCCATAGTTTAGACATTTGGGATACAGGGTTAGTATCCCAACCATCTACTGTTAATGTTGGTATTACAGGTAGCATAATAAAATCCTTATAGTTAAATCACGCATTATTCTACCTGATCAACATCTAGTATGTCTAATACATTAGTATCTATAGTATATCTATTCTTATAGTAACCTATTACAGTAGTAAATACTATATAGTAAGTACTATCAGGTTTTATCTTCTCTTCCCAATTAGAAGCTGTAATACCATTATCTCTACTAAAGTTATATACACCAGAGAATGTAGAGTTACCTATTCTATAGAATACCATAAGCTTACTAGAACCATAGTTAAAACTATGTTTAAACTTAGCTTTAGTAATGAAGATAGGATATTTCCATTTATTACCAAATGGAAATAAAGACTCTACCTGTAATGCTAAACTAGCTGTAATATTAGTAGGTTTAATATAAGTTATTACATCTAGCTTATTAGGAGTTAGTTTATAGTCTATAGACTTACCTACTTTATCAGATAGTACTTTACGAAACTCTTCTAATAGATTAGCTCCTATCTCTATACCACAAGCACCTTGATGTCCAGCAGCTTTCCATACTAGATCTGGTCTCTCTTGCTGTATCTCTTTTAATATATCTAAGAATTGTATATCCATAGCAGACCTACAAGAACCTAATAGTATGGTATTATCAGAGTTATGTTTAAATACTATAGAAGGTCTATTAAATACTTCTACTAGTTGTGATGCTATAGGACCTGATATACCATATTCAGAATCTACTACTACTACTATAGCATAAGTATGTTCTAAATCTAAATAATCTAAATATACAGACTCTATAGCTTTCTGTACATATTCTCTCTGCTCTGATTTACGTCTATTATTCTCTTGTATAGCATATGTAAGTAATCTCTCTGATTGCTCTACTGGTACTGTAAATGCTTCTGTTATAGTACGCTCTGTAGAACATCTATTACCAGAATTAAAGAATGGTCCTAAGTTCCAACTTATGATCTTGTCTTTTATAAGCTTAGGTAACTTAAGTAGTTTACTTAATACATTAAGATAGTTATCTTTAAGTTTACTAGCTTCTCTTACTCCATATAGTACTGTAGCTCTATTATGTATGTTATTAAGAGGCATTTGATCTATAACTGTTGATATACCTACATATGGTAATAACCTATAAAGTTCTTTAAGATCTTTACCTAATTTACGATGTATACCTACACATAGATTAAAAGCTACGTGACAACCTGATATACCTTGGAATACTTTATCTTCTACCATAGGATTTAAAAAACCAGATACTGTAGTAGCTCTAGTTTCTATTGGAGCTACATGGTGATCTGTAATAACAGTATCTATACCATTTTCAATCTTAAGTATAGCAACCTCAGCTTCATTTAGACTAGCATGATCTGATGTTATTATAAGATCTATATGTGTACTAGTAGAGTCCATATGTTTAATCTCTTCTAGTAGTACTTTATTAATACCATTACCATTCTTTCTTTGGTTAGGTAATAGAGCTACATTATTATGTCCTAATATCTCTTTAAGATACTTATAGAGTACTATACCAGATGTAAGTCCATCACAGTCATAATCAGATAGACATAATATCCTACCGCCTCTATTTATTACATCTACTACAGAGTTAACAGCTTGTTCTAATCCACTATAGTTATCTAAATCAAAATCTAATTCATACTTAGGGTATAAATAACTCTTAAGTAGAAAATCTCTAGGTATAGTAGTATCATTAGGTTTACTATATAGTATATCTTCACTAGCTAAGCTACTATCTATATTAGCATAGTAATACTCTTTAACCCAATCTTCTTTCTCTCCAGTATAGTTTATATTACGCTTACTTAGTTTATCTATATCTATAGCCATATAGACTCCTTTTAATTTAATCTTATCTAGATAAGTCTTACTATGTTTTATAATAGTGCTAGCGTTAAGTTTAGCTGATTTTCGTACTATATGTACAGAATATATTATGTTTTAATTAAGGATATACAATATGAAAATACTAAGGCTATTACAAAATAAGATAGAACCAGTAGAAGCTATAGTAGATATTTCTAAATCTACTAATGGTAAAGATAAAAGTAAAAGTTTCGTTATATATCATGGTTCTTTTGGTACAGGTTTATGGAATATAAAAACCTATCTACATACTAGGCACTTTCCTCCTACTAATAAAGGAGATAAGATAAGACTAGATGGTAATACATATGCGTTTAGTGCTATACATAAAGATAAGCATATAGCTAAAGATCAAAAAGGTAATAATATCTATATCATATCTAAAGATTCTTCTTATGTAGATCTTAATACTATAATACTATTTTGGAATCTACCTATGTTTCCAACCGCAGATGTAAGCTATAAGATAGATGGTTCTGCTAGAGTATTAGCAGAAGGTACCTATGGTAAGTTCCATATAGATAATTTAATAACTACACCAGCTCCTGTAGTAGAGATCTCTGGTAAATGTTCTTTAACATGGATAGCAGATGATCCTAGAGCCGGTACAGTTACATCACAAACTATAGAGTATGATCCAGAGTTAGATACTTGGGATATAAAACCTAAAGAAGTAGTTAGAAAGGATATATAAGCTATGCTATATGATAATACAACTGGTGGAGCTACATTTGGCTCTGTTAAGATTTCTAGTACAAATCAACAAGGTGGTTTTGAATCTGCTGGTGAACGTACTGTAATAGTCGGTAATACTAAAAAGATAGGTAAGAAGAAAAGCTATGGCTATGGTATGGCTTCTATTTCAGAGCAAGCTTACTTAGAGTTACTTAAAAAGTATCAACGTTAATACTAAGAACATATAGAAGGCTAGGATAATGTATAAAAATATAGAAGATCTATTAGAACATGAATTTAGTAGAGTTATTATAAACCGTAGCTTTCTTACTAAGTTAGAGAATTATCTTAGAAACTTTAAGTATAAATCAGTAGGAACTGATAACTCAGAGTTTCTAGGTAGTAACCTTATAGGTGTTAAGAAGTTTGTATTCAGCGAGAATGACGGTAAAACCTTTTTAAAAGATCTTACTTTTAAAGATGAAAGACAACTAGAGAATCTCTATAGAGATATAGATTGGATCAATAGTGATTTTAAAGTAAGTTCTAATACTATATACCTTACTACAGTATTACTTATGTATAAGACTTATAATAGTGCTATAAGTAACTCTGATAAAGAGAAGGTACTTAAAGATCTTTATTTAGTATTTGCTTATAAAGCATTTGGTTCTGCTTATAACTATTTCTTTAGATACCAAGCAGATGAATCTGTATCTAGATTAACTTATGAAGAGCTAGATAGAAAATACTTACTTAAGAGATATGGTAGCTGGGAAGGTGTATTTGAACATAGAAGCTTAGATGTACTACCTAAAGGTATATTCGAAGATAGACTACGTAACTTAACACCAGAAGGTCTTACTGACATTATAAACGGTTTATATACAAGAATAAAAGATATAGTTAAAAACCTATTTGTAATCTATAAAGAGATACTAGATAGAAATGAAAAGATTAACTCTAGTAGCAGATTAGGTACTAGAGGTGAAGAAGAGGATTATGAGCTAGAGTTTAAAGAAGTAACTGGTGGTTTAGCTTCTAATATACAGGCTATAAAAGAATCAATGTCTAGTTCTGGAGATTTTGTAGATGATAACTTAATATACTTAGTATGTACTATATTACCATCTGTTAAGAAATGGAAGCTAGAAGAGCTTATTAGAAGATTAACACAAGTACCGTATCCGACTGATCCTAAATTAGACTATGTAGAAGCTGTAGTAAGCTATAGCTATAGTTATCTACTTACTAAAGGTATACAGAAAGATTATAATAAGAGACTATATGAATCTCTTAAGTTACTTAAAGCTTGTTGGAGTGCTGGTAATATAAAAGAAGAACGCGGTAGAATAGCTAAAGCTATGACTAATGAACTAGTATATCTAGTACTACAGACTACTAATAGAACACAAGCTCCTACTATAGCAATAGGACTTATGTTATATCTATTTTGTAAATCTGTTAAAGTTAATTAAGTAAATATAAGGTAGAGTAATAAATGATCCTAAGTTAGGCTTATTACATTTCCGTATAGCTTAGGAACATATAGGAATCATCCTTATGAAAAAAAGAAGTTAGAGTTAGAGTAGAGTACGTATAGTACTCTACTCTATCTTTTTTAATCTAAATCATCTTCGTTAAAGGTAAATAGATTCATAAGTTCATCTGTACATATAGTAATATAGTCTTGATCTAATGTAAGATATACATACATTACTACGTACTTACCTTCTATATGCCAATCAGTATGCATAGTAGCTACAGTCTTAGATAATGACTCCATTATCTGTTCTTCTGTAAGAATCTTAGTAGTACCACATTTCTTAGAGTTAGTAGTATTAGCTTTTAATACCTTATCTATATATAGATTTAGAAATGGTATAAGTTTATCTACTAATAGATTACTATCATACTCATCTTTATTACGTATAGCATACTCTAAACCATGTGCTGCTACAGTATCTTTAAACTTAGCTATATCTACTGCTAGTACATAGTCTTCTAAGTTAAGTTCTTCGTCTATCATATCAGTAGTTTGTGTTAAACGTTTTACTATTTTAATCATAGGTACTCCAATGGACATTCACCGCCTATTTCTATATCTATAGTCTCTTCATTCTCTGTTACATCTATATAAGCAAATCTAAGACTATTTAATAATACGTTATAGTCTTCTTCTATTTTATCTTCGTCAAAGTCATGCTGTAGAGCTATAACATTACGTTGTGTATCTAACCACTCTAATATTTCGTTAATAAGACCATCAGTATCTGAATCAAATACACCCATATTAGATTGTATAGACTCTGGAGAGTCTAATATAGTTCTTAAGTTAGATTCTAGCTCTATAGCTTTATCTTCTGCGTATTCTGGATCACCTACAAATACATTTGTTTCTATATTATAATACATAATATTATCCTTTAAAAGTAATAGTTAAAATATTATCTTTCAGCTCTATATTAGATTTACCTAATAATAGTTTTTGAAAGTGATTGAAGGTTAGTATAACTTGTTTAGTTAGACTACCAATACCTGCTACTCTATTAGTATAACAACCTAAATCTCTAATAGAAGTACATTTATCTGGTATAGGTCTAGGTAATAACTTATAGCGTCTTACTCTAGTAAGTGCTAAGCTATTACAATACTTTACTAGATCTGTATATAGCGTAGCTACTACATCAGTTCTTATAAATACGAATAGAGTATTCTTAACTATGTTATAGAGTGTTTGATTCTCTATAGTAGCTTTAAGATGCTCTAGATCAGATTCTATAAGCTCTAATGGTATACTGTTATTATCAAATGTGCTAGTACAAACTATAGCAGCATCTGTTATTTCAGTATGTGTTACTAACATTACTGTATTCCTTTTTACTAAGATATTTCAATATAGCTATATATTAAAAATAAGTAAGCTAGTACAACTATGTGTACTAGCTTACTATATGATAGCATCTTTTAATATATATCTTAAGAAATCTTTAAAGTCCTCTAGAGACATATAGTATAACTTTTGTAATATATCAGTTACTAAGTGGTTATACTCGCACTCTAGATGAAACCCTAGCCATTTAAGTTGTCTAAATGTATAGAATCTCCAGGCTTTAGAATACTCTCCATTTTTGTATAATGCAGATTTAATACTATAGGCGAGATTATTCTTAAGACAAGATAACATATTAATCAATTCAAAGTCAGTAGCTATAGTATACATCTCTTCTTCTAGAAATGTATATGGATAACAGCTAACCATTTTACACAATATCATTTTCTTATTCTCAATATCATCCGCATTATCAGAATGTCTCTTTTCAGAGTTATATTCTTTATAGCGTTCTCTATAATAAGATACTGGTTTAATAGCACTAGTAAAATAGTGCATCTTAAGTATCTTCAAATTCTCTATAGTACCGTATTCTTTCACCTAGATAATCCTTTCTAGACATGATGTAATACACCAGCTGAAGCTAAGTTATTCCTTATAGTTTCTTTAGCTTCTTCTATTTTAAGATTATAGTAGTACTCTTTATACCCTCTAAACTCAAAATAGTATTTAATAATAATATAACAAACATATACTAAGTCTACTAATAACTTCATATTTAACTTAAATAGCTCATATTTAGTTAAATCTTTAAGTGTCTTATGTAGCCTTTTATAAGACAAGAATAGAGCTTCAAAAGCCATATTTACAAATCTAAGTCTAACTGACCTCATGTAGTTAGCTCTTAGTGTCATAGTATGTTTATAGTATTGGAATGCTATAATATATAATAAATGCACTAGCATATCACGTCCCCTTGTGTATAGTCAGCGATTAATATTTTGGGTAGTATACATTAGACCCAGAATCTACATCGTTGTCGCATACAAATACTCTACCTAGGTAACCACCTTCTACATGCAGATATATAGTATGTGAACTAGCTAGTTGGAATGCTAGTGTTTTAACAGTACCTCTATAAGCTAATTTAAGGTTAACTATAGGATCTCTAGTATAACTACCTGGAGTATATACACCTTTTATATCCATATTTACCCCACTATCTAACTCTATAGTATCCATAGTGAACTCTACTGGTTTAGTACTATCTTCTAGTTCTTCTAGATTTAAATAAATATTCTTATACATTATATGCCTTTTAATCGTGTTAAAGATGTAGTATAGTCCTATGGGACTATACTACACTCATTTCTTTTTAATTATCTTCTTAGGAGGATTACAAGTAGGACAGATATTAAACTTATTACCATCTTTATCTGTCTTAACTTTCATCCACCCACCACATACTTTACACTTCTCTTCTGCTACTGGTAAGTTAGACATAAACTTACAATCTGGATAACCTGTACATCCATAGAAGAAACCAAATCTACCTCTATGTTTAGCTAATGCTTTACCACATATAGGACAGTTACCATTCTCTTTAAGTTCATTAGGATCTACTGGTAGCTGTTCTTTCTCTATATATTTACATTTAGGATAGTTAGAACAACCTTTAAAGCTACCATACTTACCTTCTCTAATATAGAGTTCACCACCGCACTTAGGACATTTCTCTCCAGTTGGGACTGGAGCTGGTTTAAGAGATGGTAGATCTGTATAGTATTGTTTAACTTTATCTAGTAAAGGTAATACATACTCTGCTAATACTTTATCTCTAGTAGTATGTCCAGTTGCTATAGAGTCTAGTTTAGATTCCATATCAGATGTAAACTTATCATCTACTATATCTAGAAAGTACTTAACTAGAAAATCATTAAGTTTCTCTCCAGTCTCTGTAAGAAACATAGCTTTACCTTCTGTTCTTACATACCTACGATCTAATAGTAGTTTAATAGTAGCTGCATATGTAGATGGTCTACCTATACCAAGATCTTCCATAGTCTTGACTAAACTAGCTGCGTTAAATCTAGCAGGAGGTTCAGTTTGTTTAGTATCTATCTTAACCTCTTGTATTTTAACAGTAGAGCCTATAGCTATATCTGGTAATATTACATCTTCAGTAGCTTTACTACGTAACTTAGTCCAACCATCAAATAGTACTTTTCTACCTTTAATATTAACTATGTTATCTTTACCAGTAACTACCATGTTCATATTCTCCATAGTAGAATCTGACATCTGACACATCATAGTTCTATTCCATATTAACGTATATAGTTTAAGATAATCTGGATCTAACCACTTCTTAGCTACTTCTGGTGTAAATGTAATATCAGTAACACGTATAGCTTCATGAGCCTCTTGAGCACCTTTAGTCTTATTTTCATATACTCTAGGACTATCATTTAGATACTCTTTACCGTACATATCTAATATCTGTTTACGTATAGCATCTACAGCTACATTAGCTAAGTTAAGACTATCTGTACGCATATAGGTTATAGCGCCTTTTCTACCATTAGGAGTATCAACACCTTCATAGAGCTTTTGGGCTATAGACATAGTCTTACTAGGATCATAGCCTAACTCTGTAGAAGCCGATTGTTGTAACGTAGTAGTCTTAAAAGGTGGCTGAGGTTTACTAGTAGTTTTCTTACTAGCTACGTCAGTTACTTTAAAACTATCACTCTCTATAGAAGATTTAATAGAGTTAGCTAACTCTAAATCTTGTATACACTGTTTAGTAATCTTAAGATCTTTATGTTGTACTAATACAGCTGGTATATCTTTTTCTATAGTAATAGGTAGTTCATAATAGGTAACTGGTTTAAACTCTTTAATCTCATGTTCTCTATCAGCTACTAACTTAAGTACTGCAGATTGAACTCTACCTGCAGATAGTTTAGGTAGTACTTTATTAGATACTAACGGAGATAGTTTAAAACCTACTAACCTATCTAGCATACGTCTAGCTTCTTGTGCTGCTACAGCATCAAGATTAAGTTTCCTAGGATGTTCTAAAGCGTGTTTAATAGCGCCTTCTGTAATCTCGTGGAATACTATTCTATCATAGCTTAATGGGTCACCACCTAGTATAGAAGCTATATGATAACCTATAGCTTCTCCTTCACGGTCTTCGTCGGATGCTAAATAAACTTTCTTATCTTTAGCTTCCTCTTTGATCTCAGCTACTATATCTTTATGATCTTTAGGTATTTCATAGACTGGTGTAAACTTATCACCTTCTATCTTAATACCAGTATAGAACTTAGGTAGATCTCTAATATGGCCTTTAGATGCTAGTACTACAGCACCATCTATAAATTTACTTATAGTCTTAGCCTTAGCAGGTGATTCGACTATAATAAGTTTATTGTATTTCATTATTGTTCCTCTTGTTGTTTACCTTCTACTAATGTAAGATCTTTAGATACTTTTCTATAGTAGTTATTTAGTCCTATATCATATAGTACAGGATCAGCAGATAGATCTGCTGGTAATCCATATAGAGCTATAAATAGTAAACCTTTATATGGTTTAGTAAAATAACTTCTATCTTTAGGATCACCAGCGCCTACTCTAGTTATAGATATAAAGTACATATCTTTAGATTTATTATAAGTACATTTTACTATAAGTTCATCGTTCTTATGTGTTGTTGTACTAAAATCAAATCCTCTGCCAGATATAGCATTAGTATCTACTACTATATACTCATCACTACCATATTTAATATTCTTCTTAGTAATCTTTTTCATTTTCTATACTCCTTATAAGATTTTCTTACCATATTCAAATTTAACTTTAAACTTACTAGTTGCATCACTATAGATATGTATATTATCTATAACATCTAATAGATTCTCAGGTGCTATATTAACCTTAATAAGATCCATATTATTATCCTTATTAGAACGCCATGGTCTATCATCATTAGGATTAGAAGTATCTACATTAAGATACTCTGCTCTAATAGATTCTAGTAGTTTAGAATCTTCATTAGGATTAACTATACGTATCATATTGATACCTTCTTTTACAGAAGTAGTATCAAGTTTAAGCTCCTCAGTATCATCTGTTACTACTAATGGTCTATAGGATTCTTTAAATGCTAACTCTTTAACATTTAAGATAGATATGATCCATTCTAGATCCCAGTTATTAGAATACTTAGCTTCTGATACTATAGCTTGTAACTGATCAAAGTTAAAGTTAGAGTTACACATATTAAGCTTAAGTAGCTCTTTAGTAAACTCTGCTGGTACTTCATAGTCTTTACAATACTCTTGTACCACAGAGTTCTCCATTTGATCATAAGTAATATGGTAACGTATACGCTCTGGTCTATTAAGTATAAATCTATTAACTAAATAAGTATCATTCTCTGTTAATAGAAACATTCTACGCTTATTAGAATCAGATAGTAGTGTTAACATACTATTTTGTATCTCATAGCTATTACCAAATAGTTTACCAAACTCGTCTATAAGTATAACAGCATTATCTAAGCCAGATATAAAACTAACTAACTCTAGTGTTGGTTTAATCTCAGATACTACTATAGCTGTTATAGGTACTTCTGATATAGGTTGTGTCTCTACAGCCATATTCATTAGTAGTTTAGTAAACAATGTTTTACCAGAACCTTTTCTACCAGTACAAAGTACTGAAGCTCTACCGTTAGGCTGTGCAAACCTATTCCATATGTATTTAGCTTTAGACTCTGCAGAACCATAGATTTTATCTGGTAATTTAAACTTATCTATTAGATAAGTAGCTAACTGATAAACTGGTTTCTGTTTATCATTTGTAGCATTAACTATTCTATATATCATAGCTAGTTAACCTCCCTTAACTTATTACTTAATTCATATAGAAGATTATTAGATATATTATCAGACTTAGTTACGAAATAAACTAACCCATCTGTATCATAATGTTTACTAATAAAACCAAACTCATTAGTAGCCATAGTAAGTGACTTACCTTTCTTAGCCTTACTAAGATAAAACTTATACTCATCAGGAGTAAGAGTATATACTGTAGATGAAACTAACGATATACCTAAGTAAGATCTATTAGATATACGTTTATCTACTGTATGCCTACCTGTAGATGTTACAGATGTTATAGTATATGATCTATATTCAGAGTCTGAATCTGAGTTTAATAGTATCTCTATATACTCTAACGGATTAAAACTATCTATGTTATAAATCCTAGCGTATTTATAATCATTAGTTAAGTTTATATCGTGTAGGTGAACTAGTGTTCTGTTCACAGCCTCAGTTTGTAAATCGTTAAATGTCTTAGACATTCCATAATAGCACATGTTTGTATCCTTAATGATGGGATATTAAAAGAAGTTAATTAACTCTTCTATATAAATAATATCTAACTATGTTATTATCACTTTGATAATAACATAGTTAGATGTTCTATTCGAGTATAGTTTATCTATACTCGAACATATCTAATTGATATAGTGTTATTCTGACACTATAACTAAATAAAAAATAAAGAGTACTAGAGATAGAGTATATACTCTATCTCTAGTTAGTTTTTACTTTCGTGTTACAATAGGCGGTACTAACGTAGCGTTAGTATATAACAGTATACCGGCAATAGCTTCATCTGGTAGCATAGTACCGTCGTTTTCCTTTCGGCAACTGTACTTGTTATTCTTGTCAGATGGGTTTAAAGCTGCATATCTATATACCTCTATATCGTATACTTTTTGCACTATAAACCCTAACATTGTAGACGGTGCCTTGTCTGTTTTAAAAGACGGATGGCACTCATAAACGAATGTTGTCTGGCCAGGTTTGTCATTGGCAAGATAATACGCTCTTACAGCTGATACTAGCTGATCTTTGTTCTTTAGTTCAAAGTCTATTACGTATTCTTTACCAGCTAGCGCTATTTCCGGTTTGTCGTTTTTAGACGGCTTAATAGAGAAAAGGTAATTTCCATTTCCATCTATGTAGTCACCTAGATAATCGGCATTAGCAGCAAGATCTATTATCTCGCCTGGAGCATATCTATCTCTTTGCTCCTTCATATCGATCCAGAGTCCAGAATACTTACTAGTGTGCGCATCGTTCCATGCTCTTGTGCTGTTCATAAGTTCTTTTGCATACGTATAAACAGAACTTTTGCCGTCATAGCTGGCAACGACTGGTTTAATAGATGGGTTAGCTATATCCACTGTATAGCAGCTTCTGTAAATAAAATCGGTTTTCTTACCATTATCGTCTATTGCGGTTGAATGTAATAACTTGCAACCTGGTAGTCCATACTTATTAGTTGCTTCAAAGTTATTATATCCGTCGCTACCTATATAGTATTTTACACCGTCCATATAAACAGAATCCCAAATTTCCACACTTGGGTTTTTACTTCCAAGTGCTTTACACACAGCATCACCTTTTGGGTTGTTTAGTCTTTTAATCATCACGTCTTTATAGCCGACGTTAAGATTAAGTATACTAAGTTCAACTTGATACTCCCCCTTATCGCTGCACGTTGTTCTACCTATAACATCGGCATTATAGCCGACTATATCTCCTAGAATAGGTCTACCATCTAGTGTGGTATCTAATTTATCTAAAAATTGATATACATCTGTATATGCAAACATACTACTTACTGCTAGTAAACTAGCTACCATTATCTTTTTCATTATCTTATCTCCTTAGTATAATTTCAATATTCTTTATATAGTTAAAATTTAAGAGTAGATACTTTAGAAGTATCTACTCTAACCTATTTATTTTTTTGCTACGTCTGGGTTTACTTTAAGTTTTGCAAAAGATTGCTCGTAGAGCTTATAGTATTGCTCTTGAGTCAATTCTTTGTTAATCAAATTCTTATCGCACTTAAAGCTACCATTTACAAATGCTGGTGCTGATGCTACAGGATGACCATTATAGATAATATAAGAGTAACCAAATAGCGGAGCGTTTTTATCCGGATGTTCCATAGACGGTACATCGCACGCATAGAAATACGCGCCATCCATATCTTTTAGATACTCTTTATAATCTGCTGCTAATGCGTTAAATGCTTCACTAGGTACAAACTCTATCTCTTCTTCAGAAGGTAAAGTTATTAAACCTTTGCCATCACCGTAGCCACCAACTGTGCCAATGTATCTACCTTTAGCATCTATTTTGATACCAGGTACTGTAGCGTTTTTCAATAGTGCTACTATCTTATCTTTTGTAGATAGGTTAGTAGTACTTTGCTCTGGTTGCGCTACAGTAGTTGATTCGGTTTCTAGCTTACTAATATCAGCATCTTTACTTTCAGCTTTATCCCTTTTAATCTTAGTAGGTATTGCTGGTTTCAAGAAGCTCCTAGCAGCGTAAGTAGTTTCGTTTATCATATCTTTAGTCATTGGTACGCCAATGCTATCTCTATAACAACCAAACTTAACTCTGCCATTCGCTTCAAAGTTAGTAACTATTCTCTTTTCAACTTCATGGTTATTTACTATAGTTACTGCATAGCCAAATGAAGCAGAATCAGAGCCTTCGCTACCTGTTTCAGAGTCTAGACAATAGTATCTGGTTTCAACTTTAAACTCTGCTTTATCTTTACCATAATGAGAATTATAATAAAGGTTACCTGCAGCTGCCAATCTTGGATTCTTTTTAAGTGTAGCAGCGTCTATGTAATACTTTTTACCATCTACTATATATGCTAGTTTATTATTCTCTACATAAATAGTGTATAGTAGGTTACCGTCGCTATCTACATAGTCTCCTAACATATCAGATTTAATAGCTCTTTTCTTTAATTGGTCTACTGTATAACGATCGCGGTTTTCACCACGATCTTCCCATAGATAGTTATACTCTGCATGGTGATCTGTACCCCATTTATTCATGCCGTCTTCGACGGAACTTACATAAGAATGTACATCTTCGCCACTGTATTCTTTAACACTAGGCACTTTAATTCCGAATGGTCTATATGGGTCTGGATTATAGCATTTGTATTGATTGTATTTAATAGCGCCTTTGTCGCTATTTATCAGTAAGCAGCCTGGTACTGATTTAACATCGAAACTATGATTAGCTTTGGTATCGCCGCTAAGTATAGCTTCGCATGCACCTTTAAATTCATCTGGTAACTTGTACACCTTAGTGTACTCGCCAATCTTATCTACATTTGAATTATAGGTATAAAAGTCAATTGCATACTGATTATCTTTATTGCAATATGCATAGCCGATAACTTTATCACTATCTAGCTCTAGTACGTCACCTAGATTTAATACACCATCTGCAAACGGGTTAAAATTATCCGCATACTTAACTACATCCTCACCAGCAAACATCATGCTAGCTACTACTAATGAACTTAAAATAACCTTCTTCATCTTTTTACTCCTCTACTTTAGTTTCTTTATTTTCTTCAGCTTTAGCTCTAAAATAAGCTTCAGCTGTACCTTCTTCAGCACCGAACATAGCTTCTAGTAATCTAAAAGCACCTTTTAATTCGCCACTAACCTCTGCACTTTTTACAGTGCTTACTACATTTTCCATTTTATTCTCCTTATAGGGTTATTGTTTTTATTTATAGAGATCTATAGACCTTTATGGATCTATAGATCTTTTTTAATCTGAATATACTATATTATATGGAGGTTATCCATATAATCTTATGTAGTTATTATTCAGATTTTCTAAATAATTCAGAGCATTAACTAAATATGCATTAGTCTGCTCTGAATCAACTTTAGCTGCGTTACTTACGTTAGACTCTATATCTTGTAGAATATGGTAGAGTCTATCATTTGGAAATGATATTCTACGTAAGTAAGATCTTAAAGATGTTAGTAAGTATTTGATTCTATTAATAAAATCAGATCTACTAACCTCAGATCTACAATACATCTTAACCTCCTTTCTGCTCTACACCTAGAGCTTGAGATAAAGAGTATACTACGACTAGGGTTATACCTAGTCGTAGTATACTCTCTACTCTATTAGGAGGTTAAAGTTCTATTTATTTTATTTCTTTGCCAATATTCTCTACATCTGTTTTAGACTGTAATATTTCAGTCGTTAAAATAAGGTTATCTGTTGGTTTAACATCATAACCTCTTATTAGATGTATAGTATTAGTATCGCATACTGCCTGAATAGCACTATGAACCAACGCATGTTCTGGTAAGTTTACATCTGCGTTTAGTAATGCTCTATAAGCGCTATTAAACATATTTATAAACAATTCGTAATCACTAGTAGACAATGTCCATAGATGGATAACTCTATATCCACCCATTTCATAATTGTCTATAGTTTTTAACTCTACTACCTTCATGCTACAATCTCATCGAGATGTTCAACCTCAATAACATAGCGAGCTATTTCTAGCTCACTTGCTGATGGCTTTCTATCTGCATCTGTTAGAGTTGCGTTATCGAATTTGAAACGCACTACCGGAATGTCTCCGTAGTTATCTCTAAGATACAATGTTATACCATAGTCTGTTAGCCTGTAGTAATCGTATACTACATCACCTGTAGACTCAGCTACCGGAGTAACAGTTGTAAAACGTGATTCTAGCATATCTTGCAACTGAGCAAATGCCCAGTCTCCTTCTACGGCCTCTACTTCTCTTGTGTACTCTTCTGTCTCTTTATATGCGTTAAGACCTTCTAGGTCAACTCTTTGCTCGAAATAGTTTATAGCAACTATCTTTTTCATTTCTATCCTTTTAATGTTTTTTTTATTTTAATATTAAAGCCAGTATTATACTAGCAACTACACTCTGTATACTAAGAAGTAAGAGTAGTTAGATATTCCTACTCTTACTTCTATATATATAATATATAACTGATTTTTTGTCACTTTGACACTTCATTCACTTTGTTCATTCGTGTCGTACAGACACTTATAGTGTATTAATAAGTATACTAGTTTATGTCAAAGTTCGACTATATCGTTTTTCCTAATTTAAATTGATAACACTAGAGTACTAGACTATAGTCTAGTACTCTAGTGCATCTTATTATAGCATTACGTTAAGGTAATACTCTTCTAATCTTTTACCATGTAGAAAATCTGATCTTTTAAAATCTACTAGTTTAGGTATAGCTTTTACTGTACCACGCTCTCTACACTCGTCGAATATACCTAGTGTAGTAATGATATAGCAGAAGTCTTGATACTCTTCTTCTGTACCGTTAAAGTCATCTCCATATGCAAATACAGAAGTAACCATAAGAGAGCTATCTTTATATTTTCTATAGAGTAAATTAAGTATCTCTATCTTAAGCATAGATACATAAGTATCTTTCTCTTCTAGTATGCCTCTTAATACATCATATAGAGATTTTACTAACTGACCATACTTAGCAGGATTGTATACATAGTTACCATTCTTAGTAGCAGCATCAAACTCTTTAAAAGTTTCTACTATAGATTTATAACTAACATGTGTAGAAGCTGAGATCTTCTCTAGTTTTTCATCTACTGTAAGTGTAGTATCTGATAAGATACCCTTTACAACGTCAAAAGATGCTTCAGAATCCTTTTTCTTACTATCTGCATACTTATCTTCTTTTTTAGTAGATTCTTTAACTACAGGCTCGCTAGATGCCTCTACAGCCTCTTTTGTTTCTACTAGTTTCTCAGTAGCTTCTGGTACTTCTACAGTAGTCTCTTCTGTAGTTTCTTCTTCTGTAGAGTCTACAGTCTCTTCAACTTCTTCGTTAAGCTTTTTCTTTTTAGCCATAACTCTATTCTCCTTATTGTTAATATATTAGATATATGGGATCAGTCATTCGACTAACCCCATATATCATCGCCTAATGGTTCACTAACTTGTAGTTCTTCAGTCTTAGGTTGCTCTACTGGCTCTGGTTGAGCTACAGTAGTACTCTTAGGCTCTTCTGCTTTACTTTCCTCTGGTTTACTCTCTGATGGAGCTATAACACCTATTAGTTTCTTAAGCTCGTCTATGAACTTATCAGATCCTGCATTACAAATAGGTATATTAGAACTTATAGCTATCTTCATTGGCATCCATACACTACCAGCGTTCTCTATCTTAAAGCTCTTAGTAAAAGCATTAGCGCCGTCTGGTGTATATGTAAGTATGAAAGCATCTGGATCGTCACAATCTTTACCTAGTAAAGTTTGTACTTCTCTAGCTATTATACATCTTACTATATCTTTTTGTTTAGTAAAGGTCTTATGTACTCCACAAGCTACTTCATAAGCTATTCTAGTAGGTGCATTAGAATCTATTGGAAAGCCTTCTTTAGGACTATCTGCTTTCTCCCATAGTTTATATATCATAACTCTAGCACCTGGTATAGAACGTATCATATTATCTACTGGAGATCTAAGATCACCTTTAGATCTATAGATAAATCCTTTAGTAAATAACCAGTGGCATGCTTTTCTAATTATATCTAGTTTATCTTCAGGTACTTTACCGTTATCGTAAACACTAAAGAACTTACTAGCATTAGATTTAAACTTAAGATCTTTAAGATCTTTAGGTACTATATTAGTATCGTTATACAAACTAACTTTTCCTCTATTGTAGTTACTTTTAGAACTACTTCCTGTACTAGAAGCTGGTCTACTAGCTTCCATTTCTTGTTTTACATCAGATGGCTTACTATCTAATGCACTATCTAAATCAAAATCTTCCATATAGGTTAACTCCTTCTAATTCTATTCACATACTCTGCACTACCGTATTTAATAATACTAGTTGCTCCATAAATACTATCTGAACTAATCCAATTTATATTATTAGTACTATCATTAAGTATACTTAAACTAAACTTCTCTTCTGTTCTACCACCTCTAAGAGCTGACATTATCATATAGATAGGATCTCTAGTATATCTAGACTGTGATGCTGTTTCATAAGTATTAACAGGTAGATATAACATATTACTATAGTCTATTCTATTAGTAAACATATAGTAACCATTTAAGCTACTATCAACAGGCATAGTAGGAGAGAACTCTAGGTACTTATAAATAACTTTATATTCAGATAGACCACTCTTTATATCTGGTACATCTTCTAAATAAGATTTCTTAATGATAATATAAGGATGCTCTGGTGGTATACCAATAACAACCTCTTCATCTTTTCTATTCTTAAACCTAGCAAATGCTACATCATCTCCTACTAAGATAGGGTGTAATATATCATCTTGTTTTACAAATCTAATCTTACTATACCACTTCTTAATAGCATCTTTAGCATCATCTGTAAATAGTGCTTTAGGTATATGTATAAAGTGTCTAGCTATATTATATAGCATCTCCATAGTTAATTTACCTATAGTATATTCATCAGTATCATTTTTACTAGATTTAGGAAGTAACTTAATCTCTACCATATTTCTATTTATTACCATAGGTATCATATAGTATAGATTCTCAAAATGACCTAACATCTTAAGTTCTATTCTATTATAGCTTCTATTTATATAGTGTTGGCTACCAGGTATTCTATAATATATATCATCGTTACCCATTATACCCATTGAGACCATATCTTGTATTTTACCATGTATAGATCCTATAACATATCTAAACTGTGATAAAGCATGATCTGGATTTATATTGGCATCTACTACTACTAACGTATCTCTATAGAGAATAAAGTTAACAGTATCTACACCATCCGTCCTTACGAGAGATAGTGAAGTATCTCTCTTATCTTTAAACATTAACATTATATATACTTCCTTTTGTTATTCTAACATTTCTATAGGATTAGCTAATACTAACTTACGTACACTAGTGTGCATCTTCTTAAGAGAGTTAGTCATAAGTACTGATGAAATATCAGTAGCTAATATAGTAACTCCTTTACGATAGTTAGCTAGGTTTTCTCCTGCACAAGTACTACATATAGTTCCATCTGTATGCTTACAATATAGTGGTGAACGTAACATAATAGTTTTACCTACTAGTTTACTACCATCTTCTATCTTAACTAACTTATTACCATCTAAATAAAATCTACCTACTAGAGTATTAGCATTATCTTTAGTAACTATAGTCTCTTTAGCTATCTTAGAACCACAATCACCAGTTACTATAGATATACCACCAGTAGCTCTTAATAGGTTCTTAGCTGCTACACCACCATTCTTAGTTTCATTACCACGAGAGAAACTACCTGCTCTAGAACTATTATAAATAACAGTTAGCTGTTCTTTATCTTTAGGATAACCTTCTAGTAGCGAATTAAATACTAAGTTAGGTTCTGCCATAGAATCTTCGGAGAATCCAGCGTCTATACCAAATGCTAAATACATCTTAGCTCTAGCATTGTCTTTTACTTTACCAGATGTTAGTATACCATTTGTAGGGTCATCTTTTAGGTATTCAGCATCTTTAGCTTTAAGTAGAGATTGAAACTCTATAACAGTAGTCATAGACTTTACCCAGTTCTTACCATACTTCTTATCAAACTCTTTAATAAGCTCATTTTTATAAGCTACTATACCAGGAGGTGGAGTCATAGTCTTATAGGTAGCAGATACTGTAGTTATTCTACTTAAAGATTGTAACATAGAGCAACTATCTACAAAGTTAATATACTCTGGTACTGATATAGTATCTTTCTTAAGCCCATCTAGTACTAGTTTTTCTAATGTACCAGTATCTATATTGTTATCATTAAGATAAGGTATCTTATTCTTAAAGTTATATACTAGTGCTACATAGTTTATTATAGCTCTACCTATAGTAGTATCTACTTGTGTATCTATATTAGGTAGATCAGCATTAAATAGAACTATAGGATCTTGTATCTGTAATAACGGTACATCAGTAGTTCTACCTTGTACCTCTTCATAACTATCTCCTATCTTAACTAAGTATTTATTACCTTCTACCTTATAATAGTCATTACTATTCTGTAATGGTATAGTCATAGTGCTATAATAGAACTTAAGACTAGTAAGATACTCCATATGTATTGCATATCTAAAATATTCATTAACTGTTACCACTTACTATCCTTTTATTAGGTTCATATACTCTAATACATTAGGTACTACGAATCTTAAACTATCAGCATAATCAATAGCTAATGACTTAAAGTTAATAGTATCTAGTAGAGTAGTTTCATCTTTAATAGGTCTATCTATACTAAGATAGTTAGCAGCTACTATCTCCATAGCTATAAGATCATAATCATCACCATGTACATTAAGTCTAGTATATAGTTCATCTAGCATACTATCTAAATGGTATTCTATATAACCATAGTATAGAGTATCTCTAACTGCATAAGTTGACATAAACTTAGGAGATATATCTACTAATGGTTGTACTTTAGCTATATCATCTGTATTTACATCTTCTATACCACGATGTATCATAGACTTATAGAATAATCTAGTATGTTCGAACCAATCATCACTAACATCTTTTACTATATCGTATAGATAAGATTTACCCATGATAGTATACTCAGATAGTAGATCTGTAAACCTCTCTATATTATCTATATCATCTGCTTCTACTATAGGTAAGTATTCAGTAGCTGTTGGTATGTCAACTTGATATAGATATACTAGAGCTTGCATAATATCAGAATAGCTATATATATCAGTATCCTCTGTATGTAGCTCTATGCCATATACAGATAGATAGTGATCTAATGCTCTTTTAATATAGATCTCCATATTAAGCTTACCATCTTCATTACTAGTAGATGTAGCTATAATATCTAAACAACGTTGTTCTAACTTATCTAAGTAAAACTTATCATGATTTATATAGTGTTCATTTAGCTCTGCTAGAGAGTTAAATATAGATACTATCTTAATAGTATCTGATTGATATACATTCTCTAGGAATTCTAATAGTTCTAAACCTATATTATATTTTAAATCTTCTAACTCAGGTTGTTCCATAGTATCATCCTCTTATTTTTATCTCTTAGATCATCGATCCGGATACGAAGTATATAAGAGTACTACTAGAGTATATACTCTAGTAGTACTCAGTATGTTATTAAATTACGCTAAACACCCCAACGTCTAAGAAGTTAAAATCGCATATAGTTCTATATAATAACTCTAGGCTCTTTAGACGCTCTTCAGAGAGATCTTTGTTCTCTATAGTACCAGTTAATAAACATGGTGCATATAATTTCAACTTAAGCATATCTCCAGTATAAAATCCAGTTCCATCTGTAACTAACCTTAACCACTTCATAGCTTCATAGCTTATGAATAATCCTACATTCTCTAATACCCACTGTTTCTCTATATCCTTTAATGGCATATTGATTACTTTAATAGTTACATTAGGTATAAGTTTATATAGTATCTTAGTTAAGTTATCTATCTCTTCATTTGTAAATACATATGGAAAAGCATTTACATATAGTATAGCTTCTACATCTTTCTGTGCTGTATCCATAACATCTGAAAAGTAATCTCTTATTACATATGGTACTGAAGTCTCTGGAGCTGCTTTGAGTATATCTTTAGTACGTCTATCGTAGTAATAGTGGAATATCTTACTAGATAGCGTACCAAAGTTATCTCTAAGTCTATACTTATAGCGATCTAGTTTAAAATTGATACCATACTTACCTTGCCCTGTTAATGCAACTATTAATGGTGCTCTAGTATCGAATATAGAGTCTAGATCCGTATAGACTCCTTTTATATTAGGTCTCTTACCCATTACTTACCTCCTATGTTAAGACTAGCATTGATAGTCTTATTTACAGCAGACATAGCAGATACCTCTTCTCTAGCATATAGTCTAGATCTCTCTATGTATATATCTCTAACTGGTATAGGTAACTCTAAGAAGTTATCTAAAGATATACCAGTGTATTTAAGTATGCTAGAATCATGATAGGTTCTTACTAAGTCATATCTAGGGTCGAAACCTCTAGCCGTTGACTCTTCCCTATAGAGTACATCCCCAAACACTAACTCTTCTTCTTTTTTAAACTTAGTCTTAGCAGTAGCTGTATTGAATATAGTAGTTAGTAACATTTGTACTTCCATAGGATTGAGTTGTTTCCTACCTTCTTTTATTAACTTAATAGCTTCTATATACTTTCCCCAAAGTATCTCTTGTGTCTCTAAGTAATAGAAGTTGATAGGTTTAACGTAGTCATCTTCTACCTGTCCGCTTGAGAGGCTAGCGATCGAGCGGTGAGGTCGAAAAAAAGCGTACTTATCTCTAATGGTATAATCTCTTTAAGTCTATCTGTCATAGACACTACGTTATTAGCTTTACACTTAGGGCAATCGAACGCTGGATAGCCTACTATAGCTACAGAGCTATCTTCTATAAACTTAAGTACAGCTTCTAAGAAATCGTCTATTTGTTTTTGAGTCTTACCATAGGTAATAAGTGCTTGTATAACAAGATCTCTCTTATTAAGTTTATTACCACGTATATTAATATAATCTACATAGCTATTAAACGTACCTAATCTCATAAGGTATTTAACAGACTCTATCATATTGTCTCTCTCATCATCTTCATAGCCTTCAGATAGAGATTTTCTAACAGTCTCTGATACATCATCTAGCCAGTTTAGAGATTCATCTAGATAAGTTTCTAAGTTAGGTATTCTAAATACTACTTCCATAGTCTCTGTAGAGTTAGTAGCTTGTATATCATAAGTATTTTTAGTAATAAACTTAGTTAGTTCTTTTTGATACCACTCTACTTGTTCTACTGTAACTCTTTTATCAGATACTATAGCCATCTGTTTACGCATAGGATTAGATAATCTAGATGTATCTACCCATAGCAGCTTAGTAGGATCTAACTTAGCTTGTACTGCAAAGTTACATACTGGAGTATCATCTACTAACTGATTAACATTCTTACAGTTAGTATATATATCTATACCAGTAGTAGACATACTAGCTTGTACTGCTAAGTATATAGTATTAAGATCTAATACTGAAATATATTTAAGTAGTTCTGATCTAGGTACATCTAGCGTACAACCCTCTATAAGAGACATAAACATCTCTATAAAGTATTTATGTAAAACACCAGCATCATTACTAAATGAAATACCTAATGTATCTTTACCTATAAGTAGTTTATCTTTAAATATCTTATTATGTAAACTAATAAGCTTATTAGAGTTAGGAGGTGTAATAACTACTCTAAATCCAGAGTGCCATAGTGGTATATTAGTTTTCTCTCCAGCACCTAGCTCTGACATAAACTGTGCTAATAGTAGATTTTGATTAAGGTTACTACCTTTTATATCATTAGCAGATAGAGTACGTATATTAGTATTTTTACCCTCTTCTACTATTTGATTCGTAAATGTAGATTTCTTATCTTCTAGTCTATCTACAAGTACATTATATTTAGCATAAGGATGGTATCTTAATCCATAGTTAAATACAGCAAAACCATTAATCTGTTCTGGCTGTAATGATTCATCGTCTATATTAGGATTATTACCATAAGCTTCATATAGCTTAGTAAGATCTTTAGAAGTTATACCTGGTAATATTGTAGGGTTATCTATATCAGCATCTTCTAACATAGCTACAACTTTATCTACGCCTATAGCTTCTGGTTTACCTTTAACAGGATCTAATGGAGCATCTTTAATAGGTTGTTCTACAGGTACTTGAGTTGCAGTAACCTTCTCCTTCTCCACTTCATTAGCTCTATCCTGAACTGTCTCAGTCTGAACATTATGTACAGTATCTTGAACAGGTATATCATTACTGTTATTTTCATTGTTCTGTTGTTCCATTTACATCCTCCATAGTAGGCAAGTTAGTATCTTTTAAAGATTCTACTATAACTTTAGAAGCATCATCTTCAGCTTGTGCTACACTAGATCCCATATCTAATATAGCTTCTTTAATCTCTTCATCAGCTTTAAACTGTACTGCTAGTTCTGGTACTACTTTACTACCTAGTTCTGTTAGTAGATTTTGTTCTGTCATATACTCCATAGCTATAGTAGCAACTTCTTGCATCTCTTCTACAGACTTACATATACCAGCTTTAAACTCTCTAGTATCATCTTTAGTTACACTATGCATATCAGCTAGCTTCTCTATCTGATCTATATGCTCTTTAACCAACTTAAAGAAACCATTTACAGACTCTTTAAGAACTAAATCAGTTTTTACTTTATCTTTATACTTAAGACTTAAACTATTAACTACTTCTACATAGCTAGCTAGCATCTCTACCATAGTAGTATTCATCTTCTTAAGCATATTCCAAGTGATCTGATCCTTAGAACTATCATAAGCTTTTTTAGCTCTATGTTTATTACGTTTTGTACTTACTTTTTTACCCATAGTACTATTCCTTTGTGTATAATATAATAAAAATCAAATATGGTTAGATCTAAGAAAAAAATAAATGCTATAGATAGAGTTCTAAATAAGAACTCTATCTATAGACTATAGTTAATATTTAATATCATTAGCGACTACGTACTCCTGTAGTAATCTTACTCTATATTTTAAATCTCGCATATACTTAGCACCAGCTGGACTATGTATGCCAGCATTACCAGCATTATAAGATGCTATCATTTTAGTATAGTCACCTTTATGTCTAGTATTCCAATACTCTAACTCAGCTAGAGCTAACTTAGCTCCTATTCTATCTACATAGGTTAATACAAATCTAAGCATATTCCTATGTGTTTTACTCTTATGGTTATACGTAAATGGTAAATCCATATTCTTAATATGGTTAGCAGCTGTTGATAACAGTACATGATAAGAACCAAATGAACCAAATTTACCATCAGTAGGTGTTGATCTATTAACACCAAACGAAGACTCTTTCCAAGCTATAGCAGCTAGTGTTATACCTAAGTCTTTCTCTTTACCAGCTTTAAGACTAAATAGTAGTACTTGTTTCTGATCTACAGTAAGTCTCTTAAGCTCATCTCTATAAGTACTAGAGAAACCTAATGTTAAAATACTCAACATTATTAAAATAAATCTGAGCATCTTATCCTCCTTAGTATTCGGATATAGTATAAGTTATACTAGGTACCCTATCTTTTGTTATACAAAATTGCTCTTCACGCTATTTTTACTATATAGCTATTTTAATATAAGATCTATACAGAGCATATCTACTGCTCTGTAAGATCAACACCTTGTAATATACGTTTCTTAATATATTCCCAAGAGCTTTTAATAGTAAGTTGGTCTTCTATATCTAAGTCAGTATCATCTGTTATGTATTGTGTATAATACATAAGATCATCTTCACCTTCTTCTAGTAAACCATCTTCTACTTGGTTATATCTATGTCTATCTAGATACTCTAAATTAGTATCTCTATGTGACTCTGGACTATATCCAGTTATAAGTCCACTATCATAAGCTCTCGCTAAATAAGGACTAGCCATCATATACTCTTGCATAAGTTTACCAACAGCTATATCGTCAGAGTTAATTAGATATATAGATATATCTAAGTTAGTCTTATATTGTAAAGCTGATAATTCATTAGCTAACTGTATATAAGCATCTGATTGATAATAGTTATTGATCTCTTGTATATACTGGCCATGTTTTCCACTAGACATAGTCTCTTGGGACATATTACCCATATTAAAAGTTCCTCCATAGGTAGTAATACCAGCACCATATAAAGCACTTAGATCGCCTCTAGGAACATTAACTACTCTCATATGCCTCCTTCGTTCTATAGAATAATTTAAACTAACATTGCTATGTAGTTTCTATATAAATAATATATAGTTATCTTTATATCACTTTGATATAATATTAAAAGAATTTAGCTAGAGCTAGAGCAGCTTGTTGCGTTTCTTTTTGTACCCAGTTCTTCCAATCATCGCTACCACCGCGTTCACGTAGAAAGTTTAACCAAGTATTATCATCCTCCCATGCAGCTAGTATAGTCTCTTTATAACGCATTTCTAGTACTGCTCTTTGAAAGATTTCTCTCGGATAGCCAAGTACTTCTAATAGAGCCATTAGATCATTAGTAGGTATCTGTAATAGTGTTAATATAAAACTATTATAGTGTCTAGTAGCTTCTAATGTCTCTCTAAGTTTATAGTAAGCTTGTTTAACAGAGTTAGTTAATAGTATAGGTCTACGTTCTTCTATATCTGTATTATAGATACGTTCTACTAGATTCTCTGGTACCCAATAGTTACCTTTATCTAGTCTAACTACTCTATCAGATCTAGACTCTTTAGAGATCATAGTGTGTGTTACTACGTGATTGAATACAAACATAGGTATTTGCATCTTAAATACTCTAAAGCCTTTACATACAGCATTATATGGTACATACTCATACGGTATACCTGCTTTAAGCATAGCTCTTAAGTTAGTCTTACATAGATACATATTTCTATCCATTTGCTCTATGAAACCAAACTTAGTTATAGTATTAAGAAACCTATCTAGAGCCATATTATACTGTCTATTATCTTTAAGATGTAATATAACTCTATTACCGAATATTTCGAAGTTAAAGTATACCGGTATGAACTCAATGGGCCTTGAAGGACTGGTCATAGCAGCTTCTTTAAGTAGATGTTTATACCTTACTTCTGGATTAGTAGACTCTTCTTTGCCTCTAGATATTGAAGCCATATTAGCTGCAAAAGTAATTCTAACTTCTTCAGAACTATTAGCTACCTCAGCTTCATTTGTCATATCTATTACATAACCATTTATAGGATCGTCAAATCCTCTTATATCGTAGATTACTTCTCTATTCTCATTTTCCGCCATGTTCTCTCCATCCTTTCCCACAATGTATTATTATTATCACTCTGTATACAAAACTTAATTGGATTACCGTCATTATCTACTAGCTTACCAGCATATGCATAGTATACTATTAAGCTAAAGAAACTAAATATTACTATAGCTAATAATATAAACTCAAACTTATAAGCTTTCATAGCTTCTGCTAATCTTGATTTCTTCATAGCTCTCTATCCTTACTAACTTATTACCAAAAACTGCTATATACAGTAGTTAGTAGTAATACTGATATTACCATATATGGTAATAGATCTTGTATATTCATCTACATCTCCATTTTTATAAAAACATTCAATATAGTAGCCTTAGTAGATTTAAAAAGTTTCATCTACTTCAGTTACTATCTCTTGTATTATTTCAAACTTATTAGCATCGAATGCAAATGTTCTAAGATAACCAAACTTATTTCTATTATCTATTACAAAGTAATGCTTATATACTTCTGTAAAATGACATTCGTCATAAACTGTAACACTCTTAAGTTCGTATACTTCATCTTCTGTATTAGCTTTATAGTCTAAGTCTATAACAAACATAGCATCTGTATATTCGCTATAGTAATAGAATCTTAATCTATTAAGCTCTTTAGATTCTTTATTAATAGAATACTTAAGTAGCTCTTCTTTAGCTTCTCTTATAGAGATAGTAGTAAATCCAGTTAGATCTGCTCTAGGGGCATTACCATCATTTCTAATAAAGATATAGTACCAAGGCTCTTCGTATTCTCTATTGTTAACCTTACTTATAAAGTCTTCTCTGTTATAGTAGTTAATAACAGGGTTGACTTCAACTTGATGTTGTTGTATTAGATATTTAATATCTACTGTTGTTGTAACTAACATATTAGCTAACATATCTAAGCTCCTTACTATTATTTTCTTATATTAAGCTGGTTAGTAAGCTTATCTACTTTATCTTCTAACTCTTTTATTCTATCTTCTGTAATTTGGATATAGCCAGCTAACAGATTTGATAAATATCCTATAGCGTAACTATCGTCATACTTATAAATATTACTACCTTTAAGAACTTCTATTAAGCTATCTGGTAGTTTATCCTTAAGTACATTATACGCATAATCGTTAACATGGTGTTTTAATAGATAATCTAATGGATCATCCTTTGGTAACCATATGTCATTCTCTTTACACTTCTTCTCAAGAGCACGTAGTTCTTCTTCAGTAGGTCTTAGCATACTATTATCTCCTTGTATAAAAAAAGTAAAATAGAACTAGAGATAATAGTTATCTCTAGTTCTATATAGGTTATAGGGAGACTATAGTAGCTCCCTTAAGATTGTATCCTTTTCAGGATGCTCATGCTTAGCATTAAGATACTCTAGCATGATGTTATTAGCTGGTCCTAATAACGTTAAGTTACCACATACTTCGTATGGAGTTTTACCAGGTATATTGTACTGCGGGGAGAATCCTTCGTAGTACTCTTCCATCTCTCTAGATAGTAGTGGTATAAAGTTAAGTTCCTTAGTTTACTTAGTAAACTCTAGACTATATCATTATCTAATCTTTTACACATATTTTATTGTTTATTTTATCCTGTTTATTACAAACACGAATATATTTTTGCTTACATCTGGAAAGCATAATACGTTTAACATCGGCTAAAGTTAATTCTGGTTTCTCTATCTTTTCTGGTTTTTCTTTAGTAAAATAGTAGCCAAATATCCATTTCTCAGTATCTAGATATTTATGTAATGTAGCTATCGGAATAGCTAATTCATATACACACTCTGAAATACTATTATAAACAGTTTGTTTATTAGTTACTATATCATAGCACCATATTTTAATAGGAGATCTACCACTATCCAATAATGGTCTAACTATTTCATCTTTATCTAGGCTTATTATGTACGTACCAAATAAAGGATAGTCGCTAGAATATTTTATCTTAGGAAGTAATGTTGTCGGAGATATGCACAAGTATTTAGCGGCCCTTGCTAAAGATTTAAAGTATATCTTTTCATTTGTTTTAATGTTGACAAGTGTTACGTTCCTTTTGTTGCTCCACTGGTCATTATCAACAGCGTGAATCGTATTTTCTTTCCTAGTAGACCATTCAAGATTTGAAATTCTGTTATTTGCTTTATTTCCGTCGATATGATTAACAGTTTCCTTATTCTCTGGATTAGGTATAAACGTTAAAGCAACATATCTATGTAAACGCTCTTGATATTTCGAATACGTTCGTATATAACCATCTTTTGTTATACTCATAGCAGGCTGTATACCATTAACCAGTATTCTTCCTAGATTACTAACCATAACTTCTGTAGTGATACCATTATGTGCATATGGCTTCCAGACTTCATTTTTAAGTTCAGTTTCAGTATATGGAATAAATGTAGTTCTTGTTACTTTATTTCGCACTATACTCCTTTTTTATTTATTTATATATGTGTAATATTAGATAGCTCCCGTTTCCATAACTTAATACAAGTTATGTATGCTATAGTGTTCTAATTATAGTCTTACTAGTCGTTGAAGTCACATCCTATAAATAGGATGCTTCCTTGCGTCGATCATAGCGCTTATAGCGTTTTTACGATGCCGTTATGAATCATTACTCTAACGGTATATTAGTCTATTACTAGCTAATAGTCGTATCTATAAGTTATGCTACTTCCCCGCAGTTAGAGAGCTTTTACGGTTATATGTTTATATAACCATGGGGACAAATTTACTTATCCAGTACTCTATATACTCTCGTATATAGCCCGACTATATATTGTTCTATACTATATATAGAACTCTACCATTTCGCAGTATATACTGCTATACCTATATGCTCTAATATAGGTTTTACTAGTCTGTGAAGCCACTCCATATCTACTATGTAGACTTAGGAGCTTCCTTGCGTCGATTGTCCTATATTACTAGCCTTTTCACTATGCCTATTGACTAAATTACGTCATAGGTATTAACATCTATTTCTAGTGTTAAGTAGTAGCTAGTAACTTCAGGAGTTCCCCGCAGTTAGGTAGATTTAACGATGGGAATTTATTTAGCTAATGTAACTTTACATTTTTGTAATATTAGGATTATTACAAGGTAAAAGCCATTTTTTGCCTCTCACATGCCGTCCCATCATAGTCCGTTCATATTCTACTTAGTTCGTTACTCTAAGTACTGTTATACAGCTTATAGTTTCCTATAAGACTCGACTATATCTTTACCTTAGCTTTACTAAGGTATCCCCTATTTCCATTCTACTTAGAATGTATACCTATATGTTCTATATATAGGTTTTACTAGTCTGTGAACCTTCTTCCTATGGAAGCTTGGCTGCTGATTGTCCAATCTACATAATTGTTACACTATGGTATATGTAGCTCTAAGGAGTTTCCAGCAATTTAAGGGATTTTGTTAGTTAATCGTTTAACTAACCGGCTTACTGCTTTGCTTGCTTATTTTTATTATAACTCTTCTATGTTATACCCGTTAAAGGTATTGTTCTTACTTATAGTATATCTAAGTGTATTGTTCGAAATATTAAAATACTTAGACGCCTCTCTGATACTATTAAACTCTAGTACTTCATTATCTTTAACAAATCTAAGGCTTTTAGGTCTGTTATACGCATCTTCAACCGGGTCAAAATCTGTACCATCGTCAATTTTAAATACCCAATTGTTAAATTCGTATTTACCATTAAAGAATGCAGATTTACGTATAGACGATTTAGTAACACCTGTCATAGTTATTAAAGGTGTAGTACTGTCAGCGTATATGACTTCTCCAGTTTCTCTATTATAGGCTATATATCTAGATTTACTACTTTCTGAAATTTCTTCTAGTGTTAGATAGTAATTCTTCGTTTTTTCTATAGCCCCCATAGCCTCTTTTAAAGATATATACTTCTTACCGTCTTTAATAAAATTACTAATATCCTCTAAGTTATCATAAGTATATATATAGTTAGGATTACTTCTACTCTTTATAGTAAGAATGTACCTTTGTCTATATACCCTATTATAATTATCTACAGCGTCTTCTAAGGTAGACCATACAGGATTATCAGAATACATTTGTAGCTGATACCACATATTATTAAGTTTAAATATATAAGGTTTATCTCTACTTATGTTAAGATTCTTTAGATTAATCCCACCACGGCCTATGGCTCTCATAGCAGATGTGGTTGAAGGATACTCCGTAATTTTTCCAGTAGTAAGATTCTTTAAAAGGCATTTTAAGGCATTAAAAGATGCACCAGACGCAACAGCATACTGCGTGTTATCAGATTGTGTAACCCATCTTAAGTTTTCAGCCCTATAATCAGTCTTTATTCCATTAATGTGGTCTACAACGATCCTATGCTTAGGATCTAGGTTTTCGCACCACGCAGAAGCCACTAGAACGTGTAATTGAAATTGCACATTATTTAAAGAAATACGTATATAACTATTCTCTTTACTAGCAGGCACACCAAAATTAATGTCACGTGTCTTTAGATTTAGTATAAAACCTTCTTTAGATATAGCAAACATCGGACTGTATGGTATTACTCTAAATACGGTAGGCGATTTATAACCTGGTAATATAATAGATATTTCTCTATTGGTTCTGAAATATGCTTTAGGGCTTTTATTAGCCATAGACTTATCACCTGGTAAATTAGGTATAAATAAATCTAGATCTTTAACCATATCTTCATAGCCAGGAAGAAATCTAATCTTTAGCTTACCATAGCAATATAACCATTCCGCTGTAACACTTAGTTCAATACTATAGAGAGTTATATTAATTTTATCCTCAGGGTTCAGTACCAAGTTAGTATTAGGCACATCACCAACGTATGCTGTATAGAGCCTATATGTCATAGCCTCGTTTTCTTTCTGTATTACTTTATAAGAGTTTTCATCTTTAATAAAATACATAAGAACTCCTTTTTATAGAATTTTTGTCATGTATTGTATTAAAATATAATAAAAATATTTTAGAACGTAGCAAGCATTAAAAACTAAAACCGTTGGGTGCTTTTATGATCAATTGGGATATTTTAACCGTATTTATACCAGGTATACTGTTAAATTTTGATATGTAGGTAAGCTGGGAAGAGCCCTGTAATAAACTAGGGTTGCGGTGACTCAATAGTGCAATACCCTTACCATTCCTACTCTTACCTTCTGCTATCAACTCTTCTCCTATAGCAGCTATCTCAGGATCATACTTCTTAACAGCCTTATAAATCTTATTACTAGCTTCCTTATAACTATACTTACCTGTTTTCATAAGCTTATTTAGAACATGTGGTCTAAAGACTGATACTAACGTAGTCCAAGGTACCTCTAGTTCGTCATAAGTATGTTTACCAGGACAAGATACAATTACACATCTGAAAGTAAATGGAGATCTAGCTGAATATACATGCTTTCTAAAGATACCAGTCTTCTTAGAGAGATATGTTTTAACATAAAACTCTGGCATCTTGCCTAACATGCATACAGCTTTAGCTGTAGTCTTATCATAATCCTCTATATCTGCAGATAGATCATTAGCTCTTCTCATCCACGTTGTAGCAATATCCATAACATCTGCTAGTCCAGTATCTACAAACTTACCTTTAGTAGTCTTAGTAACTGCAAATAGCATATTGTTTATCATTGGTAGATAATCAGATAGTACTACATGCTTTTGAGTATCCCACATTTCTAATATCTCTTGTAATCGTTTACCTTTATAGCCTCTTTGATAAGAGCCTAGTGTAGTAAGATAAACTAATATATCTCTAAGAGAAGCTAAGAAGTTTCTATATGATCTATTATCATGTAGTACATTCTTATTAATAGAGATAGATATATTAGATTTAGTACGTGGAGTATCTGTAAGACCAGTAAGATATTGTATATCACCATCTAGTAGAGCATTAAGCATAAAGAAGAACATTGGGTTAATGAACTTAAGTTCTGGTGTAAATGCTTTAGCCCAGACTACAGGATCATACTGTAAACTATGTGCTACTGTACCACAACGTGTACAACGTACACCTTCGTAATATTCTCCATGTAGGTGGCCACATTTACATTTAGGTAAAATGTTAATAGTATCACCCTCATATTCGGACATAAGAGAATCAAACACTTGTCTAGATGATCTATCGTTATATATAGAGTGGTCGTTAAGTAAGACTTTATCTATAGTAACTGAATTATAGAAATCATCTAGAGAGATTAGTTTCTGTTTTATAGACATAATATACTCCTTATAGTTAAGATTAAAAAATATAGATAGAAAATGCTAGAGAGAGATTTATGTCTCTCTCTAGCCTATTATATTATTTATTAACTACGTGGTGTATATAGGTTGTAACTATTCAATACCATATTACCATAACCGACACCTGGGTTAGTTATGTTAAGGAATTGAGCACCATAGTTAGCACCAAAGCCTAAGTTTTGTAAGTTAGTAAATGCACCTGTAGACAATCCATTAGATTGGATCATGAAGCTTTGATCCATCTCTGTAACTAGACCAGATTGAACTGCAGCATTAACAATAGACTCTAAGAATTGTGGATCTAGAGTTAATCTAGTTGTCTTACCATCTATTAAACTATCTGGTAGATAGTTAGCTAATAGTTCTATCTTAAGGTCTATAGTCTTATCGTTATCGAACGCCATAGAGTTGAAGAACATATTTGTGGCTGTTTGATCTTCTAGTTTAGTTAGATAGATAAACTTGTCTAGTTCAAAATCTCTAATATCGCGTTGAGACTTCTTAGTATTATAAGTACCAGCTGGTAAGATATTACGATGTGCTGCTACTCTACCGAATTGAAGTGGTGTACCACCTAATAGAGTTTGTACTGCACGAGCTACTTCATCTTTAGCTGCTGCGTTAGTATCAGCATAGATTAAAGATAATAGTGTATCGTAAGACTCTCCATAAGTATTAATATCTAGAGATACCATTGGAGTCTCAGTACCAAAGATTTGCTCTAGTAAGTAAGCTTTATCTTCTACACGAGCTGGTGATAAACAATCAATAGGCTCTACTACTGGTCTACCGTGTTTATCCATACCTACAGCTGCTTTAGTAAGTAGGTTATATAAACCTGGGTTATGCTCTTCAGAGAGCGTATCTATAACTACTTTTAGATACTGTTTATGAGATGCTACTAATGAACCTACTGCAACACCTAGAATAGTAGATTGTAGATCTGGAATATAAGTACGTACGTTAGTGATAACGATTTGTGGTTGAATAGTCCACTCTGGTAGTGGTTTACCTAGGTTATCAACACGTGGTCCACGGTATACTGGATAGCCTGTAATATAACCAGATGCTTCTGCAATGCGTACATCTCTGTTATATCTATTTACAGTTCTAGCTCCAAAGTTTTGGTTAGAAGTGTCTTTAATATCAAGAGCTGCTGTAAAGTCTGCTCTGATAGTATTTCCCAATCTATCTACTATAACACCCTCTTTATGAGTTGCTATAGAGAATTTATAACGACCTTTACCATTATAGTTTTGGTTTAATTTCTTAATATCTAAACCACCGCCCTTAGCTACTAGATCCTCTACGTAGAATGAGTTAGCTATAGAAACTGTAATACGCTCTACTAGAGTTAATGGATCTATATTGTAAGGTACTACAATACCTGTTACTGGTACTATAGGTAGATCTGTTCTTGTTGTAGCAACGATTTGATCTACAGCTAGACTATGCAGTACTGTATCAATAGCATCTGCATAAGTAAATAGATCATCGTCTGCTGGACGTTTCTCTTGTTTAGCAATCTCTGCTAGTCTTAGAGATTCTTTAGCTGTCAATGACTTACGTCCTGTACCAGCTAGAAGTACTATATAGTAAGATACTCTAGTTTTCTCTTTCTTATAGACACATAGTGAGCTATACTTAAGAGATGTAAATATATCTTTATCTAGAACAATTACGTCTAGAGGATTGTTCTTAGCTTTAGAGATAGCTTCAATCTTCTCTTTAAGCTCGACTAAGTTAGTGGCCACACCACCAGCAGAGATGATACCTTTTGTAAACTCTGCAAATGGATCCATTAGGCCTTCTGGTTGTCTATAGTTATTACTAGCTGGTTTCTCAGCAACTGACTCTGCATTGAAAACAGTCTCATTATTGCCGTTTTCTACATTTCCTATTGTTACCGCCATGGTAAACTCCTTATGAATTTTAATATATTAAAATAGAAGTTAGTAACATAACCTACTATAGTATGCTATAATACTATATATAGAATTAAGATACATAAACCTAGGTAGTCTATACTCTGTCCGCCAACATAATATATCTATTATCTCCTAGCTTATGTTCTTAATCTATTACAGATTAAGAACTAAAGTAGTTTGCTATTACTTCTATATAAATAATATCTAACTATAAAAAAGTCACTTTGACACTCGTTCACTACGTTTACTCGTGTCGTAACAACACTCTCTCGTTACACTCGTTCGTGTTGTTAAGATACCTTCGTATACTCTCTATAGTACAGATATAAGCCTATTGTGGAATATAAGCCTTTTATTCATTCCCTTAGTATAACCTTTCGGTTATACTAAGGTTGCTTATATAAAATTTTAGTTCAGCTATAGCAATATAAAAATTAAAAATACTTATTTAAGTTCAATCGCTGACTTATAACATTACTTAGTAGGAGAATATATAAATATGCTAGAATTATTTACAACTAAACTTCCTCCTATCTTCCAAGGTATAACAGTTAACCAAGATCTTAAATACATAAGAGAATATTATAATGGTGTTATAGATAAAGTAATCTCTTATAGATCTGAGAATATATGGTTCGTAAAAGGTGAACATATACTTAATAGATTTCTAAAGTTATTTCTATCTCCAGAAGGTATGAAAGATATAGAATATTTCAAAATGATAGATACTTACTCTAATAGCGCATGTAGAAACTTACAATTCTCTACTATGTATAATACTGGTAACTTCCATAAGAATAATATATTTAAAGGTAGTACTGAAATTTACTATGTAAAATCTGAAGTACTTCCATTAGATAAGATTGGCTCTACTTGGAAGAACTATAATCCTATTAAAGTACTATATACAGATAATAGAGTATTTGATATTACAGTACCAGATAGTATGTATAATAATGAAGTATCTATTATAATGGAAATAGATCTATTTAAACTTATGTTCCATTATAAATACTGGTATGAAGAGAGAGCATTTAGAGATCTTGATAATAGTACTGAAGCTTACTTAGGCTCTTGGCTTATGCCAACGCTACTAAGAAGCTATCTTGATTATACTAGTTGGAATATAGCATCTAGACTTATTACAGATAGAACCTATATACCTACATTTAGATCTAAAGTACCATTTAGCGTATCTGACTATACGAAAAGATTAACTAGTGGATACTTAGAATATATAGATAGATTTAGATATACTAAAAATAGCTTTAGTAAGATACTAGAGAATATACCTATGATATATAGTTCTAATGCATTAGAGCTAATGAATCTACCTAAAGATTTCTATACTAGACAATCTATATGGTTACCACTATATTGTAGAATGGGAGTATTGATTAGCTTATTAGAGCTTACTGGTACTAATGGTAAGATAGCTAATAGTAACTTTACATCTGGTATAAAGAGAACTGTTAGAAGTATACTTAACTTAGAACATATACTACCTGATAATACTCCTAGGTATATAGAGAGAGAATTCTACTATATGCTATTTAGATTAGAGAGATTAGCAGACTTATAGATAGAGTAGAGGAGTGTTACTCCTCTACTCTATCTTCTTTTACTTCTATATTAGCTTTATTCTCTTCTTGTAATACTCTATCTAGAAAATCTTCTACTGGACCTTCTATAGTTATAGTACCATCTACTATACCTTGGTTCTTAACTAGCTCTTGAAACGTAGCATCATCTACTGTAACTGTAAACTCTACTCCATTATCTATAACTTGTATATCTTGCATATATTACTCCTTCGTTGTTGTATCTGGATACTCTCTTAGCTCTACAAAATCTGCATTAGCAAATCTACTATACATAGACTCAAAATGACATACTAGGACTATTTGATTAAAGTTATGACTTAATACTCTATCTATAACATCATAAGCATTTACTCTATGCTCTGGATCCATAGTTCTACCAAATTCATCTAGTATAAGAGGAAAACCTTGTAAACCTAAGTATTTAATAAAGACTATCTTAAAAGCTAGGTTAACTATCTCTTGCATAGAGCTAGATAACTTAGATACATCTTCTATAGTCTCATCATGGTTTACTTTTACTTTAAACTTGTAATTAAGATCATTAGACTCATCTACTTCACAAGGTAATAACTCCATATTATAAGACCATACTGAATTTATAATATTATTCATCTCAGATAGAAAGCTATTAAGGAAACTATTGATAGATTTAGCTATAAGTCCACCTTCTGGAGATAGCGCTGTAACCATCTTAGATACTACAGATAGTTTAGTCTTATTAGTAGATATAAGATTCTGTATATTATTTATAATAGCTTGGTCTGCATTAGAATCAGAAACTTTCTTCTGTATAATAGAAAGTTCTAGTTTAAGATTAGATATATTCTTAAGTATTCTATTGTTAAGCTTAGTATAGAGCTTATAAGTAAACTCTTTAGATTTAAACTGTTTAAACTCTTCTATATCCTTAGTAAGGTTAGTAAGTTTAGTATTAAACTCTAAGTACTTAGAGATATTCTCTATATGCTTAATAGTTTCTAACTTATTATCATTAAGCTTATTGATTTCAGCTTCTAATGTAACTATAGAATCTATACCTAGCTCTTGTGCTAACTTAGATGCCTCTTCTTTAACCTTAAGTATCTCTGTAAGTTCTTGATGTTTTTTAGTAGCTATTTCTAGCTCTTTTAAAGACTCTAGAGAGACTCTAGCATTATTAAGTATAGTTGGTATAGACTCTAAGTTATCTTTGCCTACAGGGGCTAGAAATGACTCTAATGGGCTATTAGAAAACAACATAAGAACTTTATCTAATAGTTCTAAGTTATTAGCTATATGTTTTATCTTAACATCTAGATTCTTAAGTACTACTAACCTATCTTTAAGAGTAGACTCTATAGCTTCTATATCCTTCTTAGTCTTAGCTATTTTATCTTGTACTGTATATTGGAACTTATGATTACAGTTAGGGCAAGTTACCATATGTTCATGACTATTACGCTCTAAATCAGCTAGAGTATTTTTAAGTAAACCATACTTACCTTTATCAGTATCAAACTCTGTCTTAAGAGTTTCAAACTTAAGCTTAAAACTATCTAAAGATTCTTTAGATAAGTGTTCTCTATTAGAAGGTTCTAATAGAGTAGTTAAGTAACTATTGATCTGGTTAGAGAACTCTAATAGAGTATTAGATAGGTTATTATAGCTACCTATAACAACATTAGCTGGTAGAGTAGAGGCTAATTTATTCTTATACTCTAGAGTAGAAGCTATAGCTAACTTAAGCTGTTCTATATTAGATTTATCTCCTAATATCTCTAGTGTTTTAATAGCCTTAGCTTTCTTATCTAGATCTTTATTAATCTGATCTAAAGTAGCTTGGTATTTACCTAATTTAATACTAGCTGTATCTATATTAATATCTTCTAACTTAGATAGTTCTTCTATAGAGTATTTAACTCTATCATAGCTATCATAAAGTAATTTAACTTTATCTTCTGTATACTGGTTACCGGGATAATCTATCTTATAGAGAGATTGTGTTAGATTAAATATATTATCCTCTAGTTCTTTATTATGCTTATTAAGTCTATCTAGCTCTTCTTTAGATATAAGAGAAGTAGTCTTTTTAGCTAGCTCTTCTTGCTGTATCTTAACAGAACCTAATAGATCTCTAGCTCTAGATCTTAAGTTATTCCATACTGATATACTAAATGTATAATCTATAGGAGATAATATAGTAAACCAATACTTTCTAGTAGAAGGTGCCATAGTAGTTAAATTATCAGTACCTAATAAGATATTAAACATATTAGGAGTAAGTTTAAAATGCTCTTCTACTAGCTGTTTTTGTACTACAGATGTACCACCAGGATTAAGTTCAGTATCATTCTTAATGAAGCTATGTTTACCTTTAGCTACATAGCCAGATGATATAACATAAGTATCATTATTTACAGTATATTCTATAAGCTTATAGCCACCATCTCTATAATCTTTTTTAAGATCTGCTGGTAGCGGATTTAACTGTGATAATAGAGAAGATTTACCCATACCATTAGGCCATGCTATAATAGAAATATTACTAGATGGTGTATATATAAAATGCTCTACTCCAGATAGAAAGAATCTTTTAAATTTATGTAAAATTAATCTTTTTAATAACATAGTATATTACCTTAATATAATCTTATTAACTCTTATAAGTTAAGATAGTTAAAAATATAAGCTAGATAGAGCTTGTAGCTCTATCTAGTTAATTTTCTGTTAGTATAAACTCTTCATCTTCATCTGGAAAGTATTTATCTACAAGTTTTACTAATTCTCCGAAGTCGTCCATGTTTCTAACGGATTTGGCTTTATCTGTAAGCATTTTCATAACGTCAGAATCTTCTTTAATAGGATCATTATCAAAAGTTATAGGATTATAGGCATTTATAATACCTTTCATAAGTGTAATATTATACTCTAGCTCTGTTTCTGACATACGACACGGATCTAGCTTTCTATAGTAATTAAATTCAGGTGTTAATTCAGAATCTGACATTTTCTTAAGTACATTAGTCTGATTACTAGTAAAATTAGATTTAACAGCTGTAGTGCTACCAGCTGTTGCTATACCAACTATAGCTTTACCTGTATTAGTACTTAAGAATTCATTAACATCTTTAAATATGTTATCATCTTTCTCTAGATAATCTTTTATCTCGTCTCTGTAGCAGTATGCAGTACCGGCTGCGCCACCTACAGCTATAAGACCAGTTAAGATCTTCCATTTATTGTCACATACTTTATCCATAAAAGATTTTTCTTCTTCTGGCTTTTTATTATGCAATAACTCAGCATTCCTTAACATTACACAAGTATCTGCATACTTATGAATCAACTCTTCTTTTGTTTCCATTTTATACTCCTTTTAGATAGCATTATTGCTATACTCTCGTATAATTTACTCTAGAGTATAAAAAAAATATAAGTATAGGCTACAGTATAACCTATGGTTATACTGTAGCTATATATTATTTCTTTAAGTTACTCTTTATATCAGTAACTGGATTACCTCTATAAGTTTCATCTACTATCTTGTTTATACTATCTGTAAGAGCTGGATCTTCTACAGCGTTTCTATTAGCTCTTAGTAGATCTAATATTCTCTTATGTAGTATAAGACATTTTAATAGATTATCAGTAGGTTCTAGTCCTTCTCCTTCAAAGTCACAGTCTATCTCTGGTATTCTAGGAGCCACAGGTACTTTAACCTCTTTTGTTTCAACTTTAACTATAACCTTAGGCTCTTGTGGCTGGTTAGAGCAGCCTAGAAACATATAGCCTATAGCTAATAGTACCATTATTGTTATACCTAACTTAAGCATAGTTAGGATTCTACCAAAATCAAAATTTTCATTATGCATTGTTATACCTTATTTCTATCATCACTATCTAAAAAATATGAGGTTAATATAGCTGTACCTACGAAGATGGTTGTAAATAATATACCAGTAGTTAACCAGCTATCCCTTTCTATAAAATCCCTTTGACTATACCCTATTACACTACAGGTTCCCATAGATAGAAATCCTAGTATATAGAGTATAAGCACAAATACCTTAGCTCCTCCAGATAGATACATTTCTGGATAGTCATCCCTTATGTCATTTCTAAAATCCTTTTCAGTTAGCATACGTCTCTATAAGTCCTTATATTTTATTTTCGAAATATTCTCATTTACACGCTTATAATCTTCACAAGTTGCATTCTTTTTATCCTTAACTTTGACAATCTTCTCTACGTACTTAATAACTTCTTTAGGAGTTTGATTCTTCCATTTAGTAACTTCAGCACGTAAAGCATTTTCATTAACTTTCATATTCTCTATAGCTGTGTTAGTTTTATCTATAGCAGAACTTAGACTATTATTATTAAGCTCTAATGTAGCTATCTCTAATTTAGCTATAGTAGCATTAGCTTCATACTCTTTAACTAGCACTTTATAAGAATCTATAGTAGATTCATATTTCTTAATATCATTCTTTAATAGTTTAACATAGGTAAGTATACCTACTACTACTAAAATCACAAGTAATCCTGGTAGCCAACTTTTAAAGTTAGCAAAAAACATCTTAATTCCTAATGGCAACATCTTTTTATAACTCCTTTTTAATTTATTTGCATATAATCAGTAGAGTATATAGTTTTATAGTTTTTAACTATAGAGCATAGAGTAGTATTTAAACTACTCTATGCTATCTAATGATCTAAGGTTAACTTAGATTACTATTTAGACTATGTAGTTTAGGTACTACATAAGCTAAATATCGTTTAGCTTCATAGCTATTAGGTTTTAAGCTTTTAAGCTCTGAAGCAACATTGTTTAACACGTTAGCAGTAGCCAACTGATTCTTGGCTACTGCTTTATGTTTAACATCGTTTACTAATAATATAACATTATTAATATCTGCCATATATTATCCTTTCTACTAGCTAATGCTAGTTAAATTAATAGAGTACGTAGAAGCTAGATGCCTCTACGTACTCTCTATATAAAGAATATATAACTGTATAAATGTTATTTAGATACTAATAAAAATAAAAATATATAAGCTAGAGATAGAGTCCTTACATAGGCTCTATCTCTAGTAAAGTATTTTCATAGCTGGATGTTCTGGAGTTACTGCGTAAGTCTCTTTCTTCCAACTCTTAGCTATATCTATAGTACAGCTCTCTCTTTGTCTAAATAGGTCATTATGTTTACGTAAACTACCACAATAGAACGCATCGTATATAGTACTTACACCATCTATCTTACGTAGTCTACCCATACTTTGACGATTAGACTGTAGTGAACCCATAGAGATAGTTTGTATAACTGTTATAAGGTTAGGTATATCTATACCAGTACTAGCTGATAATGGAGTAGATACTGTTATATCAGAGTCCATTATGCTTTCATAGTCATCTTCTTCTACATAGGTATTAATCTTAAGATCTGGATATATACCACGTAGTAGATTAGCAAAGTGTTTACACATGTCTACTAGAGAACAATATATTAATAACTTCTGACCGTCTTTACGTCTCTTAATATAATCTCTCTCTACATATTTTAATATCATTTTATCGTACTGAGATAGTAGATGTGGTCTAGAGAATAGATACTGTTCAAAGGTAATTTGGCTATAACCTTGTGAACCAGTATGTTTTACTTTTCTATTAGCATCTTCTATAAAATATCTTATGTTATTAACGTCTATATGGTTATTAGTATTAAGATCTACTTTAACTATATTAGCATCTGGTACTACCATATCGTAGATAAACTGTGTATGTTTATCATTACTAGCTAAGGTAGCAGTAAGTAGTATATACTTACTTACCTTAAAGTATAACATAAGTTTACTTACATTGCACATCTCCTGGTGTGATTCATCACTAACCATAACTCCTATACCTAGTAACTGCATAAGATCTTCTGGAGCTACAGGATACTGTTCAGATTCAAAGTTCTCTCTTTTTCTATTATCGTATATATTAGCATATAGACTTAATGTACGTAGAGAAAATATAAATATATCATACTTAGAATTATATTCATTAGGATGTAGCATAAGATCTTTTAGCTTTTCACTACCTTGTATAACACAATATTTATCTTTTATGTTATAGAAGTGTTTATCCATATCCTCTTCCCACTTGTCTATATACTTAGGTAATATAACTATAGCAGTCTTCTTAGCTATTTTAGATAACGCATAACAGCACATAAGGGTATTATGCGTTACTATGTAGTTATCAGCTACATAGAGCTGATCTTCTGCTTCTACCGATATACAAGTAGCTTCATCCTTATCTACCTCTACTATATCTAAGATTCTTAATCTTAATGGGTTAGTAGGTGCTTTAAACTTAGTACCGTAGAAATACCTATTAGGTTTCTTAGACTTTATAAAGAGTTTATAACCTAAACCATATGGAACTAGTTTAACTATATCACCTACAGACCTTACTAGCTTCTGTACCGATTTAGCTAGATCTTCATTATCTAATGTAAGTGTTATAGCAGTACTGTCTGGAGCATTGATAGCTATAGCATTATTAAATAGCGCTCTTAGTAGCTCTGTCTTTTGCTCTATACTAGCATTATAGTAAACTTCTGGTATGAATAAAGATTCTTTAGTTATACCTAGTTCTTTTAACTTAGCCATATAGCTAAACTCTGTAGAAGTTAACCTATACTCGTTATAGACCTTATTGATTATAATTTTTCTAGTAAGCTTAGAAGTTTCTGGTAGTTTACTAGTTATAAGATCTACATAATCAGAATCATCTGTATTGATAATGATACCATTAGATATATTAGAAGTAAGTATAACTCCTAATATAAAAGGATCTAATGGTAACTCTTTATCTTCTGTTACTTCTGGTTCTGGTAGTGGTATATAGTGCTTAAGATCTTTATTCTCTGGTTTCTCTCTTTCTAATAGTATCTGCTTAGTAGTAAGTACTGCTTCAGTACCATCAGATCTATAGATTAACCATTGATGCTCTAAACCAGCATCTATAGTTCTACCATCTAGGAATACAAACTTATATAGTTTCTTCTTACCTTGTGGAAATACTCCAGTTACTTTAGTAGGATTACCATTAGGATGTATTACATAATCACCTACTTGTAAGTTCTCTATAGCTCTCCAACCATTAGGTACTCTAATACGAGTACCATTACGTAACTCTTTACCAGAACCCATAATAGTAGGCACTAGCTTAACATAGTTCTCTGGTTGTGTAAGTTCGTCAGTAACTACTTTTTGATAGTCTCTTAATGTAAACTGATCAGTTCTAAATTGAATATCAGCTGGTAGACCATAATCTTCTTTACTATAGTTCTCTACTTCTATTTGGTCACTAGTAAGATGTGAATAGTAACCTAATGTAGATATAAATAACTTAAGTAATGAAATATGGAATGTCCATTTCATCTCAGATGGTTCGAATATATAGTAAGGTTTATCAGGTACTCTTACTTTTTTACGTAAGCCTCTGTTAAACTCTAGTTTATAAGTTTGATATGGTCTAGCAAACTTTTCTATAGTTAACATAAGCGACTTATCTAAGACAGTAGCCACGAAGTGGCTAACATAAATCTCAACCTTTATTCTCTTCATAGCTACTCCTTATATATTTAGCTTTAATTTATTATAGGATGTTTCTCAAAATCTTCTATAGTCTCTGCTGGAGCTAAGAATACATCCATAATATGATTCAATGGTTGTGTTGTACTAAAGGCTTCTGGTACCATCATGATTTTCATATGGTCTTCATAAGCATATGCTGCTCCCATACTGCCATTTTTCAGTATAACTTTAGTGTTACGAACTGAAGCAGTATCAGAACCGTGTGCTAATGAGAAGTCTCCAGCCTCATAGTTGTTAATAGAATAACCAGCTACTAGTACTTCTAGTAGTGCTATATTAACATCTAATCTACTATTAACTTCTGTAAATAACCTATGTAATAAACCCTCTTGAGAGTTAATACTAGTTACATCTTCTTCTACTTCGTTATCAGCACTAGATTTACCTTTATTACCATCAGCACCATTAAATATGTTACCAACTCTATTAGCCATACTAGGGAATGAGAATTCGACATCTGGAATATAGATAATAGGATAGTTAAGATTCCACTCTGCTAGTGGAATGATATAGTTATCATCTTTATCTAACTTAGCTCCTACTTTCTGTATATGGATTAGAAACTCTGTAGAGAAACTACCTAATCTTTTACCTTTACGCATAAAGACTGGTATCTCTGTAACTTCTCCAGTTACTCTATTAGTCTTAATTAACCATAGTTCCCTAAGATGTGATACAGAAGCTGGTGTAAATCTACGTACATCTGTATTAGGCATAATATCAGCTAGACCTCTAGCAGATTTAGCAGATACTTTAATATCGAGTATGAAATCTTTCTTATTATCGAACTCAACCTCTCTATTATCCTTTACATAACGTTTACGTATATAGACATTCGTATTATCATCCTTCTTAGTTTCAAAGTCTCTATCTGCTGGTGGATCTATAGTAACTGGTAGAGCATTAGCAGATGATATTTCGTGTTTAAAAGAAAGTATCTTCTGTGTTATCTCTTGTGTCATAACAGTAGCACTATAGTGTCCTATATGTGTCTTAAGAGGTAAGTTATAAGCTAGCTTACCTAAACACTTAGAACATATACAACGTTTATCTTTCCATCTACATTTATAAGCTACTCTAAGCTTGATAGTCTTACCTATAAGATGTTTATCAGTTGGTTTTATAACCTCTTCTTTACCTGTCTCTTCGTTTAGATAATACTTACCTACTAAAGCTGGTAAATGGCATTTCATAGGGTTATCTCTAGAAGATGAAGCATCTTCTACTTTCCAATCTATATACTCATGCTGTCCACAATCTCCGTCTACAACTCTCTCTATACGAGCCATAACTAACTGTAGTTTTCTAGCCATATACTCAGAGTTAGAAACTGCTGTAGTAGAAACTTTAAGAGCTTTAGCACCAGTCTGTGACTCCATACCAATCTCGTCTATACCATACATACCAGAAGTAAAGCTAGATGGAATAGGTTTCTTATAGAGCTCTTCAGATAGGTTAGTAATATTACCTCTTGGTCCTAGTACTTGTCTAAGTTGCATCTTGTTCATAGTGCCTGATATATAACCTTTAGCAATCTTATTACCATGGTACTCTTCAGATAGTAGGATATTATGTAAAGTAGTATATGCTTCTTCTACAGAAGCTGCTACTTCATCTGTTTTACTAATATCTACATTAGCTACTTTACGCATAGCTTCTACTAGATCTGAGTGTAACTGAATATCTAAGAACGTATGTATATTTAAAGATGTTACATAGTCTAAGTTATCAAATACGATTTCGTTATAGATAGCGTTGAATGTTGTATACATCTTCTTCCATATAGGACCTAACATAGCTCTAGTATTATTCTTCTCTAGTACATTATCTACAATATACTGTAAGATAGCTTCATATGTTTTATTAAGTGTTTTAGAAACATAGAAGCCACTAGAGTAATAGTTTGTAATATCGAACTGTGATAAGACAGGTAAGTTATCGAATAGTTTAAGTACATCCCAAACGTAACGATTAACTACAACCTCTCTAAACGTAAGATCCTTTAGAACACCATCGTCAAATCTAACTGTTATGTTAGTCTTTAAACCATGGTTAAGCTCTTGTGGAGTCTTAGACATAAGCCTTTGTACGTCTACAATAGGTCTATGTGATACTTGTTGTTGTTCAGCTTTAGCTTTAGCCATATTATACCTCCATTATTAATAATATAGAAAGAATACTATAATATACCTTCTATATTAATAATATCTAACTGTATATAAGTCATTCTGATAGTAGTTTATATATACCAATATATCTACTAACTGGTAAGTAAAAAAAATAAAATGCTACAGTAGTTAGGCTATAAGCCTAACTACTGCAACTTCTTTCAAAATTGGTAAAAAAGGAGGTATATGTCTTATATACCATGTTAGCTTATTAAGAGTATAACAACAACGAATATACTCTTAACTATACTAACAGTTTACTCCTTTTCATAATAAGAGGAGGTTATGTAAAATATGTAAGTATTCTACATAACCACACGCTTAAGTTGTGATTTTAGCATTTAACTATATGCTAAAATATTATTAATACACTCCGTCTATATAAGTATAATCCATACCTATAGGTTTAAATATAGAGTGTACTAACTTAACAGCTGAATCATTACCAAATGGAACTTTAGTTCTATCTACGCCTACTTTCATATCGCACGGTCTATCTGCAGATAGTATATTATGGTATAGTGCTTTATGTGTTGGTACACTATTAGCTCTATCTTTAAGCTCTGCTATAGCTTTTCTACCACCGTAGTAAGAATATAACCTACCTTCTGTTTCAGATAGTATCTTAGTAGGTGAATTTCTAAATGGTAGTCTATCTCTATTAGCAGCTGTTACTGATATAGGGAACATAAAGTTATTTAAGTTAGGACTAGAAGTAAATAACATGTTATCAGCAGTCTTACAAATCAATATGGTATAGAGTGGTGCTATAAGTTCTTTATCTTTAGTTACAAAGTTCTTAATAGTAACACCATCTTCCTCTAGTACTGGTATAACTATGTTATCTCTAGGAGGTTCATACTCTGTACCAGTTATATCCATAATGATTTGATATAGACGTTTTTCATTACTTAGCTGTTGCATAATATAAACTTCTTCGTTAAGACATACATTAAGTACTTCTCTCTTCTCTTCTATAGTAGCGTTAGCGTAAGCATCAAACTGAGCTGTGTTAAACTTACCTAATAGACCCATTAGATATGTAAACATAGCTTCTACTGTAGCATCTGGTAGCTCTTCTGTATTTCTAGATCCATTCGCCATTTCACGTAGTTTAGCTTGGCAATATCTAGAGGCACCATTGATCTCATGTTGGTATAACCTAGCCATATTCATTCTAGATATAACAGAGTGTGAGTCCATGATTATATCTGCTCTACCATATTTATTATAAGGCATAAGATGATCTGGTCTAACATCTGATATAACACCTTTACCACCAGACTGATCTGATACTTTATGTCCTTTACCTAACGTAACTGTATAACGTATAGTTACTTCTAGTCTATACGTATCTAGATCTTCACTTCTATTAGCTAAACCTAATGTTTTAGGTAGTACATTAGAAGCTGCTTCTCTAGCCTGTTTAATATCCCTAGATAACCTAGTTAAAGTAGGATTAGTCTTAATATTAGTAATATTAGCATCGTGTGCTACTTTAGCAGCATCTACTATCATACCGTGTAACTGAGCAGATTTATGTATAACTTCTTTACCGAAGCCATAATCTCTATCGTGTAGCTCTTCACAAGCACTGTGATATGCTTTTAGTAGATCTTCGCAAAACTTCATATACGATCTAGCATACTTATCAGCTAGATCTCCCATGCCATGGTATAAGTTAGATTTAGCTTTAGGGTTCTTATAGCAGATTATATCTACTACAACTCCAGAATCTGTATATTGACCATTACCAATATCTACTTTATCTCCTGGTCCACGTACATAAGTACATTTATCGAATGTAGGATCAAATGTTCTTAAGTCTTTATTAGAAATAAGAGCAGATGCAAAATCTATAGGATCATCGTCAGAACCAGTCTTACTAGAACTAAAGTCTTTAAAGTTTCTTAATGCTACTAGAACACTATCTGGAGATATTTTATCTCCTATCTCTGGAAATGGTTTATACTCTGTATCTGTACCATATAGGTTAAGAGGTACAAAGTTAGAACCAAACTCTACTACTTTAGTTTCAAATACATCATAACGCATTTTCTTAGCTAAAGATTCTGATATGATAACACCATCTTCTGCTATATCTGGGTGTGTACAAAAGCACATATTAGCATTAACACCTAATGCATAACCACTATGATCTCTAACAGCTGGAGATGTAGCTAATCGTGTACCTTTAGCTAACCTAGTATCCCTCTTAATGTTAGCTAATACTTCGTTATTAAGTTTATAAGTAAAACCAAAGTTTTGATGGAAACCAGAATGGAATATAGGTACGTCTATAACATCTAGCTCTTTATACTCCTGATATGTATCAGGATCTAAATGCCTTTTAAGTACTATAAGTACTTTTTGTGTTACTGCATTTACATAACCATCCGTATTACCATTATAGCGTTCTACTACTCTTAATACTGTACAATCTTCTTCTGCTACTGGACCAAACGTATGTATTGCTAACTGTTTATCAACACCAGTTTGGACTATAGGTATATCACCGTCTACTAGAGTAACAGATTGTGATTGGTGCGCTGTATACATATACGAACGAGCAGATGAGTTATGTTGTACTGCATAGTTTACAGCATGCGGACCTATAAGCTCTTCTCGTATACGTAGGTCTGGATCTACTGGTATGATAACATCTACTTTAGATTTCTCTAACGGAACTCTAAGATGTTCATATTTTGATTTGGACATGGGTATAGTCCTCCTTTCTTTACCTGTTTTTGAAATAAGATAAAACGTAAGTAGCGTAGAGTCTATAGACTCTAAACTACTTTAGTTCTATATAAATAATATCTAACTATAATCTTTTCAGTTTGATAGCTATACTAGAGTACTTCTTGCTTAGACTCTGATAGCATATTATTAAAATCTTCTGTAGTAAACTCTATATCATCAGCTCTAGCTTTATTAAGTAGGTCTTTGATATAGTTAGTTAGAAAAGCTCTCTTGTCTTCTTTAGTAACATTAAAATTATCTACTCTAGCATCAGGATCTTTAGCTCTAGCATTCTCTTTATCTTGGAACTCTAACTGTGCTTCTACTTGCTCTAAATAGTCTTCTAGTGTAATACCTAATGAACAACCTTTATAGAATAATTTAGATACTATATTCATCCAGCTACTAGTGTTATAAAGAGCTGAAGATACTTTCTTATAGATAGCTAATGCTCCTAATGTATAATATATATTATCATAAGCAAATATAGCATCATACTCTCTATGATCCAATATATTAACTCTAGTAAAGTGTCTAGTAAGTTTCTCTGTAAGATCTCTATAGTTTACATTACCATCTGCATTCTCTAGTATGTAAGACTTAATAATGATAATTATACCTACCTGTACTAGGTTAGTATATTTACTCTTAAGTTCATTACTTAATGTACCTTCTACAAATGGAAATGGAGTATAGAGTAACATCTCTCTAAGAGCAGCTTTAAAATCTGAAAACTCTTTATCTAATGTAGCTGAAGGGAAACCAGCTTGTAGTAGTTCTTTTATATCAATATCTACAGTATCTTGTCCTTTATACCTATCTAGTACTTGTACAGCATTAGTATAGTTAGGTAAACTATTCTCTTCTTCTATAACTTTCTTAAGTTCTTCGTTAGTTTCTACATTATGAAACTTACGTAGAAATATAGTAACCTTCTCTAAGTAGTCGCCTACATGATCTACGTTAAATCTACCTTCTATACGCATATCTCCAAATAGAGAAGTATTAGACTCGCTTATACGAGTAAAACGTTTATTAGCTTCATTCTTTAAGATAGCTTCTTTGTTTCTATCTTTAAGTCCTGCTATAGTCATATTGTGTCCTTTATTAAGTAAAATTTTTATTTTATTCAATAAGAATGTCAATCGGTGATTTTTTAAACCTATAATTAAGGAAGAATAATATGGCTATGACTAAGATAACTAATCTAATAGATACTGATAATAAATCTGAATATATAACTAAGATGTGGACAGCAGTATATCCAGTACTTAGAGAGAAATACGTACTGACTAGTAAACTAGGTAAAGTTAATATAGCAGACGCTAAGAAGTATGAAGGTGATCTAGAAGGTCTACTAAGAGATAAGCTAGAGATAAGACAAGAGTATATACTACCTACTATGTTAGTAAATGGTTATATAAACAGTCAGTCTTATAAAGGAGATAAGTTAGAGTTTGTATATGTAGATGATAGAATGCTAAATAGATACTTACAAGCATTTAAAAGATCTGAAGTTATAAGAAAAAAATAATGTATAGTAGTAGTAACTAGTGGCGGCTAGTTACTACTACTTATTTATGTTAACGGAAATAGCTATTTCCATATGGACTTGCCATACCTACATTAGGTTGTGGATAACCCATCATAGGTTGCATCATAGGCTGTTGATACATCATTTGGTTCATCATAGGTTGTTGATAGAACTGTTGTTGTACTTGTGGTTGTACAGCAGCTGCTTGTCTAGCCATAAGCATTTGATTAGCTTCTGGAGTATTCATCTCTGGGTTAAGAACTGATACCATCTTAGGAGCTACTGGAGCTGTAGTTGGTGCCATAACTGGTTGTACATTTTGCATCATAGGTTGTACAGGTTGCATAACTGGGGCCATAGCTGGTTGACCATTAAATGGCATCATACCAGTATTGCCAAACATAGCATTTCTACCTCTTAATAGCATATCAGTTGCTGATAAACCTACATCTTGTTTAACACCTTGTACTGCAGCTTCTCTCTCTACTGTAGTTTGTTCTACAGCTGATTGTAAACCAGGATGAATATTATTAAGATTCATATTCATACCCTTCTTAGCATTAGATACATCAGTTGCTAGATCTACTTCTTTCTCAGTAGGTACTTGAGTTAACTCAGCTTTAAAGATAGTAGTAGATTGTTCTATATCAGAGCTATTGAAAGTAAAGTCTATTTTAATATCTTTAATCTCATTTGGATTAGAGTTATACATAGACTCTAAGTAGCTACTAATAACACCCATAGTGTTTCTAAATAATAGCATTAATGCTATAAAGCCAGGAGCTTCAGTATCTTTAGTACCAGCTACTATAGCACCTTTCTCATTAGCACCTACCATAAAGACAGTTAATATATCGTTAAAGATCTTAACATCTTTATATCTTAACTTAACACCATTAACTTCTATCTTCTTCGCTTTATCATCTTCAGTACTAGTTTCATAAGCTTGTAGTGCTTCTTTAACATCAACCCATAGGTTACAAGTTAACCTAGCTTCCCTAGTATTAGAGTTCTTATCTGTTGCTTTCTTAGTCCTTGGTAGTACTAAGTTAAACAATGGTTTATCTATACTCTGTACATATGATAGTATAAGTTTCTCCCAACTAGCTATCATAGTCTCATCTACAGCTTTACCATTAGCTTTCATACCAGGTATATTTTTATCTTTAGCTTCTGATATAAAATCTATAATAGCCATAGGTAAGTTCTCTTGTAGAGCTGGTGAAGTATATGTAATCAACATAGCTTTACCGAATACTGGTAGTGCTAAAGAGAAGTTAATCTTAACACAATCTTGTAGTATTGATAAACCAACCCCATCTTCAGATGCTTGTTCTGCTAACGGATTGAATATAAGAAACTTTGGTACATATTTACCATTATTATCTAACGTAAACATATCTTTAAGATTCTCTTCTGTAGGTAAAGCAACACCTTTACCTTTATGTCTAGTTATATCAACCCAGTCCTCTCCATTCTTACATTGTAAGAAACCACTTTCTGTAACACGTATTGAAAATGTTTTCAATAGGTTAGTATAAAAATCATTAAGTTTCATCTACATACTCCTAATATGTGTTTATATTCATATTCCCATTGAATGGGCTATTGAAACCATCTGTAGCTGGTTTCAAACTTATATTGTCTGTTATTTCATTTACTAACAAACCTAAACTAGATACTAAATTAGTCTTAGTATCATCACTACCTACCATAGGTGTAAAGCAAGTATCTCCAAATGTTGGAAATCTATAGAGTATAGGTTCTTTACCATCTAGAGAAATTGATATACTAGTATCAGTAGTAAGATCTATATTAGCTACTACATCATACTTAGTATTACCATTACTAGATAATAATGGATCTATTAGTATCTTAACAGCATTATCTAAAGCTCTAGATAGTAGCATAGGTGCGTTAGGGTCATTCTGTGCTACAGCATAGCTCCATCTTACACTATTACCATCTACGAAATATTCTGGTTGTAATGCCATACCAAATCCAGACTCTAATGGTTTATAGTTATTACTAAGTCTAATAACCATACTAACTACAAACTTCTCTGTCATTAGGTTAGTTAGCATATTATGTAACTCAGTTACTAACGTAGTCTCTCTATTAGCACCTAGCATATGTTCTGTATATTGGCTATTAAGTATACCATCAGTACTAAATCTATTATCCTCTATAACATTAGCATATACGATACGATCTGAAGTAAATGTTCTATCTATAGACTTGAGTTGTTTAATAGTAAAAGACTCTTTAAGAGGATTAAGATTAACTTCTTGTAGAGCTTGTATAAACAAATCTGTACTAAGTATATTGTTACGTAGTCTAGAAGTAGCTTCTATAATAGCTTGATCTGCTCCAGAGTTAAATAGATTATTATAAGCATTATAACTAGAGTTAGCATCTGCTACTCCATTTACAACAGCATTAAGTATCTTATTAACATACTGCTTACCTATAGCATCCTTACGTTCGAATGCCATAGGTTCTTGACTTGCTCTTGTGTTTACACTATATACAGAACCTCCAAAGTCTTTATCAACTAGAGAGCCTGTTATACCAGATGTAATATCAGATGGTCTTACACATACATTACAACTATCATTCTGGAAACTATTTACAGAACCTACACCAACATTCTGTATGTTAGTTATAGTATTAGCATTAGCATTGATAGAGATCTTCTGTATGCTATTTATGTTAAACACTAAGTTTTCATTTGGATAGGTAGATCCTGTAATATCTCTTACTATAAACTCTCCACTAGCATCTGAATAACCAGTTACTATAAGATCGTATATATCAGATGTAGAACCATATACAGTAGTCTCTGTAGGTTGACATCTTACTATCATTTTGAAAGTATATCTAGGTGCAGCCCAACCATTGTCTATGTTAGCATTACCTACTGGCAATGCTCCCATCTTCATTACGTTATTCGTAGATTGATTTACGTTAGTTAATGTACCATTATTTCTACTAATGTCTTCTACTATTCGGTCTATATCTCCAACATTAAGATTTGTAGTAAAACTACGTATAACTTGTTGTTGATACCCATAGCTTCTTGCTGGTGCAACTATGAGTTGTTGTATAGTAAAGTTAGCATGTACATTACTAAGTTTTAATCCTCTATTTACCATAGCCCCATATGGACTAGGTTCATATGGTATGTTATATTCCATATCTTACATCCTTTCTATCAGTTTTCTACTATTTGCTTATTTTTCGTTACGTTGTTCATTTTCTATTAGAAAATCTATAAGCACATTACTTATAGTACTTACTATTATATCTTTTACACCTACGTTAAGTATACTAGGTACTAACCAGTTATACTTGTTAATTTCTAGTCCCATACTAGATACCCAATCTAATATAACTAAATCTCCTGGATACTCTTGTTGATCAGATTTATCAGACTTACTATCATCTTCACTTCTCTTACCAACAACTACTTTTCTACTAGGGTAATACTTCTCTAGCTCTTCTTCTCTATAGCCTTTAGCTTTAGTACTATTGATATTAGTAGCTATATAGTGTACACTATCAGCTTCCATACCAGATATACGTTTGCTTACTAGTGCATATGCTAGTGGAAATGCTTTCATACCTACTAATATAGCATAGCCTACAGCTATAAGATTAAATATACTATTAGCTTTTAGATATAATAGTCCTCTAGGGTCTATAATATTCTTAAATATAGGACCTAAGATATTGATATGGGTATTAGTTATCTTATCAGGTGTAAAGGTAGCTGCTAGTGACATACCTAGTTTGATATTATCATCTGTACATAACTCTCTTACCTTAGGAGGTAACTGTTTCAATATCTTATCTACCGTCTCTGTAGCCCAATTTAGCTCTTCTGCTATACCTGGTGTCACATCTGTAGCTAGCCTATAAGATTCTATTACAGACTCTTTATCTTCAGTCTCAGTTTCAGACTCAGATGGTTTATTCTTATTTCTAATAGTATCGTTACTATTACCTATAGATTTTATACCACTACTGATAGTGCCATAGATCTGTCTTACTATGTCTTTATTAGTACTATCTGCTTGGTCCATAAGTAGTATCTTGTTAAATATAATCTTAGCAAGATAATACATTGGTATCTCTTCTCTAGGTAGTTGGAAACTTAATACTTTAGACTCTCCAGTCTTCTCTTTATCGAATACTTTCTCTACAGTACTACGTACATAAGCTACTAGCTTCTTAAACCCAGCTCCTTGTGCTATAGGTTGTTGTCTTATCATATCTAGCATCTGTAGATCTGGCATCTTCTTACTACCATCATCTGTACTAAAGATAATTTGTGCTAATGGACCTGTTATAGCTTTAAATATAACTATAAGTACCATAAGCTGTTTATAATCTTCTTCGATATAGGTTTGATCTCTAGATCCAACACCATCTGTTACCATAGTGGTATCAAACTCTGATTTAATAACAGCTGGTATCTCTAATGGCTGTACTACAGATATAAAATCGTATATAGAGTTGCTATCTAACATGTCTATGATCTTAGTTAGCTCTATAGTAAATTTAGCTTTAATAGCATCTGACTCTACATCAGATGCTATCGTGTAGTCATTTGCTAAGTTAGATATAGTCTCATACTCTCTATAGAGTTTTTCTATATATTCATCACCTCTCCATTGTACATAGTTATTAAGAACGCTAAAAGCTCTATCTATCTCTTTTACATTCCTAACACCTAGCTCTGTATTGAATACTGTAAGATAACCTGGGTCTTTTATCTCTCTTAGGTTACCATTAGCCTCTTTAAGTTTCTCTTTAGTAGCTCGTACTACGTATATGTCTGTTAACATATTAGTTTCATACTTAAGATAAAACATACTTACACTCCTTATTACCATATTTTAAATGTTTAAAAACTATATTACTATACTAGTTCCTATATAAATAATATCTAACTATTTATACGTCATTCTGACAGTATATTAAGAGTCATTATTCTTCTTGTTATAAGTACGTTTAAACCCTATTTCATCTGCACCTTTTGTCATAGTTACTTCCTTAGTAGCTAAAGCTTCTTTCATAGCTTTCTCTATTATATTTAATTCGTAAATAAACGATTGAAAATAATTCTTAACAGCATTGAAACTAATTTCTGCCATATCATCTTCTTTACCATCAACTGTTATCGAGATTGGAGCAAATGTTGGCAATATGTCAAATACTATTTTGTCAAAATCTTTAAAGTCTATAGTTATATAATAATGGGATGTTGTTCTCGATATTGATATACTACCTGCTTCTGAAGATGTTTTAGTAGCGTTACCCTTAACCTTATCGTAAGAGTAAAGTTTAAACGTACATGTAATAAATTTATTACTAGATTCTAATTTTGCTAATATTAAACTAAATAATGTTTTAGCATAACTTATAGGCATACTAAGCGTCTTGTAGTTATCAGCCTCTCTAGCTTTAAACGTCATATCTCTTCCTAAAGTAAACTTAAGAGTATTGTTAACAGTAGCTACTTTAAATTCTGCATATGTCTCTTTTCCTCCACTATTACTTAACGTATAGTACTTTCTTAGTCTATAGTTATTAAGTTTAGCATTAAAAGTTAGATTCTGTCTAACATCTAAAATTGAACCCATTTCTTATCCTTTTGTCTAATTAAATTAATTTTTATTCATGTCTATTCTACTTACAAAAATAAAAGAAACACATAATTTTTTTAAATTTTATATAATACTTAATGTTATACAAGCGTTTAAACAGCTTATCTAAAATTTTCACTTTTGCTATAATACTATACTTTAGTTATTTAGTATACTATAGTTATATAAGTTCTTTTATATATAAAGAGTGTATATATAGTTAAAGTTAAAAAAAAAGAGAGTATATATTACTTAAAGTAAAAAAAAGATAGTGTATATAGTGTTTAACTTAAAAAAAAGTAGTATGTTATATAGCTTAAAATAAAAAATAGCTATGCTATAGAAAAATAAAAATTAACTAAATGTATAGGTTACACTCTTATACGTTTTAACCATACGATAATAGTATGGAACGTATAAGAGTGTTTACTTCGAGCCAAAAATGGTTAATAAACTAAAACACTAAAACGGCTTTATAGTAATAAAGCCTTTTAGTAATAAACAACTAAACTTAAACAAATCTAAAAGAATATAAACAAATAACAAGCGATAGCGTTAGAACTAAAGTATGTAATAGCGCCAAATTAAAATTTACATACACAGTGTTGTTTAAAATATATATCATGTAGCGATATGAGAAATGTAGATAAACTATGTAAATAAAAACGTTAATAAAGGTGTCTAGCAGGCTCTGTATTGAACGATCGTTTAATAGTTAGTATAATTTATCGTCTTAAGCAGAGATCGTGCCTTAGAGAGGCTCCTAGAGAAGGTCAGTTGGTGTAAATCGAGATAATGTAGTTTATAAGCAATTTGCGTAAATGTTCTATTTGTAGGTAAGTAGTGATTTATATATAGCGATTAGAGCTCCGTATTTGCTCTCTATTAAACGATCATAGACCTAAACATGTGATTACTTTCTTAAGGTAGATCGTTTAACTACGAAGCTCCTAGATAGCTCTATTAACGTCTTTAAAAAACATAACAGTATGCTGTTACTTTAGCGCTTTTGTAAAAACTTAGACTAGTAACTAAGGCTAGCATTATGCAGATTTTAACAATGCTAGACTAATACCGATTTTAAGCCACCTAGGAGCCTCGTAGAGCAATGTTATTTTTGGTAGTATAATTTATCAACTAGTCCACCGATCGTCGATTCTAGGTACCTAAATGAAGCTCTAAACGGTATAGATATTTACCACAAAGTATAGAAATAGATTTTAATAAAAAAAAAATATAAAAGTAGTTTAAGTTTTTCTAGATTCTGATTTTAGAAAATCTTGGATAAAAAACGAATTTTATCTAGGGAAAAGTAAACTCTATTCCCCTTAAAATAAGGAGAATGAAGCAAATTAGGTATAAGTGGTTTTTGATAAAATCAACTAGTAAAATCTTAAAGTAACGGTATACTGTATTTTCTATAAAATTTAGTTTTATAAAATCTGAATTTTCCCCGGAGAGAGTAAACTCGAAATAACGTAAAATAAGGCAAATGATTAAAAAACTTACAGAGTCTTAATAGATTCTTACAGATACCAGAATAATAAACTTAAACTAAACTAGCTACACAGTACCTACAGTGGTACTGTGTAGCTATATGTGTAGCTATAGTATTTAGTATTATTTTTCTTACAAGTATAGTATTAGATTTTTAATAAAATAAAAAAAGAAATAATCACAACAATTACGCGCGCGCACGCGTGCGCGTGCGCGATTATATCCTGAAGCGACCAAATGAGGGAGCGAAGGGGACTAAAGGGAATCGAGGGGGTCGGGCCCGGAGGAGGGAGCCCGACAGAGCGAGAGAGAGAGTGTGGGAGGAAGGAAGAGTGAAACGATTTTGCCTCCCACACTCTAAAACGAAAAAATAGAGATTTTTAAAAAGTGAAAATAAGAGAAAAATAAAAATACCAAAATATAAAAATACCTTACAGAGACTCTTAAAAAGTCTCTGTAAGGTTAATATGTTTTTTAGATACTATAGCTAATGTATACTAATAGAGCTAATATAAGCTATTCGATAGGTGATCTAATAGGGTACTAGATAGGAAAATAGTACTTATGTTAGATTAGAAATTTCTAAAGAAAGGAGACGTGGTGTAATGATCGTATTTACGCTAGAAAAGTTCGTAGCTAATAGCGGTACTGCAACTCAAATTGGTACAACATTTACATTAGCTAGGGATGATAAATTCTTAGATATAGTACATACTGAACGTATAGATCAACCTAATGATTTCCATAAGTTTATATACGAACCTATGTTAGTACCAGATGTTAACTACTATATCAAAGCTAGACGACATTTTAGCGAAAGTAACCTTGACCATGATACACCCAGTAAGATAGTAAGATTTGATAAAGTCAGATCTGAAGCTATGATCTACAACAGAGACAACATAGTAGAGACTCCTTGGTTAGACGTTAATGAAAAGGAACTTATGGATCCTGATAGTAACGAGTTTACTATAAGCGGTAGTGAGTTCAAGAGTAATATGTCTGGTCATGAGTATAGCCACTGGATAGTAACAGATGGTAATGATCAAGTTCTATTTACCTCTATAGAGGATAGAGAGAATAAGAGAAGTATTAGAGTTACTAAAACACCTATCATAACTAGTAAGACTAAACTAATATGCTACTTGATATACGGTAGTGGTGTTGGTATAGAATCTGAAGTTAGTAAGGTAGAAGTGGAACTACAGAAGTATAACTATGAAGTTGTATCTGATATAGAGAATATACCTTCTGGGGTAGCGTATGATTTAACGTTACGTAGGTTAAATAGCAGTGCTAAAATGAATATTAGTAAAATCGAAGTAGTAAAACCGGATACTACTGAAGTATTATACAGTGTAGTGAACACTGACGAGCAAGAATCTCTAACATTTAGCTTGCCGTGGTATTTATTTAGACACAACAGCATGGTACAGGTTATCATCACAGCTCTTGATGTAAAAGATGGTGTAGGACATAACAGAATAAATCTGTATACAAGTAGTAACACTATAAGGGAACTAGAAGATCCTAGCTATAAGTATGTAGGTAAGTTCAAAACTATAGGTAAAACCAATGAAGCAGACTATTGCGATAGTATAAGCAGTATGGAGTTACCAGAAGGTTATATACCTATGCCTATGAACAACAGTAGTCAGCTACTGAAATTTAAATTTGAAAACGATAAACTAGTTAACACTGGAGAAGCTTTAAAAGGTGTAAGCCTATTGAGTATAAACAACAGTGGAACGTTTATCAAATACACCGAGAACAATCTACTTGTGATTGACGGTTGGAGAGACATGGGGAGTGACAAAGAACCAGTATTCCTCGTATATAGACATAACACACATAGTGATACTTATGATCTTCTCTCTATGATAGAACATCCTGAAAACGATAAAAATACGGCAGCTAGAAATGGTTCACTAGCGCAACTAGATGAAAGCACGTTTGTATATCTACCAGCATTCGGTAGTAAGCTATATAAGCTAGATGTAATAAGTGGTAAATGTACTGTATTAGAAGAACTAGTGTCTGATAAGAAAGGTACAGAGTACTACAAAGCATTCTTAAAACTGCCTAACCAAAGGTTAGTGATACAACATGGTGATGAATCTAGTATGTGGAAATACGAGATTATGAAAATGACATTCGAGAAGTCTATAAGTTTAGATCCAAATAGTTTTACTAAAACAGAGATCAATAGTAGATTCCTACCGAATGGAGATAATCTAATATTTAAAACAAAACAAAACACTACCGATACAGACCCTAGTCTTATGGTATATAGCTATAGAGATCATAAGTATAAAACTATAGATGTAACATTTGAAGCTGGAGAGTTTCCAAATGGCTCTATACTATTACTCAACAACGACGTTATACTTACTAAACGTAAGAATAATGGTCCTGGTAGTAACGATACTTATATTACGTATAAGTATTATTAAGATAAAATACTAAAATAATAAGGAGAAACTATGGCAGGTTTATTTTCAACTGGTGCTACACCTAGATTTGTTCCATTAGGCGCTAATGACAAATCGATTAAAGCACAACCAGTAGATCCTGTAGAAAGACCTAGTCACCTACCTAAATTTTACATATTTGCTAGCAAGGGACCTTCTAAAGACAATATCGTATCTGGTGGTGCAGCTGTAAACCTATATGGTTCTGATACTTTTGACGAACACAGTCCATTCTTTACACACAGTACTAAATTCCTAATAGGTTGTACTGGTGCTGGACAACAAGTTATGGTTCAAAGGTTATTACCATCTGATATAGGCCCAAGAAGTAACATAGCATTGTATATGGACGTACTAGAGTCTGATATACCAAACTATAAGAGAAATAGTAGCGGTGATGTAGTAAAAGATACTGCTGGAGCACCAGTAGTAGATGATGCTAAACCAACCGTAAAAGGTTATGAGATTAAGTTTGTAACTGACTATAACAGTACTGAAGAACCAGTTCAATCTGGATTACTAACAAGTAAACCAGGTGTCATGATGAAAACTGTAGTAACATACAGAGATAGTGAAACTGAAACTGAAACAGTAGATGTTCCAACTGGTAGACATGAAGTACAAAGAGTAGGTACAGGAAGATTTAATACAATAGTAGAGGATAACCCAAATCCTGAGAAAGAAGAACTAACAGCAGTAGAGTATAAGCCTAAGATTAGAACTAAACTAGAGACTGCTAGTGGCGCTGATAGTAACGCTAGAGTAGAGCTTAAAGAAGTTGTTGTAAAATGGGATATGTTACCTAGTATACAAGATGTTGTAGATAAAGCTAACAGTACGGATGAAGCTACTAAAGCTACATATGATAAATTATACATAGATAGAATAGCTACGTATATGGAAGATGCTATAAATAACCCTGGAGTTTATGTACAAACTACTCTAGATGGTGGTAAGTTATCAGATCCATCAGTAGCTGCTATACTTAAAGCTGCTAATGATATGGCTGCTTTACAAGCTGAGAACACTTCATTCGGTACAACAGATTTTAAAGATAAATATCCTTGGAACGCTATGAAGCTAGTTGCTAAACCAGCTGACTTTGCAGAACTAGATGGCTCTACCTATAAAGATAAAATAGCTACTATTTCAGCTACTATAACTAACAATGTTAAAATTAGTAGACAAGAAGAGATAATGGAAGATAAGCTAGTAGAGATCGTAGATCATGTTACTAGACCTATTAAGATAAAAGAAGATAAAGAAGTAGTCTCTACTATGTATCCTATCATGGAGTGGAGAGCTAAATACCATGGTAAATCTTATAACAATTTAGGATTTAGTATCAATACACAATACCTAAATGAATTTAACAAAGTACTAGCTAAAGCTGTTAAGAAATATCCATATACATTTAGTGTTTATAATAGAGCTAATGAAAAATCTTCTGGAGAGGTATTTAGAAGCTTATTCGGAGAGAATGAGGTTGAAGTACTACTATCTGGTAGTCCAGTTATAGATCCATCGTTAGAACAAAGAAGAGATATACTAAACGTATTTAAAACAGAGTTCTTTAACGAAACTGATCCTATCAAACCTTATAAACCATATGGCTTTGAAGATCCATACTTTTACGATAATAACGTAGAGAAACTTCTTAAGAAGTTCTTAGAGTCAGAATCAGAAGTTATTAGCTTTGAACCAGCTCTATATGAAGCTGATAATGAATATGCTAAGAACATAGACTGGTATGACTTTGATGCTTTAAGTAAAGAAGATCTAGCTGATCAATATGGTCTTATTAACCCATTCACTTGCAAAACAAGTAAAAACGTTAAACTACAAACTGTAAAACTATCTGAAGATAGACCTAAACTTAGAGAGAATCTAAAAGAGGTTAATATGTCTGCTAATAAACCAATATTCTTAGCAGGTGGTTCAGATGGTACTATGGATAATGCACACTTTGAAGAAGCTGTTAAAGCAGAGTTCTTGAAATATGCAGATCCTGATAGTGAATTACAAGAGTTAGCATATGCTATAGAGAGTTGTATTTGGGATAGTGGATTTAGCCTAGATGTTAAGAAAGAGATGATCAATATGATCTCTATTAGAAAAGACACTATGGTTGGTCTAGGTACACATACTGTAGATGGTAGCAAACCATTGCCAACATCTAAAGCTAGAGCTATAGCTACAGCATTGAACGCTAGATTAAAACTAAATCCAGAGTCTACTTACTATGGTACATCTGTAGCAAGAGGTATAGTCGTACTAGGTGCTGGTGAGATCAGTACAGAAGATACTGGTATTACATATCCACTTACATATGACATTATGGTAAAAACAGCTAGATTTGCAGGAGCTGGTAACGGTAGATGGAAGAGAGAGTTTATATTCGACCATGGTGAAAATGCTGTAATTAGCACTATGAAGAATATAGTACCAGAGTTTATACCAACTACTATAAGACCAGTACTATGGACAAGTAACGTTATCTATCCACAACGCTATGATAGAAAGAACCACTTCTTCCCAGCATTACAAACTGTATACGATAATGATACATCAGTACTTAACAACTACTTTACTATACTTGCTCTATGTGATGTTACTAAGATTGGTTTCGACACATGGAAAAACTTTACAGGTGTTATAAGCTTAACTCCTAATGAGTTTAAAGCAGAAGTAGAGAAGTTTGCTACTACAGCTGTAACTGGTAAATATGCTGGTATTATTACAGTTGTACCTGAATGTGTTATAACAGAAGCTGATGAAGCTAGAGGTTATAGCTATCAGTTAGTATTTAAACTATATGCTAACAATATGAAGACAGTTTGTGTATACACTACAGAAGTATATAGAGCTGGCGAAGAATTAAAATAAGGAGATAGAAAATGAGCGCAAGATTAGTAGACGCAATATACGACGCTACGAGAGTTAACGCTGGAGCATCTCCTACGTTAGACTTGAACTATGGCGGTATGATGGGTGTAATGCCTAGATACGGCTTTTACGATAAGAATAGTAAGAAGTACTATGGAGAGTGGATCAACGCTACTCCTTATGTTAGAGAGAACATACTACCAGTACTATTAAGCTATCCTAAGTTCTTAGACTGGGTACCTGATAGAGAACGCTGGATCGGTATGATGAAAGCTACTTTTGAAACACATGCACAAAGCATAGATGGATTAAAAGCAACTCTAACACTAGAGACAGATACATCTACTAATGTAGGTGGTGCTGGCGCTGTATTTGAAGTACCAACTAATGCTACCTATGAACAAACTTCATTGTCTTATACGTTCAAAGAGAGAATGGGTAGACCGTTTAATAAGTTCTTTACATTCTGGATAGAGTATGGTATAATGGATCCATATCTTAAAGTGCCTAAATCTTTAAGATACTTAAAAGATCCTACTACTAACGAAGAGTTTAATATGTATACACCAGACTTCTACTCAGCTACAGTATTATTTATAGAACCTTCTAATGGTAATACAACAGTTGAGAAAGCTTGGTTAGGATTTAACATATTTCCTAAATCTGCTGGTACAGTTGAAGGTAAGAGGGATCTTACTACTGCTAAATCTACAGAAGATGTTAGCATAGACTTTGCTGGTATATTTATACATACAGACTCTGTTATTAAGTTAGCTAAGTCTATATTACCAAAACTTATCTCTATGTACGAAACTCCAGATTATCAACTTACAGTTCCTATTGCTGGATTCGATCCTGCTGTTAAAGATAACCAAACAGCACACAGTACAGATAGAGAACAAGGTAACGGTGATCTTGAGTATGTTACACACCCAGGTGTATATAACAGCTAATATTTACATACTAGTAAATAAAAAAATAAATATATGCTACAGTAGTAACCGTAAGGTTACTACTGTAGTTAAAATTAACTTAGAAAGGTTGCAACTGGCAATTACAGCTTACTTAACTAGAGCTGCTGTAAGTTCTTCTTTTATACCAGCTATAAAAGATTTACTTACTGTAGAGTCTTTAATCTTAACAGCTAAACCAGAGTTCTTATATGGTTTACCTGTAAGTGCGTTAGTACCAGATACTTCTCTAGTAATAACACTAGAGATTTTACCACCTCTAGCATATGGAGTCTCTACAACTACTGCATTAAGAGATTTATCTTTCTTAAGCGTAGCTTTAGCAAACTCTGCTGCAGACTGTACTGCTGACTCTGCATAAGCCTTTGTGAAATCAGCTACGGCTTTAAATGTGTCGTATTTGATTTCTGCTTCTTTAAGTGCTTCTTTAAATCTAGCACCATCACTATAGCGAAACTTGTTGACGTGTTTTGTATCGTCAGCTTTCACCAACTCGTATTTTTCTGTTTCAAATTTGAAACTTGCTGCATTTTCCATGGAATGCTCCTTATGTGTTTTGAAATTAGAGAAACATACTACAAGCGTATGTAATATATCTACTCAACGTAGAAATAGTGTAATAAAAAAAACTACACATTTTAGCTAGTCTAAAATTTATTAACTACGTATAAGTACTCTATTACGTAGCCTTTCATATGTTCTTCTATATAAATAATATCTAACCAATATTGAGTCACTTTGATACCTATACATATTAAAATATTTATTTTTTATCTACTCTCTCTATATAGAGTGATCTAATGGTAGCAACCTAATACCAAACTGATTATAGATTGTTTCTTTGTTTCGTGCTATAATCTTTTATACTCCATTTTAGAAATTTAGCTACCATTAGATCGTTTGTCCTATTTAAAGTTATGCTACAGATGTTCTATATGAACATCTGTAGTAGTTTATTTAACGCTATGGCTGATCACGTAGATATAAGGAGTACTGATATGTCAGTAGGTACAAAAAAGATAACAACACAACTATTAGATTTAAGTGTTAAAGATAATTTTGAATCTGTACTAGATGGTACTGGTAAACCACTCTCTATATTAGATTCTTTAGGATTTGGAGAACTAGGTAGTACTATTAATAAACTAATAAATAAAGTAAAGTCTGTAGTTAATAAAATATTATCTGCTATAGGTAATGTACTATCTAAGATAGGAGCTTTTATTAAGCGTATACTTAAAGCTATAGGAGATATACTTAAACCAATCTTTAAAGAGCTTATGAGAATCTTAGGTATACCATTAAAATGGTTAGGTAACCTAATGAAAAATGCACTTAAATTTATAGCAAGCTCATTAGGCACCCTAGGAGGCTGGCTAAAGGACGTTCTCGGTCTAGACAATGGTATGGGTAACATGAAAGACTTCGCGTCTCTAGCGGTCTCTGACATAGCTAGAACAGGCTTTTTAGCATCCATATTTGGATACTACTCTAGAGATAGACATGGATTAGGTTCTGTTACTGATAGATTCGCTAGAGAGTGTGGTTTAGAACCAGTAGCTAAAGCATATCGTAAACTCTTTTACCATGGTAAAGGTAATAGAGATTATTACGACACTTATAACGATATGTTCTCTAGGTATCCAGATAGAGATGAAGGTAGAATATATAATGCTTATTATAATAGAGATTTTAAATATAGAAATGATTATTTTAAATCTTTAGAACTAGCAGACTTAGGCTCTATTTTTACTAGGTTTAAGTATATGCAACTAGACGGCTCTACTCATAAACAGTTAATAGAGCTATCTGGAGTAGATGATCTTGATAGATGGCTACCTAAACATAGAAGAGTAAATTCTAATAAAACCTATGAAGAGCTTAATCAACCTAGAACATCTTATAGTAACTTAGAAAAGCTTTCTATTATACGTAAATCTAGCTCTAGATTAGAACATAAAGATTTAGAATATAACGATGTAACTGGAGATGGTATAATCAATACCTATACTGCTAAACGTAGTATGGAAGATACTATGTTACGTAGATATGAACTAGATAGAGGTTCTACGTTTGAACGCTATTACTATAAAGGACGTAGACCTAACTTAGAAAAACCTTTAGAGTTTACAGGTAAAGACTATACACCTTCTGTAGCTATGGATACTACTAAGAAAACAGAAGCTGAAAAGATAGGTAGTACTGTAGGTATAGTGGGTATGAAACTAAAAGAACCTGTTACGTTTGCAGAGTCAGATGGTATAACTAAAACAGTTACTGTAGATACTAAACAAGCTGATATTTATAAACCATCAGCAGCTAGAACTATTAAATTTAATTTTGATAACTAATAGCATATAGAGTAAGTACATATGTACTTACTCTATATGCATATATTTATTCTGCTCTAACTGAAATACCAGGTAGAGATGTAGTCATGTTACCTTGTGCTGTAAATAAGCTTAATGGACCATTAAGCATATCGCCAATGTAACTAGCTCTCCTATGTGGAGATATAATAGATTTGATATTAACCCAAGTTCTAGATAGTCTTTGACCAACTTTATTAAGAGTATACTTCTCTGTTTGTATATCTCTACCAGCTAACGTAGCTAAGTATCTACCTAATGGAGTAGTATCGTCCATACCAAATGTCATTATTTCGTCGAATATACCTTTTACTACAGGAGCTGCTGTTAGTGTGCTAAAATCAGTTACTGTAAAGCTTACATCAACACCTAAAGGTTTTCTAGATTTAGTAAACGGTAAGTTAGTAGTACCTCTAGTTATAGATAGTGATGTTATCATACCTAGTTTAATATTTTGCATACCTTGCATATTAAGACTACATAAGAATGGTGATGTATATGAAGCTTTACCAGTAGCTAATGGTAACGTACCAGCTAGTAGCATACATAGTGGTATACCTATAGATTGCATCATACTGTAAGCATTACCATAGACACAAGCTAGTTTCATATTGTAAGTTATAGAAGGAAAGCTTACAGAGCTATCTGACCATCTCTTAGGTATATCTATATAAGCGTCTCCAAATATAGTTGCTAATACATCTGTAAGACCCATAGTAACACCACTAGCACCACCCATGATAGTTTCTTTTACAGCACCCATGATAGCACCAGTATCTATAGGTCCTCCTAAGTTACCACCAGAAAAGTTAAACTTAAAATCTTGTGCTGTACTAGCTACTGATTTAATCATACCACCAGTATCTATATCTCTAATATCGTTACTAAAAGATTCTGTTTGACTACCAGGAAAATCAACACTAAATATAGCAGATAGTCCACCATCGTGTATAACAGAGTCTGCTGTAGACATAAAGTTCTTATACCAAGGATCTTTATCTTCAGTTCTCTCTCCGTTAAAGTTATGGGTAAAACCAGAGCTATAACTAGATCTCTCTTTTCTATCTAGTTTATTTATAGAATCTTGTAGTTTACCTTTCTCAGCACTTATATCAGTATTAACTTTCTGTGCTTCTTCACCAGCAGATTGTGTAATGTCATTATCATCTGGATCCCACATATGAGAACTCTTGATAGCTTTATCTAAGTAAGATTGAAATGTACCAATCTGACTACTACTTAATGCATATGCAGATTCATTAACATCTGAAGATATATCTTCATTACCAGTAGGTAACGCTAACATAGCACCGTAGCCATCTATCATAGGTATATCTACATTATGCTCTGCTTTCTTTCTACGTAAGAAATCACGATACATGGCTTGTGGATGGGCCATAACCCCAAATACATCTATCCAGCCAGTCTTACTGTCAAATAGTCCATAACCAAGTATATCTGCTATAGCTTGTAATTCATCTTTATTAAGAGTAGATGGAGCTCCTAAGTCATGTTGTAAATCAGCATACTTACTAGCTTCTAAGTTCTCTATAATAGGACTTATAAGTTTAAGTTCTGTAGCTAGTTGTGTAGCTAAGTTATTTACTACAGACCAATAACTATGCATAGTAGGTTTCATATAGTAATAATCATAGCTATTATTCATATTTAAGAATTTACTTATAGCTTTTACAGCCCATATGATACTAGCTGTTATAGGTATACAACTGAATACTACTACAGTACCTATCATCTTACCAACATTATAGAATATAGGTTTTCTACCAGTATTAGCAACTACAACATCTCCATAGTCTATAGCAGACATCATAAAGTCTAATAAACCATTAAACTTCTTAACACCAAATGTTAAAAATACTAAGTTAGCGTTATCGTCTATAGCTTCGCTATAATATTGTCCCATGCCTAAGTGTGTACCTTGTTTAGTAGGATTAATATCAGTAGGTTTTCTACTTCTACCGAATGTAGGGTTATATCTAGGTCTTATATCGCAATATCTAGTCCATTGTGGTTTAGGGTTACAAGCTAGGTGACCACCTAGTCTAGTATCGCTATATTTAAAACTAGCTGTAGTAAAGAACCTACCATGTGCTAATCTTTCGTCTGATAGCTCTTTATTACTTATACCGAATCTAGTTCTAACCCAATCTAAATCTAATACTTTTACATTATTTATATGTCTATTACTAGCAAACTCATCTAGTATTCTAACATCGTTAGTCATCTGCTTAGCTTGATCTACTCTTACGTAGTTTCTAAGTAAAAATCCTCTTTCATCCCACTTCATCTCTTCTTGTGCCATAGTGGAATCTCCTTCTAGTTATAATTTAGTATAGAGTATCTGGTCTACTATTAACCAGATACTCTATACATGTTATATTACCAGGTTAATACCTTATTAATAGGTTTACTACTGAATTGTCTCTTTAAGCTATTAGAAAGTATTTTAATATCTTCTCTATTAGCTTCTTGGTTAACAGCTGTTTTTACATTAACCATATCTGCTATATCAGACTCTTTTACATTTAATGTTAACATGTTGTTAACAGATTCTGTATTGATATTCTTTTCATTAAGCATATCAAATGTATTAGCGTTATTTATACCAGGTTCTGTTACCCAGTCCCAAGTTAATATAGCAGTAGTATGTTTAATAACTATACCATTAACTACTTCATCTCTACTTAATGATCTTACACTAAATGCTACGTTTCTATCTTTAGTCTCTAATGCTTCTCTAAGGAACTCGCCTTTAGGACCTGATGGTTTTATCCAACCTAATACTATAACTACATTACCATAGTTACCAGCTATATTACATTTATCATCAGTATTCTGTAACTCTACTTCTTTAATATGGAATGCTACATTGTTCATATCGTAACCAGCATTCCTATTCATAAACTCTGCCATACTCATGCCAGATATGAACTTAGGATGGTCCATCTCTCCTAATAGATAACCTTTCTTTATTCTTCTTCTAAAGAAGCTATTAGGGTTATTAATCAAATCTTCTATACCTTTAGCAGTATAGAATGCTCCACTACTATTAAATACGTTAAAAGCACCTAATCTTACTTTATAATAACCTTCAGCATCTTTTTCTATAGTGCTAGTATTACTAGGTTTATATTTAGCAGCATTAAGTACTATTCTAAAATTATTATCCATCTTACTTTACCTTATCTTAATTATTTTCTTAATATCTTAGAAATATCAGAAGATTCAGTTTCATCTTCTACTATAGCAGATGTTAAACCAGCATCAAAATAGTTACCTATAAGCTTAGCTGCTGTATCTTTAAAACTCTGTACATCAGCTAGTTTAGTATAGACTATCTTCTCTTTAAATATATCATCTCTACTATGTATAACTTCTTTATATGGTTTTAATCCAGTTTTATCTTTACTAATAAGACTAGCTAATATATCAAAACCTACAGGATCATTACCAATACCATTACCAGTATACTTCTTACTATTTCTAAATATATTAGAAATATCTTCGTAGTTCATATACCAAGGTACTTTACCATTATTATAAAATTCATCTAGTATATTAAACATTATACTAGTATCTTGTACTAAGTTGTTATTAACTACTACAGTACTATCTTTATAGAACTTTAACATAATATAGCTAATTTCGCTAGTAGGTAAACCTTTTATGTTTACCATACTGATTTTATCAGGCTGTAGTGATTGAAACACAGGTTCATTCGTTATAGCATAGTTATTGTTATCGTCTACTATACAGTAGTAAGATATTAAGTTAGTTATTTTATCTAAGAAGCAGAGTCCTTTAGATGTAAATCTAGAAGGAAATAATATTCTAAGATTATCAGTAGCTATAGTTTGCGTACCTACTATCTTAAGCTTCTTAGCTATCTCTTTTGGATTACGTTTCCAACTACTTACATCTATAGTATCTGCCATACTAATACTCCTAGTTTATCTTAAATATCTTTACTTGTCCTAATAGGAAATCTGTTATTAGATCAGTTAGTACATAACCTAATACATCATCTACACCATTAGCTTCTTCTTTAGTAGCTATATACTTTTCACATAGTCTAATAAACTTATAGTAGTTAGTTTTATTAAATAATAGACCAGCTACTAGCTCTATACCTATATTCTCTATATTCTCTAATGTATCATTTAGTTCAGATTTTCTAAGTATATCTTCTACTTCATTTTTAAGAGATGGTATATTACCACTAAAGCTACAATAACTTAATAGATCCTCTGGTAAACTTTTAAGTACTTTCTCTAGAGATCTAGTATAGATAGCTATGATTCTATTACGTCTTACTATAGGATTTTCATAGTTACAACCTATTACAAATGTATCCCATACTTTAGATAGTTTATCTTTATTCATAAGGATATTATTCTTTAAGTTATAACCTATAGCTCTCTCTTTAGGTTCAGTAACAGCTAGACCATACAATGCATCTACTATACCTACTTCGTTATCCATACTATCAAATACTGGTTTAAATACCATTACATCATACTTATTAACTTTACAAGTACCTAAGAATAATACTTCAGCACTCAATGCTTTATCATATAGCTCTATAGCTTTAGCTAAGTAAGTTTCTAGTTTCCATATGATTCTATCTAACTGTGCTACAGTTATGTTAAGTTCAGAACTACGTTCCATTTTAATATAGCTAGCTATGAACCAAGCTTTAGCTATATCAGTACTTCTAAATAAACACTCATCTGGATCTAACACAGAGTTAGCTAGTTCGTAATACTTAGTAGGATTAGATAGATCATCTTCTGTAAACATAGCTTTAATATACCTATCTAAAGCATTATCAGGATTCTTAATAACAGATAGTTCTACATATGGTAGATCATAATCTATATTTCTAGTTTCATTCCACTGTATAGGATTACTAAATAACTTAAGTTCATTAGCTTCTTTAAGTAGATCTGGTATATCTATTTCTACTAAACCATACTTACTAGCTTCAGATGGTTCTCCATTAGAAAACTCTTCTTTAGCATAGTTAATAAACTCTAATAGCTGTGCTTTAAAATCATTTCTATATAGTTTAAGTTCAGAACACATAACAGATGATATTTTCTCTACTACTAGAGCTCTATTAGCATCATCTGGTTCAGATGTATTCAATACGTTAAGTCCGTTACTATAGTCAAAGTCTAGCTTCTTACCTCTCTCTATAAGATAGTTAGCTAACTCAGATACATTATTATTCTTATATAGGTTATCATATGTGCTCATGCTCTTATTTACCTTCCACATTCATTCTTATACGTTCTACAGAAATATCAGATAGTATATTAGATAGTTTATCTCTATCTATAGTATCTAGTATATTATCATAATCTTTATGTATTACATCTAGTACACTATCGACTGTAATAGACACTATCTTACGTATAGTATCTTCCATTTGTGCTTTATAGTTATCACTATTCATAATCTATATATCTCCTTATAAATTTCTAAAATACATCATAAGCCCTTATATAGGCTAAAATCACGTATCTAGAATTTCTAGTACTGTTATCAAGATAGCACAGTAGAGTACATAGTACTCTACTGTGCTACCCAAGCAAAAAATAGTGAAAAACTGACGAAATATATACAAAGACCGAATACATGTATATATAACATACTATCGATAGTAAGCTAGAACTCCCTATCAGCAATGGAAAGAATATTTATAAAAATCCTAACCGAAATACATTTTTATTACATCATCCTCTACCTTCTTAAGTAACGTAGTAGTAGTACCTATAAGGTTAGGACTGTTAACTATACGTGCTGATATAGATAGGTTACTAAATACAGCATCTATAGCATCTCCAGACTCTGTAGTCATATCATAGTCAAATACTTCACCTACAGTACATTTAAGTTGGTTAGCTACTATACACTTATCGCCAGTACCCATAGTTTCATTAACATCTATATAGATCTTAAGTTCTAAGCTATCTGGTTCTAATAGTTTACCTTGTATAGTATAACCAGGTCCTACTTTACCAGTATAACCAGTAGCTTTAGTTAATACTTTATCAGAGTACGCTATAAGATCCTGTATAGACTTACTAGCTTCTTTAGGATCAAAGTTATAGAATGCTATTACTTTAGATACTGTACCTTTAACTTTAGCTTTAGGAGATATGGTAGCCATATCATTTAGTATAGCTAAAGCTTTTTCATCTAGAGAGTTATCTAATGCTATATCTCCAGATACTGTAGTTACTATAGTATCATTAGGTTCTACTTTATTACCTATATCTACTAGCTTAAGTATATTATCAGACTTATTAATAACTATAGATTTTACTTTAGTTAATGTAGTACCTAATACATTATATAATCTATTAGAGATAGCTATAGAGTCATTCCAGGTTTGTGGATCTTCGGATAGCATAACATTAACCATAGTACCTTGTTTATAGATTACTCTTCTAGTATTAAACACACAAGGTTCGAAGAATAACTTATCATAGACTAAACTATCATCTTTTATAAATAGATCGCCGTCTTTAAAAGAAGTAATCATTTCATGTGTATAACAAGTACCAGCTTCTTCTTTAGAAGTCCAGTTATAAAGTCTATAAGTTTTAGTAGTACCAGACTTATAAGTAACTGTAATATTATTAGAAGTTACTTTATCTACAGTACCATCTTCTTCTGCAGTTACTACAAACTTAGGACCTGCTTTTATAGGTACTATGGTTTCATAACCAGTTAGTACTCTAGAAGCTGTCATATTATTCGTAGCTACAATGTGAGAGCTCATGATAGAGCTAAAGTTGTGAATGTTTCAGATTTATAAATATCTTTAAATCTGATGTATTGTAATAATTCAGAATCTGTTAGTTTATCTATATACATAAACCAGTAATTATTGTAATAACATATTCCCTTGCCATTTTTAAACAAATGTGTATTTAAAATAGCTGGAAAAATATTAAAAAACTCGGCAGCATCTTTTGCTTTTTTAAAGACTTTAATAAAAGCTGGCTTGTCTTTTTTATCAATTACTAAAACGGCACGTGTAGTCTTGTACGTTGATAAATATAGCCGAATTTTATCTGCCTCAGGCAGCTGGTGAACTGGTTTATTAATACCTAAAATTAATTCGAACCCGTTAGGAAATAACAATTTGTTTAAATTAAACCTTGTTGTTATAACACCAGGTGATACACCTATTATTTTGGCAGCGCTATTACAGTTTATGCTAGTAAAATATTCATTCGTAAAATGATTATAAAGCGTAACTTTTGTTTCTAGCTGGTCTAGCAAACGTTTCTCTTGTAAATTATCTACAGCCGGAAAGTCGTTGGTATTTTCTTCATATTTAAGCATTGTATAATCCTTAAATAATGTTCCAAACTTTCTTTGCAATCTACGCAATATCTCATATCGATGTACGCCTAATGCTTTAGCTGCCTCTTTATAATCTTTATATACGGAAATACTATTAGAAATAAAGTCTTTTACTACAATTTTACTTAATGGTTTAAGTTTACGCTTAGCCCAAAATCTGCGAACGTTTTCTTTACTAGTTACCCATTCTAAATTTTCTAAACGATCGTCACCAGGTATGCCATTTATATGGTCTACTTGCATGTCTTCGCTATTAGGAATTGGTTTAAACGTAAGGCATAGTAGCCTATGTCTAGGAAAGAGTTTTCGTTTACCGTTGGTATATAGTATATAATTATAATACCCTCGACCGCTTGTGTTACGTGGGTTTATGAATTTTTTGCTAAATAAGCTATAAACTTGCCCTGTACATGTAATTTTATATTCCGGTATACCTGGAATATCAAAAAGTTGTACATTATTCTCTATAGATTCTGAATACAACATAATTATCTCCTTAATATCATCTTAAGATATTATTTAGATAAAAAATGTTGACAATACACTTATACTTTCGTATAAGATCCGACTATATCTTATCCTATGCTTAACTATAGGATCCTTCCATTTCCCTTACGGTATGCTATAGTGCTCTAACTATAGTCTTACTAGTCTGTGAACGTTACCTTAGCTAGCTAAGGTCTTCGCTGCTGATTGGCATTTTAAAGCGTCCCAGCAATTAGAAAGGTTTATAGAGACCCAACTTACCTCAAGCCTCTTAGCATCATCTGTTATACCGAATGGTGTTAACATACTAGATGTACTTAGCATATTCTCCCATTTCAACTCGTTACTCTCTTTACTAGTATCTAATAGACCATTAATAGTACTTATATTAGGATTAGCTGTCATATAGGCTGTTATACCTACAGAACCACTATCTTTAGTAGCTTCTGATACTATACCTACTTCTGTAGTATTGAACTCTCTAGTACGTTTAACCATACCTTCTTTTCCTCTACCACCATCTCCTAAGTATGTAGTATCTTCTTTTTGTTTTATAAAAGCTAATGGATTAAGATCATCTACAGCTACTTTACTATTATCTCCCATTATCTTCTGTAATATAGCGTATTTATCTAGTACTATATTAGCTCTGCTAAACATACTAGCATTCTCATAGTCTTTATAAGCATATACTAATGTCTTATAGATTATACCAGCTATACGTTCATAACCCTTAAACATCATATCAGTAACAGAATTAGGATGTTTAAAGTTATTATCTAGTAACATCTCAGTAGCTTCTATTAGTAATCCTGTAAAACTCTCTGGACCTTTAGTTTGTTTAATAACATTCATAGTCATAGGGTCTATAAACATAGATTCTAATATGTTAATTTCATTTACATACTTTACAGAACTACTTAAGTTACTATATATAGTAAAGTACCTATGCCATATGTTAGTAAAACTTACTCTAGAGTTAAATTCGTTTATATTAAAATCTTTAATAAGTTTACCTATAGTACTGAAACCAGCTAGTATAAGATCTCCAATACCATAGTCTCTAGTTACTATTAAGTTAACATCTTTAAACTTAAAGCTATATTGATCTTTCTCTAGTTTAACTCTAGTTTTACTTATAGAGTATCTTACTTTAAGTAACTTCATTAGGTTTTCTAATCCTAAATAATAACTTAATAGTAATCCTATAGGTATAGCTTCTTTAAGTAAGGCTACTCTTACGAACTCTATAGGCATTTCATCACTATCTATATTAATAATATCAAATAGATTACCTAATTCATTTAGTTTACCATTCTTTATTTCATATAGAGTGTTCATAAAGTCCATAGCTAAGAAGTTATCTTTATAAGTACCTACTATAACTACAGTACCAGCTTCTAACTTAACTACATCATCTGTAGTATAACCTGGTAAGAATGTAGCTCTATTATCGTAGTTAAAGTTAAAGCTATACTCTCCATAATCGAAAGATTTTACCATAGAGGCTATCTGCGCATATAGAGTAGGTAGTTTAGCATCTGGTATCTCTATACCTAATGAAACTACGTTATTACATTTACTATCATAAGCTTTATTCTTAGGATCTTCTTTAGCTCTTAGTTTCTTATAGAACCATTTACCTACATTAGCATCAAAAGCATTAAAAGCTTTACCTACAAACAGTTTACCGTAGTAAGAACTAAGTACTACTGTAGTAGGGTCGATCTTCCTCGAATAGAGATCAACTTTTTGAGTACGCATCATGTACGTCACTCCGTTAATACGAAATGTACCATCTTCGTTTATATAAGGTATATCAAACTTCAATGTTGTTTTCTTACCTGTTATATTCATAATTTCTACTACATGCTCTTCTATATCACCTGTTATATCAGATACGTCATTTACAGTATAACTTAATATAACATTATTAAGATTCTGTAAGCTATATACAGTTCTAGTTATATCTTTTCTATATTGTTCTCTTAGGTATTGTTTCTTAGCAGTAGCTGCTATATTCTTATTAATAGCTTCGTCGAATATAAGTACATTAGAAGCTATAGTAGCTTCAGTATCGTTTATAGTAAAGTTATCAAACTCTCTATCTAGCATCTCTGCTACAGTACCACCGTCTTTACCTACTATAAAAGGATTCTTAAGATCATTCTGTCTATTAAAGCTATCTAAGTAGCTCTTGTAGGTAGCTTTACTAATAGCTTTAGTCTCTAGTAGATAATCTAGCTCTTTTAAAGTTTTACCAGCTAGTTCATCTCTATAGTTATACTTCTTAAGCTCTTCTATAGATTCAAATACTCTATTAGTAGCTTTAGCTATCTCAGCATCTCTTTTATCTATTTCAGTTAGATCAAAATCTCCTATCTCTGGTATAAACGTATCTAAATCCAGATCTATTAGATCAGATCTATTTTCATCTTCATACTCTTTAAGTACGTCATTAACAGATAGTTTATCTTTCTTAGCTATAGACTTAGCAGTTCTTACTAGCTTTTTCATAGCTATATCTTTATTAATACTCTTATCTACTTTAGATAGTACTAACGGAGTACTAGTTAAGAACTTACTTAGTGTAATATATAGTAAGTATCTTATAGTTTCAGCTTTAGCTTTTTCACTAACATAAGAACTAGTTTCTAAGTTAATATCGTTATAACCTAATGCTTTTAGAAAGTTATCTAAACTCTCTGTATTAACAGAGTATTTATTACTACTATACTCTTCTACTATAGTATATAGATAATCTAGGTTTATTAACATAGATTTATTTTCAAAGCTTACTAATAGATTAGTTAAGCCTAATTTACTATTAGCTATCCTATTAAATAAACTACTAGATTTAGTCTCTGGCGTTAACCATTTCCATAGTTCTATTAGGTTAAAATATCTATAGTCTAATTTACTTATAGCTACATTAGATAGTTTCTTACTAAAGCTATCTAATTCTGTCATACTAGGTAAGTTCTTAGGTATATCAAATAGTATAATTCTATTATAGCTAGATAGTGATTTAAGATCATCTAGCATTCTATTAGCTACATTGTTATACTTATTAAGATTTATACTAGGACTATTAGTATAACTATATAAATAATTTAAACATCCATAGTTATAGATTACATTATTACCTTTATTCTCTATTACATTAGGAGGTAAGAACTTAAACTTCTTTTCCTCTTTCTGTAGTATAGATATAGTCTCTTTAGGATCATTATTAAGTTTAAAGCTACCTTCTGTTATAGATCCAAAGTTAGTAGGTGTTACTACATTAACCTTATTAAGATTACTAAAATAAGGTATAGATCTACTTACAGACTCTAAAGCATCTGTAGGTTTAAAGTAATAGAATATAGTTTCATCTGGTATTATTAAACTATCAGACTTAACCACTGGAGGTTCTATAAAATCTATTAGTTTAGTTAACCCAACTACTTCGTAAATATTGTTAAATTTAGCCATATTTACTCCTTAGGTCAAAATTTCAGTTATGCCCAGCATTTATAAGGAAAACCTTACTATCTCGGGATTTTTGATCAATACGATACTATACTATATAGAAAGGACAGCCTATGGGATTTTTCGATGGTTTATTCAATACAGACGTAAAATACGATGCTATAAAAGATGAATATACTCTTGTAGGTATGTTAGGTTTAAAAGAAGTTACTAATAGATACGGTAATGATAATCTAAAGATGATATTTCATTCACTAGGACTTACAGAATCTAAGTTCTACGGATGTTTTAAATATGAAGTAATCTCTATTTTACAAGATCTTATTAAGAGACCTAATTACTATGTTAATGTTAAGAAGATAAAAGAAGTTTTAGATAAACTACTAGATATGACAGAAGATAAGATATTAGATCCTGATAATAAGTTAAACTTTAAGAATATAGAGAAGATGAAGTTTAAACCTTTTGATTACCAATCAGAACTATTTAATCATTATGAATCCTATAAGAAAGATACTGGTAATAGAGGATTATTAGTAGGAGCTGCAGCTGGTACTGGTAAAGCACTAGCTAATGGTACATTAGTAAAATCTTCTATAGGTTGGGTACCTATAGAGAGTCTTAAAGTAGGAGATAGGGTACTAGGCGTAGATAGTAACTATACTAAAGTAACTGGAGTATTTCCACAAGGCAATAGAATGCTCTATAGAGTTACATTTCAAGATGGTAGAACTATAGACTGTGATGGAGAGCACTTATGGACTATCTATAGCTATAATAAAGATAAAGATAAGAAAGATCTATCTACCCTAACTACATTAGAAATAAAAGAGCTATTAGATACACAGTTTACTACTAACTATAGAAATAAATATGGTATCTATATACCAGGTGTATCTTCTAGACATACTGATATAACATTACCTATTAATCCATATGTACTAGGTACACTATTAGCTACTGGTAATATAACTAATGCTCTTATTATAAATACTAAAGATAAAGGTGTTAGAGCTAACTTAGTTAGTAAGTTACCAACTGGTATTAAACTAGATACTATAGACTCTACTAGAATAGTAGCTAATAGTGAAACTACTAGTTACCTACCAGTACTTAAACAGTTTAAGTTACTTAATACTACTAATGATGAACTCTATATACCAGAAACTTATCTAGATGCTTCTGAAAAACAAAAGCTAGAATTATTAAGAGGTATGATGGATATAACTGGTTATGTTAACCAGTGGGGTGATACTGTAATGTATCTAGATAATAAAAGGTTAGTTAATTCAGTATGTAAGCTAGTATGGTCTTTAGGTGGTTTATGTTATACTAAAGAACCTGATGTAAGATTAGAAGATATTAAAGATAAATCTATAATAAGAAAGTATAGGTTAGTTATAAAACTAAATGTTACTGATGCTATTATAACTAGAGTAGCTAATGGAACTGAAAATCTATCTGCTCCTATAGAAGAGTATAACTTAGTACGTATAGAATCTATAGATAAACTTTATGATGGTTTAGCTACTTGTATAAAAGTAGAAGATCCTAAAGAGCTATTTGTAATAGAGAACTATATAGTAACGCATAATACCTATATATCATTAACATTTAGCGAAATGCTAGAAGCTGATAAAGTATTAGTAATATGTCCATTACCAGTACTAGAGAAAGTTTGGGTTAAGTCTATAAAAGAAGAGCTTTATAAAGATAGCTCTAAGAACTCTATATGGAGTTCTAAAGGTCCTATAGCTTATACAGATGAAAAGTTTATACTATGTCACTATGAAGCATTAGAATCTCTATACTCTATACTACCTAAGATAGCTGGTACTAGACTTACTGTTATAGTAGATGAATCTCATAACTTTGCAGATCCTAAATCTAAGCGTACTATATTACTACAAGATATAATAGCTAGATCTTTTACTAAGAATCTATTTTTACTATCAGGTACTCCTATTAAATCCTATTCTACAGAGATTATTAATATAGCTAAACTAGTAGATGGTAAACTAACCGATGATAACTTTACTAAACTCTATAAGATCTATTCAAATCCTAATAAGTTCTTTAGATCTATACTACCAGGTAGATATAACGATATGACCTATGTTATAGAGAAGAAAGAGACTGAGTTAGAACCAGTTAATAAAATTTATTTACCTATTAAGCTTAAGAACTCTGATATGTATACATTACCTTACATACGTAACGAAATGAAAACATTTATCTATAATAGGATAGCAGAGATAGAAGCTAATATGCCTAAGTACTTAGAAACATATGAACTATGTCTTAAGTTAGCAGTAGAGAATGGATTTGAAAAGAAGACTAGCTATACTATAAAACAATATAGAGAGTTAGTAAATGTTATACAATCTGCTTATAAGAAGAGACAGTTGGGTTTTATACCTAAAGAGATGGAGTTAGCTAATAAGATAGAGAATGCTATTAAATCTTATCTACCTAATGAGTTAGCTAAACAATGGGTAGATATAAAAACACTTATTAAGTATCCTTTACTTAAAGTACAAGGTGAGTGTTTAGGCTTAGTAGTAATGCGTGCTAGAATCAATTGCCATAAAGATATTGCAGCTAGCTTAGACTATACTAAGATATTAGATAGCACATTAAAAGATACTATTATATTTAGTAACTATGTAGAAGTATGTGATACTGTAGTAAAACAGTTATCTAACTTAAAACTTAATATAGCTACAGTATATGGTTCTACTACACATCTACTTAATAAAGAAGTTAAGAGATTTACAGAAGATAAAACTTGTAATCCATTAGTAACTACTTATAAATCTCTATCTACTGGAGTACCATTAACTAATGCTAATGTAATACTAGCTATAGATCTACCATTTAGAATGTATGTATTTGAACAAGCTATATCGAGAGCATGGCGTGTAGGTCAAGATAGTCAAGTAGTAGTCTATATACCTTCTTTAGATACTGGTAGTGTACCTAATATAAACCAAAGGAATTTAGATATTATAAGCTTCTTTAACGAAGAGGTTGAAGCGCTAACTGGTTTTAAATCAGCAGTAGATGTAAAGGCTACAGATGATATTAACTTAGAGTCTATAGATAAATTTGATATGTATCTTAAAGACTATGATACTGAAATGATACACCATAAAGCTCTCTTATGGTAACTATGTAAATAACAAGGAAGGTGTATATGGAATATTCTACATATGATCCAACTAACGATGATCCAACTGTAAATTATAAAGGACCTGTTCAAGCTCCTATGGATAATAGTATGGGTACTACACAACAAGTAGTACCCAATCCTAATATGAATAACTATGATCCTACTACAAGCTATAATGGTGGTTATAACTACCAATCTAATGTAGGCTATAATAATTATAATAACTATAATAGCACTCCTAATGATTCTATATGGGGAGAGTTTATATTTCAGATACTATTTATAATAGTAATCTTCTTAACTCCATATCTATTCTTTATACTTAAGAAAGCTTTACTTAAGTTTAACTGGTTATCACCTCGTATAGCTACTATGTTAGAAAGACTAGAGCCAGTGTTTACTAGGATGTTTCAGAAAGTAGGTGGTAAATTACTTTCTAAGAAACTTAAAGTTAATGTACCTACGATGCCTGCTGAATCTACTACTATAGTAGCTGAGACTATATCAGATTCTCTTAAAGAGAAACTTAAGGTAGATCCTAACGATCCTGCTTATATGTATCAAGAGGTTACTACAGTAGAACAAGTACAGCAACCTAGTTTAGAAGATGATCCTACTACAAGTTATGGTAAGACTAAGATAACAGATGAAAATGGTAACTCTGTAGTTATTACAGATACTACAGTATCTAATAAGACTATAAACGAACCTTCTCCTAGTAGCTCTATTAGAGATAAGATCAATGTACTATTAGATACTGATGATGAAAAGCTAGAAGGTCTAGAAGCTTATGATCCACACGAGGTAATAAAAAGAAACTTAGGAAGGACTAAATCATGAACGCATTACAATATACGTTTAACAATATGATAAGAATGGAGATACCTATAGAGATACTAGAGCTAGCTTTTCCACAAAAGAGAGGTACAGCACCATTATCTATAGAAGAGAGAATGCTTATAGAGTGTATAAGACCTATAATCATGACAGATATGAATGCTTTAGGTGGTGAGTTAGCTTACTTATCAGTAGGACAATGTAACTTAGTAGCTGTATCAGATTACTCTTATAACGAACAGTTAGGTTCGTTTATTATAGACGTACCTAAGACTATAACTAATAATAAATCTATAGTATCAGTGTTATCATTAGTACTAGGTGATTATAATGGAAATGGTGTATCTGGAGATGCTATGATGCAACAGTGTGTATCTCCAGTAGTAGCAGACGGTATGAGACTACTAGGTACTATGCAACCTGCTAATATAGTACAGACTGCTAGATTAGAACTAGTAGGTGAGAATAAAGTACTAGTAGAAGCCTATCCGCCATTCATAACTTATGGTATACTTAAAGTTAATTTAGCTAATAATGCTAACTTAGAGAATATACAACCAGGCTATTATACACAAGTAGCTAAACTTATAACACTAGGTGTTAAGAGATATGTATATAATAAACTAAGAATACAACTAGATATAGGTCATATCTATGCAGGACATGAAATACCATCTTTTAAAGAGATAGTAGATAGTTATTCAGATGCTGGAGAACTATATGCAGAGCAATTAAAAGTATGGGGTAAAGTATCTGTACTTAACGATAGCAGAAAGATGTCCCAATATACCTCTACTATGATAGGTATGATGGGTTAATATAACTAAGATAGAGTAGAGTACTATATGTACTCTACTCTATCTATTTATTGTTTATTGTTTAGGTTGTAAGGGATAGTATATCTATCCCTTAGGCTTCTGGTTAGCACTCATGAACCTTTGTAATATTTTTTCTACTTGTTCTAGTTTGATCTCTAGTGTTCTATATCTTACAGATTGCTCTTCGTATAGCACTCTCCAAGATTTATTATAAGATCTAGCTTGATTAGCCATCATCTTTTTATAGTTATTATAGTCAGTATCTGAGATAAGTACTGTAGGGCCACCAGGCTGTTCTGTCATATCTGGTTTAATACTTATAGTATCATGTACCATAGTAGCTATATTTTCATATAGAGTATCTAGGTTAATGTTATCAGGTACTAGACCTAAACTTAATGTAATAAGTCTCTCTGTAGCTGTATAGCCTATAATAGCAGGCATCTCTTTGATTCTATCTGCAGGTACATATAGAAACTGTTGATCATCTACAGCTAGTGTTATAATAGGTACATCGCCTTCTAGATCTTCTATAAAGTCATCTTTAGTTAAACCATGTTTAATATAGATGTTATTAAGAGGATCTAAACCATCATCGTGAAATGATTTAATCTTACGTATCTCTACTACTTCATACTCTTTTTTATTTATATCTGGATCATCAGCATACGGAGCATGGAATATAAATACTCCTCTAGTGTTAATAGGAGGGACTGTATATTTCATATTGAACTTCCTTAGGTATATTATAAATCAGCGATTGATTAACTTATAAAGAAAAAAAATAAATGTATTAGAGACTATAGATCCAATATAGGATCTATAGTCTGTTAGTCGAAACTAAGCCACTAATTGTACTTGAGACTTTAATTGTTTCAAGTACAACTCTAGTTGAGGTATCATAAACTTATAATACCTGTCTAGATAGTCAAAGTTTCCACTATACAGATCTACCTTACGGTAAATCTCTACGATTCTATTAATCTCTTTCAGAGTAGCATCAGGTACTATCCCTAAATAATATCCGACATCTGATAGTAGATTAAAGAATCTATCATGTCTAGACATATTTACCTCCTTTCCGTTAGCATATCGCGAGTATGCTAACTAAAATAGTAGAGTACGTAGAAGCATTTAGCTTCTACGTACTCTATATATATAATATATAACTGTTTTTATATCACTTAGATACTATTTCATTAGTTATATTAGCTATAGTAGCTAATGCTTCTCTACCTAAGCTAGTATCTATCTTAGGGTTTAAATGTATCATCTTAGCACTATCTATAATATCACCTTCTGTACTAAATCTTATAAGGCTACCTTTAGTCTCTATGATAACATGTTCTTTAAACTTAATATAGACAGAGCCATCTTCATTAGTTCTTACACTATCTATACTATCTAGTAGCATATTTAACTTATCTTCTTTAGATTGTGCTATAGCAGGTACTTCATAACGTTTAGTAGTTATAATAGCACTTACTTCTTTATTAACATTATTCAGTATTCTATTATCTGTTTTAGGTTTATCTAGTCGCATAATACATTCCCACTTCCTGTTACTAATATACCGCCACAATTAACAGCGTCTCCTATTCTAACAACACCTCTACCATTACAAGTTACATCTGTAGATGCTACTGCAGATGCTCTACTGTGTACTGGAGAAGGTGAAGGTGAGGCATGTGGTTGTATAGCATCTCCTAACCTATGAACTCCTAACCCATTACATATAGTATCACTACTAGCTTCTATTACATTAGTAGGTGGAAAGCTACCATGTCCTGATGCTATATCTGTTAATCTTACTACTGGTGGCATATCTATTCAAACTCCTTCTTTAGTTCTTCTAATGTATCATAGGTATATTTCTTACCATTCCTATAGATACTATGTTTTACTATTTCATCTCCTACTATAGTAAAATTACTTAGTAGATATGCTTCTAGAAACAATTGTGTATCTATGTTATTATTCCTAATAACTAATATATCTACATCACTACTTACAGTTTCTTCTTTAAACTTAGCTACAGTACCTTCTACTTCTAATAGAGTTTCTAATTGTGTCTTATATTGTTCAAATGTATCTTCTAAGTATAGTGGTTTTAACACAGCTAGTGTAGGTAGTTCATTACCATCTTTATCTACTAATGACTCTACCTCCCAAGTACGATACTTATGTGTTACTGTAAACTGAAAATCATATGTAGTATCTCTAAATCTACCTATAGATTGCCAGTTACTACCATCTAGTTTTATCTTCTCTTTAGGATATATATTATCCTTAGTAGCATCTTGAAAGTTAAACGTAAGTACTTTACCAGTTATTACTCCATTATTATCTATCTTAAGTTCATTAGGTATATTACCAGATAGACTCCACTCTATAGTCTCTTTAAATAATTTAGTTTCACTATGTTCTATAGTATGTTTAAAGTAATGAGTTTCCCATGGATTTATAGCATGGTATAGACCAGATTGATTAGTTATTCTACCAGTTGATGTTATAGTAGATTCCATATCTTGTATCCTAATTCAATTTGATAAGAGGAGCATTCATAGTCATAGTTCCACCAGATTTACAAGTAGACGTACCAGATGAAGATAGGTTATAAGCGCCACCTACCTGTGTAGTCTTATTACCAGATACATTACCAGTCTGGTTACCACCTATAGTCTCTTTATCTTCAGCTCCTATCTCTACAGTTCTATTAGAACCTATCTTATGTGTATAGTTCTGTCCTGTAGTTATAGTAAGGTCTCTATCATGGTTTATAACTATATCGTTATTGATTCTTATATTAAGTATACCATCTACAGATTTAAGTTCTGTATAGTTACCTTGTTGATCTACTAGTGTTACTATACCATCTGCTGTATTGAATATAAGATCATACCAGCTAGCTTCACCGTCATTATTAGCAGTATGAAATACTACTTCTTTATTTCTAGTATCTACTAGCATATAGTATTGTTCTTCTCCAGAAGGTTGATTAGGTTTAGCGTCATCCTTATTAGAGAATCCATATATAACTTTCTCTCTCTTACGTATATTAGTACTTATAGAGGCCCAATAGTATTCATCGTTACCAGCATATTGGAATAGATGTACCATCTCTCCTATAGTAACATCCGGAGCTGTTATTCTATTAGAATTATATAGATTCAACCACTTAGCAGTTACAGATTTACCTTTCTCTACTTGTAAAGATGTAGTCTTACCAGACATATTTACATTATTAAGAGATTTCTTCTCTTTTTCGTTATAGTCACCTTCTAAAGTAGGCATAGACTCTACCATAGTTACTTCTATACTATAACCATCTTCAAGTTTATCTTTAACTACTTGACCCATACCTACCATTTTATAATTTGTATTTAAACTATCCATATCTCTAATATCCTAACTCTGAAATTAACACATCTGAAGATTTATAGAATCCTAGTGCTTCTAATACAACATACATCATACCACAGTTATCTTTTACTATACGTTTATAGTTAACACAGTTAAAGATCTCATCTGGTAGACCTTTACCTTCTATAAGACTCATAGGTGGTCTAAATGTACCTATATTCTTCTTACCATACTTCTTAAGAAACGCTCTAAACCTATTAGCTAACTCTTGATCTTCTAAAGATTCTAAGTAAGTATTCATTCTAGCTTCTGTATCTAAGTTAGTAGGTACTTTAACTACATTATAAGTAGGTTCACCAGGATAGCCATATTTATCCGAAAATACCTCTTTCCATAGTAAGTGATGTATATAAGGAGATTTCTCAGGAGCATCTTTATAAGATGTAGGATCTTTTATCTTATCAGTACCAAGTACTTCAGTACTACCTGTTTTAATTTTAGCTATAATCTCTCTTTCTATATCAGCTACTCTCTTTACATAACTATATAGATCTAGTTTCTTATGTTCTCTTAATGTAGCGCGTATCTCGTCCATCATACCATGTCCAGCATTTCTATATTCTGCAGATATACTAGATGCTAATAAGTGTACACCTTTGATCTCAGCTTTAGGTTCTCTAAGTACGTTACCTTCTTTTATAGAAACATCTGCAAAGTAATGTTTACTAGCATTCATAGTTACGAAACTATTCCACATGAACTCATTTTTCATCTTCAATGTTTCAAACTTACTCTTATCTAAGTTCATATTACCAGATAGTGTTTTAATATAGTGGTCCATAGTCTGGGTAGCTATTGTCATCATCGTAGACGCTACGCCTATAGGATCTCTATCTTCTCCATTACAGTTCTCTTTATACCAACGAGTCCAATCGTCATAAGTAGCACAAGTACTATCCGTATCTGATAATACTATACACTTTCTCATAAGCTCTTTTATATAAGCTATATTGATAGGACCTACTTTAGTAATAAGTAGAGCTTGTATTAGATCTTTATACTCTGTAAGACCTTCTGCTACATATTTAGCAGTAGAAGCTAGTAGATCTAATAGTTCACTACCTACCATCTTATCGTACTCTATAACTTTACCTTTAATAGCATCTTGACAGATATTATGTACATGTGACTGTACACCTTCTTGTACATTCTCTATATCTGCTAACTCAGTCTCTGGTGTAGTATAACCTGTCTTAGTAGAACTAAGTCTAGCTATAAGTTTAACCATAATATCTTTATTCAATCTTCTAAAGTTAAGTAGATCATTTGTATATAGCACTGCTGCTAATTCTAGTTTACTTAATTTACTTAAGTACTCTCTAATGTAATCTAGTTTAGCTGGTATATTCCAAAAGTTTTCAGTACTCTCTTTAACCATAAGCATAACATCAGATACTTCTGGATATACTATACCATATTTATCTATTACTTTCTGTAGCGCTTCCATATCAGCATTAGCTAATACACTACTTATATAGTTCAATACACTATCTGGATCTCTAAATATCTTATTACCAGATATAATAGATTCAGTTACTGCATTACCTATAGAGCTAACACATCTAGTTACTGATGTTAGTGTATAGTGCGCTGATGGATTATATAGTATAGTACTCTTACTAGCATATGCTCCAGATAGAGAGTTATTAAAAATCTTTCTAGTCTTTTGCATATTATCGTAGTACATAGCTTTGTCTTTATCACCAGTTTGTGTATAATAGAATAGCTTCTTCTTATCTTCTTTTCTAGCTTTAATATTAACACTAATAAACTCTGCGTGTAAAGATTTCTTAATACTAGGATGTACATAAGCTGTAAATGATGGTACTAGTACATTATGTTCATCTTGTACAGATTTTATATAACTAAGTAAAGGTTCTGTATCTATAAACATATCTCCATTCTCAGCTCTATGGTTAAACTTAACTATAGGATTTTTAATAGGATATGATTTAAGTACTGCTATTACTTTTTTTCTAGCTTCTTCTACTGGTATACCTTTAGATTTACTAATAAATATGCTTGCTTGTTTAATATATTCAGACTGTGGATCTAATCTATTTAAGTATTCTTCAGTCTGTTTCTTAAATACTAATTTATCTACCATAACGTATTACCTTCTATTCTGTTCTTTAACGTCTACTAAATCTTAAAAAATAATAATAATAGTAACTAGAACCATAAGGTTCTAGTTACTACGTTCTCCATATCAAAAATCTAATCTAAATTGGATTTTATCATACTAATATATATCTATATTTTTTTATATTCTATTTTACAACCGTAGTAGCCTAACTCTGTTAACTTAGCTGCTACTATGTTAATATCTTCTGTATTAGCATTAGGTATCTCTATCATTAGCTTAAGTTGTTCAACTTCTTGTAAGCTATCCATATCTATATACTCTAATGGTATCAATACAGTATTCTTATTAACAGCTTCAAATAGTATATAAGTAAGATCTTCTATAGCGTAATCTTGTTTAAGGTATCTCTTAACTTTCTCATGTAGAGTATGTATATCTCTATATGTCATAGCTCTATCTGCTGTTAATATACCTAGTACTTTCATACTCCTATAGCTACCACCTAGTTCAGTTGGAGCTAGTGTTACAAAATCATATCTCTTGTGTAACTGTACCATCTTCTATAGCCTCTCTATTTGCGATATTCATATTAAGAGTATCATAACTAACCAGTGAAATATTCTGTACTGGTATATGATAGGTTAGTATCATACTACCATACTCTTCTATAAGTTCACGCAAAAGAATACTTATAGCCTCTAGCTCTAATCCGTTAGTATTCATGTAGACATGTTTACCAATCTCTGCTATCTTACTATTGATATAGTTATACTCTAGATCACCTTGTATAAACCTTGCTGATAGTTCTACTATATCTTCTAGTATACTATATATACTAGCTTTATTACTAGTAAGCTCTAATGCTTCTATAAGCATACTTAGTTTACCTATTACAGGTAATCTTATAAGATCAGTATTCTGTGCCATTTACTACCTCCTGATCAAAACATACCATTATAGATTGTTCTAAAGTACCATCTGGACTATCTATACTAAGTAGATCGTCCATAGTAAGACAAGCTACTGATACACTTATTATATCAGTACCCCATACCCACTTTACTGGTAAATAACCACAACCTATACCAGTCTTAACATTACTACCAGTCATAAACTCTTCATCGTTATATTTTATATTATACATACCTAATAATCTAAGTAGGTAATTAGACATCTCTTCAAATACTCCACTTACATAGAGTTGATCTAATTCATCTTCTAATATAAGATCAGAGTTAAATGGTATCTCATTAGCTCTTATATAGCTAGATATATTTTGTATATCCATTTGTATAGGAAAGAAATAGTTACCACTATAACTAGTATCTGTATACTCCATTAGATTCTTATAACTATAATTCGTTATAAGATAATCTACTATAAACCTAAATAGACTATAGTCATGTTGTTTATACATACTATTATATTTAGATTCAAAACTATCTACATACCATCGATAAAAATTAGATAGGTCTACGTGATGTAGACCTATCTTAACTCCTCTGTCTATAAGCTCTTTAACTTTAACAGATAAAATATCAGATGGTAGTAAGCTACCTATTCTCATATTCTACTCCTTAGTTAGCTCTAATACTAACTTATCATTACTACTATCTAATCTAGTTACATTAACTTCTTTATAATCTATATCAAACAGCAGATTAATCTGGTGTTCTAACCAGTCTGTTAGTGTAATAAACTTATTATTAAAATCATCTTCTTTAATAAGTTCAAATAGCTGTATAGGATCTTTCTTAGAACCTATACCGATTAGAAAGTCTAAACCTCTTACTACTAACTCGTTATATAGACTAGCTTGTTTAAGTTTATTAGTACTATAGTGCTCTATTAGATATAACTCTAGATCACTACCGTAGATTAACTTATTAGTTATAGCTGGTCTATATTTAGTTAGATCTAATACTTTAGTCTCCATAGTGTTAATTAACCTTTACTAAATATCTTAATACTAAACTACCATATAGCTTAAAGTCAGCTTTATAGAACTCTATAGTAGCACGTTTATCAGAAGGGCCTATATAGTTTCTTATTAGATAGCTTACTATTGGTTCTAATATGTTATCTCTATAGTTCTCTATATACTCTCTCCAATATCTTATACTATGCTTATCTTCTATAAGATTTCTATATTCAGATACTTCTCTTAGTATAGCTCTACTAAGAGCTCCTATACTATATTCAGCTCCATAGTTAAGAGTAAACCTATAATCTATATATCTACCTATAACTTCTCCTATAGCATCTAATGCTTCTTTAGGTATCATAGGTAGACCTTTAGGACATAGCATATCTTTTACTAATATATCAACTCTAACATCACCTAGCTTACTATCAACAGCTATAATCTTAGAAGATATTTTAGCTTCATTAGGAGATACTCCTAGCTCTATTAGAGTGTTCATAAGCTCTTCATCGGTTCTTAATAGATTAGTCATATCGTATAGATACTCTATTATTTCGTCTTTATGATTCATATCTCTATACTCCTATCTATTAGAAGTCTATATAGCATATACCATTTTGTATATTAGAAAACTCTGGTATATGTAATATATCTAAATAAGACTCTTTATACCTATAAGAAGCTATTTCCCCTAATGTGTATATATAGATCTCAAAATCCTTAATAGAGAATACTATTAAGTTATTTTCTATATATGGTAATATAGGTACTATATAGTTATCCCAATAGTCATCTAGTAATCTTAATACTAAACTCTTACTACTAGGATCTAGTATATCTAGATATTTATCTTCTAAATGCTCTTCTATAGATTTATTTCTATCTACCTGATAGAAACACCAACCGTTCTTCTTAAAACTAGATCTCCTATAGAGCTCTAAGAAGAACCTATTGGACTCTTCAGCTACTCTACTCCTGATATACTCCATAAGCATAAAGCAACTACAGATGATAGGAGATAAGTTACCTTCTATTCTATCAAACTCTTGTCTAGAAGCTCTAGCTGCTCTAAGTACTGACTCTATCTTAGTTAACCTAACATCTATAGGTATCTGTGCTACAAACTTAATATGTTTCTTAGCTATACGAAATCTATTAACCTCATCTAGAGCTAGTGGATTACTAAACCTCTTGTTCATATTTCACTCCTACTAACAGTTATAATATAATCTTTATAATACATATTTAAACTAACTTTAGTATCTATATTAAGATTAACTCTTTTAGACTTACAACCTAATAAGAATTGACTTAATGTAAGATGTACTATATCGTTACTATAGATCAATACAGTAGCTATTCTGTCTATATCCGCTTGTGATATATTATAGTCAGCTTTATCATATTTAGACTCTATATTAAATCCAAAGTTTACTAGTATCTCTTGTACGATTATATATAATACTACAGTAGTTATTTCTACATAACCTGATTTAGTAAGCTTATTCTTTCTATTAAGAACAGTTACTACTTCATCTGGTATGAATAAACCATACCTATCCTTTGTTTCATTAGTTAACATATACTTATTAACCTTTCTATAAGCAATATTCAACTTATTTCTAACTCTAAAATAATATAAACCTAGAGAGATACCACTATGGTATCTCTCTAGTTATACTATAGGAACATTCCTGTTTCATCATCCTCAGCAGCATGAGTAGGAGCTTCTATCATAGTAGCTTTAAGCTCATCTTGTAGTTTAGCAGATGCACTATTAAGCTCTGATAGTTTACTTATCTCTTCTTTAAGTAAGCCAGAAGATGCTACTATATGTAATGGAAATGATTTCTCTCCAAATAGAGCTAAAGCATTTTCAGATACTACAGTACCTATCTTATGGTGTAATACGTTAAGACCAAACTCAACATCTTTACCAGGTGCTGTTAATGTTCTAGCTACTGTAGGTATACAATAGTTAGGTAGTTTAATCTCTCCATTACCAGTATGTACAGACAGACTATATAGACCAGCTGGTGTTTTAATACCTTTATAATCTTGCTGGTTAATAAAGTTAGCCATATCTGTAGAGTCTAGAGATTCATTATCTCCAGATAGGAATAGTGACATGATACCCATTACATTCTTAAACCTATCATTAGCTATAGATTCACCTTTAGTTTGTGAAGCATCCATCTCTGCGTTATTAACATAATATGTAATAAGACATTTACCTTTATCAGTAGCTTTCTTATTTAATGTTGCTAATACAGCTTGAGTATTTCTAAGTTTAAGAGCATCTCCTGAATCGCCTATAACTAGAGCAAATGTAGGAATATTCTTGTCCATTAAGTACTCTGCTAGTAATATACCAATGTTACTACCAGAACCACCGCTAGCACTGAATACTAAACATACAAATGTATTAGTCTCTTTCTTAGTAAGTTTAATCTTATCTAGGAAGATAGGAACGTTAGCGTTGATCTCTTTAATCATCTCGATACTTCTGGCGCCTCCTGCGCCATTTATAATATTCTTATCGTTACTAGCAAGTTTCTCTACTTTATAGAAATCTCCTATAGGATCTATCATATCATAGTTATTTTTACTAGTATCTATAAAATGGTATTCAATAGTACTGAATCCATCTCCCATGCCTTCAAGACCTTTAATAGCCTTACCAACTACAGAGGTACCACCACCTCCAGCACCTATAACAACTAGTTTGTTACTCATTTCTTTATCCTTTTTTAATATATTTATAGTATTCTAAATTAACTATATAACGAGTATAGGTATGGCACTATATTAAGGCCATACCTATACTCTGCTTATAGCAACATCATTATTTTACTTAATAGTAGTTATCATCACTGTCATCAGGCAGATTACGTATTTCAGCCGTTATACTTTCTAGTGCGTCTACTATTGTGTTTCTAGTATCTGTAGAACAATAGCCTAGGATGCGTCCTAAAGATACTCTAGCGTCTTCTAATTCATCTCTAGCCGTTTTGGGTTCTTCTACTTCTTCATCTTCCTCATCTGGCTCATAATCTTCCCAAGGTTTTGGAAAACCATCGTTATCGCAGCAGCATGGATCAAAATCATCGTAGTAGTCCTCATCAGGCTCCTCATAGTCATTACGTTCTACTTCATCGTAGTCATAATCATCTTCGTCATAATATTGCATTTTATCATCCTTATAAAAAATAGTTACATCAGTGTGATTTTAAACATATCATTACACTTACACCTCCTTATTTAGATAAGCTAACATAGAAGAGTTATATAGCTCTTCTATATAAATAATATCTAATTGATATTATGTCATCTTGACGCTAAATAAGGATAGTAATAAGAGTATAATAGGTTTATTATCACCTTTATCATTAGAGTACTATTTACTTAAATGCTTAAGTACATAGTTTAGCGTATCCGTTTCCGCACTGTAAGTAAGTTTGCCATCTGGTGTGATATAGAAGCTTTTAGAAGCTAATAGATTATCTATTTCACGTACTGATTCCTTGGTAACTACAGTGTTAAAGGATATAGTATCGCCGTCATCTTGAAATGGATAAGCGATCACAGTGTGCGACGCTACCCCTTATGCTTTCGCATAAGAATAGACTATATCTTCTAGACTATTGTCTAGGTTAGGCATTTCGATTTAAGAGGTTTTCACTCACCTTCTATAAGGCCCTACTCCTAATGCCGATATTTTTAGGGAGTCGGCTAAAGGATAGTCGTTGAACACACTTCATATCTATAATCTATAGACTTAGAAGCTTCGCTGCGCCGGTTGCCTACATATCTAATAGCGTTTTTACTATGCTTACTGGATACATTACTCCGTAAGTATACTAGTCTATTTCTAGCTAGTAGTAGTATCTATTAGCTTTAAGGGTTTCCCGCAATTAACCTAACTGCATGTGCTAAGCACAAGATCTATTGGACAATAAATCAGCTCCCAAACGAGATAAATGGCTCAAACCTGCTGAAGTACCTTGTAAATACTTCTCTCCTAGTACAGGATATTCAGGTAGCTCTAATGTTTCATTATCTAAGTAAACTTTAACAGATCTTCCATTAGCAGTTGTTTTTAAATAAACGCCGGAAGGGTAGATCGATCCTAAGTTAATAACTGGATACCTAGTTACTGTAGCCTTAACATCTTTAGATACTTTAGCTACTGATATATAAATCAATTCTCCATATGTTATTGGTCTTAGTTTATTTACATTTACTCCATTAGGTATGTTGTTAGTATCTTTAACAACATATATCTCTTTACCTCTATCTTCTACTAGAGCAATATAATCTTCTCCTAGCTTAGCATAATCATTCTTAATAACATCCTGCTTTAACTTATTAAGTATACTATTAAGTCCTACTGTAGTAGTCCAATAGTCTTTATCTTTAGTATTAGCAGTTTTAAAAGTAGTTTTCATAGTCTTACTATCTATTACTTTTACATTGTTATTAAGAGGATTAGCTACACCTACTACAAAGTATTTTGTAATCTCGTGTATAGCTAATGGTAATATAGATTTAGCAAACTGATACAGACCTACTGTAGTATCGTTAAAAGATATTTTATTAGGATCTTTTAGATCTTTTACGGTAGTAGGTAATGATGTTAGTACGTTTCTAGTACCATCCATTATACCTCTAGATGCCCATTTAGATTGTATAAAACCTTTCTTACCATCTAGTAGATTCTTAATATAGTAGAATATGTCCATAGCTATAAGCTGTACTCTATATCTATATGGATCAAACTGACTATAATTAGATTCTTTTATAGAGTTATTACGTATAGTATTTACAGAACCTATCATTTTAGCATATAGAGTATTTATCTCATCTTGTGTAGGTCTACCTTTAGCATCTAGCTCTATATCTCTCATACCAGCTGGTATAACATAGAAATATCTAATTAGATTCTCTTTCTGTAGAGCTTTCTTAATAAGAGCTATAGCAAAGTCTCTAGACTTAGCTCCAGTAGATCTAAACTCTACTTGATCTAAATAAGACATAAGGAATTCAAATCCTGTAGAACCTTTAGGATCTTCTAGAAATACTTTAGCTTCTTTATTAAAGCTAGCTTTAACTTTACCAGAAGCTATCTTATCGTATATAGGGTCTAAATCTAATAGTTGTTTAAAAGCAAACGGATGTATTATAGGTATCTTAAGATCTATATAGCCTGCTTTAGTCATTCTCTCTTGTGTACCTACTATACCAAATATAGATTCTGAAAATAATCCATTTTTATCAAATACTCTAGAGTTAGATTCATAAACAGCTAGAGAAGTAACTTCACCTAGAAACTTAAGATGTTCTGGTTTTATAGTAAGTAGATCGACATTAAATAATTTATCTAATGGTGTAGCCACATTAACACCTCCTATTATTATTAGTATAAAAAATCAGGAAAATCCAGCCTGTAAAGGCTTTGCTTGCCTGATCTTTAAGCCTACAGTAGGCTTATTTAAGATCTATTAAGTTTAAAAATAAGGAGAGTCATATGGCAAAAGATGACGATTTAGAAGGGTTCGAAGATTTTGACTTCGACGATCTAGATATAGATTTTGATTCTGACTCTGGTAGTCTTGATAACGGTAAGAAACGTAAGAAAGGTGATAGGCATCCTATAGAGGATACTATTAAAGATACTTACAATGCTGCTGTAGATAATATTAAATCTAAGAAGCTACGTGATCATGCTTCTGGTATTATAAGTAAATCTTTATCTACAGATGCTAAAGCTTCTGCTTATGAACTTAAGAGCGAATTAGATAAAATAACAGAAGAAACTAAGAAACAGTTAGAGCCTGTTAAGAAATCACTATCTTCTATTAGCTCTGGCGTATCTAAAATGATGCCAGAAGGTAAGATAAAGAATATACTTAAAGACTTTAGCGATAAACTAAAGGGTGATACACAATCTTTCTATACAGAACAGAAAGAATCTCTACAAGATTTCCAAAGTTCTATACAAGATGCTATGTCAGGTGTAGAATCCCAGATAGCTAATCTTAGTTTAGCAGCTGGTAGCTCTAAACAGAATCTTGCTAATGAACTATTAAAGAAACAATATATAGCATTAGTAACAGCTAAAGAACAAGATAAGATATTCTATAATAAATCTTTAGAGTTGCAATGGCGTACTGCTACTGGAGTAGAAGAGACACTTAAGTTCCAACGTGAACAGTTTCAAACTTTTACTAAACAGTTTGAAGCTATTATACAGAATACTTCTCTACCAGAAGCTGTTAAGATGCGTAATACAGAACTAGCTGGTACTGTATTAAAACAAAAAGCTTTTAACACTATGTCAGAGACTCTATATAAACGTATATCTCCATTAGAGACATTCTCTAATGCTATCAATAAGAAGATGCGTAACTATATAGAGAATGCTAAAGATGTATCTGGTTCTTTAGAAGATCTAGTAGGTCTATCTGATACTATGTCAGATCTAGATTCATTAGGTATGTCTAAAGCTGGAGCAGCTGGTGCTTTAGGTTCTGATCTATTATTAGACTGGTTCTACGGTAAAGCTGGTAAGATGCTACCTAAATCTATACGTAATAAGGTAGAAGGTAATCTTAATGCAGCTGCTGCTAACCCATTAGACTATCTAAGGTCTTTAAGATCTAATAATGCTAAAGGTCTATTCGGTAAGCTATTTAATAAAGGTATGGGATTCCTAGAAGATGATCTAGATACTAGAAATAAATTCTCTAATATTAAGATTAATAAAGCAGAGTTAGATAGTCAAGCTCTATTCGATGGTAGAACACATAATACTATCAATACTGTTATACCTATGTTACTATCTAAGATACATAATGAAGTATATGGGTTAAGAACTGGTAAATCAGTATCTGAAGATACAGAGTTAACATTTGATGTTAAAACTCAATCTTTTATTACTAATAAGGATATGAGAAAACAACTCAGAACTAGCATAGCTACTGATATGATAGCTGTTGCTAGAAGAGCTGCAGTAGGTATGAAGAAAGAAGTAGTAGAGAGATGTAAAAATATAGAAACTGCTAATAAAGATAAGATATTCTCTAACTTAGATAAAGCTTTTATATCTTATATTACAGAATATGGTTCTATATCTCCAGAAGCTATGACAACTACTAAGTTCTTACAGTTTATACCAGATCAATATCAGCTAGAAGCAGCAGAGCTATTCAATGCTTTTCTATTCTCTCTAAGGAATGGAGGTAATAGTAAAGGTACTTATGAAATGTTCTCTAGGTCTGGAGAGATGCTAAAGTTATCTCCTATGCTACTAGATAAATATGCTACTGGTATGAATGCTAATATGATAGCTAAAGAAGGACTAGTAGACTATAATAGTCTTACTGGTGGAGCTACTTTAAATGTTAATGGTATACAATCTAGATTACATAAAGCAGCTAGAACTAAGAGATATAATCTTAATTCACAACTTAGAGAAGATTATGAAGTATATGATATTAACCTAAGAGAAGATCTTAACTCTGATATAGAGAATCTTAAACAGTACTATGGTAGAGCTAGAGATGCTTTTAAGAATGGTACTGATATGTCACATGCTTATAGTTCTAAGTATGGAGTAGCTATTAAATACGGAGATACTCCAGAAGAAGAAGCTGCTGCTAGAGAATATGAAACATTACGTAATCAGTTCATTAAGGATTTTGAAGAGAACTACGAGAATATAGAACTTAAGAAAAAAGATCCAGTAGAGTATGAACGTAAGTTACAAAGAGAACTTAAGAAGTGGAATAAATCTAGAGAACCTAAATCTCTATTATCTAAAGTAAGTTCTAGTTTACGTAAGTACGTAGACGAACATAAAGATAATCCTGTTATACTAAATCTATTTAAAGCTAAAGCTAAAGTAGAAGAAGTTGAAAAACAGTATGGACCTAAAGCTCTAGACGTACTAGATAAAGCTAAGAAGAGCGCTAATGTTAATATAGAGAAAGCTAAGAACTATATTAACTCTGAAGATGGTCTTAAGTCTGATGTAGATAATATTAAGTCTAAAGGTAGAGAGTATTATAATGCTGCTAAATCTAAAAGTATAGCATTCTTAGATTCAAAAGGTATACCTACTAATATAACTATGGATCAAGCTACGTCTTATCTTAAAGATAAGTATAATACAGCCTATACAGCTACTGTTAATGCTTATAATAAAGCTCCAGATACACTAGCAGAGTTCCAGAAGAAGTTTAGAACTGAGTATATAGATAAACTAGCTAAAATACTACCTCCAGAAGAACTAGAGAAAGCTAAAACCTATATTAATAGTACAGACCCTAGAGAAGTTATGCAGAAAGTAATAGATTCTGCTAATGCTGGCTATGGTTCTGCTAAAGAGATAGCTACACTAGCCATACGAGCTGTAAATGGTGACCCTAATGCTATACAAGAGCTTAAAGATAAAGTAGAGAATACTAGTACTAACGCTAAGAAAGCTATGGACGAACTACAAGATCAGTTAGTTACTATAGTAGATAATAGCACTAAAGAGTCTAAGAAGAAAGCTAAACAGATAGTAGATAAACTAAAAGGTTCTGATAAAAAACAACCTAGTGATTATGAAAACTATATTAACGCTATTAAGAAGAAGAAAGCTTCTGATAGAACTCCGCAAGAACAACAAGATCTATTAGACTATAGAGTTGATAACACCTATAATATGTTAGGATCTGCTCTAGGTGCTCTTAAGAACCCTATGGGATGGATGGCTAAACAAGCTGGTAACTTAGCTATGTGGGGAGTTAAATCTGCTATTAGATTTCCTCTATCTGGATTTGCTAAAGGTAGTAGAGCATTTGAACGTAAACTATATGCTAGAGCACTTAAAGATGGTATACCGTGGTTATTAAAATCTCCATGGACACTTGGTAAAGGCGCTTATAAAGCAAGTAAAGGTATAGCTAAAGGTGGTGTTAGTCTACTAGGCGGATTATTAGATAACCCAGTAGCTAACTTTATGCGTGGTATGGATAAAAAGTTATGGGGTAGTGGTAGAGACGATCATCTCTATGGAGAAGATGATCCAGATAGTCCTGCTAATAAGAACAGCTGGTGGAATAGACTTAAGTCTACTGGTAAAGCTGTTAAAGATAAAGTAATGCCTAATAAAACAGATAAGAAAGATAATAGTTTCTTTAGTAAGCTTAAAGGTTGGTTAGGACCTATACTAGGTATAGCTACTACAGCTATAGGCGCTATAAGTTCTGGTGTTACTAAAGTAGCTGGGTTACTTACTAGTGGATTCTCTACGTTAACTGGATTAGGTATGCGCATAGTATCAGCATTAACAACAGTACTAGGTCCAATAGGTAAACTATTAGGTAAGTCTGCTGTTAAACTAGGTGGTGCTGCAGCTGCTGGCGCTACTAAGGTAGCTGCTGCTGCTGTTAAGACTAAAGCAGGTCAAGCTGTTGTAGAAGGCGCTGCAGCTGCTTCTAGTAAGATAGCTAAAACTAGTTTAGCTAAGAAGATCATTTCTATATTAGAAGGATTTAAAGGTACTATACTAAAACGTTTAGGTAGTAAAGCTGGTGCTAAGTTAGTAGCTTCTCTATTAGGTAAAATAGCTTCTAGAGCTGTACCTATATTAGGTTGGGGTCTATTACTATACGACGCTGCTAAAGCTATTAAGTATATGACAGTAGATAACTTGTCTATAGGATCTGCTGTATCTAAAGCTGTATTAGGATTTGACCTATTCGACGATAATGATCCTGCTGTAGATGAAAATGGAGAACCTATTAAACCAGATGAACCTGATGTAGCTAAATCTAAAGCTTTACAAGCCCAAGCTGAAGAAGACTCTAAGAAGAAAGAAACTGGTTTATATGTAGTAGATAATAAAGCTGTTACTAAAGAAGAGTTTGAGAAAGCCCAAGCTGAGAATAAGAAACGTAAAGCTAATGGAGAAGATGAACGTAAACTATATTCTAAAGTAGTTATTACAGAAGATAAAACTGTATCACAATCTAGAATAAAATATAAAGATTTTCTACATGCTTTAAATAGCTTGCCTATGGCAGATAGACAACTTAAACTTAATGCAGATCTAGATGGTATTAAACAAAACTTTGGTACTCTATTAGAAGGACATCTATATGATCTTGGAGAACCATTAGGTAATGTATACTGGGATGTATTAGGTTCAGAATCTTCTATAGTTATTAAGAACCTAAACGATGGTACTTATAGGGATCTAGAGATCTCTAGCTATTATGATGCTCTTAAAGCTATGGGTAATGATAATGTTAATAAGTTACTAGATGCTGTAACTGGTAGTAGCTCTTGGAGTAGTAATCAACAAGCTGTATACTTAGAGTGGCTTAAGAAGAAGATTAACTCTATTATGGATGCTATACTAGAGAAAGCAGAGAAACTTAAAGGTTCTGGTATAATGGGTATACTTAAAGGTTTATTAGACTCTATATTCGGAGGTAAATCTGATATACCTAAACAGAATACTAATGTACCTAGAGTAAATACTGGTAATAACTTTGATAGTAGATCTAATACCTATATGGATAATAAAGCTACTATAGGATCTAGTAATCTTAACTTTAGTTCTAATGGAGTATCTATATACGATAAGCAAGGTTCTAGTAAGAATAGAAAAGAAGGCTTTGATAAGAAGAATCTATTAGATATAACTAGAAGAGCTATGGAGAGAGCTGGTTGGGGTCCTACCGAGCAAGCACTGTTTCTAGCACAGATTACACATGAAACTGGTAACTTCCGCTATATGGAAGAGATAGCAGATGGTAGTGCTTATGAAGGTAGAAGAGATCTTGGTAATACTCAACCTGGTGACGGTACTAGATTTAAAGGTAGAGGACTTATACAGGTTACTGGTAGAGCTAACTATGAGAAGATAGGTAAGATGCTAGGTTTAGATCTAGTTAATAACCCTGAACTTATAGCTAATGATCCTAAAGTAGCTGTAGACGCTTCTATGGCATGGTGGGAGCTTAAGAAGAAAGAGTCCAAGAAGTTTAGAGAGTCTATAGAGAATGGAGATATAGTTAGTAACACTAGAGGTGTTAACGGCGGCTATAATGGACTAGGAGAACGTACAGCATACTACGAACAGTATAAAGAGTTCTTAGCTAAGAATGGTACTAGTGCTAATCCAGCTGACACTCCTAACTCTGATCAAGCTCTTAACCAAGGTTATCAAACTAGCTCAGGTTCATTCAGTGGTGATGCTTCTACTGTAGTACCATCTGGAGATCCTAAAGTAGATGCTATGGTATCCGCTATTAACTCTACAGCTACTCCACAGTCTAGAGGTAAATGTGCTACTGCGGTTAGAGAAGCTTTAGATGCTGGTGGTTTCAAAACAGCTGATGGCCAAACTGTTACACAAGCCTTTAGAGATAAAGGCTTAGCTGGTTCGGCTTACATGTACGATAGTAATGGTATACTCAACTCTGTAGGATTTTCTAAGATAGATCCTAACACAACACCAGCTACAGGCGATATAGAAGTATTCCCTGGTTCTAGTGCATCTCCACATGGGCATATACAAGTCTATAATGGTAATAACTGGGTATCGGATTTTAATCAGAATGGCGGCTCTATGAATAGACCTTATGGTGCCCCTGGTGCTAAATATGCTGGTATAACACCTAGTATGTTTAGATACTCTGGTAGCTCTCCAGTTCCAGATGATGCTATGGCTTCTAAACCAGATGGTTCTACTGTAAACTCTACAGATGCTAGTACTACACAAACTGCTGATGCTGGTAGTAATATACTAGCTAAATCTATAGATGCTGGTAACGCAACACAGACTCAACAACTTGATGTTCAGAAACAGATGCTAGATGCACTTACCGCTCTTAATAAGACTATAAGTGCTACACCATCTGATAGAATACAAGATACTCGTAATGCTGTTAATAACAATACTAACTATACTGGTAGTAAAAATGATAGACAGGTAGCTAGCAGAACTGATTATCTTTATGACCAGATGAATGGTAGTAGTAAACTAGCTGCTGATAATGTGTTATTAAATAGAGAGAAACTAGCTAGTACTGGAACTAATGGTAGATAAAAAAAATAGATGCTACTAGAGTACCATATGGTACTCTAGTAGTTATCTTATTTCTTATTATTCTCTTTATAGTATTTCTCTCTAGAAGCTTTATCTTCTTCTTTCAGTCTAGCTTTATCGAATACACCTAAATGCTTAACAGATTTATAAGATTTAATAAGTTCTGTTATATTCTCATCGTTAAACCTATCTTCTTTAAGTAGCTTCTCTATGTTTCTTACTATATCTAGATAAATACCTAGTTTAGTTATATTCATAAGTACTGGAGTACTAAACTCTGGCACATATTTATTCCTTACTACATACTTAGCTATAGTCAATGGTAACTTATTCTCTTTTAACCATTTCTGTAGCTTACTATCTTGTGCTACTCTAGTACATATTACATATGCTACTATAGCCCAATAGTTAGGTAGTTTAATAGTAGGTAATTTTCTTATTATACCAAGATCTTTATTACTAAACTGTCCTTTAGTTACTAACCTACTAGGATAATATTTAGTACTTACGAACTGTATAAACCTACCTATGCTTCTTACATCTCCTATCACTGTTCTAAATAGATAGTTATAGTTAACACTTAAGCTTCTACCTAATTGTGATTTACTTTCAGCTACTAGTGATATATAGTCTTTACCTTCTTCTAGTCCTTCTATATTAGGAAACTCTACTCTATTCATTATCCACTCCTTCTACTATACCGCTCTCTGGTAGACTATCTATATACTCTTTTCTAGTCTTAGCTATCTCAGCTTCAGATTGAGCTTCATTCTCTTTTACTAGTTTAGGCGCTAATAGGTTTACTATACGCATACTAAGTACTCTTAACATCATACCTTGTACAAATAAAGCACCATATGTTTCTAATATAGAGTTCTTATACTCTGGCATAAGATTTACATACGTTTTATGTAGATCTTCGTCAAATCTAAGTGGAGTATAGATTTCAGCTACAAAACTAGACATACTAAATAGGTTTACACCTTGTTGTACAAAGCTAGTATTCAATATCTGTAATATTTCTATTCTAGTCTCTTGTTGTGCTGGGTTAGCGAATATCATACGTTTATATCTATCTAGACCTTTAAACGTAAAATAACCAAATGTGTTTATAGTATCTAAATCACTTAGAAAGTCTGTTAAAGCTTTTACATTACCGTAGCTATTTACTAGCATCTCAGCTGCTTTATCTAATATCTCTTCTGTTATGACTACGGTTTCTTCACTACTCATTGTCTTCTCTTTTCTTGCTATTCTTAGCTTTAGCATCCCTAATAAGCTCTCTTAGTTCATCTTCAGATAGATTACTAAGATCTGTTAGTGGACCAGCTGTATTTACTACATGTTGTGTAACTTCTATCCATTCAGAGTTACGTTTAGTGCGTACAGCAACAGTAAATCTAAAATCTGTTATCTCTAATAGATGTGATATAGTCTTAACGAATACGTTAAATGTCATACTACTATCTGTAGCTTGATCATATAGTCTCACATCTAGTTTCTTATCTAGTACTGTATCTAGTTCAGTTCTATAGAGCCTATCTTTAAGTTCAGCTCTCTTACACAGTACTTTAAGTTTATTAGTAAGTCCCATCTTACCTACTAATGCTCTAAACATAGCTGCTAGTGTACCATTAGCTGTATGTTCAACTTCTTTACTATATACTTCGTTAGAAGTATGCTTAGCTCCCTGAGTAACTTCATTACCCATTTTAAACTCCAATCTTTCTATATACGTCTATATAGAAAAGTTTTATTTTACAGAAGAATAAACTTGATCTACTATTCTTCTTATATAAATAATATGTAACTGAATTGTTCTCAGATTGACACTGAGTTTAACATCTTGTTTCATACCACTATATATATTAAAATAGTTATCAAACTTCTTAAATACTTCTAATAGTCTTTTTATATCTCTAATAGGATCTACTGGTATTCTACCATCAGTACTAAGAAACTCTAAATAGCTAATATGGTTTATCTTATCTCCAGATACTAATACAGTCTCTATATAGCTATTTAATATATCTTGTTTCATTATCTCTTCTAGTATTTCTATATACCTATCTATATTATTAAATATAAAATCAGATTCTAATCTATATAGTAACTTTAGATCTATATCAGAGTTTATTATTTTATCTATCTTATCGCCATATGTTAATGGCTTAGATTTCTTAAATAACCAATCTAGCATACGGCTACCTTTCTTACTAAAATATTTACTATAGAACTCTTTTAAAAAAATATATTAAGCTACACCCTACCATTCTAAGTAATATTAGAATGGTAGAGTATACATATAGTGTGGGTTTATTATTAATTCTTTATAAGTAACATAAGCCATAGATAAACTATCTATAGCATGCTCTGATAGTAAACTTAGATCTATTAGATTAGCTATCTCTGGTATCTTATAGAGGTTCTCTCTCATAGAGTCTTTATCTGCTTTACCAGTAGCTCCTACAGCAGCTTTTATATACTTAGGAGCATATTTAAATATTCTACACCAAGGATTAGAGATTCTACTAGATAGCTCTATAGTGGCTACATATTGAGACAGTTGTATAACAGATTTAGGAAATCTACTATTCATAAACGCAGCTTCTAATCCTATAGCTAATGGGTTATAGTAGTAGTGTAAACCATTTATAACCTCTCTAAGTTTAACTAGCCTAGATAACATAACATTATAAGTACCATCATCTACATATCTATCTAATACTATAGTTTGGCTCTCTATAGCTACTATATTATTAGTTACTGTATCTATATGTAGTATACCTATACCTAGATTGTTTCCTGGATCTATACCTACTATAGTATAAACATTATCATTACACTCCATAGTCTAAATCCTATTTATAAGGATCTATATTATAAAATGGTTCTGCACCACCTATCTCTATAGCTCTTTGGAATTTCTCTTTACTATTTAAGTCTAGCATAACATCAAGATCTAAATCTACAAAATAAGTAACTTGCATATCTACTGCTTCAGTACCATAAGAAGTACTTACATCATAGCCATGGCATATACCTAACTCTGTTATCTTAACTACATTCTCTAGGTCTAGTAGTTTTAATACATTCTTAAGTTCTTTTTGTTCATCTTCTAATAGATTAAACTCCATCTTAAATCTATTTATAACAGAGTTAGTCTCTATAGCTAATTTAGGATCAGATGGTTTATGTACTGGAGTAGGATTTAAGTATCTATCAGAATCAAACTGCATTATACTTAATACATCGTTTTTATCTATCTTATTAACTAAGTAGTTATAGTTTCTATAATCTATAAGATCACATACTCTAGCATAATATGCATAGTAGTCAGTACCTTTAATGTTGATAGTCTTACGTAGTCTATATTTTTGTCTAGTATACATATCAAGATCATTACTAACTTCTCTTATTATAAAAGGTATATGGTTAAATAGAGCAGCATCTAGTACAGAATGTGGACTATACTTATAAGCATTTACATTATCTATTATAATATTACCACCTACACCTAGTACAAAATACTTAACTCTAGGGAATACAGGTTGCTCTATAGTGCCAGTTGGTGTATGATCACCTGGCATAACAGAGAACTTTTCATTTAGAGTAGTATTCTTATGTACTTTATAATATCTATTAGCTAACATAGCGTTTATCAATGTTAACCCATATATAGTAAGTTGGCTACTTTTGATCATCTTCTTCTCCTAGTATAGCTTCCATAGTTAGCTCTGGTTGCTCTAAACTAATCTCACCTGGTACAAAATCAGGTCTACTTAGGTTTACATCATCGTCTTGTAATTGAACATCTTTGGTCTCAGTACCACGGAGAGCTTGTTGTGCTCTCTTATTAGCTTGTTCTCTTAAGATACCTGTAATAGTAGCTTTAATCTCAGCTTCATTCTTAACAGCAGTCTGTTTAAGTCTAGTGTTAGCTGCTTTATCTATAGCAGTGTCTATAGAGTTAAGTACTTCATTAGCTACTCTTATATCTCCAGCTCTCTTTGGAGCACCTTCTTTAAATATTTCTCCCATGATACTAAGTCGATAATTAAGTGTTCTATCAAGTAGTTCTTGTTCTACTTCTGTATATATGCTATTATTGCTTTCCATAGTGATTTAATATTCCTTTCTAATATAATATATACTTAAGATCACGCAAAGGTACTTTATTAGAGAATACAAGAAGTTATTAGATTAACATAAAATATAGATATGGAGTGTATAAAAAGATGAAGATACATATGTTCTTATATACAGATGGTTCAGCTGGACCAACTGTACCAGGTTATATAGGTATGGGCTATCATGGTTACTACTACGACGATGAAGCAGAAGTAAAACGTTCTGGAGATGTACCTAAAGATGGTTTTCCTTCTAAGGTAGGTTATTTAGGGCCTGATAATATGTCTGGTTATTCTAATATAGAGCACCTTAAAGTAAATCCTATAGGTTACCTAGATGGTCACTATTCAGATGGTATAGCTATAGGTTCTAGTAACGAAGCAGAGACACAAGCTATTAAGATAGCTCTAGAAGAAGTTACTAAGTATATGGTAACTAACGATCTACCACTTAAACAGCTTACTATACTATCAGATAGTCAAGTAGCTCTTATTATATATACTAGAGTTATGAAGCATATTAAAGAGAATCCAGATTGGTTAACATTAGATCAAGTTAAGCTTAGAGAAGAAGTTGATAAGAAGTATGGTTCTATAGCAGAGTCTACTAAACAACATATTACAGAACTTATACCGTATGTATACTCTAAACTTAAAGAGCTTAATAATCCACATATAGTGTTTGAGAAAGTAGCTGGTCACTCTGGTAATATTGGTAACGAAATAGCAGATATGCTAGCTGTTACAGCTAGAAAGAACTCTAAAGATGGTAACTTAGTAAATAACGTAGTATGGAATACAGAACGTTATTGGAAACCTAATATAACTAGACATCCATTCTTAAGATTTAGACAACTATTCTTTATACATAACACAGATAATAACATTAAACCAGATAGTGCTTACTTTACTATTATGGACTATGGTTCTATAGATATAGGTAAACGTTCTGGAGAACCTCTATATGGTATGGTAAGACTAAATGAAGTACCTACTGACATAGTAGATGTTATTATGTCATACCAGAAGACATTTACAGAATATCCTATGTTAGTATATACACTAGATCTAGATAAGTTCTATAAACCAGAGTATAAGAGATTCTTTAGTGGTTTAGGTAAAGATGCCTTAGTACCTGATAAAGGTGGTAACTTATCTGTTATGTCTAGAGACACTATGATATATCCTATTAAACCATCTGGTTTAGCTAAGAGAGTATATGATAAAACAACATCTTTAATCTCTATACTAGAGAGAGCTAGAGAAGAGGTTAATACACATAAGAATGGTACTAAAGGTAGATGGTATTTTGATATTACTAGTAGAATATATACAGCTAGTGGTAAGAAGAATATTTGTACATTAGCTTCTGGTACTAAAGATATACCATTAAAAGGTTTTGAATTAGACTCTAAAGAGCATGCTCTTAATAATAAACTTATATTAGGTATAGATCTACCAGATCGTAATACTCTTAAGTCTATGGAGAGTTTTGATCCTAAAGTATATGTAATGTTCCAACAAGATGGACCAGCAGCATTTAGTTACTATACGTTTATATTTGCAGACTCTATAGGTAGTTATGGTATATATCATAACTTATTTAGTAGTCTAGTATTGTTTAACACTAAGAAAGGTAAATAGATGGATTTTAAAGAAGAATTAACTAAATGGAGAGAAGAGAGATCAATAACACTAGAATCTCAACTACCAGGATTAACAAGTAACCTCTTAGAGGAGGTTACTGAACTTAGTAGAGCTACTGAGCTAGTTGATGTTATAGATGCTATGCTAGATTATAATGTATTTCTAGCTAATGCTATAGAAGGTATAGATATAGATCCAATATTAGATCCTGAGATACTTAAAGAGATAGAAGAGAAACATAAGAAGCTATCTGTTATGACTAATGAAGATCTAGCTCTATATAAGAAATCTTTAATATCTCTATTACTAGAAGGTATTAGAGCCTCTATAGCTATCACTATGCCTAATATAAAACAAGAACATATAGATAGCTTTACAGAATACTTAAATGGTATCATAATCAATATTAAATCTAGTATAACTTTACTTAACTATGACTATGCTAAATGCTTAGAAGAAGTTATGAAAGCTATTCATACTAGAAAAGGACATTGGGATAGTACTATTAGTAAGTTTGTAAAAGATAAAGTACAACCAGATAGATACGAACCGGATTACACTAACTGCAAACTATAAACAACTATAAAAAACAACTAGAGTATGCCTCGTACATACTCTAGTTGCTATAATTCATTTTATTTAGGAGTGTAAATGAAAAAGATCAGTTCTCTGTGCTACACTGCTTAACTTATAATCTAATAAACACAAACATTATCAGACTATTAGTTATTCAGCTGGCTGACCCTCAGTAGAACTAGAAGACTCTTCAGATGTAGATGTAGATTCTTCTGTAGACTCTGTAGTCTCTTCAGTTGTCTCTTCTGTAGACTCTTCAGAACTAGATTCATCTCCCATATCCATATCATCTTCCATACCCATATCCATATCATCACCTTCAGAACCTTCTTCAGATCCCATATCAGAGCTACTATCATAACCTCCGTAGTCAGATCCAGAACCCATATCTCCGAATTTATCTATAACTTGTTTTTGATAAGATTCAGATAGTTTCTTAACATCTTTACCACGTCTCTTAGCATACTCTATAAATGCTTCTACTACAGATTGTGACATATCAGCATTTTCATCTAGGAATGGATACATTAGATGTCCATCATCTTGTTTTACATACCATTCGAATAACTCTGGCATATAGTTGTTATTCTGTAGCCATTTCTTAAGAACACCAGCTTTTATAATACCTTTAATTTTATCAGCATCACCATTAGCTCCACCTATAAAATAAGTATCTAATAGCTCTGGAGAGTATAGAGCATCTGCCGCAGAGTCTAGTCTAGTTTTAAATCCATCGAATGCTTGTGCTTTCTCATCATCATTACCAAACTCTGGATATGGTAGTACTACTTCTAACTCTGTTCTAAATACATCGTAGATATACTCCGCCATATCAGAAGCTTTTACTTTAGATAAACTAACTTCATTATCTTCAGCTGTTTCTGCTTTAAGATGTTTATTTATAACCTCTTTATTAGCTTTTATAGTATCTAGTACTTCTTGTTTTAACAATGGATCATTAGTTAAGTATTTACGTACATGCTTACTAAGCATTAACATAAACTTATCTTGTAATCTTATTATACGTTTTGCTAATAGTTTATTCTTAAGTACTACAGTAGCTGCAAAATCTTCTTTAAGACCTTGTTCTATAAGCTCTGGAGATATACCTAATGATTTTAATATCATATTCATTATGTTAGTATAAGTTTCATTACCAGAGTCTATAACATCACCACCTATGCCAGTTCTAGTATCTCTAGTTACATCCATCTTAGGTAGATATGGAGATACTACTTTAAGAGTATAACCTTGTCTTATTATCCAGTTGTGTAATGAAGTATGTTCTGTAGTACCTAAAGGAAAACCTACGTTATTAGTACGTAGTACTTCTGACATATACTTTTCAGCACTAACCATAGGGTTAGTATCATCTTCATCTAGCTCTAGTGTAATATCAGTAACTGGTATCATATTTTGTATACTAGATTTAACATTAGCATATAATAACATACCAGCCATAGATGCTAATACTAATAGATCTTCTAATAAAGATTTACCAGTACCATTCTTTCTATAATCAAAAGCATAGTACTGTACTAACTCTACTGGCATATATAGTAGTTTAGTACCTTTAGACTGTAGTGCTCTAGCTAGCATAACTCTATATATATCAGCACTCTCTTTTACATCAACTAGTTCATCTAGATGCCCATTACGTAGTCTAGATTTGATCATATGGTCTACTATATCGTTATATAGTTGTTCCATACCTTCTAAACCAGTTACATCTGCTAAACCACCGAATAGACCTAATCTAGCTTTATTTATAATATTAGTTTTAATATCACCACTACCTACAGGATTTTGAGTATTACCACAAGCAGCCATAAGGTCATAGTCTTCTAATGCTTCTACTAGGTTAATAGGGTTACCATATTGATCTAGTACTACGAAGTAACCTACGTGTCTCTCTGGCTCTCCTATAGCATATATAGGTATTACAGATTCTACAGGTAGTTTCATTACTAATGGAGTATCTACAGACTCTCTAAAAGTTTCATCTTCTTTTAGTACAAATTCCATCTCAGATGGTTTACTACCAGCATTATTTCTAAATAGACTATTAAGATACTCTATCTTATCATTACCTAGTTCATCTTCTAGGTTCATAGTGTATTTATCTTTTTTACTATCTCCAGTAAGGTTATCTCTTATGTTCTTACCAGATCTAAGTATAGAGTAATCTGATGTAATCTCTAAGTTAAGATTAGCTTCTGAGAATGTAAATGTTTTCTTACCTATATCAGTTTTAGCATCTGTAGATACTACACCATACTCTCTCTTTAGAGACTCTCCATTTACACTATAGATAGGTTTAGTATTATTCTTACTAAATGCTAGCATAAGAGCTTCTGAATTAATCCTACTACCTTCATTGTCTACATATTGAAAGTTATTATTTACTCCATTATAGCCACCAGAATAGTTAATGAGTCTATCTACAGAAGCTTCTGGAATGATAGCTTCTACATAAGCGCCTTTAGTAAACAGAGCTTCTTCTAGTATAGTTTGTAGTTTATCTTCTAAATGAAAGTTTCTTTCTATGTATTCTTTTATAGTATTTATTATACTAGACTTAACAGATGTAGCTAAGTTAAGACTAGGTGCTTGATAGTTAAATCCACTAGTAACCATGCTATTTGGATCTATAATACTAGATGTCATAATCTGTATACATATCTTTAGATCTGGTAGTAGTTTAAGTATAGATTCATTATTACGTATCTTATTAGCTATAGATCTTACTACAGCCTCTTGGTTATAAGCTGTGTAAGGACGTCTGTTGGCTGATTGCCCTGTATTTAGCTTGCTTAAAGCAGCAGCTACTTGTGGGGCAGTATTTATTATGTTTGGAATATTTGGTTGTATTAATTTATCATCTGCCATAATTATATCCTTTCTACAATGAGTAAATAAAAAACAAAAAGGAGGCTTCAAGATGTATACCATAGATCGCTATATGGCTAACATCAGGCAGCTCACGAATAGCCTTGTAATTAAGGTAAACGAGCTTCCTATGGTAGTAAATATAGGTGTTGAAAATACTATTGGTTACGATCCAGGTAAGCATAAACCAACTAGAGCAAATATTAAAACTTGGAAGTATTATCTTAATATAGCTGGTAAAATGCATCCACTAGATAAACCTATTAAGATACGTGTTATAGAAACTGAGAGAGAAGAGGTGCTTACTAAAGAACTATTAGATAGATACCCTATGACTAAGATAGAACTATGTAAAATGGACAAGTTCTATACTAACTTTGTAAATACCTATCCAGAATACCAACGTTATATACACGGTTGTATGTTTCCAGTAGATATAGATAGAGCTATAGAAGCTAAAGAAGGTACTATACTAGCTTATAATAAAGATCTAGTAGAAGAGAATGAATATTACTTAATCGAAGAACTAGAGAAGTATATTAAGTCTATGCTATCTAGATACCATGTAAAACCATATACTATAGTAGATGAACTATATGTAGCTTCTCTTATGGGTTATCTATATGCTGCTATATATACTAAGATATTTAACTTAAGATTAGAAAAGATAGGTACTTTTCAAGTACATAGTTTTCACTTAGAGCATTTCTTTAGATCTAGAATGGACCTATGGGATGATGTTAATATACTTAATAAAAGATCTCTATTCTGGCTATATAAGAACTTAGACTCTATGATGCATAACGTAGGTAAAGAATCTACTTTTAAGAAAGTCTATAATAAGTTATTCGCCATGAACTATGTAGGTATTGGAGAGTATACGTTAAATAGACCAGATCCTAAGTTCCACGATAATAAAACTGATGTTTCTAATCCTTCTTATGTTAGAGATTCAGCTACATTAGTAACTAAACAACTTAATAACTATTACCTTACTAATAATGGTGCTGAAGAGTCTGTTATAAGTATGACATCTAGAGAGCTTACTGGTCTAGATGATGTAAATAAGAATATGCCTCCAGTATTCCAGAAGTATATAGAGAAGGTTACTAAAGAAGAAACAGATAAGAATATACTAGCAGTACAGAAGACTAAGATATTAGATATAGACCGTTCTAACTTACTTAAGAAAACAGGATTAGATCTATTCTCTTTAGTTATGGACTATTGGGCTTATGCATTACATAAAGATAAACTCTATAAGCTTAAAGTACAATATGATGGTAATATCTATACAGACCAAGATAAAACTACTTTTGGTAATGCAGAGATTGATTATGTAGATACTGAGAATAAGATCTATACAGTAACTCCTAAGATAGGTTTACTAATGCTTATTAAGCTTATGCTATATGCTAGTAATAACTTAGATCTTAAGATAAGTAAGATTACTTATAATAGAGTATGTGATTTTGATAAAGATAACTTTCAGAAGCTAATAGATACTGCTATTATAAACGATGGTGTATCTAAACCAGTACTAGAAGCTATTAAAGAGAATCTACCTACTGAACCAGAGTTATTTACTACTGTAAGTATATTTAAAGATTTTATTAATAATGCTATAGACCTTAGTAAGATAGCTTGGGTAATGGCTAGTAACGTACAGAACTTCTTTACTTCGGATGCTATTAAAAGAGTATTTGGTAGTATTACTAAAACAGATAGTTTCCCACTAACTGATGATGGTAAAGAGTATACTATAGATCAACTACTTAAACAGAATGGTATAGTATTCCCTATTAACCAATATACAGATATAGTAGCTACTATGAAAGCTATGATAAAAACATTTACAGGTGTAGAATTAGATCAAGAAGATGTACTATTACAGAATATGGACAAGTATAGAAGAATCATTAAGAAACTAACTTCTTATAGTTTACAGGCTATGGGATCTGCAGGTGTTATAGACGATATTACAGTCTATTATAATAACCCTACAGTATTAGTTACTAAGAATGGTTTTGTACTAACATATGGTTTAGAACTAGACGGTTTAGAATATGATATAGCTAGACTTAAAGCTTATGCTTGGGATAATCCATATTACCTTAATGTTAATATTATAGAGCTTAGAGCTAAGATGGTTATAAATAAACTAAAACCTATATCTGGCCATATGGTAATAAAAGATTCTGAATTAAGAAAAGATGGTTATACTTATGGTTACTCTGCAGACTTTGAAACTATACCTTCATTCAGACTAGATGACTATAGATGGTATAATGATTGGCTTACTGTTAAACAGGCTGAACTAGATGCTCTAGAGAACGAGATAACAGAACTAGATGGAGGTTCTATAGATAGCTCTATAGCTCCACATAGTAATACTATTAATCTTAAATCTGCTATAGTAGAGTATAAGAAAGCTTATGGAGAACTTATAGTAAAAGATGGTCCATGGTTAGAGAATGTATCTGCATACGGATTTAATACACTACCATCATTCTGGGATGCTAATTTTAAATCTACAGACTTTCTATCTACTGTAGGTATAGATCTTACTCCAGTAGAAGAAGTAGAGCATATGCTATCTACAGAAGCTACAGAGACTGATAATAGAGTAGAAGCTACTAAAGAGGTTAAAGGTAAACTTAAACTAGTAGAAGAAGCTACTGGTGATATGTTAGAGAAACATATAAGTTTTGCTAATGAAGCTACTTATGATTTTAATAATAAGTATAAGGTAATGGATATAACAGATTTTGTATATAATACTAAATATGTTAAGATAGGACTTATGGCATTTGCTAATGGTAAAAATAATCCTAATGAACTACTTACTTATGTTAATAAAGAAGTTGCTAATAATGTACCAGAGATGGTTACTAATAAGACTGGTGCTCTAATAGGAGCTCGTGGTAGAAAACTAGATATAGATCCTATAGGTAGAGAAGATGCTATAGGTTTAGCTATGTTACCTTATGTAGTAACTACTAAGAAAGGTAATACATTTTCATCTCTTATGTACTTAGGTCTTATAGACACTGATGGTAATATGGATGTTTATGATTGTACTAGTATACCAGAGTCTAATAAGATAACATTTGACCAGGTAGCTATGTGTCCTGTAGTTAAAACAGTACCTAATGTAGTACATGGTGAAACTATAGTACTACCTTCTAAAGTATCTAAAGATAAAGTAATAACTGTATATGCTAACTTAAAAGATAACTTACAGTTACCAGGTAGTATAAGAGCTACATCTAGCTTAGAAGATAGTTTCTATCCTATAGAGCCTAATGCATCTGCTAAACCAAACTATAAGCACTCTGCAGGTAGTAGAGTAGAATCTAGCTTAACTGGTCTTAGTGGCGGTCAACCTACTCTAAACGAAACTGACACTATGAATAGTATACTAGGTTACTTCTTAAGGCACTATTCTTCACCATCTGGTGTTAAAGCTAATGATAAACGTATACTACGCTTATCACACTGGATACGAGATAACTATAAACTCTATATATTTAACTCTAGATCATTCTTAGAGACTAATATACCTTATCATAAACGATTTACACTACGTGATCATTTAGTTAAGATATTAGCTTATAAGGATACAGATACTGTTAGTAACCAATATAAATGGTTAATGATTAACCATAGGTACTATAAATTACAATCTGATATTAGGTTTACTAACTATGAGTACCCTAGATTAGGTAATAATAAAGAGAGTTTAGCTATACTAGCTAACTGTCCTATACTCTATATAGATATGATAGAGTCTACAGACGAATCTGAAGCTAATAAGTTAGTTATAGTAGAAGTAGATAGAGACTATGATAGACCATGTGTTAACTATGGAGTATTTGATAGGAGTTATAGTTATGAAGAGTTTAAAGCAGAGCTAGGTGAGCATACTGATATTGGTAATATACCTAGATATGAACTAGCACCAGAGTTTAATAAACTAATGTTAACTCCATCTGCTACTTATCAAGAACTATTAGATAAAGTAAAAGATTACTTAGGATACTGGGAGATAGGTAAATTAGAATTAGTTAATGTAGGTAATAACCTAGTTACAGGTATATCTACTACACCAGCTAAAGAAGAGATACTATCTAAATATGGTACAGACTATCCTTGGTTAAAATTCTTAAATATAGAAGAGTAAGAGAGTTTATACTCTCTTACTCTTCTTATACTTTATAATGTATTTTTAATATGCATACCTTGTAAGTAATACTTAAGTGTTCTAGTAGATACCACTCCACCATTACTAACTAAGTTAGCTACATCTAGTATATCTTTTTGGGATACTTCACCATTATTAGCTAACTGTCTTACATATTCAGATTGCGCTTTAAGATCTCCACCACGTATTCTAACCATCTCAGTAGCAGTATCTTTCATATCCATAGCTATAAGCATCTGTTGTTCTGGATAGGTTAGTTTACTAGATCTAGATTTACCAGCAACTTGACCAGTTAGTACATCCGTAGTCATACTGTGTTCTGGTATACTTATCTTTTTAGATAATAGTTGTTGTGCTCTTCTTATAGGTAGTATCATAGTTAAAGCTTTTATAGGTAACATGTGATCTGGATAGTCTGGATGGTTAGTTACCTTAACTCTTTGAAAGAACTCATGTCCTAACTGTTTAGCTACTCTAAAGTTATTTTCTACAGATACTCTAGTTTTACCATCATTAGGTACTACTATAGAGATATGTATCTTACCTTCTTTCATACCTACCATAAACCTATCAAACTCTTCATCTGTCATTCTATCGAATAGATCTTGATATAGTTTAGTATTCTCATTACCAGCTACTATAGCACCTACATACTTTATTATATAATCTTGTACAGCTTTACGTTTTGCATTCATATCTAGTATTACCTTTAACTCTTATTAGAAAAATCATCGATCTTGATATACTGTATAGATAAAAAAGGATCGGCTAGACTATATTTCAAGTCTAGCCAATTAACGTTTACAAAAAGATCAGTTATATTACTTAACTTCTAGAGTAGCTTTAGCTTCCTTCTCTGCTTCTAAGAATAGTTCAAATACTTTATTAGCAGCTAAGTAAGGTACTACAACCTCTTCTATCTTCTCTATCCATTTATCATGCTTACCAGACATATCTATAGCAGAGAATACCATTTCAACATTCTCTAGCTCTAAATAGCTTCTAGCTCTTAATAGTATCTGTATAAAGAATCTATTAAGATTTACACGTTGTACTAGAGAGTGTGTATTAATACACATAGCTACTATAGGATTCCTTAGAAAGTAATCTTTAGCTTCTGTAGATACTCTAGTTTCTATTATCTTAGCAACATGTGTTACTAAGTCTATATCGTTATCTTGCCTTTTGAACCAATTCACAGGTTCTTTATGTTCTATCTCAACATCTGCAACATCGGTTACTATATTAGCAGCTGAAGTGGATATGTTATTTTCTAGCATAGCAGATCCTTAGTCTTAAAGAGTGGAGTACATAGTATAACGAACTTATCTATTAACTCCACTTTAGTTATAGTGTATTTATTTCTTTCGGTTTTCTTAAGACGCTTAGTAGCAATATTACAAGCATCTGGTATATTGTCAGTTTCCACAGTATGCGTCATAGTTTCGTACGTTAAAGTATTCTTAAACTCTACATCATACTGATTCATAAGTTACTTCTCCTTTTTCTTAGTATTAGTATTCTCACTAGTCTTAGATAACTCTTTCACTCTAGCATCATACCACCATGGTCTATATAACTCTTTTCTCATTTTTAAAAGATCTACAGTATTAAGATATGGCACTGGATGTGAGTATTGGTTAAGTGTCCAATATCCTCTAGTATCTAATAGGATATTCCAATCATAACCTAATTTCTTAATATCTTCATAGAGTTCAGCTGGAGTACACATAAGTCCACTCTCTATAACCATTCTATGGTATGTAGCTAGTTGTAATAACTCAGCTGTTATATTAACAGCTCTTCTAAGTTTAGGATCAGTATCTAATTTAGATCTTACAGTAGTTCTAGATAGTGATACTTCTGGATATATATCTAAAGCATAGCTTCTATCAGAACCAGTTATACCGAATCCAGGTGTACCTGATTTATTCTGTCTTAAGAAATGAAACTCTGTTAATGAAGGTAGTACACCTTCAGATTGTGAAATAAGTACTTCTATATTACCACCAGATGGACCTGATTTAGATCTTAACGTAGTTAATGTAACTTTATTAAGATCTGCTTTAGTAATATCATTAGGGTCTTTAGGATACTCTGGACCTTTAGTACCTTGGTTATAGAAGAGGCTACCAGTATGTGCCTGATAAGCTATGTTAGTAAGAAAACTAAACTTACTACCTACTGATTTAATACTATCACCTGTTTTAAGAAACTGTAACTTCTTAGAAGGCTCTTCCCAAGGTTGCATGCCCATATTAACCTTGTCTCCAGTATGAGCTGTTAGTGTAATATAGGTACTAGATGCAGGGCATCTACCTGGTAGTTGACTTAAGAACTTAGTTTTAAAGTTACCTTGTTTCATAGCGTAGGTATTAGTGTCTTTAGAATCAAGATCTCCAGATAGCATCTCAGCAACTGAAGCTGCTTCAAACTCTGTAAAACTATCTATCTCTACAAATGTAGGTCTAGGTATAGACATAGGCTTATGTGTATAAGGATCTAATATACACTCTATAGTAACATAGTCTTTCTTATCTTTTTGTTTCTCTTCCATATACTCGAATAGTTTATCTCCCCATTCATTAGCAGGTAAAGAAGATTTATCCATAATGGTCCATATAGGGTCATTACCTTGTATAGTACCTTCTCCTAGAGAAGGAAATTGAGCTGCAAAGTGCTCTAGCCTATCGAAGCTTATATTAACTTCTGTATCGTAAGTTAATATATAAGTTTTAGTAGCTTCTGCTATCTTACTAGCAGCTGATAGAGTCATATAGTGTATAAGAGTACTTTTGAAGTTATTACCAGCACCTACCACACCAACTACTTGTCCTAATCCACCGTTATAGAGTGTCTCACCTTTAGCTCCTGTTATGATAGAAGCTGTTGGTATATCCATTAGACAACCTACTGGTATATATATTTTTGGTTTAGCTCTATTATCCATAGCAAAATTAAACATTCCAGCCATAATTATTTTATTAAACTCCTTTAGCATATCAAATTTTATATTCAATGTTTATTAAGTTTTTATAAAAAGTATCCTACCTAAAGCTTAGATACCTGATTTTCAACATACATTAGATAAGGAACCTCTGATGAAAAATATTTATAAAACATATAAAATATCTAAAGAGTTAACCCCTGATATGAAATATGCTATAGAGCAACTAACAGCTAATCAAGAAGGTTTTGGTAGCTTTCTAGTAGATGCTTCTAACTTCTTTAAGAAGAAAATAGATGCTATCAGAGGTGTGTTTGGTCTTAATAGTAAGAATGATACTAAAGAGATCTCTAAAGAGTCTAGTAAACTATATAAAGATTTACAAAGCTATGATAAGCTAGTAAAATCTATAGGTAGTAAACAAGATAAATATGATGCTGTATCTAGTATCATAGTACCTTGGATACCTGGTGTTAAATCTGACTTATATACACTAGTAACTGGATTAAAATCAAATGTATCTGGTATATACGATAATGGTTTAGTATACTTAGAAGAAGCTGATACGTTTCTAGCTAAACTATTAGGAGATGAAGAGTATGCTACTTCTGTAATACCTAATAAAGAACTACTAGGTAAACTAAGTAGTTATAAAGATAGTACTACTAAATATCTTACAGATGTTATAGATGGTAGAACACTTATGGATAATAGAGAGCTTAAAGATGTTATACCTAACTTTAGTTCTGTAGAGGTTATACATAATAGCTTTAAAGATATGATAGTAGCTAAAGAACTAGAGAATGTACAACAAGTGTTTAATAAAGCAGAATCATTAGCAGCTAGAGCTAAAGAACTCTATAATAGAGTACAATCTAAAGACTTTACTATAAGTACAGTAAGAGCTAAAGAGATGGGTCCACTATTACAAGACTCAGCTGCTATAGTAACTAATATAGGAGCCATAGTAAGATTACTAGATGCTGGTGTTACAGTACACAAAGCAATACTACAAAAACTAGATAAGTTAATATAAAAAAAATAAAAGTATACTATAGAGAGATCCTGTATAGGATCTCTCTATAGTTGTTATTTTAGTACCTCTACTAGAGGAGGTACTTTAGTGTCTAAACGTTTAGCTAGACTAGTTATAACCTCCTCTAGGTCATTTAGCTTAAGAAGCCTATTGCAAATATAGGCGTCTACCTTATTACCATATTTTACATAAGTCCTATTCTCGAAGCCACAATCAATACCATATTGTGTGTCCTCAATTTTTAACCTTAGCATATTGTCTAGTATGCCATATGAACCATACAAACGTACGCCACATCGCTCTAAACGTTTATTAGCTTCTTCTAGATTATACTGTAGGTTTTCAACTGCTGCCCAGCTTTCCAATATACTAGAAAGCTTATTGAAGTCGTGTTTCTTTGCATCCACTAGAAACTCAGTCTCTACAAACGCATTTGTATATGTAAATACAAAATCACCTACTACGTTTAATCTGTATCTGATAAATGGCCTGCCTGATATCCTATTTCCTTTTATAGTAGTCATATCATCGGTATGGAAATAACCTCTTAAATACGGTACTACATCAGTTTCTAGGTTTATTCTATCCCATACACGACGTATAGCGTCTCTTTTCTCTTGCTCTTTTACTCTAGCTTCGATCAAACTGTCCCATCCTGGTAAGTAACTTTCTTTATTACCTACCAATATCTCGAATACCTCTTCCTCTTCTTCGATCTCGCTAAGATCTTCTTTAGGGCTTGTTGTAATACTATCGACTAGTACGCAATAAGAATATTCATTGCAGTTTATTTTAGCAATCATATCCTTTTCGCCTAAATTCTTTTGTAACTCAATGGCTTCTAGCGCCATTGAGTTAGTAATAGAAAAACTCATTATGTCTCCACCATTAACTCTGTAACCATTTAAGAAAAACTCTGTACTTTGCATTTTATGCTCCTTACGTTAATTTATTTTAGCATTTATATATAAGCAGTAAGCTTTAAAGCCTACTGCAACTCTGACTACATTTCCGTTATTTGACCATTAATATAACATTGTGTTATTTTATAATGGCTCCTTTTAAATAAATAAGAGTAAGAGTAGGAAGACATTCCTACTCTTACTTCTATATATATAATATATAACTGTTTTTTTTTCACTTTGACACCTAGTATAACTTAGGTGTCAAAGTGTTATTTATTAAGTCTGAGTAACTATAGTGAATTCTTTAGGTTTGAATAAACTATTAAAGAGTTCTTCTATAAAGCTCATAGACTGTTCTCTTCGAGCGAATAGTTCTTCGAAGTTGCTACTGCTCATTAAGAGATTGTCTGTGTAATTAATCTTAAGAAGATTTCTTAGATAAGGATCTTCATAGGGTAATCCACAAACATTATGTAGATAGTGTATAGATCTACATAGTGCCTCTTTGAAATTTATAGATTTCATAGAGTACCTCCTTTCTGCTAGCTGGCACTAGCATAAACTAAGAGAGTAGATAGAGGCGGTAACCTCTATCTACTCTCTATATTAATAATATCTAACCATACCATTATCACTTTGATAATGGTATGGTTAGATGGTTCTTCGAGTATAGTTTACCTATACCCGAACATATATAACTGTTATATATTTACTTCGATACCTACTTACTGTTATTAGTACCTATATTTACTTTAGTACCAGTATCTGTAGCTTCAGTAGGTTTATCATCTCTGCTAACGTTATTTAATACACCTTCTATATATTTATTATAATCTTTTATACCATAACGACTAGCCATAAGTTTCTTTATCTCTGCCATTTCATTCTCTAGCTCTTTAGTAGCCTTATTTAGTTTACATATGTTATCATAGTAGCCTGCTACGCATACTATACTTAGTGCTATTACCCATATCCCACCTATAAATAACGAGCATTTGATCAGTGCTGAAACAGCTCTATCGAAACTAATAGTAGAGTTTATACCGTCCCAGCATACTACTATACTGATCATAGTTAAAATAGATGCTATTATAAATACCATAATAGCTATCAACTTATAGACGTTCATGTTAAAGACTTGCAATTGCATCTTCTAACTCCTTATTGAATATTTCTTTTTCTTCTTTAGTTAACTCTAACTCATCTTCCATAAGCTTTACTATATTATCTTTAGTTATAGCAAAAGCTTTATTCTCTACAGTCTCTAGTATATCTATCTTTTTAATAACTTCAGTATTAGTTTTAAACTTAAATACTAAGTTAGGGTATATATCTACTATAGACTTTAGATTCTTAAGTAACTCTGTATCATTTCTTAACTCTACTCTAATGTTAGAACCATTAGGTAATCTAGCTACTTTCTTCTTAAGATCTTTAAGTATCTCTGTTTCAGTTTCATTACTATAGCTATATGTAAGAAATGGTAATGCTTTACTATTCTCTAAGAATTTAAAGCTATCATTACCATCTTTACCTAAATGGAATAATATAGCACCTTTCTTCTCTTCTTCACCATGTGCTAACCTATCGAAACTACCTGGAGCCACTATACGTTCATATACAGACGATGTATGTATATGACCTATAGCTATATAGTGCTTTACTATATCTAAGTAATCTGATTCTTTATGTACAAAATCCATATCTTTAAGTATAGGCATCTGGTAGCTAAAACAACCATGCATAATAGCTATATCTACTTCTGCTAGTTTATTCTCTTTAAGTAACTTAGCTACTTCTAAATAAGTATCAGAAGCTTTATGTCTAAACTCATCTGGTACATATAGTATGTTTATATCTAAATCTACCATATGTTCTATATATAGAGTATTTATATATTTATAATCAGCATCTGGAGCTAGTTTACTAGCTACATCTGTAAAACTAGCTACCTGATCATTATCATGGCTAGGAGTACCATATAGTATCCTTAGTTTAATACTATTATCTCTACACCATAGCAGTGTATTAGATAACCACGTCATAATGTGCCTATACTCTATAGATCTACTAGATAGTAGTCTATCGAATATGTCACCTGCTATAAACAATATATCTAGTTTTACTAGCTCTTTATGGTAGGTTATAAAGAATCTTTCTAAGTTAAATATAATATTATCAGTATGGTTTCTAGGATGTCCTAAGTGTATATCTGTTAATACTAAATAGTTTATATCTTTTTTCATTCTGTAGTACTTCTATTTAAATCTACATAGAGTCGTTCATACTCTTCGTTATGAACTTTATCTCTTATGTCTATCTCTTCTCGCATAGACTTATGCCACTTATCATAATTCTCAGCTACCATATTAATAGCATCATATGCTTTATGTTCTAATAAGTAATGCATATAGAAAGCACCTGCTTTAGGTTTAGGCATAACTTGTATTATCTTAGTACCTTTATAGTTATTACTATAAATATGCTCTTGTAAACCTGGTATCCACTCTACTAGTATTACTTCAGCATTAGATACTAATAAGTTAAGATCTATAGCTTTATAGTACTGTTGTTGATAACCGCGTATAATGTATTCATTATCTTCTTTGTCTCTTATGTAGAGTTCTGGAAAGTCTCTAGGTGTAAATGCGTCTATAGTAAGATCTTCTCTATTATAAGATTCTCTTATAGTATTCTTAAGATCTTCTGTTATAAGTCCAGGATAGCATATATAGATTATCTTATTCCAACCTTTAAACCTTTTAGTAAACTTATTTACTCTCTCTAAGTCTTCTTTTACCAACATACGTAAAATCCTTTTAAATTAAATTTTAAATCAGTCTATAGAGCTATTCTATAATAAAACAGACTCTAAGTTGAACTGATGATTAAATACTAAGGAATATAGATATGATATTAAGATTATCAGATTGGAATAAGTATCCCAAAGCCATAGTGGATACTAAAACTACTAATAAAAGTTTTATACGTGTAGCTCAAATCTATAAAGCTATGGGAGTAGAGAACCATGCTTTTCTATTAGCTTTACATAACCCAGATTTACAAGGTGTAGATCCATTCGATCCTAACCTTACCACAGATCAAAGGTATGCTATAGTTACTGAAGTATCTGAAAACCCATGGTATTTCTTTAGAGAGATTATAAGGATACCAACTTCTGGTACATTAGCAGGTATATCTTTTATAGCTAATAGAGCTAATATAGCTTACTTATGGTGTTGTTTTAACCACTTGACTACTATGATTATCATGCCTAGACAAACTGGTAAATCAGTTGTTGCTGATAGTTGTAATACCTATATGCTTATAGCAGGCGGTACCAATATTAAAATGGTATTATTTACTAAGGATAATGGTCTACGTGTATCTAATATAGAGAGACTTAAATCTATATTCGATCTACTACCGTGGTATATTAATACTAGGGATAAATCAGATAGTAATAATACAGAGAATATTACTATAAATTCTCTTAAGAATAGATTAGATACAGTAGTTGGACAGAATACATTAGCAGGAGCTATGAAGGTAGGCCGTGGTCTTACAGTTGCTATACTTCAGGTAGATGAGTTGGCTTTTATACCACATGTAAAAGAATCTCTAGAGACAGCTCTAGCTGCTACTGGTGCTGCTAGAGAGAATGCTAAGAACTCTGGTTCGCACTACTATAATACCTATACTACAACACCAGGTTATATTAATACCGAAGAAGGAGCCTATGCTAAGTGGATCTACGATGGTTGCGCTAGGTGGACTGAAAAGTTCTTAGACTTACCTAATCAAGATGAACTTAACGATACTATACGTAAGAATACTAGACGCGGTAACTTATCAGTACTTATAGAGTATAACCATAGACAACTAGGTAAAACAGATGAATGGCTAAAAGAAAGAATATTAGAAGCTAATGCTACTGGGGATAGAGCTGAAGCTGACTTTCTTAATAAATGGTCACAAGGTTCAGCAGCTTCTCCTATTTCTAAAGAGAACCTAATAAGGTTAAGAGACTCTCTTATGTCTAAGAAGTATGTAGACATCTCTACAGAAGGTTACGTTATGAACTGGTATGTAGAAGAGGATGAGGTGCTTAATGGATTACCAGGTAGACAAGTAGTGCTAGGTATGGATAGTTCTGAAATGATAGGTAATGACTATACTGCACTATGTGGTAGAGATGTATCTACTGGAGAAGTACTCTGTACTGCTATCATAAACGAAACTAACGTACTTACGTTATCTAACTTTATAGCTAACTTACTTATAAAGTATCCTAATATGACATTTATACCAGAAGCTAAATCTACTGGAGTAGCTATAATAGATACAGTAGCACAGATATTTATTAGTAAAGGTTATAATCCTTTTACTAGGATATTTAACTATATAGCAGATGAAAGAGATACTAATAAAGAGTATGCTAAGCTATGGGATAATATATGTAGAGGATTTGGTCTATCTGATATTTATAATAAGTATAGGAGAGAATTTGGCTATAGGACAGCTGGTGTTGGTAAGAACTCTAGAGATAATCTATATGGTACTGTATTTAATAGTTCTATTAAGTATACAGCACACTTAGTAAGGGATAATGAACTCATAACAGAGCTAGAGTCTCTTGTTATAAAGAATGGTCGTATAGACCATCCAAATGGTGGACATGACGATTTATGTTTTGTCGGAGAAACTTTAGTACTAACCGATAAAGGTAATATACCTATAAAAGATATAAAACCAGGTTGTATGGTATTAACTATGAATGGGTATAAAAAAGTACTGGTAACTTCATGTAGAGAAGCTGAAGTAATCACTAAGTATGGACTTACAGGAACACCTAACCATCCTTTCATAACACCAAATGGTATAATAGAATTTAAAGATATTACAGATGAAACGGAGGTTTACATATGGAAAGAGAAACTATTATCTATAAAGGCCAAAAATATCATAGGTATCCAGAATCAAAAAGAAGACAGCATAGAGTCTACTTCTGGAAACATGATAAGTTTAAAGAACCGCCAGTCGCGTTACATAGACAAATCTACATTGACACGTATGGCAGTATACCAGAAGGCTATCAAGTCCATCACAAAGATGGAAATACACTCAACAACGATATTGAAAACCTTGAAGCGCTTTCAACTCTCGAACACAGACGTAAACATCCTATGTCAGAAGAGGAACGGAAGAAAAGAAGCGAAAGAGGAAAAATATTTAGCAATCTTGATAAATGGCGGAAAGAACATCCGGAAGAAGCGCATGAACTTGCGCTTAAGAATGGAGAGAAATCCAGAAATGAATTTAACAAATGGAGGCAAGCAAATCCTGAGTTATATAAAATCCAACTTGAGAACAGTGCTAGATACTTATCAACCAGACAAAAGCTTAGATACGCAGATAAAAATGGTTTACAACTTGCTGATAGACTCAGATTACAACTACTTTGCCAATAACGTATTAGTTCATAACTGCATAGGCTACCTCTTGCCATATTACCTACTAACACAAGGTAAAAACCTAGAGTCTTACGGTATAGATACATCTAAAGTACTATCATCTGTTAAGATAGCTATAAGCGATGAAAATGGTGGTCCAGTAGAAGAATATAAACGTATTAAACAACAACGTATTAAAGATGCATTAGAAGTATACTTAGACCGTATGAAGAAATGTGAAGATCCGTATATAAAACAACAATTAGCTACTAAAGCTAAATCCCTATACGATACTCTAGATGAAGAGTCTATAGTAGCTTTCAACTTACAAGATCTATTAAGTAAAGTTACTGATGAAGCTAGAATTAAACGTATAGGTAATGTAAAGAAATATGCATTCTAAAGAATATATTAAATAGAGTAAGAGTACTGTATGTACTCTTACTCTATATTTTTTTAGTTATAATATTCATACGCTACTATACCAGCTACTATAATAACAAATAGAGCTATACAAGCTATAGGTAATAACTTAGATTTCTTCTTAGGTTCTTCTTTAGCTTCTACTTTATTTTCTATTGGTTTAGTTTCTGGTTGTACTGGTTGTGCTTTCTCAGGGTCACTTACTAGCTCTTTGATAGGCTCTTCTTCTAGTTTACCAGGTACTACTGGAACAGATTGTTCTTCCTCTATACCAAAGTGTGCTAATACAGTTTCCCAACCAGGTATGTTCTTTTCAGACTTACTATGGTAAGCAACTACTCTTGGGTCCCTATAAAGCTCTTGCACATCATCTAGTACTTCAGCTTCATTCTCTACATCGTCGTTATTGACTCTATAGCATACTAAACCAGTAAAGTCTATATAGAACTCATCTTTATTAGACTTATAGTATACTTCAGTATCTACTATAGTAGAAGTAATAACTTCGCCATACTCTTTAGACTCTACTATCTTAACTTTAAAGCTTATAACTTCTTTATCTACAGTTATAGGTTTTAATATTATGTTATATAGTAAAGACTTTTCGTTATAGTCTTTAGGGTATTGTTCTTTAACGAATATAATATTAGATAGTTTATTATCTAATACTGGTTGGTCTAGTAATAAACTACCATCTTCGTTAAATCTTAACCCTACTAACTTAGATAGTGGTAATACTACATTCTCAGCTTTTATAGCTTCGTCTAGTTTAGCACCATCTTGTAGAATTTCATATTGTAACATAATTCTCCTTATGTTTAAATGTATTTCCTAGCTAGAAAATCAAGAATTTTTATAAATAGAGCTAGCTATTACTAGATAAGTATAGAAAGGAGTAATAAGTGGAATATGAAGTAACTAAAGAGCTTAATAAACTACCTACTGATAGAGGTGCTATAGTAGGTAGAGAATGTAAGTTTGTATCTTATGTTCCTGAAGATGATCGTATAGATAGAAAAGACATGCACTATGTAAAAGAGGTAGTAACGTTTGAAGATGGTTCTTCAATACGTAACTTAAGGCCTATGCCTAACTATAAACGTTCGTTTTGGGTTACTAAAGAGTTTAATAAAAATCATAAACAGAAGAAAGAGACTGAAGATATAAGTAAGCTTAATCGTTATATTTGTACTCAATCAGAGTTACCTAGAGTAGCAGCTTCTAAGTTAGGTTCTAAGTATGTAGGTTGTAAGGCTATGAGAGATATAGCTAATGATCCATATCTATATGGTACTGATATAAGAGCTGCTGATGAAATAATGTATAAGTATACTAAGAAGTATCCTAATTACAGTTCTCCTAATATAGTATGTGCATTAGATATTGAGACTAATACTCTTACAGATGAAATCATACTTATATCAGTCTGTATGGAAGATAGAATATTTACTACTATATTAGAATCATTTCTACCACATCAGGTAGATGTAACTAAGATATTAGAAGATATGGCTAGAAAGAACTTTCCAGATAGAGAAGTAGCTAAAACTATTAAGTTAGAATATAAGATATGTAAAACAGAGCTTGATGTAATAAGAGATGCTATTAATAAAGTACATGAGTGGCAACCAGACTTCTTAGCTATATGGAATATAAGTTTCGATATACCTTATATAGTAGATAGACTTAAACAGTATGATGTAGATCCAGCTGAAATCTTTTCAGATCCTAGACTACCTGATAACTATAAGTATTTTAAATGGAAATCTGGTACAACACAAAAAGTAACTGCTTCTGGTAAAGTTAAACCTATGGCTCCACAAGAGCAATGGCATACAGTAGAAGTACCAGCCACATTCTTTCTTATAGATGCTATGTCAGCTTATAACTTTGTAAGATCAGGTCAAGCTCTTAACCCTGGTGGTTATTCTTTAAATGCTATCATAGAGACTAACTTAGGTAGTAAGTTTAAGAAACTGCATTTTGACGATCCTAATACTAAGAACTTAACTAACTTAGAGTGGCACCAGTATATGGTAGCTAATAAACCATTTGAATATGTTATATATAACCAGTGGGACACACTAGCTATGATAACATTAGATAATGAGATACAGGATCTAAAGATTAAGATAAGAGCACTATCTGGTATAGCAGATTATAGTATATTTAATAGTGGTCCTAAGAAGATCATTACAAATATGTTTTTCTTTAACTTAGAGCGTGGTAGAGTCATGTCATGTAGACCTGCTATAACTAAGGATGATGATGAAGATGATGAGTCAGCTGTGCAAAGCTTAGCCAATTGGATATTAGATTACAATTACTGTCCAATAGAAACTTCTTTAATTGCTGGAAATCCTTATAACTAAGGACAATCAGCAGCCAAGTCTATAGGTATACCTATAGAAAGGTTCAGAGACTAGTAAGACTATAGTTAGAATACTATAGCATACCTTAAATAGGGAAATGGGAAGATATTATACCAGTATAATATAAGATATAGTCCGACACTTATAGTAATATAAGATAACAGTAGTAGAGTAATGCTAGAGATAGACCAGATCTATCCTTCCAGCGTGAATCATGTTGGAGATTTTTACGAAAATGATCATGACCAGATGATTAAAGAATATGTTTTTGATGCAGATTAACTAAATTATTTATCCACAATCCTTATATTGAAATCCATTTACAATATTTCAATTTTATAAGGAGGGATAAGTGGATAGTTTTATTAAAATTCCAAATACTGAAAACTATTTTATAGATTTAAAGTGTAGACGAATTTATAAATACGAGAATGAAGGCTATTATATAATGGATAATAGCTTACCTTTAGTCGTTGTTATAAACAACCAAACCTTAACTAAAGACATTAACTGGTACTATTGGTATACAGTTTACGATCTAAAATTTCCAGAAGGGATTAGTATAGATTTAAATAAACTAAACTTCAAAAAGACTAACGTAAACAAGTATGCTACTGGCGTATACGAATATACTCCTGTCTACGACGAGCCGTTAGAGATAAGATATGATAATAAGGTATTCCGTATCTTATTACCACTCATGGGCTATGGTATAGCAGATGATGGTACTGTTTACTCCTTTAAAACAAATAGCTATATACAGTTACAGTTAGGTAAAATGACTAGTTACTATAGAGTTGGTGTCACATTTAGAGTATATAATCTTAAAAAACATAAATACGTGTTTATAAATAAGCAAACACCTATACATAGATTAGTAGCTAGAGCATGGTTAGAGTACCCAGAGTCTGATCGAAGCTTATGCGTAGACCATATTAACTCCGATAAACTAGATAACAGAGTTTCTAATTTACGTTGGGTAGACTATGCCGTTAATAGTACTAAAGAACTACATGGTGCTTTAGATTATGCTTTCTTATTACGTAATGTAGATACTGGAGAAATAACACCGCATGTTAGCTTAGTGGAGTGCTCTAAGTATATAGGTAGGTCTAGAATAAGACCTAAACTTACTCTATTTGATAGCGGTAGAATATTTGTAGGTAAACATGGAAGGTTTGAGTTAAAAAAATATAACGATGAAAGCGATTGGTATTATAAGAAATTACTTAATGGCGTAACGCCTAATATCTATATAAAGTATCCTAACGGAGATATAGATTATGTAAGTAATGTAAAAGAAATTATACGCTCTGTTAATGGTGTTAGATGGTCTTCTAACTTTAAAGATGTTAAAGAAGACGCAGCTAAACTGGGCGTAGAAACAGACTATATAATACCTATATTCGTAAGGGATAAAACATTTCAAGTTTATAATATAGAGACTAAAGAAACGTTAGAGTTTGACCGTATTAAAAAGCTTATAAGAGCTATACCTGTAGCAGAAGCTACTGTATATAAATATCTAAAGAATAACTGGGATAATGTACCATTGAATGGTTATTTATTTAGAGTAAAAGATGATACAGAGTGGCCTACTGAGATTAAAGACAAGAATACTGATTATGGTAGATGTGGTATAATATTTATAAATACAGATACTGAAGATGTAGTTAGATTTGAGTCTATAAAAGAAGCTTCAGAAGCTGCTGGCATATCTCCAGGGCATCTTATAAGAAAATGTAATGCTGGCGTAACTTTAAACTATAATGGAAGTATATGGAAGATAAAGCGCGATTGAGTCTGCCTACTAAGTGATTAGTAGTAAAATACTCTTCTAATTGCTGGAAACTCCTAAAGACTTAAGTACTCTTAGTAGTGACAATCTTAAGTATGTAACAATGGACAATCAGCAGCGAAGCTTAGTAATAACTAAGAACGTTCAACGACTAGTAAGACCAGTGCTAGAGCGTATTGGCATACCTCGTAAGAGGGAAATGGAGAGATTCTATATGCGTATAGAATAAGATATAGTCTGAAGTTTATCGAAAGAAAAAACAAGTAGAATGTGTCAGTGAGCGCGTACCCTTCATGCAATTTAGCAGCCAACGTATCAAGGGATACGTCCGTGCGTGAGCTCTTAGATGTAGAAGGTTTAGACTTCGAATCTGTAGTCAAACTAGAGAACATCAACCTCCTTATAAATAAAACTAACTCTGTACAGTACATGTCTAAAATGTGTAATTTTCCTACGTTAGAGCAGCTAGATGGACTTATAAAATAAAAAAGGTTACTATAGAGTAGTAGTACTGTGTAAACAGTACTACTACTCTTATTTTAACGTTATTCAGTTACTTCAGCTACTATCTTATAAGGAAACATAGCATCTGATAGACTGCTACTAACTCCTACATTAGGTAACTCTATGCTATATATGTTACCTAGTTTCTTAAAGTAGTTACTTAAGTTGTTATGGTTTAGTACTAATATACCAGCTACCTTTTCATATTTATTAGCCTTAATGTAATCATTGTACTCTTCTATACTTACTACACCTACTATACCATCTTTAGTATCTATATAGCATATCTCTTTACTACTATCTAAGTTAGCTATCTTCATAAGCTTACTATTACTAGTAGTTACTTTTATTATAGTATCTTGTATTTCTAAACTATTACCTACTAGTTCATATTCACTATCTCTGTTATCTACTATAGAGTTAAGTATAGGTTCTGTTATCTTAGTTATAAAATAACTATTACTACTACCTATAAACTTATATACTATATCATCTTGTATTTTATCTATAAATATTACTTGTTCAAAGTTCATATCTATATACCTCCTATCTAAAAATATAAATATACTATAGCTATAGAAGTAGTCTCTATATAGAGCTACTCCTATAGCATACTATTAGTTATAACTTATTAATAGTTCACAGCCAACTACCATTAGTGCTAAACAGCCTACTATAGCAAATAGTATAGCTAGTGTGTCTACTGTCTTATCTAGTGCTTTAACCATCTTCATTTACCTCCCTATATAGTTTATATTAGATTTTAGTAACTCTAGTACCTAATCCTACTAGAGCTAATAAACCACCTACTACTAACCAACCTGATAACTCTAATAGAGTTATTCTCTTTTTATTCTTTTTCATCTTCTATATACCTTTCTACCATATTACACTATCTTTAAACATCATAATAGTAACTAACACACATACTACAAAAGTAACAGTTACAGTAGTTACTATATCTTTTGCTGTTAACTCATGTTCATCATAGCTGTTCTCGTTCATATCTGCATAATTAGCTATTATATTACGTAAACTTTTCATAACACAACTCCTTAATATAACATTATTTACAATATAGGCTTATAGAGAGCATTTAGAGCCTCTCTAAGCAACGATCTATCCTAATAAGGATAGATTATACCAACCATACTTAGATCTCTCTCCTAGAGCTCTCTAAATGAATTCTAATAAGCTTTAAATCCACTAAGGCTTAGTATATGCTGTAAGCCTTCTGATTTACTAAGATTCATAAGTATCTTATCTCTAGTAGTTCTATAGCTCCATTTCTTCTCTAGAGCTATATTATACAACTCTCTCTTATACTTAGTATCTACACCTCTAACCATATGATCATCTCCCATTATAAAGTAGACTATATCGTTCATAGGTAGCATACTAAGATCTAAACTACCTAGTGCATGGTATTTAGTATACCATAGATGGTTATCTTTAAGTACACCTGTATGTGACTCTAATAGAGTCATATAGTTACTCTGTAATAGATCTATAGGTAAGTGCGTAGTAATAAGACTATTATAGGTTATAGTCTTATCTAATCTATAACCTTTAGTCTTAACTACTTCTGTATAGTCTATAGCTTCTAAATAAGGTTTAAATAGCTTAATAGCAGTTATAGTATTTTGTATATACTTAATGTTAATATCTTTACCTTTATTAAAGTTCTTAATAAGGTAATCATATTCTGGTACTATTAACTTAAAGTAGTTATCTTTAAGGTTAGTAGTAGCTAATAAACCTTTAAGTATATAGATCTCTTGTTTAAGTACATTAGATATAAGTTCTGCTACTAGCTTAGGTTCAGTATTAGCTATAGCAGTTCTATCTTGTATAGAGTTAATGATATTACGTATAAGAGTATAACCATTAATAAGATAATAGTTATACTTATTAAGATCTACTCTAGGTGGTATAGGTCTTTCACTATCGTATCTATCTGTAGTGGGATCAAATAGTGATTCTAATAGTAAACCAGTACCTATAGATATACCAAATGAAGTAGTAGTTCTATCTTGTAATAGATTAGTAAACTCTTTTCTATTCATGGTTACTCCTTTCTATGCTCTTATTAAATATACTAAAAATAGTAAATATACTAGTACTAGATTTCATTCTAGTACTAGTATACTGTTACTTTATGAAGTAATTTAGTATTATTATTTTATTTATGGACAAATGACTGATAATAATAATAATAATAATGGGACGCTTCGCGTCCCTAACTCTTTTTATCTAGGTAATCTATTTCATATAGGTATAGCCCCAAGATCCGCTTCGCGTCTCTTCTCCTCTAGTTGGTCTTCTTCGGTCGGTATACGTCCATATCCTCACCTCGTGCCTCGTTTCGTCTATAGTCCGTATCCCCTCCCTCACTCCTACTCCTACCCCCTAGAATCTCGTCTAGGTCATAGCAGTGTGTAGTGTGTAGAATATACCTATATGAAATGAGTTACTAGCACCTATTAAGTAAGCAGACAACTAAAGTTACAATAGTAGTAAAGATATACAGAACTACTAAAGTAAGTTCACTATATATACAATAGAAATAAAATAGATATAACATTAAATAGATTAGATACGTAGTATCTATCTACCTATTAGAAAGATTAGATACGAAGTATCTATATACCGATTAGATAGATTAGATACCTGTAAGGTATCTACCTACCGATTAGATAAAATAACTTTATAATAAAACTACAAGCTACTATATACACCATAAGGTGTATATAGTAGCGCAATATTATCTAGTAAAACTATAAGAACTATTTAACTCTCTTAGCATAGTAGTTATATCATTTCTTACTATAGTTAATCTATTAGGATTAGCTATAAGAGCTTTTATATCAGCTTCTCTATAGTACTTAGTACTACTTACAGTAGCATCATCTAGAAAAGTATCTTCATCTAGAATAGTAGCTTCATCTAGAGGTGGTATAGATATAGTACAAGTTATAGTCTTAATATCTAGATTATACTCTACAGTAAGTTCTATACTATTATGTAATATACTAGTATCAGATTCTTTATAGTAACCATTAAGTATAAAGTAACTAGTGTTAGGTTTATCTAATAGATAACAAACTAAACCAGATGCTATAGGATCTACATAGTTTAAATCTACAGTAGCATAACTAAGATCTTGTGTAGTCTTATAGCTTATATCAGATAGATACTCTCCTAGAGTAAATATACTTTCAGTATCTATATACTTATCTTTTATAGAATTAAAGTAAGGTATATCAGATAGTATATCTATAGTATCAAACTCTAAGCCTAAATCTTCTCTACGTTTATATAAATAAGATTGATCATACGGTAGTATATAACCACCATCTTCATCTCCATGATACTCTGCTAGATCTAATGGGTTATTAGTTAACGTAGATATACCTACAGATGTTGGCGTAGTACCAACTGTTAACATATGTATAAGCATACTATAGACCTTTTAGGTTACTATCTTCAGTATCTTTAGTATATTCATCTAGTGTAGCTTCTGCTTGGGCTCTAGATGCTTCATCAGCAGCTAGTAGTTCATCCCATGCAGCTGATACACGATCTGATGCATCATTAACCATATCCTCTACTGCTGTTATAGTTTTACCTATACCATCTTTACCTACTTTATATCCTACTGCAAATATAGCAGCTGCAGCAACTGTTTTAAATATGAAATTAAACATAATATTCTCCTTATATGTATATGTACTCTATATGGCGGTATAGAGTAACTAAATAACTTTAAATACTAACTTATACTAATAATGTAAATAGATTAAGTTGTTTATTAAAGTAAACTGTAACTGTACCATTATCTCTATTAGGGTTCTTATTATAGAGCTTAAATATAGATAGTCCTGTAGTATTAACTATATTAGATAGTTTAGTAAACTCGAAGCTACCTATATGGATTTGAAATAAACCTGGTGTCCTAAAGTTAACTGTCCATGCTCCTTGATAGAATACTATAGGAGTAACATAAGATAACTCGAAAGAGATACCAGTAGTCTCATATCTTTTAATAAATATAGAGCTATTAGATACTAAAGCATTAGCTATAGAAGTAGCTAGGTTATTAAGTTCTTGTTCTACTAGACTATATGTACCATGCTGGTTAAGTACTTTAACAGCATCGTGGTAATCTTCGTCTATAGCATCTATATTTAGATCTGTATTACCTACATAACGTACTATAGTAGTAAACAGTGTAGTAAGTTTAAGATAGATAGCTTCTATAAACTTAGATTGTGTCCTATTAGTAGTAGAGTGTAGCATATTAAGTACATCTAGTAGCTCTCCCATAGTAGTAACAGTGCTTAATTTAGATTTAACAGCATCTAGCACTAGATTAAAATCAGTTAGCTCTTGTTCTATCATATCAGCTGTATAATTAAGTCTATCATAGCAGACATAACCTGTTACTGTATCTAATAGAGAGTAAGCCTTGTATTGATCTAGAGTTAATCTATTTAAGTAATAGAAAGACTCAACTTCATTGCTTCTTAAGAGTGAAGAGCTAGTGTAGTCACTAGCTTTAAAATCTCTAATAGTCATATTTTATATCTCCTTACGTTAAATGTTAATATCAACTGGTTTAGATACTACCTTATAATGGAAAGTATCAACTGTACTACGCATAATGATTATAGTTACCATAGTATCTGTATTGAATATAGTTAACCTAGTATAATCACCTTTCTCTGGCAATAGAGTATCTAGACTATTAAATAGAGAAGAGTAACTATAACGATGTAGTTTACCTATAGCATTAGAAAGATAAAACTCTGTGTCCATAACTTCTGGAGAATATAATAAGATACCATCTGTTTTATATTCATAACCATAAGCAGTAACACCTAGTTTATCATTATTAACTACTTTAGTATTATTAGCTACCTCGGCAGCTTGATTATAGAGCTCTTTAAGAGCGTTATCTATAAGTACTCTATCTGCTATAACATCTATACACTTGTCTACAGCTGCTAATATATCTTTATAGTCTAGTAGTATAGTGTCTATATCACCTTGTGCAGTCTTAGGGTTAAGAGATAAATATAGTCTAGCTAGATCTGTTAAGTTACTATAGATATGCTGTAAGTCTACTTTACTATCTACTTTACTAGTAGGTACTGTATATAGATTCTTAACAGTATAAGATACTCTAGTTAGTACATTACGTTGTATAGTATCAGCTTCATTTGTACTAGTTAATATAGAGCGTACTATATTAGGTAATACAGTACTATACTCTCTAGTAGAATCTGTAGCTGGTAAGATAGGATATGTATCTTCTTCTCTACCTGTAGGATTACTTACTTCAGAGTTATAAGTAACACCTTTAGCTGCTAAATAAGGTATAACCTTTCTAACTTGTCTTACTGGTTCTGGTTGTACCTGTACAGTTTGTATCTGCTGTACTTGTTGTACTGGTACTGGTGTTGTATTAGCTTGTATAGTATTAGAGTTACTATACTTAGATACTCCAGCATCAGCATTCATAGCAGTAGTATTATAGTTATAGTTATTATTACCATAAGCCATCATAGACTGCTGTACCATAGGTCCTGGTACTACCATAGTAGGTTGTACAGCTCCATATACGTTATTACCCATATTTGTATACATCATATTGTTATTTCCTCCTAATATCTCTTTTATCGTATTGTCAGCTTGTTGTATAGCCCCATCTAGATAGATATTTACATTATTACTATACGCAATACCTAATGCCGTATTATACTTACTAGATGCTAATGTATTAAGTATACTAGCTGCTGAAGCTCTAATACCATTTTTCATAAACAGATCTATATAGTTATACATAACTAAGTTTACTATTAGCTTAATAGATAGATCTGCTAAGGCAGGAGATCTATCTCCCTGCCTTAGCATGTTATTTAAATTGTATTCTATATTATTCGTACTAGCTATGATACTACTCAGCTTCTGATTCAGCAGCATCATCTGTTGTTGATTCAACATCATCGTCCTCTCTTTCTTCATTATTTAAATCTTCTAGCATATCATCATTAAGAGCTTTAAGTTCTTCTGGTACATTATCAGCATCTGTTACACCACGTAGAGCATGATCTAGTTTCTCTATAGAAGCTTTAAGATGATCTGGTATGATAATATGTCCAGTAGCTTCATCCCATTGACCCCAAGGATTAGCACGTAGGCTTGGTGATGGCGCTGCTTTGATTAGGTATAGTAAACTACCAAAACAGAACATAGGAGCTGTTAGTGTCCTAATGTTATCCGGGAATGGAGATTTACCACCTCTATATACACCTTCACCTCTATTTTGATTCTCTAGCTGTGAAGTAGCTTTATAATAGAAGCTATCGTTACTAATGTCAGCTTGTGCTAATGCTAGGTTAGGAGTTACTGATTTAGTAAGACTATAGATTATCTTTTCGGATATATTTATATTAAGAACCTTCTTAACTTCTTCTCTAGATGGAGTACCGTTACTAGATTTTTCATTACGTTGGTTAAGTTGCTTAACAGCCTTATTGAATCCTATTATGATAGCATAACATATATAGTAGTTAAGATCTAAGTGTATATGGTTAAGATTTCTATTATACTCTTTAGCATTATTAACACTAGTATAATATATTCTTATAATATGCACTAGCATGTCCCAGAAGTTATGTATATCTAATCCTATATTAACTAACTTCTCTTCTATTATCTCGTCTACATAGCTGTTTACAGCTGTAATATGCTCTCTAACATCAGATCTTATCTTGTCTACTGTTATACCAGTTTGATACATAGTACGACCTAATATGTCTCCCCATACTTTCTTCTCAGCCTCTTTAGCTTTCTTATAGAGAAATGCTAAGTTATTATACTCTTGATCAGATTTAGACTTAGGTTTACCATAAGCTATTAGATTCTTCCAAGCTCTCTCTTCAGCATCTATAGCTTTAGCCATATCTTGTTCTATATAGCCATTGATTAGATCGAAGCTAGTTATAATACCACCTATAATATTACTTATAAGACTATCACGATCTATCTCTTTCCTAATAAGAACTTTCATACAGTGTTGTCTATAAGCTACACCCTTATCATAGAGTCTAGGTTTTTCACCTACAGTACTAAATATATTGTACTCTGGATATTTATCAGGAGTATATTCGTTATTAGGATCATATCTTACGAATAGATCATCTGGTGTAATATCTGTATACTTAGATAGAGTCTTTCTAAGTCCATATCTACATAGTAAATATAGACCTAATGGGGTCTTAGCATCTTTACGCATCTTATCTTTAGCACCAGCGTTAAATATAGCTGCATATAGTATCCTAAGTAGTTCAGGTTCACTAGCTCCATTTAGTATAACTCTACGTTGTTCAGAAGTAACATTGATCTTATCTCTATGTAACCTTACGAAGATCTTATCTGGTTTAACAGATATAACTAAATCGGTTACTACTGGCATTACTACATACTTAGTACCGCTTATAGTAAATATATTACCAGCTTCTGCATATGGTAGGTATATATACTTAGATAGTTTCATTCCGTTATATTCAAACTGAAACTCTACTAGCCTTACATTATTCTTAGCTATATCTGCAGATCTATTACCTGCTTTAGGTAAAGTATCTTCCATAAGCTCTTCTTCTGGAGTACATATCTTATAACCAACATATTTAAAGTCTATGCTAGGATCTACTTTAGCCATACTGATTCTAATCATTCTGTCTAGATACTTAGGTATTGCTTTAAATACATCTTTAACTATACCACGGACGAACCTATGGTTCATCTGTGGCGTATGTTCATCAAGTGCTTTTGCAAGTAAACTATCCATTTTATTCCTTTTACGTTAATTTAACTTTCTATTTAATATAGGATTTTTTAAATTTTAAAATCCTTTAGCAAGATTCCATAGTGATACTAAACTAGATAGTCCAGATGCTAGTGATTTAAGCAAATCAGCACCTAGAGAGTTACTCTCTCTAAGTGCTTTAGCTTTATCATTAACGTGTTTAATCTTCTCTAGCTCTATACTATAAACTTGCTTAATAGAACTAGCTATACAATCCTGTATAGCCTTCTGTTGGTCTAGTGTTAATTTAAGACAATCTATATAGCTCTTCTTAAGATCATTCTTAGATTTCTCATACTCAGTATCTGCTCTATGATAATCTGTATCGAATTTCTTAATAGCTATAGTCTTATCATCTAGACCATTACTTATCGCTTCTATAGGTTTACTATAGATACCTAACTCTTCTAGTTTACTATCTGTTAATGGATATACTTTCTCTTCGAAACTATTATCAGTACTACCTTTAATAGCTACTACTATAGCAGACCTACCAGTTTTACTCTTACATACTGGTATAGGATGTACGCTACCAAATACTTTAGTATAATATGTTCTACCTAAGTATTCAGACTCTGTAGTCTCTATTAAGATACTGAAGCCAGTACTACTACTAGCTCCAGTATCAAGATCTATTTTATTTCTATTAACAACATTATAAGGATGGCTAGCATTAACACTAGGCATCTTATCGTTTAGTACTATAAAAGTATCAGTCTCTTGGTCATAGTAGCTATTTTTCTCTTCTAGCTTACTAAGTGGTATAAATACTATATCTTCAGCTTGTATACCATTAGCTCTTAGTAACTGAGTAGCAGTTCTAGCTCTATTCTCTTCTAAGTTATATCTATAGCCATTACAGTAATGTTTCTCATAGTTATCTCTAGTCCATGTAGATACTATCAGATTAGGATCTAAACAACCAGCTAATAGATAGTTACCATATTCATAGTTCTTACCAGTTATAAACTTACTCATAACACCTTGACTACCTAAACTTAACTCTATATTACCTTCTGATAACTTAAAGCTACTAAGTCTTAACTCCTCTTCAGTAGGGTTCTTCTTAATAACAAAGTTACTTACATTACCAGTATAAGACATTAATAGATTATTATAATCTTCTCTAGTTAGTATCTTATCTCCAGTAGTAATATTAAGTAACATATCGTCTTTCTTACTATGGCTATATACTAACTCTTTCCAAAGTTTAATATTAGCCTTATCAGGACTATATTGTAGTTTCTTATTAAGTATACTACTATCTATACCAGAGTTAAATAGGTTACAAGTACCAAAGTTCATACCTAGTTTATATTTCTCTATGAATCTAATATAAGCATCTGCATAACTATCTATATTAGTATCATAACCAGATAGATAACTATGTACATTAGGTATAACACCATTATTGTTTATTAATGGTTTATAGCACTCCATAGGAGTATTACCATTAGCTATAGCAACAGCTTCGTTAAATAGCTTCTCTAGATCTTCCATAGGTTTACCATCATTATCTAAACCAGTATTAGTAAGATTAGGCCTACCGAATACGTTTCTAGTAACTATGAATATACCTTTCTCATCTACAGAACCATTAAATAATGTTTTAATAGCATCTGTAAATTCATACTTAGGATATACCATAGATGGTCTATTTCGTCTATCTAATGTATGGAATACATGCTCTTCTGGATTTACATTGGTAAATACATATTTAATAGTATTCCATTTATTAGAATCTATATCACCTTTAAGATCATTATTAACTATCTTAATATCGAAGAAACTAGCTACATCAGATTCATAACCTGTAGTTATCTTAGCTAGTTTACCATCTTTATTAATTATCTTCATAGACTCTAGTTCACTATCGCACTTAGTACCAGTAGCTATAAGTTCATTAACTTTACTATAATCACCAGTTACATTAGCTTCAGCTTTAGCTCTAACTAGATCTTTATCTACTTTAGCTTTAAGTTCTAGTACAGTCTTATAAACTGTATAGTCTTCTTCTGTAAGATCATCTACTACTATAGATTTAAATCCAGAACTAGCAAAGATCTTATTAGCTATACCTCTATAAGTATCAGTACTTACACTATCAAAACCAGTATTAAGAGTTGCTCTTAATACACCTTCACTATCTCTTAGTCTACTAGATACTAACTTAACAGCTACTGCTAATGAAGCTAATACCATAGTACCTAATATATCACCAGTATAAGAACCTTTTATAGTGTTTTCATAGACTACTTTCTCTACATCTACTTTTTCTACTACTGGTTCTTCTTTAGCTAGTTTAACCTCTTCTACTACTGGTAGTGGGTTATTAACTATTCTATTCTCAGGAGCTACGTATATAACTCCATTATAACCAGATTCATTAGCTAATCTTCTTACTAATGGATCTTTGCTTAATCTAGGATCGTAGATCTTATTCTCTTCTCCTAAAGTAACACCTTCTACTTTAGGTTTACGTAATGGAGTACCGTTATCTGTAACTATGGTACCATCCCAATACATCTTAGTATTAAGATCTCTTTCAACATCTTTTATCCCATACTCCTGTATAGGAGTTTCTACTACATCTGGAAATGGTTCTTGACCTATAGTTACCATTTTAGACTCCTTATATTTTAATAGTAAAATAAGCTAGTAGAATAGATAAAGAATTTAGCTATTATTCTCTATACTTTACTAGCTCTAATATAAGAACATTTACTGTTCTTACTATATAAATAATATCTAACTGATATAGTATCACTCTGATAGCCTAATAAGCTATCAGAGTGACTTATGTCTATTTTAACCAACTAGTCTAGTTAACTGGTGGTTAAAAGACTCTAAATAAGGTATGACATTTAACTGTTGCTGCTCTAAAGCTGTATTAGAATGTTGTTTAGCGGCTACTAAACTATCTATAGCTTTATAAAACGGAGTATGGTATAGACCATTAAGTCTATACCATACTCTCTGATGTTATTTACTTTGTGCATAAAGTAAATTAACTTGATTATTCAGTTTTTCTAAATAATCAATATTAGCTAATCTATAGCTGGTTATTCTGCTTTTATCTGTAAACTGGTCTAAAGCCCAGTTATCAGCGTTCATAGACATTAATCTTTGTACCAACGGGTCAATAGGTCCAAAGATTCTGAATAACCTTTTAGTAAGGTTAGCTAATAACATGTTAAACCGGTACTCTAATGTACCTGTCTGGAACATGTTACTAAATCTATCTTGTAGCATGTTACCTCCTTTCATAAACGAAGTAGTACAGATACCTTATAGGTATCTGTACTACTCTCTATATAAAGAATATATAACTATAGATAGATCATTCTGATATAAAAAAATATAGACTACTAGTAGGAGTAACATCCTACTAGTAGTCTTATAGTGTAATTAGGTTATAGCTTATAGCTAGCTATTAGAAGCTAGTTACAACTTTGTAACCACGGATGCACTTTTTAAGAGTCTCTGTAATACCCTCAATATCGAACTCAGCTACGATTGGTAGTGATGGGATGTAAGAGAATCTTGGCTCAATGTGTAGCTCTTTAACAGTGCTGTTAGCTCTTGTAGTTTGAACTTCACGGTTGAACGGTGGTGTATATAGACCGAAACCGAAGTTTAGAATATCAGGAGCTGTGTTTCTATCTGGGTTGCTAGGGTTAATAAAGCTAACGATAATTTTCTTATCCATTAGTGGGTTGCAAGTTGTTACAATAACAGCATCAGTATCGTGTGTTAGTGTAAATGTGTTGCTGCTTACGCTAGCATTTACAGATGGTTGTAGTTGTTGACCTAGGTATCTAGCTACATAAGGGTTAGTACCGATTACAACTGTTTTTCTTACGCCTGGAGCTAGTTTCTCGAATACGTTAGTATAGTTAGACTCAAGACCCATTACAGTTACTACATCTGCAATCTTATTCAATATGCTAGCAGCAATATCTTGGATTCTCTCGTAGCTTCTTAGGCTATCTGTGTTCTCATTAACTTTTAGTGTCTCTTTATGGAAGAATGGAACATAAGCAACATCTGCATGTGTTCTAGTTAAAGCTGACTCAAGAGCTTTAGCTTCTTTAAGATCACTAAGGTAGCTTGTAAATCCAACAAGTGTATTTACAGCGTTAACACTCATAAGTGCGCTTACAGCTAGAGATTGTTTTTCAACTGTCTCTGCGATAGCATCGTTATCTTCACCAGTCATGTTGAAGATTGGTTTAAGTACGTTAAAGCCACTTCTAAATTCGCAGATGTGTCTATATCTTCTGCTTACAGAGCTTAATAGGATACTTCTCTTTCTGAAGTTGCTATTTGTAACAGCTACGTCAAGATCATAACCAACTACTGACATTTTAGCAACAGCTTCTGCTATTTGTTGGCCAACACCAGTTTTAAGATCAGTTACGATAGTACCATCGTCAACTTTCTTAATCTCTAGGATGTCAAGTTTAGTAGCGTTAAGTTTGATAGTACCTTTATCTGTTCTTACAGAACCAGTAACAGCTAATTCAACTTTAACAGCATACTCATCACCAGCTGCTAGTGTAGCACCGAATAGAGCATTGTCAGCGTTCTCTTTATCTTGGAAGTCTTTGCTAGACTTAGTATTAAGAACGAATTCACCGCTGAAGTTAGCAGTAAGCTCTTTGTTCATGCCTTCTGCAGGTAGTTGGAAGTGTACTCTTGGTCTATGTGATAGATCAAGTTTAACTTGTAGATCTTTTTGAGCAGCATTTTGGAAACCTACGTATAGGTTAGTAAGACTCATACCACGATCTAGTGCGTCTGTAAAGTCTGTTACGCTACCTTTAGCAAGATCAGCTTTAGTATTAGTTACACCGAAGATGTCGATGTTAGCACCCATTCTATATGGAGCTGAGTTGAAAGTTTCACCGTTTACAGTAACGCCAAATTTAGCATCTTGTACAAGGAACTCTTTATCAGGGTCATTGTCGATAAATGGTTTAATTTTCAATCTGTTATCGTTAAGTAGTTCATTATCAAAAAGGTGTTTCAAGATTGGTTTTTCGCCAAAGTCTACGTCAATACCTCTTGGAGTAATGTGTCTGTACTCTTTTACAAAGTTATCAATGTTGATTTTAACTTCGTAGAAAGCATCAGCTGGGTTCATAACGATTAGTGGGAAGAATGCTTCTGCAAACTCATCTTGCTTACTAGTAGCAACTGCTAGAGCAATTGTAGTATAGTAAACTGATTGTAGTTGTTGACCATCGAATGCCTCTAAGTTGACACTTAGATCTTTAAGTGTTGAATTAAAGTCAAGAGCTGTATCTACAGACTCGAAGTTAAGACCAGCATCTTCTGGTTTAACAGAACCGAATGATCCATTAAGAGCTTTAGTATAAGCAGATGGGTTAATAGTCATAACAGCAGCTTGAACAGCAGCAGCTTTTTGAACTGGAGTTAGTTCAACACCTCTGTTACCACCTAGTGACTCTAGGTTAATACCATCTAGTGTAGTCTCGATAGTCTCTTTAAGACTTCTAAAGCTGTCTTCAGCAACACGTCTATCTTGACTAGATAGAGACTCTGAGTTGAAGCTAAAGTCAGCTACTGAGTTACGATCTAGAGATTTATATACTTTTTCAGATGCCATCATAGCATCGAAAATACCTTTAATTTGAGTTTTATTCATACTCATATGGGTTCCTTTTATGGTTATTTTTATTATATCCTCGTATGTATTAAGTTCCTTGTTATGCTACAACAATCCTCGTTACTAGTATTACTTTATATCCTAGCTATAGATATAAGTATCTAGTTTTTGCAAATAAACATTAAATAACACACTACTATGTAGTTTGCTAGTACCGAAATGATTCTGATATTCTCTAACTATATCAGAAGTCAACATTTTAGCAAATACAGATTGGTTACTTAAAAGTAAGTTACCGAACCCACTATGCATAACAATAAATAGTATATTGTTAGTGCAGCGTACGTTATAGGGTTTTTCGATATTACTCATTGCAATATCCTGTATATAGCTATCGCTAACTTCTTTATCTATAGTCAAAGACTTTAGAACTGCTTCAGACTCTCTAGCTAACCTAGATAGTTTTACGTTATCCATATCTACATCAGTGTTAACAGGTAATCCTAAATATGTCTTAATATAAGCATCAGTAGTCAATAGCTTAATAATATCAGACTCTGGTATACCTATATCCTTTAATCCATAAATAATCTTTCTGTTATTAACATCTGTTATAGTCACATTAGGTTGTTTACTTAATAGAACCTCACCATCTGGTTTACTATTATTAAGATCATTTCTAAAATAGAACTCTATATTAGAAAGTATCTTATCAGATACTGGGTTACCTACTACGTAATCTGGTACAAATAGAGTAGTTAAACCTCTATCGTTAAAATTCTCTTTACCAGTTATAAATTCCATAGTAAAATCTCCTTATACGATTTTAGTATTACATTCTATAGTATAACCTATAGAATATAAACTCCTATAGATAGATACTAAAAAATCAGAAATCTTGAATAGTACTATATCTGTGTATCTTTTTTAAAAGTTACACTATACTTAGATGTATCAAATTGTAAAATATTGTAAATAATGAAAAGAACAAGGAAAGTGTTATGAATAGAATAGATATTCTTATAACGTGTGTTATATTATTGTTTAGAGAACGAGAGATAACTAAAGACGGAACTTACGATAGTAGAAACTTAGTAAAGTCTATACTTAATGTTACTAAACCTAAACGTAGAGATATGTTAGAAGGAGATCTTAGTAATCCAGATACATTACTTATAGATCTACTTAACAGAATGATAGCTAATCCAGAAGCCTATGATGATAAAGGTAATCTATTAGCAGAACTTAAAGTTATCTTTAAGACTAATCAACTGTACTATGATACTGCAGCAGATCAACTTAAAACAGAGATGACAGATGGCGGTATGAAACGTTCTGTTAACTCTATGGTTAATAAAGTTATGCAGTATTATAAATCTGCTATGGTTATACAGAAACTAAATACATTAACCTATAACCTTAATACTGGTAATATAAAGAAAACTGTTAGTGATGATGTAATGGATATACTACCAGAGCTAGAGTCACTATGCCAGAAAACAACTACTAAAGACCCAGGTGTACTTAATACACTACAACTCTCTTCTAAAGATGATATGGATAATATAGTTAATAACCTTAAAGCTACTAAAGAAGAAGGTGGTATACTTAAGACAGGTTGGGTACAACTTAATAGAATGCTACAAGGTAAATTTGCCGCCTAATATAGTAATATATTGGGGTATGAGATGCGAGAATTGCTGGGAGTTCCTAAAGCCTCTATACCTAACTACTAATATAGTTAGGAGCGTAAGCAGAAATAAGTTAGAGGATGCTAAATAGAGATGAGATAAAAGGGTAATTATATACCTTCTCTATGGCTTAGTAATGGATAATCAGCAGCATAGAGTAACTATGTTCAACGACTAGTAAATCCTATATTAGAAAATATAGGTATACCGCCAAGTGGTACTGTAATAGTTTAAAGGGAAGTTCGCATCAGTCCTATATTAGATAGGATTAAGATATAGTCTGGGCCTATATGAAAGTATAGGCTGCTATAGCAGTATATAGTTTAACGAGCTATATAGAACATTTCTGGGATTTCGTAAAGGACAAATGGGTACTGTAAACTCTTTACAGCATAATTATAAATCAGGTTTTCTAAAATCTATCTTTATGCAAGTAGCTAGATTTAATAGACCACAAATGAAAGACCCTAAAAAGAAACCTGCTTTGATATATCTTAGTTTCGAAGATGAAACTGTAGATACATTAGAGTATATGTATACATATCTATATTATAACGAAAATAGAAAGCTACCTGAAAATACAGAAGATGATATTAAAAATCTTACTACAGAGCAGATACAAGATTATGTTATTAAAAGATTAGGTCAGAATGGATTTGAAAGTATTATAGTAAGAGCAGATCCTTCTATGTGGACCTACCAGAGTATCTTTAATATGGTTAATCAGTATGAAGCTAATGGCTATGAAGTACAGTTATTAATTTTAGATTACCTAGCTATCTTACCTACTACGGGTTGTGATAATAGTGGCCCTACTGGTACTGCATTAAGAGATATGTTTAGAAGAATGCGTAACTTTTGTAGTTCTAAAGGTATAGCATGCATTTCAGCACATCAGCTCTCTTCAGAATCTAAAGCTCTAGTAAGAAATGGTATACAAGATTCTATGTTTGTAAAAGAAGTTGCTGGTAAAGGTTATACAGAAGGTTCTAAACAGATAGACCAGGTTATAGATTTTGAGATCTATATCTATAAAGCTAAGATAAATAAACAATGGCATCTTACTGTATGTAGAGGTAAGCATAGAGGAGTAGGAATAATCGATGATAATTTGTTATACTTTACCTTACCATTCCCATACAGAGCTCCTATATTAGAGAACATTAACGATGATCATATAGAAGCTAATGCTGAGGATGATACAGGTGATGATCTATTTGAATAACAAATATATCACATTCTTTAAAGAAAGGACTTAACGATTATGACATTAGGTCAACATCAAGAAGCCTTTATGCGAGATGTAAGTAAGCTACTTATCTACTTACATCAAAATGGTTATGAAGTACGTGGTGGAGAACTATTAAGGACTCCTGAACAACAAGAAATCTACATGAGAACTGGTAAGTCTAAAACTAATAAGTCTAACCACTTAGTTAAATGTGCTATAGACCTATTTATATTTAAAGATGGTCAATGGCTACAAGATAAAGCATCTCTAGAACCAATTGGTAGATATTGGTGTAGTCTCTGTGAGATTAACCAAGCTGGTATGTTTTATCAAACCTTCATAGACACACCACATTTTGAGCGTAGAGTTCAACAACCATAGCATAGTAGCAGACATATGTCTGCTACTATGCTATTTTTAGCTTTTTATGGTTTTATTAGAAGGAGCGTTAATGAAAGGAACACATAAAAGTATAGAAGATACATTTACTCGTAATTTAAAAATACGCTTATATCCTAATAGGCATTACGAAGAACAATTGGGAAAGTGCTTTAAAGCACGTACTATTTTATTTAATCATTTGGTAGAATATAATAATAGAGTATTTACAGAAAGACATACATATGATTACTATTATAATCTACGAAGAGAATACTTACGTATAAAAGCACTTGATAAATATAGTATATTAACAGAAGTAGATAGTCATATGTTACGCGAGTGTATAGAAGATCTCGATAGAGGTTATAAGAATTATATTAATGGCCTTAAGATAAAGCCTCCACAAATTGCTAACTCTATAAATCCAACTTGCAGATTTGTCGAAGGTGTACATATTAATTATAGTAAGAATAAACTCTATCTTCCTAGATTAGAAGATAGTTTTTTAAAAGTATCAACAAGAATGAAAGATAGTAAGTATGGTATAAAGTTTAAGGGTTTACCTACTAAAAAATATAGAGTAATAAATATATTACAATGTACAGTGTTTAAAGATCTTGTAGGTAGATGGTATGCTACTATAACTGCTCGTGTAAAGCTATTAAAGCGTATTACGCCAACTGAAAGTATTGTCGGAATAGACGTAGGAGTAGAAAGATTAGCTGTTGATTCAGATAGAAGTATTTATAGTTTATCTATAAATAAAAAATTAACTAATAAATATAAGAGATCTATAAAACTCTATATGTACTATCTAAACCATAATGAATACGATAAATATTTATACTATAAGAATAAATATAGAAAATTGCATTATAAGCTAAATAATATACGTAATGATTTTGTACATAAGTTGAGTAGGCTATATATTAATAAGTATAAAACAATAGCTGTTGAAAATATAAATATATACGATATGGTAAAGTCGTTTTATAGAAAGATTAATACGAAATTTAAAACATTTAAGACTACCAAGATTATGAATAAGAAAATACTAGAATCTAGAATGGGAATGTTTATAGCTTGCTTAAAATATAAAGCATTAGAAAATAAGAACACTATAATAACGGTAAATAAAGCATATACATCATTAGCCTGCTCTAAATGTGGAAATATAGATAGTAAAAATAGGAAAGGTCCTGTTTTTATATGTACAAAATGCGGTTTTAAAGAGCATTCTGATATAAACGCGGCTTTTAATATTAAACAACTATCTTTAAAGAGGTAACTCTATCTATTGGTGCGATAGATATAAATTTAAAGTCTCTATAAAGATTAATATAAAGAGTTTTATATTATACAATAGGGAGCCAGTTTAACTGGTAGCAGATGGGGCATATTGTACAACAACCATAAGTATACTAGTAGGCATATGCCTACTAGTATACTTACTTTTTTTCTTATAGTTATATATCTTATGATAGTAAGGTATAGCAAGTCCTTGATAAGATAGAAGCCATTTACCTTAAAGTTATTATCTTAATAAAAAGTTGATTTTACATTGTGTTATTTATAAAGATAGTGTTCTTTGCCTTTTGACTAAATTTTATATAAATAATACGTCTCTTTATTAATTTGTTTAGTGTACATACCTTACTATCACCTTTTCATTATTTTAACTTAGTTACTATAGAGTATACCTACATGTAGGTATACTCTATAGTTCTATATACAGTTCTATATGCAGTTAGTAAGGTGATTCGATCACTGACAAATCGGCTATATTAGCTTATAGCCCTTTATGTATTTATAATTATTCAAGGAGCTTGAATGTTAGCAAATATTATTTCGCATAACAGAGAACATGATAGTACAACCACCTTGAAGTTTGGAGATAATACATTAGCAGAAAATGTACAGTTAGATCTTGTTGATATAGAAGACGCTACTTTACTATCTGATGTTTCGGTATATGATTATATATCTAAGATAAAAACTCCATTCTTAATGGGCTATCCATCTATACTCACTCCCAAAGATGGAGATGTAGTAACTAGTACTACAGTATTTGAATTAACACCTTATTTACCTAATGAGAATTTTAAAGGTTTAGTTAATATGGTAGAGTGGCAATTTTCAGGTACACCTGATTTTGCTAACATAGCTTATAAGGTAAGACTTAAAGAAGCTGATGTACCAAATGGAGAGTTTAATAAATTCAATCCTATGGGCGTAAATGTTCCATCTGGTACTTACTATGTAAGAGCTAGATATATTTCATACCCACACTCTAGCCCGTTTACACAACCTATTAGAGTAACTATGCCTAGTTTTAAAGTAGAAATACCTACACTAAGCATAAACCAAAATGAACTTAGTCCTACTATAACAGCTAGTCCATATAGAATGGCTCCAGGTGTAGCTGGTGCTGAAGCACAAGATCCATTAGCGTTAGTAAAATGGACTGTAACTGAATTAGATCAAGCTTATGATCCAGCATCTGAAAAGATCAATGGTATGCTAGGTACTGATTTTAGACCTACGTACTCTATAAGTAAACTACCTAATGATGATACTAAGTACATGCTAGGTTTTCCTTTTAAGGATGCTACTACTAACTTTGATGTTAAACTTAAACCTAATACAAGCTACCTAGTAACTTGTAGCTATACTGGTGCTAGATATAAAACTACTTATGGTAGATTAGTATTTACTACTGGTAACTTTAAACTAAAGGCTCCAGTATTTAAACTAGTTACTAATCCTGATAATACTGTATCTGTAGCTATAGATCCTATATCAAGCTTTGAAGGTTCTGATACTCTTAAGAACTTTAATATAGTAGTAGTAGATCAATCTGCTATACCACAACATGTAGTACATGCTGTAGATACTCCTATGTATACTTATAAGATACCAGATGGTATATTACAACCTTCTACAAGGTATAGTGTTACAGTAACCGCTATAGGTAATAAGTTTGGAGCATCTGATAGTTCTGTATTAGGTATGACTACACCTTATATAGGTATAGAGCCACCTAGTATCAATATTACTTCTAAAGGTATGCAACCTACTATTAAGTTAAGTCCATTTAGAACTATAAAAGCTACTGATACTATGCGTGGTACACAGTGGATACTATATAACCATGCTAATACTGGTAGAGATAACTTAATTAAAGAGTGGATAAAAGAAGATACTGATACATTCCTTACTATAGATCGTAAGTATATAGAAGTTAATACTAACTATAAGATAAAAGTTAGGTACTTAGGTACTAAACTTAATTCACCATGGGCAGAAGAGGTATTTAAGACAGTTAACGTAACTGTTAAGAAACCTATAGTAACTGCTGAAGTACATGGACTTATTATATCTGCTAAACCATCTGAGTATATAGTACTAGGAGATGAAGATCAGGCAGAGTCTGTAATTTGGAATGTTATAGAAGTAAGTAGAGAACCATCTTCAGATCCAGCTATAGCACCAGTAGAACATGAAGTAACTACACTAGTACAAGATAAGATACAACCATGGAGTAGTAAAGAACTTAAGATCTCTAGACTAGATGGTGTAAAGAGAGATACACTATATAAGATAACAGTTAAGATACTAGGTAGAAACTATACATCTTTAACATCAGATCCAGTCTATATACAGACTCCTAATGTCTATGTAGAAAATCCTACATTAACTATATCTGGTTATCAAGATCAAGTACCTAGATTTCCTACTATAACAGGTACACCATTTAGAACTAATACAGATACTGATAAACATATTAAAACTATGTGGAGAGTAGTAACTGTTAATACAGGTGATGAGATACTTAATGTAGAGACTGAAAAACTAGAAGAACTTACTAGTTATAATATACTAGATCCTATACTTATGCCTAATACAGATTATCTATTAGAATGTATTTACTATGGAGAAGCATTTGGACCATCTGAAAAAGTATCTATAACATTTAGAACTAGACCTAAGTTTATAGAGATACCAGACGATGGACTTATGACAGTACTAGTAGGAGATGATTCTAACAATGATACTACTAAATACTATGGTAAGTTTAACTATAATCAGCTTAACGATACTAGAAATTACTTAGGTATATGGAATGGTGTAACAGAGTATAACTTTGATAGTCAAGTACTACATAATAATGTTCTATATAGAGCATTAGATACTTCTGCTTATGCAGCACAAGGTAATAATGTACATCTTAATAAGAATAGAGTACCTGGTGTTGAATCTAGCTCTGGTATAACCTATTGGGAAGAAGATGATAGAAATGACTTATGTACCTATAGATGGTTATTAAGAAATATAGGATTCCAACCTACTATAGTAGATAATAATAAAACTGGTTATACTACTGGTAATATAGCAAAAGGTAACTGGATAGCTACTGAATCTACTTTAAGTAAGTACATGATAGGTGGTAAGATACTATATGTATATGATACTCCAGAGTTAAGTAATGTAAGCTATAATGATCTAGCAGTAGCTGGATTGATAGGCAGAGGACGTACTATACGTATAGGAGAAAGGCTATATTGGGCTAGGTTACTAACAGAAGCAGAATCTACAGAGCTATATAGATTTAAAAATGTAGAAGATACTAACCATATCATTACTACAGATCTATCTTCAAGTAGTTGGTTAGGAGATAGAATAGAAGGTATACAAGCTAAAGTATCTAACTTAGGTGGTGTTGATTTAGAACATGGTAATAATAGAAATAGAGTACTTAGAATAGTACTAGAGTATATTTCACAATACGAAGAACCTTGGTTATTCGCTAGAAAGAAATATCCTACATTACAATATGATAGATATACCGATACTGGTTACTTTGGAGTAGTACCTAATACTATAGACCAGTTTAATATCTATACTACATTAGGATTAATTAAAGGTACTAGAATCAACTTAGACTTTGGATTCTTAGCATTCTATTCACACGGTAAGAGATTACTAGTAAATAGAGGTTCTATAGCATATGGTATATGCTATAGAGATCTAGAAGAGTTAGGTTTAGTATATGGATCTGATGTAAAACTAGATAACTACGAAAATAGAAAAGTTACTACATTAGATAGTAATACCTATGATGTAAGGATACTACGTGGAGGACCTAACTATTTTGACTTAGGACCACTAGAAGATCTACCTAATGATAAGTTTGTAGCTAATGCTAACCTATTTAGGTTCTCAGAGTGGAATGAGTTAATCTATAGAGTAGCAGAACATATACCACTCATAGTGGATGTTAATAACTATCACGGTGGTTACCAAATAGGTAGAAACTGGGAGAAGTTTGATAACATTAACTTAGGTGTATTCGAGCACTACTCTGGTAACGGTTGTCATGATTTCGTACTAACTACTGTTAATAACAATGAAGTTATATCTAGAGGTGGTACACAACTAGAAGCTGCGTATTACGTAGATAAAGATATAGCTAGAAATGACCATGGTGCTAGGTTAGTATTCGAAGACTCTACAGTATTTGAAATGCCTACAGCTTAAATTATAAATATATAGATACTACACTATAGTGTAGTATCTACATTACATAATATAAAAATTCTATATAAAGGAATAAAGAGATGATTAAGTTTGAAAATAATCAATTTAGTTTCTATACTACTAAAACTACATTCTATAGTGCTTATAGCGGTAAAGAAGAGACTATCTATACAGATAGACCAGAAGATATTACGTTTATGGTAAATACCTATCCTAATAAATATAAAGATCTTAAGATAGAACCTTTAGTAGCTACAGAAGATCAAGTAGCTAGACTTAAAGAAGTTAATGATCTACTCATACCTATGCGAGAAAACTATATAGAAGACTTTACTCTATATGTATCTAAAGGTGTTATGGTTAATAGAGATGAACAACTAGCTACGCTAGCTGGTAAAGCAACTGAAGCTACAGTAGCTTTTCTAGTAGATAACCTTAAACCAGAGATAAAAGCATTAAGAGATGCTAAATCGGTAGGTGGTGTAGAGTTATTCGGTAGAAGATTTGATTCAGATTCATTAGCTAAAGAGAATGTAACTGGTTATGTTACATTAGGTATACTAGATGTAGTTGCTTCTGGTAAATGTGAACGTGTTTATGATTGGAAAGATATGGATAATAACTTTGCTAAACTTAACTATGAACAAATTTGTACACTAGCTAAGTATATAGCAGCTCATATTCAATCTTGCTTTAGTGCAGAAGCACTTACTATTATGGAGCTAGCTAAACTATCTGTAGATCAACTACTAGCGTTTAATACTAATAAAGGTTATAATAGAGTAGGTAGAGTAGAGAATGAACATAATACAGCTACAGAACCTAAAGTTAAAGATATATTCGATCAGTGCTATACATTAGCTCTTAACCAGTTAGTAAAAGCTTAATATAACGTTAGGAGACATGGATGTTGAAAATTAAACCAATTATAGCTCTAAGACCATATACTAAAGATTCTGGTTTTATAGCTAAGGTAATCAACTGGTGGTGCCATTCTAAGTACTACCATGCAGAGCTCATATTGGGAGACCAATGGATCTCTGCTACTCCTGCTGAAGGTATATATGTTAAAAAACTTAAACCATTAGACCATGATAAGTATGAATACTTAGAGCTACCAGAGATAGAGCTATCTGAAGATACCTATAATAACATACTAGAATATATTAAAACACAAATATGTCCTAGTTATGATACTACTGGTCTAGTATGGAACCAAGTGTTTGGTATTAACCTATATAATAAACGTTGGTTCTGCTCTGAGCTTATAGCAGAGATACTTAAGCTATTAGGTTATAGTAAACTATATGGAACAGAAGGTTCTGAATATAGTCCACAAGATCTATATGATATGTTTACTAGTACAGAACCTATTAAGCTTAGAAGATATAGTCTCTATATTAGGTTTAGAGATGCTATACATAAGTTAGTATTTTTACTTAAGTTATATAAAATCAAATCGTGGTGGTTAAAGTTATTTACCCTATTTAAAAAGAAGAAATCATAGGCCATACTTACTGGAAATCGTTATGGCTGACATTTTTGTTAATAAGAATATTAATATAAAGAAGGCGGTAACAGATAATGAGTATGCTTGTATTACGTCTTAAGAATATAGATACGAGTAATAATGTAGACTGGGTTTATACCAATTGGGAAATCAGTACTGCTAAAAACTTTGATAGAAGTAAATTAGTCTTTTCATCTTACGAAGATAGAATAAACAGAGCATCTATCTTCGTAGAGATGACATTGAATCCTGGTACTAGATATTATGCTAGAGCACAGGTAGTTACTAATAAGGGAGCTCATAAGTGGACTAACTTAGACGTTTGGACACATAAAGCTTTTGACGATGTAGAGAATCAATCAGATCTACCATCTAGAGTCAATAGTCCTGATATAACTACAGATTCAGATCCTAGAGATCATGTAGCTACAGGTTTTTATATTATACCTAAAGAGTTTGCAGCTATAGGAGATGCTACACATGTAGCTACATCTTATTGGATAGAGACTCTATCTGGTAAAGTCATTTGGAAGTCTCTAAATGATGAGATATTTAAATCTAAGATACTAGTAGATAATGTAATATTAGATATGAATACAGTATATAGAATAAAAGCTGTATTCCATGCTAGTTCTGGAGATAGTAGCCAGATAGCTACTAAAACTATCTATGTAGGTAGTAAATCTTCAGATGCTAATATAATAAGAGTATCTAAAGCTATTTCACATGCAGATTTTATATCAGTAGCTGTTAATACTACTCTTAATACCTATAAGAATGCTAAATCAGCTAGATTTAAACTTATAGGCTTTAATAATGGTAAAGGTGATACTGCGTTCGATACAACAGTTAACTATGATACTGCTCCATATACATTTAGTATGCCTATGGAGAAAATTAAGAGAAACACTATATATCTACTAATGCTTAAGTATGATATAGAAGGTAATTGGAAATCTATAGTATTTAATACTTTTAGATAATGATTTAAATTTTGATAGAGAGGATGTAGTCTTATGGCAGAATCAGAATCTTTAGAAAAGCTATTTAATAAGATGGATATGGGGTTCTCTGCAAAGTTAAAGGTAGATCCTCTTAGTGAGGCTGGCATTGACAAAGTAAGACACTTACTAGAGACAGATCCAGCACTATATGAATATATGTTACTTAAAGAGTCTAAGGACGATGCTAACTTTAAGGCAATGAGTTATGAGCAATCTAGTCTTATAAGAACAGTAATGACAGCTCTTAAAGAGAAAGAGCATAGAGATAATGAGACTATGAATGCTATGTACTCTATTATGGAGAAACAAGGTAAAGAGATAAAATCTCTCAAACGGTGGAAGTGGATGTTCTTTATTAACCTAGGTATAATGGTATATCTTGCTTTATACTGGTTACATAAACAAGATCCAGAGGCTACTAACCATGCTTTAGAGTTTATTAAAGCCTTAGGTAAGTTTATAAGTATAATATAATGTAATTAGGGAGAATCAGGAGATGATAGGTCAAGGTTTTTTAACTAAAATAAAAGATATACTCTTCAGTCCTAAAATAGATACATCTACATCTATAGCTACTTATGATAATATTACTATAGAAGAAGCAGAATATAAAATGTCTTTAGCTAAATTAAAGAGAGCTATAGACTCTATGCCTTTAGCAGAACCATTTATACATAACGAATATGGAGATAAAACATTACTTATAGTTAATGATATACCATCAGTACTTAAGTTATTAGAATTAGATTTTCAAAAGCTTAAGACTATGTACCATAAAGATATATTTAGTAACTATAAGATTGTAATATGTTCTGGTAAATATAGTAATTTGATAGCTTATAAATATATATCGGACAACAAGATAGATATAGCATTTGTGGATATAATACTTTCTGATAGTATTATAAAGATAAAAGATGACTATATAGAGTTTAATGGTCTTAATCTATCTGAAGAAATAGTTAAATACAGTCCGAATGCTGAGGTTAATATATTAACTTCAGAACCTTTAACTAACTCTATGGGATTAGTAAAAGGTTATACTAGTCTACTTAATAGACTAAAAGAGAATTCGGTTATAAAAGATCTTATACCAGTAGATAATCAGAATAGATTATTTAAACTAAACAGTATACTATAGAGCAAGTAGAAATACTTGCTCTATAGTATCTTTATACGGCTTATATGGTAAAACTTTACCTGATCTACTGGTTAGTAAGCCTATTAACCAGGTTATAGATATTGAAATTTTGTATATTAAATTTAAAAAGGAGAATAGGTTATGGCAGAACTACGTATACACGACCAGAGTTCTATCTATTTTAAATCTATCAGAACAGGTCATACGCCTAAGGATATTAATGTCAAAACTCCTGACAGATCAGGAACATTGATAACCGATACCACTCTTAGGGACATATTGAATAGCGGTGCTAATATAAGTAATACACAGATACTTAAGCCAGATATTAGAGAGACTCCATTAGAGCATCCTGAAGCTTATGCTAAATTACTTCCTATAGCTACATATAGAACTAATGATACATTCGTAGGAGAGCATCAAGCTACTGAATGGGTTGCTTCTCTTAATGAAGATTTTAGTACTATATTAGATAGTACTGGAGATCCTATCTATAGAGATGGTTGGTATCCAGCTATAGATACAGCTAATACTAAAATCTATGTAAAGTATAGGTTCATTAGTAATGATGTAGCATCTCCATATTCAGATAGTTTAGAGTTTACTACACCAGAAGGTTTTGTAGCTATACCAAGTTTATCTGTTATAGAAGATGGAGCTACTCCGTTACTTAAAGGTTCACCTTTTCAACTAGTAGGTAATCTTACTGGTGTTAACCATACTGCTTCTAGTTGGTCTATAATAAGAGAGTCTGATAATAAAGTTATTAAAACACTAACTATGGATACTACTAAACTAACAGAGTGGAAAGTAGAGACTGGTCTGTTAGAACCAAATACAGCTTATAAAGTTACATTAGTATACCATACAGATCATCCTGTATTTAGTAAAACTAGAATAGCTATAGGTACTTATAAAACTCCTGCATCTGCTATAGAGACACCTACATTAACATTTAGCTCTGCAGATGGTAAGTTTGTTGTTAATGGTACGCCATTTAATGTTATATCTGGTACTGATGAACACGTATTTACTAGTTGGATAGTACGTAACTCTACATCAGCATTAGTATTCTCAGAACCTAAATCTAAAGAGCTTACTTCTATCAACCTTACTGGTGTATTAGAACCAGATAATGGTTATACTATAGAGTGTACTTATAAAGGTTCTAAGTCTATTAGTAATACAGCCAGATTAGAGTTTAGAACGCCTTCTAATGCTAACATTAACTTAACTAAAGAGATAACTCTTAAGATGTTAGAGAATGGCGACTTAGAGCTTACTATGGCTCCATTTACACAACCTGTACAAGAGAATATGTTATATTTAACATGGACTCTACAAGACTTTAATAAGAAACAAGCTGTTGAAGTTAGGTTAGATAAAGATCTAGATGATAAGTATGGTAAAGAACTTAAATATACTATACCAGCTAGTAGTGTTAAAAGATACTTAGGAGCTGCTACTACTGTAGATGAAGACGGTAGTAAGTATATAGAGTTTTCTGCTAAAGGTAGAGTAGTTGGAGAGAAATCTATAGCTAACTATAGTACTATATTACCTCTTAAAGTAAAATTAACTATAGAGAAAGTAGGTAACTGGGAAGTAGTAGATAGTACCGATATGAGAGTACCAGAGCTTAAAGCTCCATTGGCTTCTGTTAATGGTACTAACTATGCTAATAGAACTAGTGCTATAGAATCTAGTTTTAGTTATGGTACATATTGGACTAAATCAGAATCTGATATGAGTAGATTAAAACAAGCTAGCTTATCTACGTTTAATATACTAGATAATGATGCTTATGCTATATGGGATATTTATCAAGGTTATAATAATAGCGGAAAAGTAGTATATGGTCAAGAACCTAGCTATAGATATGTCTATAGTGGATTAAGACCAGATGGTACTAATAGTAGAATAGATACTTTTAAACTACCTGCTAGACTAGAAGATAATACAGAGTATAAAGTTAAAGTAACTTATGTCTATAAAGACTTTGGTGTTTATAGTATACCAGAAACTTTTACTTTTAATACTAGTGATATTTACTATAAAGTAACTAGTCTTAATGTAGATACTAGCAGTGGTAAACCAGTAGCTACTATAGAGCGTAATAATAACCAAGCTGGTATGACATTCGGTAATACTAGTTGGTATCTATACGAGCAGAATGGTACTAAAGTATGGAGCTCTGAGAATAACAGTACTAATACTACTAGTATAACTATAGATTATTCTAGTTTTGATCCTGATAAGCAATATAGAGTAGGTGCTATAGTATATGGTCCAGATGGTGTTAAACACTCTCCAGAGAGACAGTCTGAGTTGTTTAATATTGAAGTAAGACTAGATGCTACTATATATGTTAATACGCAACCAGATGTAAAAGCCACATTTGGCACTGGTGTAACATATGGTATTAAATTTACTAGAGAAATCAATGGTGTTATGGTACCTATTGACAATGTTAGTAAATATATTAAAAGTGCAGAGCTAGTTAGTTTCTATAGTGATAGTACGAACTATTATACATATGAAACTTGGAATGCAGCTATGGATTATAGAGATGGCTATACACCAAGTGCTAGTGAAATACATAGCCTTTCTGAAAAAGCAAGAAGAGGTAGCGGTACAGTGTATAATGGCGAAGTTAGAGGTGAGACTGGCTATGGGCCTAGTAACTCGATAAGCTATGATAATGCTAAACTTAGAAAATTTGGTTTCTCAGACACGATATGGTTCGTTTATAATAGAGAAAAGAAAGATGATGTTATAAACGGTACTTCTGGTCCATCTTCGTCAATGCCAGATTATGCTAGCGCACGTATTAAACTTGTGCCAGCTGACGGTATAACACTTATGACGCTTACTAATAGTACTAAAAAACCATATGCAGAATCTGACACTGGTAATGGTATGTCAGTAACTGTAACCGCACCTGTACTAGAAGATTATCCTATAAGGCATTTTACAAGTTACCGTAGAGATATTCCTATTTTTACAAATAGAATAGGTAATTTAAAATACTTCTATCCTAAAATGAACTATTATGATACACACGTATTTAGTATATTAGAATATCTAGATTCTAACGAAAAGTTACCAACTGGTACAGTTAGTAAAGGTAAGATAGACGGCTATAGGACTTTTGACTATACTAGTAATAATCAAAAGCTAACAGAAGAACAAGAGCTAAATTATGATCCTACTAAATACCATACTTTCTTTGTAGGTGTTATTAAAAATAAGAATAGCTCTAGAAAGAATTTCGATTATTTAGTAGATTTTAAAACTGATACTAAACGACCTAAATATATACATAAATATATACCATGGATTAACAGTAAAGATCGTGATGATGGTTTTATCTTTAATATCGAAGGTACCGATAAGAATAATGTATCAACACCTGATATGATTAGTATCTTAAACTCTAATCGAGCTAGACATTATGACTACGATACTGGTAAACTTGTGGTAGAAGAAATAGTAGAAAGTTTAGATGGAACAGGTAGAGTAGAGAAAGGCTATACAGCGCACCCATTAATGCCTTTTATCTATAGAAAGTTTAATACAGGTTCTGCTATGCCTAACTATCCTTTCGATCCTGAAACACAACTACAAAATATACTAGGCGAGATAACACTTGGCGAACCGATGAGAAATGGGGTATTCTTATATAACGGAGATTACTTTATAACTACTGTAGGTGTTATGTATGGTGTAGGTAGTGAAAACACAGATTTACCATCTTTACATAAAGCTATTATAGACGATGCGCTATTACCTAATGAGGCAGGTAATAATAATGCTTCTAATATGAAAACTAGATTAGCTATCATGATGCTTATACACGGTATACCTATGTCTTACGCAGGATCTATTTACAGTGTACTATCTATAGCAGATCTTAAAGATTACATTAGAATATCGCAAGAGATGGTAGATAGAAATATACTAGATTACCAAACATCTAAGGATCTTAAACGTGATCAACCTAAAGATATTACTATCAATTGTGTTGCTAAAGTTATGTATCAGCCGCAAGCTAGTATTAATATAGATCCAAATGGGTCTAGAAGAATTAAACTAGGATTAAGTAGATTTAACTTAGTATCAGAAGCAGATACTAGATCTCGTAAAGTTTACTATAGTAATACTATAAGACCTATGATGGAATGTAGTTATAATACTAGTCGTAACCTAGTAGTAGATGGAGAGTATAGAACAGAAGCTGAAGATACAGCTCTACACCCTACATATAGTAAGTATGAAAGAGTTTATGATTATATATCTGGCTCTGGTAGAGAAGATACTGTAATTATGCTTAAGAATGAAACATTTATGGCTAATGATGCTACACTTGTTACATCTATAGTTGCTAACACTGATGCAGTACTAGGTGATGATATATTAAAATACCATGGAACAGAAACATACGATAATAGAGATTATTATTATAAGACCGGACCAGACCTAGGTATGGTAACAACTACCTATATAGGTTTCCCTAACGCAAATCAAAATCCTGAGTTTATATATGGCGATATACAAGCGTTATCAGCTTATATTAATACTGTAGAGGACAAAGGATTCTTTGCTAACGGTGTATTACCAGAACTTACTAAAGCTGGTATAAATACTGGCTATAATACTATAAATAAATGGCATATTTTCTTGTGGCACGGTTTCTTACTTGTTTTACCTAATAAGAGATTGTTTACATCTAGTACTTCTAATATAGAGAGCTATGTAAACAGAATTAAATCTGGTGCTAGCGTAATTTACGATAATTATACATTTACACAACCAGATAGTAATGGTACTACAAACACAATTAAGTACCTTAAACCTATATTCCTATTAGATAATAGAGATGGTTGCCCAGGCGAAACTATGTTAGATTTAGTAAGACGTGCTAGGTTTATAGACGATGAATATCAAGCGTTTGGAGATGAACTTAGTTATAGAATTTCTAAAGAAGATGCTAGAAGTTTATACGGGGAGATAGTTAATACTAATAATGGTAGACTAAGAATGAGTTCTACTAGTTATTTAGGATTTGACTATTTAGACTGGGCTGACAGTTCAGCACCACAAGGCTACTACGTAGGCTTTATATGCATACCAGAAAAACCTTTTGTAGCTAATAGCAGAAATACAGATTTAACAACTGTACAAGCTGCGCCAGATACATATGTTGGACCTTATACAGTACTACATACTCATCGTATGGATGCACTATAAACTAAACTTAATATATAGAGTAAGAACCATATAGGTTCTTACTCTATACTTTTTTATCTTCTATTTCAAAATAGTAAAAGTTGAAACTCTTATGTGTTACCATACTAAATGTAGTGTATATATCACCTTTACTATTCTTTTCTAAGTATTTACATATACTACCTATCAGTGGTGTAATACCATTTAAAAACCAATTTACTATAAGTATAGCATTCTCTGCTCTTTTTATATCTATATCATCACAACCTTCAGTACTTAAATATAAATCTGCTCTATCTTGTGCTATAGTAGTCATAGTTATAAACTCTACTATATCAAATTTACCATCAGCTTCTATTTCATGTCTATAGCATACTATAGCTGTTATTAAACTATTTATTATAGCTAACATCTCTATAGTTACTCTATTATCTACATCTGGTATCATATCTAGTTCTTTTAATCCAAATAGATCTAAAGTAGTAGCGTTTACTAATGGCATATTTAAAGATTTCATATTAGTGCTCATAAAGCCATTTACAAGCCCTCTAGGAGCATTTTGTTCTTTAAGTAATACTTTTATTATACCTCTATTATATTTCGTTATATCAGGCTCTTTTGCTGTTATACAGCAGTCGTAATAATCTTTTAATTTTTTATATAATCTAGCCATCTTTATTATAGTTTTCATAATCTTCCTTACTTTATCTTTATTCTCTTAATATAGCATAAAAAATATTAGAGTATGAGTAATAGTACTCACACTCTAACTATATATTATATATGCCAGTGTACCTAGTATGCTAGCTCCAGCTACTATAATGTTAACCATGATACTAGTTAGTATTATAGAACCCCAGCTTACTTTCTCTGGTACAAAATCTGATAAACCAGCTTGATAAGCTTTTTCTATCTCAGCTTTAAGCGTGGTAACTATCTCTCTTTTATCTATAAAGACACCATCCCTGTAGTTGAGAGAGTTCATAAAGTCATACCATTTATCGTCTCTATAACTTATGATAAACTCCTTACTAAGTAATGTATCTTATAATATACTGTTATAAGATCAAAAAAAAATAGTATAGAAGTACTAGAGCTCGTATACGAGCTCTAGTACTATCTTAGTTACGATACTCTTCTACTTCGTTACCATAGACAACGAAGAGCGCTCTTTCATTACCTACTGTCGTAAAGAGCATATCTGCTCCATAGACAGCATCGGTAAGCGCAGGCTCGTTAAACCTACCTCTTACCAACTCAAGAGCTATAGGCACTGTTATAGCTTTAACAGCTATAACCTTACCTTCAGTAAGCGCAATATCTAGTCTATGTCTGTGCATAGCCAATATTGCCCTTTTACGGTTGCTAGGCATGTTACCCATGCTTAGCATCTTTTTTACATCTTCAATCTCAGAGGCTACGGTTTCATAAGCCTCTGAGTAGACGCCTATTAAAGGCCTATCGATATCGATAGGCCTATCAACATTTACATTCTTTAGCAGCTCTGGTTTAAGAGCTACTTCCTTTATTTCGTTTATTTCTTTAAAGAACATGTTACACTCCTTATCTTAGTTCTATTACATGTACTTTTTTATCATAGACACAATATAGGTTATCTCTATTTCTATCTATAAAGATAACATCTGAAGCTCTTATAGTTTCAGCTGCATCGCCTATTTCTTTCTCGTCATGCAGTGCTTGTAATTCGCTATATGCAAATGCATAGCGTACTGATTCGATTTTCATATACTTACCAGTCCTAAACGCTCTTTCTTTTAAGAACGAATAGAATACTAGTATAGAGTCAATCTGATTTGGGCTTAGCCCATGTTTATCTCTACCTAGTTCTTCTTTAACCATCTGCTCTTCTCTTAGAGTTTCACGATAGCCTAAGCTAAACTCACCAACTGCTCTAACTGGCAGTTCAGCGTTTATATCCAATAGCTTTTCTCTGTCTGGTTTTCTAGCATCTATCTGTATATTTGTTAGATAGCTACCTACATTTTCTTTAAGTAATATCTTTTTTACCTTTCTATAGTGTTAAAATAATCTAGCTACTATATAGACTTAAGTCTATATAGTAGCACCTAATACTTTGTTTTTGTTACTATACCATCTTTTACTAAGTATAGTAATCTCTTAGAAGCATCAATGTCTTTAAAGATCATATCTGCTTCCTCAATATCCGCTAATAAAGCTTCTTTATTAGAACAGCAAGCAAATCTAGCTAAACTCTTAGCTTCGTATCTGCCTATCTTAACGAAGCTAAAGTATCTACCAGCTCTAGCTTCAGAAGCTCTATACGTATACATAGCTTCTGTATAAAACTTTGTCTCAGTATCTATACCGAGTTGGTCCATAATTTCAACAGCCTCTCTGTACTCTTCTAGAGCTTTTATATACATCCCACATAGTGGACATATCTTTTTAGTATCTGTAAAACACGGTAGTATAGCCATGTTAACCTTTCTTTTGCTAATATTGTCACTCTAAGAAACTAGATAGCTAATCTAATTCTCTTATTGTAAACTACGTTATTGATTGTGAAACGAAGGAATTCTCTTCCTTCATTTACTTCATATCTAACGCCTTTACGATTACCTAACAATTGGCCTACTTCTGAAATAGACCACTTATCTACACCAGCTAACGCAGGGTTAGCAACAATCTTTTTAACAATGTCCTCGGTTAGTGTACTCATCAACATGGTACTCTCCTTTATCATTTTAAAATTTATATTTAAGATAATATAATACTAAGTTATACTATATTAAACATAATGAGCTATCTTGGTTCTTTTATAAACCAAGATAGCTTTTATATGCTAGGTTAACCTAGCATACTATTTAACTGTTGTAGTTTAGGAACTACGTTAGCTAAATATTGTTTTGCAAGGTAGCTATTGTTGTTTAGGCCTTGCAGTTCACGTTCAACTTTACTAGCAGTTGTGGCTGTTAGTTGTTGTCCGCAAGATATGGCTTTAGATCTAACTTTAGTTGCTAGATCTAAAGCGTAAGCAATATTTTGCATCTTTTTCACCTCCTTTCTAAATTATTTAGCAAGGAGATTATTAAGCCTATCTAGAGTACATTAAGTACTCTAGATAGGTTATATTTGTTCTCTTTACTATATATATAATATATAACTGTTTTTTCGTCACTTTGACACTTGCATTGTATGCAAGTCCAAAGTTCCTTACAAGTGTCACTTTGATACCTTCGTATAGCTACGCTATACTCGGTATCGTTTGGCCACTTCGTGTCTAAATGACACTTGTCCATATTGTATAGATACTTAAAATAAAAAAATATAAATGCTACAGATAGACTCTATATAGAGTCTATCTGTAGTTTAGGTTAATAGAATATATACTTTACTAGCATATTGCAACAATATAATATAGCTATTATAAACACTACTGCTATAGCAGTATCTATTAAGCTATAGTTATATTTAATTATTCTATATAGTATAGATATTGATAACAATAAACATATTAAGTATATAGTCCTTATTGCTACTCTTTCTATCATATAGTAACCTTCTTATTATCTAGATTCGCTACTATGCTACTATCTAGTGTTACACTTTTAATGGCACACCGATTTATTAAATTATTTTTAATTATAGTAATGCTCTTAACAGATGTTTTAGCGTCGCTATAACTTCTGTATAAAGACGAGGACATGAAATTCATGTTATTTATATCAAAACTTTTCATTTTAGCCCTTTTTCTCTTGTTTCTAGTACCTGTAACTCCTGGCGTATTATATCTAGCTTCTGAGATATATCATCTAGAGTTTCTTTAACTGTTTTCTTATCTATAACTTGTGTTGTAGTTGTGCAGGTGTTATTATATTTAGGATCGAAAAATGCCACCGCTAAGAATAATAATAAGCATCCAAAACCAAGAGCCATGAACCAGTAATCATATTTTTTATAATAATCCATAGTTTTACACCTAAGCGTTATATCTTAGCTTAATATCGACACCCATTTTATAATCGCCTAAATCCTCTGTAGTAACACTAACTGGTGTTACGTTTTTAAAAACACGTCGATTTATAAACTTATTCTTACTCTTACTATGTAAACCTTTAGTAGGTATCTTAATACCTTTATAAGTAACATAGGCATTTCGTTTAATAAAGTTAATGCGTATAGGTTTGCAACATAAATCAATACTTTCTTTAAACATATCTTTAATTACAAACGACAAATCATTAGTTTTTGGAATATCAGCTAGACAGTCTTTAATTCGTATTTCTAACTCTTCCATACTTTTTACATTCAAAGGTAGAGAGTGTTTAATACCCTCTACGATAATACCTTTTGGTTTTTCTTCTGGATTCATAATTACCTCCTTAATGTATATTAGTCATCCCAATTTACACTACCAAGATCGGTATTCATATCAGGACCTGATTTTTGGTAGTCAGCAACGTTAGCTTCGAAGAATAAAGTTTTTGTGGTGTTGTCATTTTTATTTTTATAGTGCGATAATAATAACTGTCTTAGTGGGTTTTTAGTTATATCTACTTCTTCATAAAGCAAAGGCAGGCCCAAGTTTTTACAAACGCTATTAGCTTGTGATTCTATATAAATACGTATAGAATCTTCAGAATATCCTAATAGATTTTTAGATATATATTTAGTCCACCTTATTTCTGCATTACACATATTAGTAACCATTGTGTGTATTTTTTCTACTACATTTTTAGGTACCACGCCGTCGAACGACTCTGTTACAGCTGTTCTAAAGATACCTTGGAACAGTTTAACATGGAGCAGCTCGTCCTTTTGGATCTCTTGTATAATCTCATCGCTAGATGGCATATAATCCTCTATACTATGAAAGAACACAAAACCACCTGGAAATACCATCTCTTCTAGTATTTGATTAGCTGCAAAAGCTAGTAATAGATCTTCGTTTGTAGGAGAGTCACCTTGATATAATACATTATACATATCAGCTACTGCTTTATTTTTTAAGAATAGCTCATCGTCGTATCTCCATAATTCGTAAATACGATCAGTATCTTCGCATATATCCTCTGCCATTATACTGTAACTTTCGGAGTGCTGCGACTCTTGATAGGCTTGTAGTGTTAGTGCGGCGTTAACAACCGGACTTGTTATATATTGGTTAATACTATCTACTAACTGATTAGTTTGTATACTATCATTTGTAATAAGTTGCGCTAGTACAAGATCGTAAGCAGATTTTATCTCAGGCGGTAGTTTAGGATAGTTTGTTTTATCCTTACTTATATTAATCTGGCTTGCAAACCATGTACCGTCTTGCATAGCCCTATAAATCTTTTGTGCAAATTTATGTGGCGTAGAGTTATAACTAATAATACCAGATGGGTCTCCTCCTATTATAGTAGGTTTTTTAAGATCCTCTGTAGAACTATAATTATAGATAGTTTTACGTTTAGCCTTCTCATTTCCTTTATACATAATATCTCCTTTATGATATAATTATTTAGCATAAAAAAGTAAGATAGAGAGTAATTAATACTCTCTATCTTTTTTATTAGTTTTCGCAACCTTCGCAAGTTATCTTTTTACCTTCGATAACTTCTTCTATTTCACCTGTCTTCTTAGCTTTAGTTCTAAAGTAATATAATGTTTTTACACCAAGGTCGTGTGCTTTAACTATTACTTTAATAATATCTATACTAGAGATCTTACTTACATCTTCTTCATATAGGCTATTACTAATAGACATATCAATGTATTTTTGTCTAGCAGCTAGCATTCTAATTTGATCCATATGTGGTATCTCAAACGCGTTCTTATAATAAGATATATTATCTAGAGAAATATTAGGAGCTGTAACTTTATAAGAGCCTATTTTAGAGTTTTCAGTATAGATTCTAGCATATAGAGGTTCATGACTTGGTGTTGTTCCAGCTAATAGGCCAGATGCTGTATTAGGCGCTATACATACTCTATATGCGTTTCTTATCGATGGATCTACTTCGCAGCCTCCTTTTTCTTTAGCAAGCTCTATAGAATACTGATCTATCTTTTCAGTACTATATTTATAGAATTTATGTATCCATTCCTCATGCTCTTTAGAACCATAATGAATATGGTTAACGGCTAGATATTCAGCCTCTCCTAAGAATCCTATTCCTATACTACGTCTTGCTAATTGCGTCCTTCTAGCCTTTTCAGTACTATATCCACTAACATCAATAACATTATCTAAAAACCTGACAGCTACTTCTAATGTATTATCTAGGTTATCATCTGTGGTATATCTAGCTACGTTTACACTTCCTAAGTTACATACTACTGTTTCATTTTCGTTTACTGGTTGCAACAGTTCTTGGCAGAGATTGCTACTTCTTATAATACCTAATTCTTTATGATATTTATGTGCTTTATTAACATTATCTTTAAAGAACCAGAAAGGTAGTCCTTCTGTAGTCCAGCTATAAATTAACTTGTTTATAACTTCTTGTACTGGTACTTGTTTAGTATACGGGTTAAAGTATCTTTCTTTATTTAGAAATTCTTTTTCGTATTTAGTATATAGTGCTTCAAATTCTTCTCCATATGTTTCTGTTAAGTTAGGAACATCATATGGATCGAAAAATGTCCACATACCATTTTCTTTAATCCTTTTAATAAATAAACTAGGTATACTAACACATAAGAAAAGATCTTGTGCGCGTCTTCGCTCTTCTCCAGATCGTTTTCTAAGATCTATAAAGTCATATGTGTCAATATGCCAAACTTCTAATGTGTCTGTTATAGCACCTTGTCTTACCATTTACATTCTATTTAGCTCGTTAAGCTAAGTACGCTTATTTATAAGCTGCTTATAGTTTCCTATAAGATTAGACTATATCTTTACTTTACTTAATTAAAGTATATCTTATTTCCACTTTACTTAAAGTGTATACCTATATGTTCTAATATAGGTTTTACTAGTCGTTGGGGTTAACATGTTTCCAGACTTTGCTATGGCGTATTTGGCCTATTAAACTTGGATGCACTGGATAAAGCATGGCTATTTCTTTATTAGTGTTATTAAAACAAAGAGCCTTTATTTCAGCTACATCTCTTTCTGTTAGTTTAGCTTGGTGATTTCTAGAACCAGTCATATTTTTAACTATTTTCTTACGATCTATTAAATTATTATCAAAAGCATGCTGTATATTTTCACTGTTATTTACCCACTCTAGGTTATCAGCATTATTATTTTGCTTATTACCATCTATATGGTTAACTTGTGGTTTATTATCAGGATTTGGAACAAACGTTTCTGCGACTAATCTATGTACTTTTATCGATACTTTATTAGGTCCGCAAAATTGTAAATACCCAAACCCATTAGACGTAGCATTTACAGTATGCCTTGTATGCGTATTTATAACTACTCCGTTAGCGTTAATCGCATGGAACGGAGATTTTACTATATGTACAAATCCATTAGGTAAAGTTTTGTCATATTCTTTATATATTTGTTGCTTTAACCGTTTGGCTTGGTAATAGGTAATATTATATTTATTAATTAAAAAATCGTAATCTTTATCAACATCTAATATAAATTTTTTAGTATCTATATCAGACTTTGATTTTAGTTTAAAATCTGGGCTAATATTAGCCAATAATATGTTATCATTGTTAACCTGCTGATTGTCCATTATATATCCTTTGTATTAATTTATACATGGATATTATATATTTAAAATTTTTACTACATAATATAGTATTTAAATCTTTAGGAGTTTCCAGCATTTAAAGATATTTTCATAAGTTATCTTATGCGGCATAAAGTTTACCGAGTTGATTTACTGCTAGCGCTATATCATTATGAAGTTTCATTATTGGAACTATACCAGTTCCTCTGTTTTTTATACCTCTTAGTATAGATCCAGTAGCCCTTAGCCTTGAAGTGTCTACGCCATGTCCAGCACCTAGTTTACTACCTTGTGCTAAGTCATTAAGAGTTTCCATTATACTATCTAATGTATCTGCCATACTATGTACAAGACAACTAGCAGTAGCTGAATCTTTCTTTCTGCCGTTAGCGTTTATAGGTGTTGCGGCTATAAATTGTAGTGTACTAGTTTGATCGTAAAACCTTTTTACCCACGATAGTTTATCGGTTTCATGTTGTGCTACAAACATAGCTATAGTCATAAACATATGTTGTGGTAGCTCAACTACTTCATCCGTATCCACTAGTAAATACCTATTCTCTACTGTAAGTATAGCGGGTAGTGTAAATAATTTATCTCTACTACTTACAATATAGTTATTAAGCTCTTCTATCTCTTCGTTAGTATATTTAGTATACCAATCTGAAAATAACTCTTTATTTCTATTTATATAATCCGATAAGGTTACTATACTATAAACATCTCCAGATTGTTCCTTACCGTATATTCTTTTTATTCTATGGTATAGATCATATAGTCTAAGTCTAGCAGCTACATAAGTCCAGTTAGGAGCGTCCATATCTATTTTATTTTGTGCTGCCCTAATAAGACTTTCTTGTATGTCAGATGTCTTAATACCATCTGTAAACATAATCTTAGCAGATAGCTCTAAATCCTCATAGCTAGTACCAGCTAGTCCTTCACAAGCAGGTATAGTCTGCTTCCTAATATTCTCGATATTAAGCTCTTCGAGCCTACCGTCACGTTTTTGTACTTTCAAAAGTAACCTCCTGTTGGTATTATTATTATTAATATACGATATAAGAAATCCAACAGATTTTATCGGTTGGATCAGGTATAGAAAGTTTCTAAATTTACTAAAAAAATAAGATAGTGCTAGCTAGAGTACCTATGTACTCTAGCTAGTGTAGTTAATTCTCTGTCTTTTTCTTTCTACCACGTTTAGGCTTAGTAACAGAGTTACTATAAACCTCTACTGGTTCAACTACAGCTTTAGATTCGTTAAGCATAGTTAAGTCATTTAGGGTTAAGTTGTCTAGACGATCAGCTGGTACTGCTGGTAGAGTTAAGTCTATTAGCTCCTTACGTACTTGTAACCTATTAGCTAAACTATCTATAAAATCTGTTAATGGGGTACCTATTACACCACCACCAGCTTTTACTAAATGTGCTATGAACATAAATTGTGCTTGTCCTATAATATCAAATGTTATAGTATAATCAGCTAGTGTAGGTAAACCACCCTTCGGTATAAGACTATGCATAGTTTCATAGTAGCACAATACAGATTCTTTATCTATAGCTATAGAAGCAGGATTATAATCTAATCTTAGCTCTAATATAGTATTGAATAGTTCTCTACATATAGTTAGTATCTTATTACTGTTTCTACTAGAGTCAGCTTCTAGCGATAGAAATAATGCTAAGTATGGTGTTACACATATAGCTTCTCTTATTGTAAACTCCAACTTAGGATTAATCCTAACATACTCAGTTTCACTTACTGGCACACTAAAAGGTGATTTATTATAAGATACACCATCAGTAACATCTGTTCTACACAGGCTTATTATATCGCTATCATTCAGCATGTATACATGGTTCATCTTAGGTAGTGCTTTAATAAATAACTCTTGTAGACTTACTATAGTCTTAGATCTTATAAGATCCATTAATCTAATAGTATAGTTTTTAGCTATCTGTTTAGGCACATGATACCTTATAGACATAACACTAATTAAAGAATCTAAATCTTGGTTAAGTTGTAACCCAGCCTCTTCTAAACCGCTATAATCTGTTAATAGCGCAGAAAAGTAATCTGAAGTACTATTATTAGCTAATAGCTCTTTATAGAGTTTAGTTATACCTTTATATAGATCTTTAATAAAGGCTAAAGTATCTTCAGAGCTATCTGTAACTAACATAAACTTTCTATAGTACTTATCTACAGTATTAAAGAATTTAATATCAGATTCTTTAATACTACCTGATGTAAATAAGCCTTGCTCTATATACTTATCTTTTACTTTCTTAGTAAGACCTATAAGATCTTTAGGTCCGTTTACTTCTGCTGTACGTGCCATACTATTACTCCTTACCTTCTAGATCGCCATACTTATTATCTATTAGCTTAAATAGCCCTAGTGTGCATATTATGCACACTACTACACCTGTTATTTGTTCACCAGTGGTGTATATTAGTAACCCTATAGTAACACTTACTATAAGCGCTACTATCCTTAGCAATGATCCTATTAAAACGTTCATAACTATTTACCTCTCTATTTAGTTTTATTAGTTTTTACTAGTAGATTCTTATTAGCTTTCTTAGGCTTAGAGAACACAGACTCTATATACTTAACTACTTTAGGTTCTATACCTTCTAGTGTATATATAGTATTATCTGTTAGATCTACTATATGGTATTCTGTAGTAGGAAACTTAAACATGATTCTAGTAAGATCATAGTTACCTACTAAACTATTTACTTCAGCTACTATAGTAACACAGTTACTAAGGAAACCAGATGTTTTATTTCTTAACATAACATCTACATCTTCTATAGTAAAATCGTATACTAATGTAGCTCCACTATTTAATTTTCTAGATATAGAAGAACAACAACCATCAAGGCTAGAAGTATCTAGCCCTGATAGGTCGTTAACTAATATTAAATCATGTCTTGTTAGTAATTCATTAAGTTTCTCTAGAGTTACTTTACTAAGTAACCTAGGTTTTCTTACATATGTTCTATTCAGATACATTGTTATCCCTTTCTATAACTTCTTTTAATCTATAATAAACTTCATTAACATGTTTATTATACTTCTGTAGTATCTTATTAAGATTACTATCATATTTAGCTATAGCTATAAAAGCATTAGCAAACCTTACAAACTCATGCTTAGAGTAGAACCAAGTAGGCTCTACGAATACATCAGTCTGTTCACATTCAAACTGTGGTACATTATCTAAGTAGCTACTAACCTCTACTATAAATGGTCTAAACATATCAGATAGCATAGTATAGCAACTAGTATTAAGAGCTAGTATAAGCTTATCTTTTATATTAGAGTAAGCATACTTGTTTATAAGCTCTACAGTTAGTTTCTCTACATGCCACTGTCCTAACTTACCTAGTACAGCACTAAACACTCTATCTTCAGATGGGTGTTTAAGTAACATATAGAATAGTTCATTACTAAGTCTTTTAGTAGCTTGTTCTACTAAATGATCTTCTAGTTGACTATTTAGTTTCATTTAGCACCTCTTCAGCTTTCTTACCAGTATGTACTTCTAATGTTTTAACTAGGGTTTCAACATCGTTAATACCAAACTTATCTAGTATATAGATCATATCACCTTTTGTAGAGTTTAAAGCCATTCTATATAGAAATATATATGCTATTAACAATATAGTGTTAGTAACTAACTTAAACCATTCTAATATAGTAGCATTATTAGTTATAAACTTATCTAGATCCGTATAAACTTCTATTAGGTTATTTATTATAGCCATAAAGCCTATAACTATTGCTATTAGTATTAATATAGCAACAAAGTATTTCTTCATAAACACCATTATAGCTCCTTTAGTATCTCTTCTAGTTTATCATCTACTTCATAGTCGTTAAACCTATAGCTTAGATCAAACTCTTCATCATGACCTAACTTATGTATAACTTTATAACCTATTACATGTGTGTCATTGTTTATATCGTGTTCTTTAAACAACTCATACTCATCGTTATTTATAAGTAAACTAGGTAGCGCTACTATATTCAATAGTCTATGGTCATAACCTGTCATAGTTCTATATGCTAACTCAGAGTCTTTATAGTCAGATAGCTTAGCTTTTACACTATCTACTAGAGTAGAGTCTATATGATCTCTAATAGCTCTATTCATATAGCTAAACTCTTGAGTTTTAACCCAACTACCTAATACAAATACTTCATCAGCTTTTACTATAGAGCTAAATAACTGTACTAGTTTAGCTCTTAGTTCTATCTTATCTAATGTTATCTTAGTTATAAGCTCTGGGCTTACTATATCACTCTCTATGTCGTACATAGAGTTATCTCTCCATACGTCGTTTAGGTCTGTACATAGTGTTACTATATTACTTATTAAGCTAGGTTGAACATTATCAACTCTAGCTCCTAATGCAGCTGTAATATCTACTAGTCTAGTATCACCGTTGATATTGATAAACTCTGTAAGACCATACATAAGTTTAGCTCTATCATCAGGTTCTTCTAGTTCAACATCAGCATTAGCTACATAGATTATAAAGTCTGATAGATTAAATACACTATATGTACTATCAAATCCATTGTAGTTTAATACTTTCTTACCATTCTCTTTAAGTAACTGAGCTACTTTATCTCCAATAACCATAGTAGCTTCACTTCTATCGGAATCAACTTTTATTAACATTTTATCTCCTTACGTTAAAAAATAAGCTATAGGTTAGCTAATGTGCTAACCTATAACTATCTTATTTTTATTTACAAACTCTACTAGTACTTTATAGTTATCTAATGTTTTTACATTATAATAATCTAACCTAGTAAAGCAACTAGCTAATCTTTCATACTTATCTATATCTTCATAGTAGCCATGTTCTCTAACAGACTGTTGTAATACTCTCATATACGATAGTATCTTACTAAAACCATTCTTATTATAGTCTACCATAGGTTTATAGATAGCTTCTAAAGGATCTACTATATCGTAATATGTACTAACGAATCTATTATAGATCTCTATTCGTATTTGATCTATAATATCATCTGCTACTAAATACATATAACCTTCTGGTAAGTTTCTACGCTTACCTATAACTCTAAACAATTCTGGTATTGCATACTGTAGAGATTTCTCTCTCTTATGCAATATGGTATTAGTTTTTCTGTTATAAGCCATCATAGCATTAAGAGATGGTGTAGTTTTAGATTTAGGTTTAAGTGTATCTAAAATATATCTAACCATCATGTTAGCTTCATCTTTACTAAACATACCCATAACTATCACCTACCATTCATAGCTTACACCATCTACAGGTGTTAAACGTGACCATATCTCTTTACGTTCGCCATCGATTAACTTAGGAACACGCATAAGCATAGAACCATCTTTAAAGACTACTAACCCAACCCATAATGGTTTAATACGATCTTCTGGTAGTATATTGTTATACATTAGTTTATCTTTAGGCCATTCTATATTTGTTATGTTAGATATATTTCTATGGCTTATACTAACACCTAAATCTTTATTAACTAAATCCAAAGTAGCTATCTGGTTATATTTACAACCTATAGCATCTATAGTTTCTAGTCTTATACTAGATAAAGACTCGCTCTTATGCCCAAATGAAATTATAATCTCATCTCCACAAGTAGATACTCTAACTTTACCTATAGCAGTAGTAATCTTTTCTAGGAATAGATTATATAACATTTCGCTATTACCAGTAGTATCACTATCTTTACGTTTATGTAAAGATTTAAGTACTATCGATATGTCCTCTATGGTTTCTACTGGTATGTAGATTAAATCACTATAGGTACTTAATGCTGGTACATACGCATTTGTAAAAGCATTATATACACAAGTTCTAAACTGCTCTATAACAGAACTCGTTAGATTGTATAGTTGTTCACTATCTACGTTAAACTTTCTTTTAGCCCAATCTAATAGTTTATAGTAGCTATCTAAGCTATCACTATAGCTAAAACTACTGTTAAGCATAATAACATGATTAGGCTTACTTAACTTCTTCAAGCTTTCATATGTTACTGGAGAAAATCCAGTAATATGATGGTTAATACCATCCACTATTCTTTTAGCAAATGCTATATCTATATTCTTCATTTTTACACTCCTTACGTTATATATGTGTTTATTAACTAAATAACCAACTAAAGAACCCTTTAGACTTTTTCTTAGCTTGCTCTTTAGCTTGCTTTAGCTCTTGTTTAAGTCTTTCGTTCTCAACTCTTAACTCTGTTAATGTTTTATTTCTAGATTGTATAGCTCTAACTTCAGCCTCTACGTCACTAAGATGAGCATATTCTGATTTACCAGATGGCGAACGACAAATAGTACTAGGCCTTATTACTAACGGTTTAGTGTTACCTATATTTAGATCTATAGATAGACCAAATCTAACTACAGATGTTCTAGATATTACTTTACCTACTAACCTATCTAAGTCTTTAACCATATCTGGTTGTTTCTCTTTAAGATTGTTTCTTAGGTCTAATACGTTATAGCTATATTTAATTATATTGTCTATGCCAGCGTCTCTGTACATATCTAGTACATATTTAGATATAGCATCTCTAAATTGATTCCATACGTATTTAACATCTTTAAATACCATTCTAGCGTCTATGTCATCCTCTTCCATCTCTCTCTTTAAGTCTTTTATTTCTTTTTCTGCTATACTTAAGAGATAACTCTCGAAAGTACCATACAAATTATACAAGATTTCAACTCTTTTCTTACTATCAGTATTTCGTATATCCTCTAATAGAATATCTAATACTTCACAAGCTTTTTGTTCCATAGTATATTCCTTTATTATCAACATTATTAGCCTTATATAGGCACCTCTTACGTTATACAAACTTATTATCAATACTTACTATAGAAATAGAGTAGAGAGTGGCATATATGCCACTCTCTACTCGTATAACGTAAGTTGATAATAAAATGTAAAGAAGAATAATATTTATCTTATTCTTCTTATATAAATAATATCTAACTGAATCTGTGTCATTTTGACACATATCAGTTAGATGGTTATTCGAGTATAGTTTATCTATACTCGAACATATATAACTGTTTTTTCGTCACTTTGGTACCTTTGGTACCAAAGTTCCTTACAAGCGTCACTTAGATACTATATATACTATTTAAAAGTATCTGGTATATCAGCTGCTTTATTTATCTTACCTATAGATTTTACTAAATAGCTATTATAGCTTTCATAACCTATTAGTAAGTTATTAAACAACATAACAAAGCTTCTTACAGCTATTTTAGCATTCTTAAATAGATATAGTTCTTTACTATACTTATCTAATAGACTAGTTAGGCTTTGTTCTTTATTATCTAAACTCTTAGCTAATCTCTCTATACTAGCTATATCATTGCTAAGATCTGAATATTGTTTTTCACAACTAGTAAATGCTCTCTCTAGACCATTTAGATCATGTACGAATGTATCATTCTTCTTAAGCATCTCTTGTAGAGAACCTTCAGTTACCATATAGAATTTTTCATATGCAAACTGTGCATTTTCACTATCACTATCTTTAAAAGTTTCATCTAGCTTAATAGTAATAAAGCTGTTATCACTTTTAGGTACTATTAGTGCTTTACTTCCATCTGAAATATTAGAAGTCATAGCCCATTCGTTTCTCCCATAGAAAGTTACCTTTCTCTTATTAAGAGCTTTAAGACCTTCTATAGCATCTTCAAATAGTGTTATAACGGTTTTAGCTACCTCATCTTTATCTGCAAATGCATCTAAAGCTAACTTCTCAGCTTGTCTAGCTTTTTCTATTTTAGCTAATAATATTTGTATATTATCCATTAGTTTAGTAGTAGTATCGCATACTAACTTAATAGCTTTAGGATAGAACTCTGCTAGCTCTTCTGGTTTATAGAAACTATATATAGTATCTGAGAACGCATTCTCTTTATTAATATTAACTAATATAGCATCAGCTGCAAACTTAACATAGGTATTATAAGATACTGCATTACCATATTTTGGGTCTCTATCAGCTTTAGTATCTTCAAATGTAGTATTATAGAATACACTTGGTGATACGTACTTAGTCTTTCTAGATACCTCTTTCATAACCTCTTCGTAGAACTTAGCTTGTTTAGTCTTATCAGACCACACTATAGATCTATAGAAACCTTGTATGTGTTTAAATCCAGATCTAATAAGCTCTCCTAGCTTAGCTAGTATATCTAGTATCCATTTCCAAATCTTCTTAGCAGAATCTTTAATAGTATCTAATATACCTTCTAGTTCTACTTTAAGATCTGATAGTGTATTTACCTTATCGTTTCTCATAGACTCTAGAGATAGTTTACTAGTAGACTCTAAACCTAATACTTTTCTATAGTGTCTTAAAGATTCTTGTGCTATTGCTATATCTTCTGGCTCTATAGTATCAGGTTCTTCTAGTTTCTCTTCTATAGTATCTATAGTATCAGATACTTCATTTTCTAAGCTATCTACTTCTTCGCTAGCTTCAGTAGCTTCTACTACTTCTTTCTTAACATTAGCTAAATCTTGCACTAGTTCTGTATTATCTTCTAGAGCACTATCTTCTATTAGTTCTTCGGTATCAGACTCTAGATTCATATTTTGTATATATTTTCTTATACTCATATTCTAATTCCTTTAAAAAATAAAGAGCTAGAGATAAGCTCTCTAGCTCTTCTACTTTATTAATAAAAGTTATTACTTAGCTTCTGCTGCTTTAGCTGCTGCTTTAAGGAATACTTTACCATAAGCATTAACAAAGCCGAATGCTGAGCTAGATAGAATCTTAGCGCATTTTACAAATACTTTAGAAACTTCTTTAGCTAGTTTAGCTTCTTCTTTAGTAGCGTTCTCTTTCTTAGCTACAGCTTTAGTTTTAGCATCAACTTTCTCTAGAGCTTTAGGGAATTGTGCGTAAGCATCAGCAAGATCTTTTGCCATACCAAGAATAGCTGCTTTAGTACCAGTTGGTAATGTAAATGTAACTTGTGCAGATGGCTCTTCAATAACAGCACCATCTTTAACAACTACTTTAGTCATAGTGTTACCTTCGAATTTAGTACCGATAGTGAAGCTAGCTTTAGTTAGATCAGCTGCTGCTGAGAAACCTTGTGCCGCTGTTACAAAATCTTTAGTAAATTCTTTAAGGTTAAGGCTTACATATGGTACATATGCATCTTGTTTATACTTATCAGTAAGAGCTTTAATATCCTCTTGAGATAGTGAAGTATCTTTAGCTGCGCTTACTTTAGCAGATAGCCATTTAAGTCTATTTACTTTAGTAGGGATAACAGCTACGATTTTCTCTTTGATCCAAGTATAAGCAGCAATGATTTGATCCCAAATCCATTTAGCGCCTGCTTTAACTTTAGCTTTCATCTCTTCCCAACCCTCTAGGTTAACTTTATAAGCCTCTAGTGTGTTAGTGCGAATATCTTCTCTAGATAGTGTTACTGTTTCGACTTTATCGAGTTTGTAACCGGTACGTTTAATTAGGTTTTGTAGAGCTTCTTGTGCAGCTACAACTTCCTCAGCTGGAATCTCGCCATTATCATCAGCTACGCTATCTACTTCGATACCGTCTTTTTCAGCTTCTTCGATAATCTCTTTAGCTTCTTCAACTTTACCTTCAGCTTCTGCGATAGTAGCTTTAGCTTCTGCGATTTGCTCATCAACTTCAGCCTCTACTTCGTCAGACTCGTCAAGAGCTTCATGTGCCTCTTCAGCATCGTCGATAGCTTCTACAAGCTCTGCTTCTGCTTCTTCAGCTTCTAGTTGATCGATAATGTCAGGTGTAGTAACTTCAGAATCGATAAAAGTCTCTTCAGACTCAAGATTCAACTTTTGAATAACTTTTTTAAGACTCATTGTCTTCTCCTTAAGGAATAAATTTTAATAATTACGGTTATAATCTATACGTACGCTATAGACCGTAATTTCACATATAGGTCTATGTTATTACATCAACATAGACCTATATGCTTACTAGCACATATAGAACTCTAGAGTTCTATATGCTTTAATACATACATAAATAAAATATAAAGATAGATAGGAGTGCTACCTCCTATCTATCTTAAGTAATATATCGTTTATAGCACCATATACACGTTTCATAAGTAGCTCATAACTAGTTCTACTGTTATTAGGTATACAAGTTATTCTAGGTGTTTTAAGTATTAGTTTACCATACACATCGAATGTACGCTCTAAGCACTCTTTATCTTCGAATACCTCTGATTTACCATCTCTAGTAGATCTTCTCTTACTAGCTACATTTGGAGCACTGTCTATAAATATAGTAAATAGTTTATCAGGATAGGTAAACTTATTAAGTTCTTTATAGTTAGGCTTTATATAACCAGCTATATCTGTTAAAGTACCTCCCATACCATAGTTATAAGCATATGTACTCATAACCCATCTATCTAGTAATACTATATCTCTATTATCTATCTGTAGATTTTCTAATATAGGCATTAGTAGATACATAAGATCTATATAACGATCTGATAGCCTATTAGTAAGATATACTAAATACTCTACATAGTATGCTTTTAGGGTATCTTCATCTCTATATTGTAATTGTCCATTTGGAAATACGCCACTAACTAAATATCCTTTAGTCTTAGTAAGTTTATTTACATCACTTCTAATCTTACAACATAACTTTAAGAATTTACCAGTAGGTATATCTCTAACGCTATCTTCTATAATCTCTCTATATTTACTATTTACATCAGTTAGATCTTTAAATAAAGATACCATTATACTATATACTATAATATCTACTCTCTTACTTCTTTTAACAGGTATAGCAGTAGTACCTCTAATAGTAAGCTCTTCTTTTACTACCTTAACAAAATCTGTAATACTAAATGGCTTAGTATTGATAATCCTAAGTTCTCTGTTATTACATAGATCATTACCTACAGATGTCTTACCAGAACCATCTATACCTTCTAATACTAAAAACATCTTATACTCCTCTAGTTTAATTTATTTAGTTCAGTATTTATATAAAATAAAATAAGATCAGTCTACTGTAGAGACTATTTAAGTCTCTACAGTAGGTCTAATATGCTTTTATTAAATATTCTCATTACAGATTGTCTATAGCTAGGGTCTATTCTATAACCAAAGCTTTTACCTATATTAAGTAACTCTTTATAAGTTACATTCATTCTTAACCAGTTATTAAGTTTCTGTAATGGTACTATATAAGTTATCTTATCCAGTGGTAATAGTTCTGTTCTAGTAACATACTTTATATCGAAACAGTTTACATAACTTCTAGTATCTTTTACTATATATTGTTTAGTAAGTTCAGATAGCTTAGGTGTTCTAGTAACTATTTCAAAGTCTATGCCATTTACATTAGTCTCATCATCTAGCCAAATCCAAATAGTATAGTAATAAAATAAATATCTTATATAGTAATATAGTCTACCTATACTATTAGTAGCTGGATTATCTCCAAAGTCCTTAAGGTATCTATACTCTGGAGTACCTATATTATCTATATTAAGAAACTCTATAACATTATCTATTTCATTAGCTGGTGTACCAGCTGGGTATAAATCCGGTTTAGATACAGATCCAGAATAGATTATAGTAGAAGTACCAGTTAAAGATAGATACTTTTTAAACTTCTTTATACCTTGTTTATCAAATGCTAGCCAATAGTTATATACTATAGCTCTAGCTCTTCTAGCATGTTTATAGCAGAATGCTACATACCATGGAAATAGTTTATAGACTGGCTTCATAATAGCAATACCAGCTAAGACTTTTAATATACTTAAGTAAACTGATAACCTTTCTAACATTGTGTTTCCTTTCCTTATTTTAGATCAGGTAACGGATTATTGTTTTCTTACTAGTAGTACAATATTTGATTAACATAGTTAATCTACCTTTCTATAAATAGCTAGTTAATATATAGTCCACTCTCATTTGTAAGATTTAACCTATAACTATAGATATTAACTAGTAACTAACATTGCTAAATAGAGTAAGAGTAGTACATGAAGTACTACTCTTACTCTATACTTTATAGTAATCCGCCTAACTCTTTCTTAATGTATGTACCTTGCATATACTTTAAGAAATCATTAACACCTATCTTATTCTTCTCTTTATCTAGTATAGCAGCTAGTTTACTATTCTTAAACATAGTAGTAGCTGTCATGCTATAGACTAATGCTACTAATACCGGCATAGACTCTATAGCTATATAAATACTCTTAGATCCATCTGGACCATACCAACCATTTTCTAGTATACTAAATATTGCATCTACGTTTACTACAGCTCTAGCATCTTCTGGTAGATAGATCTCTACTAGATTTTTAAGTAATGGTATACCTATTATAGATAGCTTATCTTCATGTTCTGCTAATAGAGATACTTTCTCTTGTAACGTTCTTCTATCTATAGGAAAACTTAGTTTAAGTTTACTAATAACATTAGTAATTCTCTCTATATCATCTACTAGTTTATTATCAGGGTTAAATAGAGCATAACCATATATAGCTATAGCTATCTCTAAGTTAACTACATCTATAGCATTAAGTACTGATATACGTCTTACAGAGTTACTTAGTATAAATACTAAACTACTTATAATGTTACCCATAATAGGTTTAAGATCTACGGTACTAACTTCTGTTTTAATAAGTAGTAACATAGATAGTATTAGAAAGTTAGCAGAGTGTTTATCTCTTATTACTTCTATAAGTTTACTAAAGTCATTCTTAACAGCATTTTGATTTACATATGGTCTAAGATCTATAGCTACAGATTCTTTATTTCTAATGTTTCTAAAGAATACCGGCTGATTGAATACAGGTAGATCTTTTTCATCTTCATTTTTACCAGTTATGATATAAATCTCAACATCACCTTGATAGAACTCATAAGCTAACTCATCTGTTATAGAATTTTTAGTTATGTATCCTAATAATGTATCTACTATAGGTTTAGTATTGACTAGTCTGCCGGTAGTAGTTTCATATGGTTTTAATATAGGCATCTTATATACTCCTTGATTTATTTACTTACTATAGCTGATCTTAAGGTTGTAATGGATTATTACAACTTTATATATTATTATAGTTACAGCTACGAGATCACTCATCATTTTTTACTATATCGTGGCCTATAGTAAAAAAATATATTTCTTTTGTCCTATGATAGTACCTAGTGGAGGGTACTATCATAGTTTATTTTAAGTAGAAAATCTACTTAATTGGTAGTTATAACCTTCTAGATTGTCGATCCAACCTACTTTATAGCGCTCTAACATTTCTTTAGTGCCTAAGCGCTTTATCTTATCGACGTCTTCGTCGATAAGACTTATTGTATGTTCTAATTTAGATGTATCAATATTTGCTCTATTGACCTTATCTTTTATATTAGACATAAGATAGTCGAATCGTAGATCTAACGGACCTACCTCGAACATGTTATTATACATGTTATTCCTCCTTTCTAGTTACTATATAGTAACTGGAGTTAATAAAGCATATGGAAGCTTTACCACTATAGCTTCCATATGAATAATCTCTAACTGAAAATAGATAACTTAGATAGCCTTACTATAGGCTATCTAAGTTATCTTAATACTACTTGTAGAGCGTTGGTTTCCTGATTTTAACCCTAGTAAGGGTTATTTGTATTTTGATTTTTATAGAAAGGAGCTATTGACTCAATATGGCTACTGTCAGATTTAAGAAATTTGAAGTACTAGACGATAATGGCGAGATAGTACTAAAACATTATGACGATATAGGATCTGGAGGACCACAGGTTGCTTCTAGTTTTGAAATAGCATTAGATCCAGATTTTAAAAATATTATAGATGCTACCTACTTTAATAGAAACGCTTTAGAATCATGGACTTCACCGTTACCTAAGATAGATGGTCCAGCAGGTACCTATTATACTAACTTAGATAAACTATATGCTAGAGGTAGAGTCTATGCTGGTGTAGTACCAACTGATTTTGATCTACCTAGCTATGCTAAAGATGCTGAAGTAAACACTAAATGTGACGCTACTGGTACTATATTTTATAGTCCATGGACAGAAGTTGCTATAGGTACACAAACTTATCAAGAGGTTACTATAACAGAAGAAGGTTTACCGGATATACATACTGATAGTAAAAAGATCGGTATGAAGTTTAACGCTAAGCCTTAGCGGACTTACCGTTGTAAGAACGCTAAACCATAGTATAATATTATAATAATAAAGAAGGATAATTATGGTACGAGATTTACAGATATTACCAGAGATTCCTAAGATACCAGCTGGTTCTGGTATAAGGCATATAGCTACTAGTTATGAAGTTAGTAGGTCTCCATATTTTGAAACTATTGGTAATAATGTTAGAGATGAAAAAGATATAATAGTATCTAACTTAGAAGATACTGTTAACTTAAATAGGTTTACTACACAAGTTACTGGTGTAACAGAAGATACAGAGCTATATGCTAGGTTTAAGTTACACTTTGAAGTAGTTACATCTTCTGGCTCTAGAAGAGCTGATTCAGGCTGGAGCTCTGTAGTTAATCTTAAAGGTGATATGGAAGGATTTAAAGTATCTGATGTTATATTAGCTACACCTAGACTATTTGTAACTAAAGATTCTCAATCTGCTAGAGATATTATAACAGTTGAATCAGATCCTATGGAAGTATTTATAGGTTATGGAGATCATGAGTCTACTACTTGGATAGTAACAGATTCTGATAATAAAGCATTATTCACTAGGAAGAAATCTAAAGAGAATCTTACTAAGATAGTATTAGATCAAGCAGACTATGCTTATAATAAAGTATTTATTATAAAATGTATACACCATAGCAATACTAATGCTGATTCTAATCCAGGTGTATTTATATATAACTCAGCTTTAGATCAACAAGAACTTTATACTGTTAATGTAGAATCAGAACTTATAGCAGGTAGAAAACTACTTACTTCAGTTTCTCTACATGTTAATAGATTCTTAGCTATAGATTTAGTACTTAAAGATAAAGATGATGTAATAGTATCAGAATCTTTAAATAACACTACATTATATCCTAAAGTAGATATACCAACTACTATAAGAGAAGGTGAAATCTATTACCTATGGTCTAGATTACAATATGATGCTGGTGTATATACTAACTGGAGACTAGATGCTGTATTAGTAGGTAAAGGTAACCATGTTATAGATATTAATAAAAATACTCAATATGCAGAACGTTATGAATATACACAGAAAATGATACAACCTGGTACTAAGTTTCTGATGTCTAAAGAGCTATTTAACCAAGGTGGTTTTATACTACCTAAATCAGATACTGATATATTTAAAGGATTAGGTTACTATAGATTTGATTCTGGAGTACTAACCTATATAGACGATATAGCAGGTACTGAGAACGTAGGTGATAATAAACCATTAAGTAACTGGTCTGTTAATATACTACCACTCTATAACGGTAATGTTATTATAAATAGAACTGAATTACAATCTGATAAAGATAAAGAAGGTTTAGGTAAATCTGTATTTCTTAAGTATGAAGCTGATACACAAGCTGTAGAGTTTAGATACTTAGGTAGTGCTAACCCTGGTAAACAATTAGGTTCTACAGCTGTATCTGGATCTATGGTAGCTACTATAGATAATAATGTATACTTTGTACCAGCTAAAGAGGGTACTTTTAAAACACCTACTAAGCTATGTCTATATAAACTTAATACAGAGACTATGGAGATTAGTAAAGAAGCTGATCTACCATTTGATGCTTATAACTATGTTAGTTTATCTAACTACGAAGATAATGAGTTTCTAGTACTTGGTGGTATGGATAAAGAAGATCCTAGTAAACCAGATCCTAAAGATTGGGTTAGAAGTAATAACTTTATCTATACTTATAATATAGAGACTAAACAGTTTACTAAAGTAGGCGATCTTACAGATACGCAAACTAATAGCTGGTATAACCTACATGCTCAAGAGCGTAAAGATGGTAAGATAGCTATATTTAATAACTCTGAAGGTGCTGGAGTAGCTGAAGACCAATCTATACTTATATTCGATCCTGATCAAGGTACGGTAACTAATCTTAAGAATGACTTTGAAGATGGTAGGGTATATTTAAGAACATTGATAGCCAATAATGGTAACTTCTATAGAATATCAAGTTCTCCTATAGAACCACAAGAAGTTTATATCTATAAGACATTAGGTTATGCACATGTTACTAATGGTAGTGCTGATATACAAACTAATGTTATTACAGATCTAGTAGTACCTGCTGGTAAGACTGTAGTTATAGATAACCCTTATAAGTATAGCACTATTAAGATACTAGGTGATGTAGCTGATGGTACTACTGGTAAGTTAGTATGGGTATCTGCTACTAAGAGAACTGAATATCAAGCTGATACATTATTTGTAACTAAATCTATGTTACTATATAACGATAATGTTGATGAGTTAACTAAAGATAAGAAATGGAAGAATATAGTGTTACTAGATGGTGTACATATGGGTATAGAGTCTGGTAATAAACCATCTTAATATATAGAGTAAGGTAGAGAATATGAAATTAAATAAAGTAATAGAAAAATATAATAAGCTAGATAGTTCTCTATCTAGCTCTTCTGTTAAAGTTAACCATGAAGTTATAGCTTTTCAGAATGATGAACCATTTATAGATAGAGCTAGTAGTGCTATAGAGAATATAGTATATATAGCTAATGGTTCTAGAGCTAAACTAAAGACTACAGAAGGCAAGAAAGCATTGGCAGAACTATCTAAGATCTTTACAGATAGATTTAATATACAGTTTGCTATAGAGTGTGACGATGAAGAATGCAATGGATACTCTGTATGCTTTAGTCCTATAATGGATCAGTATCTAAGGGATACACAGTTTACTAATATATCTGGTACACTAGAGAATATAGAAAAACTTAAGAAGAATAGCCCAGAGACATATAAGAACCTAACTGAAAAAGATGTAGATATATCTAAAGTAAAAGGGTTAGAAGACTATTGGAATAACTATGCTAATATAAGTACTATAAACCTATTTAAATCTATTAAAGATAGTAAGTTTGAATTAGACCTTAAGAATGCTAGAGTTAAATCTGGTAAAAATATGTTAGGATTTATAGCAGCAGACTTTATAGGATTCGATAAGAAGAACTGCAGCTCTAAAGAGATATTAGCTATACTACTTCATGAGGTAGGCCATGCTTTTAACGAGCTAGAGAGAGTCTATATGGTATATAATAACGTGTTTATACTACAAGATGTTTTGGTAGAAGAGTATGCTAAAAAGAATAAGACTCCAGCAGATGTACTTAAGATATTCTATAGTAAAACTGATTTAGAGCAAGATAAAGATAAACCATCTACTATAGCTGGTGTTATACTAGCTGCTAATAAATCTATAATAAGAGGTATAGAGTCTGGTAGAGTAACTAGTTATGATCTTAGTAACCACGAACAGCTAGCAGATGAATTTGCAGCTAGATTTGGATTAGGAGCTGAGATTATATCAGCATTTGAAAAAGCTGATTATCTTACTGGCTTTGACGAGAGATCTGCAATAGCAGAAGGTAGCGTAATAGCTATAGGTAGCAGCATAGCTACAACACTATATGCATCAGTTGCTGCTGTTGCTGGTTTATCTATATTTGCTATTATAGCTCTTCTTATCTCTTTAATAATTATGTGGTTAGGTATTGATAATATACTTAATATTAATAAGAATGGTACTGTATATGATACTATAGATAGAAGAATGCAGAGATTACGTAATACTACAGTAAGACGTTTATCTACTATAGACGATCCTAAAGCTAGAGATCATATGTTAGCACAAATTGAATATTTAGATAATAAACTTGCCGAGATGAAAAAGATTAAATCTAACAATTGGGCTATTAAGATAGTTAATGCTATAGGAAAACTAGATACACTAGCATATCAAGAACGTGAACTTAATGATCTTATAGATAATATGTTTGCTAATGATCTACATGTAGCTAGTACTATGTGGAATAAGAAATAAGGTGCTATATAATAGCTTATATATATATATATATATATATATATACTAAAGGAATTACAAAATGAGTATAAGAAAACTTATGACTAAGGTTAACTTAGAGAGCGAAGCTGAAGAGACAGTAGGAGCTACAGAAGAGGATATACTAGATGTTATAGAGAGTGATGAAATAACAGCAGAACTAGTAGAAGCTTCTAAAGAGGCTAATGATGCAGCCGAAGCTGATCAAGAGCTAACAGATCTAGCTGAAGAGGTAACTGAGACTATAGGAGATATAGAAGAGAAGCTAGAAGATACAGCAGATGTAGAACCTGAAGATGTTGCTGTAGCACAAGAGTCTTTAAGACATTATAAGAAGATGCTAGGTATTAAAGACGAAGGTACTAAGATCTCTCTAGAGTCTATGAGAAATGATACTAAAGCTAACCTAGAGTATATCAAAGTAGAGTTAGAAGGTGTACTAGATACTATTAAAGATTCTGCTAAGAAAGTATGGGATTGGATAGTTTCTATATTTAAGAAAATCAAAGAGCTTATAATAGCTGGCTTTAATAAGTTAGTTAGTTTCTTTAAGAATCTAGCATGGAAGAATAAATCTGAACAGTTAAAAGTAGTAGATGATATTGTTAAAGCAATGGAAGATATTACTAAGTCTGATAATACATATATTAATGTAGCGCTATATAAAGAAGCTGTTGATGATTTTAACGATTTCGAAGAAGAGCTTAGAGCTGCAGCTGCTGAAGATCTATCTAATATGGTAAATACATATGCAGAAATTAAGAAAGAAGGAGCCGCAGCAACAGCTAAATCTGTTGATGCTTATAATATGGTGTCTAAACGCGCTAAAGAGTTAGCTGCTAAGGTCAAAAGTGGTGATGATAAAAAAGCTCTACTAGCACTTCCTAAACCTAAAGAAGTTACTAAAAAAGAAGAAGTTAAAACTGTAGTAAATATGATAGAACCTAAAGCAGCTGAAAAAAGAATAGCAGATCTATTAGAAAATAAATATTGTTTATTAGGGCTAATGCATCCTGTTCAAACACAGAGTATGTACGATTATATACTAACATCACTATTGAAATATGGCAGTGAAACTATTAAAGATTTAGAAGCTGCTTTAAATGGTAATGGTAAAGAAGTTGATATAAGCGTAATGACTGCCGCTTTATACACAAAGATAACTTCTGGATTATATACTAGTCGTGGTATATCAGATTACCTAATGGCTATGCCTTTTAAAATTGGTTATAAACTTGATTCTGTATATGGTAGAAATATTGACCCTAATGATATTATATTAAATATACCACGTGTAGTGAACACAATTACATGCGTATTAAGAAATGGTGAAATAGTTAAGACTGATGTTAACTTGTTTACTATTAATAAAAGTTTCGACATTAGTACAATTGGATTTGTTTATTCAGCATCAGCATTAGAAGACGCATTAAAAGAAGTATCCAACTTTGATAAAAAATATAAATCTGATTTAGATAAGTTTTACGCTTCTTTAGAGAACATTAAGAAACTTATGGATAATGGTAAGTTAGCTAATGTTAAAGCTAGTAAACCTGCTGCTAGTGAAGATAATGATGATTATGTTTCACAATTTAAATTTAGCGCTAATGATGTTACTAAATTCTGCAAAGATATGGTTGCTCTAACTATGATGTTGATAGAGAGCTACTATGAACTTAGTTCATATTTAGTATATGCTCTTGGCACTGTTAATAAAGTAACAGTTAATAAATAAACTTAAACGTATACTAGAGTAGTATATACTACTCTAGTATACTTAATTTTATAACTACAGTATACTGTTATGTTTACCGTGAATACAACTATATCATGGAGATTATGATTATGAACACTGAGTTAATAAAGATCTTAGAAGATAAATTAGAAGAAATTACTATAGCTAATGCTATATCAGCAGAGGATGTACTATCTTTAGAATCATTAGTACCAGAAGAGTCTAAAGGATTCATAGTTAAAGATATACCAATACATAAGTTTACAGCTAGACCATCTAGAACTAACTTAGAACCAGTTAAAGTAGGTATACGTAACTTACTTAATAGTTTTAGAGATACTGAAACTAGAATCAATGGTAACTCTATAGGTGTTTTTAGTAATAACCTATATTCACTACTAAATATATTTAAATTAGCATTAGGCTATGCTAATGATATTAAAAAGAATCTTACAGAAGATAAGCTAGCTATACTTAAAGATTTTAAATATACTATAGCTAAAGATAACACATTTATAGAATTAGACACTACAGTACCATTTGTAAAAGCTGTATTAGATACTAACCTTAAAGAGATATTCTTCTCTAATGGAGTAGTGCCAGATTATCTACTATATGCTAATGATGTAGATACTACTAATACTAGAGATGTAGTTCATATGGATAATAACTATTTCTCTGTTAATGCTAATGATACACTATTCGGTATCTATAAGTATATTATGGATAGTACAGATGATCTATGTGGTTGTGAACTAGTAACATCTTTTATAAGACAAGATAGCTTTACATTAACTAGAGGTTATTCTATAACTATAGAAGATGCTATAGCTATACAAGCTAATATAGATAAGATTATAGCTGTACTAAGTAAATCTGTAGAATACTTATCTGGATCTATGGATGCTCTATTTAGTTCTGATTATCTTAAAGTACTTACTTATGATAGAGATAAAGATCTAGCTAACTTAAATCCTATGCTCTGTCCAGTAAGAGCTATTATAGAGACATTAAAAGAACATCCTATCTACATAGAGTCTGGTAATAATGTAGATCTTAGTTTACAAGTACTAGCATCAGAGTGCTAATATATTAAAATACTACTAGAGTAACTTAATGTTACTCTAGTAGTATATATTTTTATCTATAAAGTCTGTATAGTTACATCTACATTATACTTAACTTCTAATTGATTATAGTCATTAAGTACTAGTATCTTATCTAAGCTAAATCTTGTATTAGTATCTTCTATAAAGATTAACTCAGAGTTATTATTATCTATACCAGTTATCTTAACAGATAGTACATCTTGACCTAGTTCTGCTAGTATCTTAGATCTTATCTCTGTTAGTGATATTCTATCATTCTCGAAGTATTTATCTAGTATGAACCCTATCTTATCTTTAGTAGATTCAAACTCTACAGATGTCATCTTAAACTCTGTATTCTGATTATAGTATATAGTAACTTTAGGAGCTACTATAGAGTTAAGTCCATAGATTATATTATTAATCCTTACTCTAATAGGTAATACAGTCTTATAAGATTTATACCATAGGTTAGTATTCTCTAATAGCTTAGAGTTTCTAGTAGGTAGTATCTTAAGCATAAACTCATTAAGCTGATCTATAGCCATAAGATTATGTTTAGAGTATGCTGGTGCTGTTGCTACGTAAAACTCATAGTCTAGCATTAGTATATCTAAATGTCTTACTACACCACCTAGATCATCTAGCATAGGTAATCCTTTATCATTAAGCATTACTTCACCTTTATGATGCAATACTACTTGATTACCTTTACTATCTAATACTTTATCGCCTTTCTCATGTAGTAGGTTCATAACTAGTTTATCTTCTCCTACTGTAGCTATAAGTCCAGTTATAGGATCTTTTTCATACTCATCCTGTTGATAATACGCTAATACGTCTTCTGTATATTTAAGATACTTACGTTCTGTATAGCTAACTGCTATTCTAGCCCATATAGACTCTATCCTAGTACCAAACGTTAAGTCCATAGACTCTTGGTTAATAACTACAAAACTATCGTGTACAAATAGTAAGCTATCTTTAAGATAGTTCTTAGGATCTGTTACAGATGTATCTGTAGTATATATAGTAAATGTAGCTTTACTAGCTAGTTTACTAAAATTACTATATGTAGTAGCTTCACCATTAGTAAGCATAATGTTATCATTACTATCTATATACATATTAGATTTTATAAAGAATCTATATACGTTATCAGAACTATCATAAGTACCTTTTATATAGAGTTTATTATGTGTAATAAGATCTATAGCTAACATCATATGTAATTGACTAGGATCTATAGCTTCAGTCTCTTCATTCTTAAATATACTTAATACTATCTCATAACCATCAAAATGTTTATATATAACATATTGATTAGTATTAGCTCTAAGATCTATCTCTCTATTAGAACCAGTTATCTTCATACTGGTTAGTGTAGGTCTATCAAGATCATATACTCTAGCTGTAGAGTAGTTCTTATTCTTAGCTATTACATAGTAGTATGGGTTAGTAAAGTATTTAGCATCTCTAAAGTAAGTTAATTTATCTTCGTTACTAAGTAACTTAATAGCAGCCATCTGTTCTTCAGATACTATTTCTGTTTGACTATTAACAGTTTTAAATATAGTACCAGATTTAAGTATATAGCTATCTTCGAATAGTCCTATCTGTGGATGGCTTATATAACGTTCTAGTAGTATATCTACAGTATTAAAATAAACATCTTGTAATGCTCTTAATACAGTACTAGATGTTTTATCTAAGTTACGCATAGCTACATAAGATCTAGCTGTTACTACGTCAGAGTCTTTAGATATTTTAAATCCATCTAGTTGTGCATTATAAGAAAGCTGATAGTCTGTAATAGGTAAGTTCTGATCACCTTTAGTATTATATATAATAGCATTTCTTAGTTCGTCAAAGCTTAATCCATTAGAACCATTAGTAATAACACCTCTAGAGCCTAATAGTATGTTTATATTAGCACTAGATGCAGTAGATAGATTCTTACCAGTATTACCTAATGTCATTACGAAATCTGTAGTAGTAGCATCTGTTAGTGGTAAGTATATACCACCTTTAGTTTCATATAGATCTACGTAGATAGTACCTGATATTTTATCGTTAATAAAGTAAGTATCTGGTATATGTACTTCAACAGCTTCTGGTATCATCTCTGTTGTTACATCGTTATCTATAATGTTAACATAAGCAGTAGGTATATAAGGATCTAAGTATTCATCGTTATAACCTATAGGTAGTTTAATCTTACTACCATATGTAGTAGCATTTTCATAACTTACTGTTATATAACTAAATCTATTAGAACCTGATTTATAAGGTATGTTCTTAGTAAAACCTTCTGAAGCTACTACAGCCCAGTTATAGTTACTTACTGTAAGCTGTTGTACTTTAGTTTCAAAATAGATATAAGGGTGCCCTTGATCATCTTGTGCTACAGAACTAATTATGATACCTATATCAGATAGTGACATAGGATTATCAGGATTAGGTAGCATCTCTACGAATGAAGTACCATTATCGTAGAACTTAATAACTATATCGTTTAGTACTGTTAAGTCTGTATCATAAACAGTTATCTTAGTACCTTCTGGTATAGTAGTCTCTGTATACTTAGCATCTGTAGGCCTATAACCATTAGATAGTAAATCTGTTACAGATACTTTAAATAGTATATCTACATAACCTGGTTTACTAATGATACCTTCTAATTCATCATCGCTAATGTGATGTGATAGATCTTTTCTAGTTAGTGCTAAGTTAGGATATTTAGCACGCATGATAGATAAAGATTCATTAACCGCATTAGCTGTTGTAGCCGCAGTAGCTTCTAGTAGCATAGTAAATGGTGATGTAGCTGAAGTTATACCTACTGAGGTATTATCTATATTCTCTATAAGGTCTAATACCTTCTTTTGTATCATCTCTGGATTATAGATATATTTCTTTAATTCAGATCTCTCTATATTCTTATCCATTATTTACCTTCTCTCTTTCTAATATCTTCATACTTAGATATAGGTTCTTTAGCTAGTTCATTAGTAGTATCTACAAACCAACATAGTTCATTTGTATCTTTATCTATATATGGTATACATAGGTTATTAAAGATATGTTGGTATGGTGCTGCTACTTTAATAAAATCAGAACTATTACGTCTTATAGAGCCAGTATCTACCTCATTCCTTAGTTTAGGATTGAATATGAATACAGTTTCGTTAAAGTTCTCCATAAGTATAGGATCGTAGTATATAGCTCCATTGCATCTAAACCTAACTGTAATATCTTTTCTACCTAAGGTAACAGGTTCATCTCTATTAAAGTTAGCATATTCAGATGTAGGTAAGCTTATAGGGAATGCTGCTCCACAAGCAGCCATCTTAGATACAAATTGACCTGTAGAATCTGTTATGATTCTATAGATTCTAGTATTGTAATCTATTTCATTCTCTACTATAAAATCTGGATATGGATTAGCCATACCTTCAAATACTAAAGTCATATACTTTTCCCATATGTAGAATAGGTTAGTAATAGGATCTTCTTGTGTATTATAGAATGTAGCATCTAGATCAAACTCTTGATAGTATTCCATAACTCCATCTACTACAGATTGAGTCTCTTTTCTAGCACCTTCTGTAGAAGTTCTAGCTTGTACTACAAGATCTGGCCAACCAGATAGTGATTTTATAGTATTACTTAATAGTGGTATAAAAGGATTTGTATTATCTACCATAGGAGATCTAGCATTTTCATTTAGGTCTGAATATAGTCTAGGATCTAATGTAGCTCTAACCCAAGTTTGCATAGACTTAACATCTCTAGTTAGTAGGTTAAATAACATTCTAGTACGCATACAGTTACCAGCAGATAGGTTTAACTGTGGTCTAGTAAAGAATACATATCCGTTTCTATCTGTATTAGGTTGTACTGTAGGTAATCCGCCTGCTAAGTAGAAACCACGTAGGTTATCAGTAACAGCTGCTTTTCTAGAACCTAATGTAGAACCGTATGAAAATATAGAATCTATACTGGTAAATTTATTAAAATAATCTTGCGATTCATTTGCCATAGCTTCTTTCCTTATATAGAAGTATCTTAACTATATAGTAGTATAGATACCCCAAAATCAGCTAAGCACCCCTGCTGGTAGCAGGGATACTTGATTTTTATATATGTAACTATAATAAGGAGATAAGAATATGGATCCAGTAACTACTGCAACTACTGTAGCTGGCGGAATATCTATATTAAATAAATTTTTAGATATTAACTCTGTAACTAGTGATGCTGAGTTAGATAATGCTACTGAGAGCTTTTTAAAAGCAAACTTTATGAAAACTGGTTCTATTACTAAGATGTTAAAAACCTTAGTTATAGAACCTACTATATTAGTAACACCTGGTGCTAAAGTATCACCAGCTTATGATAATATAGTTAAAGTAGGATTAGATATGTTCTCTAGTTTCTACCTACAAGCTTTTGATATGCTAACTAAAGTATCTGGTGTATCTACACTAACAGCTATTAGCATACTTAGTACTAATACAGTATCTGGTAAAGGTGCATTAACTAATAAAGCTAAGAACGTATTTAATAACCTAACTGCAGAATCTTTAGATAAACCATTAGTATTAAATCAATTAGATTTTAATAACTCTAATACATTCTTTAACTTAGAAGCTAATGATGCTAATGAGTTAGCAGGTGGATTATTTAGAAAACTTAAAGTATCTATTAAACTTAATAATAACTCTACTATAGAAGTACCTATTAATATTATAGCTAATGTTAAGATGGTTAAACCAGAAGAGATTATTAATGTTATGATGGATAAAGATGCTAAAAATACATTCACTTCTAGGTGGATGGAGTATAAATCTGGTGGTATATCACTATCTGATCTTATCTTCTGTACAGATCTTATTAAAGATTATAAATCTAGAAAGATCTCTAAAAACTCTGATCTATTTAATAGACTAGAAGATCGTAATAATGATAAATACTTACGTAGAATAGTAACTGGTATAGCTGGTACTGAATATAGCTATGGTATAGTAGTTACTTCTGAAGATGAACTAAGGTCTATAGAGAGTATTACTAAACTCAATGTTAGTAAGTTTGGAGATAAAGAGAAACTACTAAGTACCCTACAATCTCATAACCTATCAGTACTAGATGATGACACAGAGAGAGCTAGAATACTTATATCAGATTTACAAGGTGAGATGAATATAGGTTATAAGAAGATCAATAACTATAAAGACTCTGATAATGGCATGATGGACTTTATGAAGTACTTCATAGCTAATAAAACACCAGTATTTTAATAAGGATATATAAAATGTTAACAGAACTATGGAATGAAATTACATCAATATTTACAAATGATAAGTTTGCTAGGATTAAATCTAAAACAGAAGCTACATTTACAGCTGTAGTATATGAAATAGAGAATGGTATATTACCTATACTAGATAACTATCAAGATCCTAAGAATAAAGCTATACTAGATAATCTTAAGAATAGTAATACCTTTAAGATTATTAAAGAAGGATTAAAAGTAAATGATCCTAGTAAACTATTAGTGGAATTAGAAGTATACTTTAAAGATATACTTACTAACCAAAGTAAGATAGTTAGTAGTATCAATACTATATTATCAGATAGTGTTAATGAAAAGACTATCACATTTAAACAATATGAAATGATGAACTATATAGACGATATGTATAGTAATACATATTTTACTACAGAGTTACTATATATTCTTATTAGAGATGAAAAGAATAGTATGCTAAGTCAGAAACAAGTTATTAAACTACTTAAACAGTTACCTAGCTTTAAACTTAAAGTACTTAATAAAGTAACTGTTAAAGAAGCATTAGCTAGCATAGCTAATAGTAGTGCTGAATCTATCTACGATAGAAACTCTGCAGATGCTCCAGATAGTATTAAGATGTCTGGTATTAAAGTAAGTAACTTTATAGGTAATCCTATATTTAGTTTTAGAAAGTGGTTAGTAGATAAAGATATAGATAAAGCTAAAGCACTAGAAGATACTAAGAACCTAATAGAGCTTAGGTTATTAGAGTTAAGAAATCAAGCTGCTGGTGAATCTGATAATGAAGGTTTACGTAAACAGATAGAATACTACGAAGATAAACTAGCAGAGGTTGATAGTAAAATAAGTAAACTTATGGAGGTATAAGATGTCATTATCTAAATACGTTAATAAGATGAATCAGGAGATGTTAGTTCCTGATAGCCCTAAATGCAACTGTGAAGATGAAGTAGTTGTAGAACCAGAAGTTATGGTTATAGACGATTCTATAGAAGATATAGACGATGCTCAAGAAGAGATAACAGAGTTCTTAGAAGAGTCTGGAGAACCTATAGAAGCTAAGATAGAAGCTGGTGAACCAGTTACTACAGAAGAAGCTATAGTTGTACAAGAAGCATTGAAACATTTTAGATATGGTATAGGTGCTGATAGAAGTGATCTTAATAGAGAATCATTAGGTAATACTAAAGAGCACTTAAAAGAGATAAGATCTATAAGTAAACAACTTAGTGAACTTAAAGAACTATTACTAGATAAGAAAGCTAAACTAAAAAAATAAAAGATAAGTACTATAGTAGTAACCTATATAGGTTACTACTATAGCTTATATTATTACCAGTCCCATTCGAAGATAGGAACTGGTACGTATTTTATAAGTTCTGGTTCAAAGTCCATACTAGCATACGTTTTATAGTACACGAATGTACCTACGTATACTACTATAAAAACAAGAGTTAGCAATATATATTTAATATATGCTGGCTGCTCTTGTATCCAAGCTACGCCATCTGCTACACCATCTAGGACTTTGCCTAGACCTTTTAACATTATATTTGTTACCATTTTATACTCCTTAGTTAAATATGCATAAGAATACTCTACGTATAGAATATTATTATATATAGTAGAGAGAGTATCCTATACAGGATACTCTCTTAGAGTTTATTCTTCTGTTAGAATAAACTCATCTTCATCTTCTGGAAAATACTTATCGACGAAATCTGTAATCTCGTCTTTGTAATAGTACGCAGCGCCTGCAGCTGCGCCTACTGCTGCTACGCCTATCAATATCTTCCATTTGTTATCCCATACTCTATCCATAAAAGATTTCTCTTTTATAGACTCCTCCTTAGCAGCTGTAGCTATAGCTGCTAAAGTTTTAGTACTTATTTCCTTTGTCTTTATACCAGCATCCTTCAAGGCCTTTTCAGCCTCTTTCTGGAATTCTTCTGGATTGTCTATTTGCACTAGATCATCGCTGTGATCTAGACCACAACCCATTCCTATTCTTACAGAGGCCTCTATGACTTCCTCTGCTGTTGCATTTGGATGGTTTTTAACCCACGCATCAACTTTTGTTATTATCTCGTCTGATAGAGCGTTAAGCTCTTCTAGTTTTAAATTCATATTTACCATTTTTTATCCTTTTTTATTTTTGTATTGTATATATTAATGCATAGTATTTTTCGCAATTTTATACTATGCAAACCTTCTTTTAGTTTAAGGGCACGGACCATCCGCACCCTATGTACTGGTTAACCCAGTGCTTTATCTAGCATCTGCAGTTTTGGTACTACAGATGCCATGTAAGCTTTAGTCTGATACGATCGAGGATCGAGGGTTTTAAGTTCGGATCCAATCTTATCGACAACACGAGCAGTAGCTAATTGATTTTTGGCTACTGCTTTATTTCTAACTTTACCAGTTAGAATAATGGTGTCATTAACAGACAACACGTATACTCCTTTCCGCCTATATAGGCTAAAGTAACGAAGTAAGAGTAGGAAGGCAATCCTACTCTTACTTCTATATATATAATATATAACTGTTTTTCAGTCACTTTGACAGTATAATGTATAAATAAACTAAACATAATATATATCTATCTTGTACTAACTTTGCGTGATCCTAACTATACGTTATGATCTTGAAAATAAGCTATAAGGATATAAATATGGCTATTAAATTTTATAATGTCAGTAGTAATACAGATTCTACTAAGCATAGTAAATCTTTAATATTTACACATACTGACGAAGACATAATAATTAATCTACCTAATCATTCTGGTACATTAGCTACTAGTAATGGATTAGAAGAAGCTTATAGAGCTAGATATGGTACTAATAACCTTACTTTTATATTAACGCCATCTATGGCTACTAGAGATAATAGTAACCCTAATGTTATTAAGTTAATACCAGGTGAGTTTAAGACTAGTGCTAGCTTTCTAGGTAAACATGATACTACTGTATGGGAAGTATATAAGAATAATAGTATAACAGAAGCTAATAAAGTAGCTAGTGAAGATAATGCTTTATATAAAGATGGTTATACACTACCATTATTAGAAAATACTGGTAGTAACTATTTAATTAGATATAAGTTTAGATCTAATAATATAGAATCTAGCTGGAGCCCAGCTTATAGTTGTTTACCACTAGCATCTGGTTTACTACCTATAACAGCATCTGCTAGTGAAGGTAGTTTGATACCAGATATAACTATATCAGAACTTAAAGGTTATGGAGAAGCTAAAGATGTATTACACGATAGTACAGTAGTAGAAGTTTATGATGCTGATAAAAGATTAGTATATACATTATCTGTTAATAAGCCTAAAGATGTTAGGAATTTTAAGTTAAGAAAAGATAACGGTGATCCTGTGTTAAAAGGCGATAGAAGATATACTTTACGTATAGTGTGTAGAACTAATATTGCTAAGTATAGTAGTATAGATACTATTATAGAGCTAATTACTCCTAAAGTATTTATTAGTAAACCAGAAGTAACTTATTTACAACGTTCTACAGATAGATCTCCTATTGACTTTATGGACATGAGAAAACACGGACTAGATAGAAATCCGTTTGTAAATAGGACGAATAGATATGGAAGTAAAGATGACTATAATACTGGTATGCCATATGGCTATGGTCCAAGTGATGGTTGGCCTAAATATATCTTTACTATAGATCGAGAACCAGTAACAACAGGTATAGATCCTGAGCAAACTAAATTCTTTACACTAGAATATAAAACTTATGTTATATATAAAGGACAGAAGATAGAGTTTAGAGCTTATAATCGTTGGGGACGTGAAGATGGAAACGGTTGGCAGCAAGCATATGATTTAAAAGAGATACTATCTATATATGGTGGCGATGCTAACGGTAAGGGTTTAGAAGATTTAGGGTATAAGCTTATTACTTATAAGGGTAAGAAACTAACACCTATAAGCATACCTTCAGGTTCAGCTGCTGAGAAGATAGCTGCCTTAACTGGGCTGCCTCTAGAAGATATAAACCTAACTAAATTTAAGTTTCAAATAGCGTTTAGGTATAAAATAGGAGATATTTATTCAGATGTAGTTTACGAAGAACTTAAAATGTCTTACGCTAAAACCGATATATACTTCTTTTGTATAGCAAGTAGGCTAGCAAATAAAAAATTCCCAGCTATATTTGTACCGATACTTCCGTTATTAGACTACGACACAAGAAGCTATGTACAGGGCGCTGGTGAAATAGAACGTAACCCAGAATATACATTTGTATTTTATAATAAAAACGGTGAATACACAGCTACATTTAAACCAGTTTCTGTATATCTTTATGATACCGAAACAATGGCCGTTAAAGATGAACCTGGAGTTAGGGATACACTAAAAAAAGCATTTAATAAATATTTTACAGAAGATATTAAGCCATTTATTTATGGCGTGTATGAGTATTATAGACTTGACTGTTTACTAAAAATATCAGACGAGCAATGGAAAGAGATAAGTAAACTATTTACCCCAGATGCTGATACTGTTACAGTAGATTCATACGCTATAATAAAAGATCAATATACTTCTCTATATAGATCTACTTTAAAAGCTGATATGCTACCTAGTCTTTATAAAGGTAATGTTATAGAACATTTCTCTATTGTACCAGATAAACGTTTTGATCATCTAGATGATGTAGACCTAATGGTAAAACCATATAATCTAGTAAAATATGATGGTACAGAGGTTAGTATATCTAAAGTAGAAATATTTATTACTAATACTGGTTCTATAAATGGTAAACCTAAGAATATAAGACTTAGATACTTCTCTCTAGAGAGTAGCTCATATGGTTTAATAACAGCTTCTGGTGCTCTATATGCTAATAAGAAAGATGATTCTATATTTGGTAAATTAAATATGGAATATGGGGACGTAATAACTTGTGAAGTAGTTATGAACACAGAGTTTGGTATTATAGAACAATCTGCTAAAGATACTGTTAGAATCGATAGATGGACTATAGAAGAGGCTGAATCTTGGTTTAAGAGTGTAGGTGGTAAACAAAGCCTTTGTATAGTACCAACAAGGATACTATTCCAACCAGAAGATAGAGAGATTGATGGTAAAAGTGAATTTCGTATAGATGTAAATGATATAGCACAACATGGTTGTTCTGATCTACCTGGTTCTACTATACTAGATATATTACATATAGAAGTGTTTAAGAAACCAAATCTTACTACACCTGTTATTAGAGCTGATTTGAAACTAAAATATAACGATAAGTTCCAATGGACTACTACAAACTATGGATGGTATAATAAATGTCTATTTGTAGCTGACAGAGATAAAGAGAAGCTTAAAGATAGAATAACATTTGGTAGTAAAGATAGTACTGTTATATTCTATACTAATAGTAACTATAGTAGAGGTACATACTCAACTGGTGATAAATCTGATATTAAGTTTAACCCTGGTGATGAACTTATAGTCAAAATGAATATGCAAGAGTATCCAGAAGAAGAATTACTGCTTAGAGGTGGCATGATACTTAAGTCTTATACTTATATTAGAAGCGTAAGAGTACCAGAATTAGAAGTAGCTGTTATGAATAATCCTAGGTTTAAGAATATAAGTAATAATCCTGACCAAAAATATAATGGATTAAATACACAGTTCTTTAATCGTAAAGGCGTAATGGGAGAGTATCCAGATCTAGAGAATGATAAGTTTATATTAGACAGTGAGGATTATCTATCTAAAGGTTTTGATAATAATACGCATGTAGAGACTATATGGGAGTTTAGAGACCAGCATCATCATACCGTTACCATAACTAAACATGCTGGTACTGATGATCTATATAGTTTACCTATGTCAGATGCTTTCGTATGGTATGCAGATCCAGAATCTACTAGTCCTACTAACACTAAATGTGTATTACATCCTAACGGAAGATATATGGTACAAGTTACGTATGTAAATGGGTCTGGTAATAAAACTTATGCTAGTGGTAACGACGCTATGCCATTAATCTACTTTACAGATGCTGGGTTTAATGTCAAAGAGAAGCCACAAGTAGAGCCATCAGTAGGACCTAGAATTATAGAGATAGATAATTGTAAAGAAGGCTATGGGTTCCAAGATTATATATTAGGAGAAATTGAAGTATTTCCTACAGAAGAGACTAAGAAGATAGCTGTTAATACTCCAACTGGATTAGAGCTTAAACATACAGTGGGACTTAAACCAGTACCTAAAGATGGTAGATACACAGATAGTAGTGTACCTATAAATAGTCTATTTCCTATAGTAGTTCCTGTTATAGGTACCTATAAATGTTCTATTTCTAGTAGTAATAACGGTAGGGATCTTAGAGATGATACGTTTGCTGGTATGGAGCTAGTTATTGATGTTAAAGATGGCAAGTTAGTATACGAGCAACGTATAGTCAAAATAGATATGGACTATATTAAAAATAAGATTAAGACATCTATATCTACTATAAAAGATCTTTGGCGTATAAACAATAGTAACCAACTGTTTATAACAACTGACTTCCGCCTATATTTAAATCGTACATCATCATCTCCTTCGATGGGAACTTATATAGCGCAAGAAGATATTGCTACAGGTATTGGTTATAAAGTAAACGGTACGCATTCATTAGTTAAAGATAATGTAATAGCAGTGCATCTCTATAGAGATAGTAATGGTAAGACTTATCTAAAGTTTAAAATGTTCTTACATGGTTCATGGGGTAGAATAGAAGATGCTACTAATGGAGAGTGGTTAAACTCTATAGATGTACCAGAGCCATTCTATCTTAAACAAAATATAGAAGCTTATATACATACTGGTAGTACCGATTTAACCCGTGGATATAACTCTGATAGAGTATATGGTATTATGTTTAACGGTTTAAGATTTAATAGGATAAATACCTATAGCCTATTAGATAAAACTTATAAAGCTACTAGCTTATTACCTAAGAGTTATTTAGCAGGAGATCATGCGGGATCAACACCTAAGATTATAACATATACTAATGTATTTAAAACATCAGATACTGACCATAACTATAACGATGCTCTAAGTGCACCTAATGATGCTATGGTAGCAAGTATGGATAATCTTACCGCAATGACTCCGCCAAGTGGTATAGACATACCTTATATAGATACTAAAGGTGATACACTTTATATAACTATACAAACTGAACCATTCTTATATAAAACTGGCTCTAGTTATACTAGTAAACCTAGCTATCTATATACAGAGATGAATAAGAGTGCTACAGTAAGCTTTATAAAGCTTAATGAAATGCCAACACAACCAAATACTATTTATACTCAGGATGCTACAGCTGTAGCTAATAAGATAGGATCTGTACTACCTGGTAAGAAAACTATAGATCTATATAAACCTATATTATTTCCTAAACCAGCTAGAGATAGTTCAACTGGCTTAGACTTTATGCAATATAGTCCAGATACTATAGAAGCACCTAGTGATGTATTAGAGCCTGGTAGTATATATAATGCTACTGTAACATTAAGTCCGTTTAATGGTGTATTCTTTAAAGACGCTATAGTTGCTAAACAGACGTTCAAAGCTTATAAAGAACCTGTGCCTATGATTAAGTTTAAAGATTGGATAAAAACTGAAGTAGATACTAAACCAGATACTAAAGTACCATTTATAGTATTAGAAGCTAGTGGTATACTAAATGATGCTGTATTCGGTATTAACTATGATGAAAATCAGATAGAGTTTGCTTTATCGGATCCTTCTACTAGTGATATACCAGAGTTTACCATAAGTAAACTTAAAGTAGGCCCATATGATCTATTAGAAAGTAAAGTATTAAAGCATACTGATTTTACCTATAACAGTGCTACTGGTAAACTAATATATAAAACAGATATATTTAAGCGTATAAAAGCAGATGATAAATCTATGTTCAGTAACTATAATGTTACTATAGATAGAGCTTTCCATATACGTAACGTAGAGCCTATCGGTGTAACTATGAACAAGATGGTATCTGGTACTACTAGTAAGTTTACTATATTCGATACTACACCTGGAAATCCTAGTATGAATCTTATAATCAATATAGAGAAAGTAGTAACTACTAGAGCTGCTGTAGAGCCATCAGTAGGACCTAAGATATTGAATATAACTAGTGATAGCGAGATTAGCTATCTAGATTGTATATCAACTAGTATAGAAATATATCCGAATGAATATACTAATAATCTAGAAACATATAAACATCACCCACTAACATATGATCAGTTAGTTAGCTTTAAACCAGTACCTAAAGGTGAATCTAACATAGGCGATAGTAGTAGCTCTAATAGTATATTTCCATTAACTCTTTTAGTAACTGGTAAGTATAAATATTCTAGTAGCGGACATGGAGATGACTTAGTAGATTATCAAGCACCTGTAGTAAAATGCTCTATTACTAAAGATACTAGTTCTTTACTAATTTCACGTAGAGTTGTTGATACTAGTATAGATACTATGTATCCTCTCGGAGAGAAAAGTAACCCAGGTGAGTATTGGGGTATAAACGATGATAAACAAGTTTATATTAAAAGTACTCTAAAGGATTATATAGAAGCTGGTAGCCCATTAGGCCGAGGTACAGGTACTAGTGTTACGAGCTTTGGATTCAGTTCAGTTTCTGAAAATCCATTTGGAGAGAAATATCTAGTAGACGGTTACTTAGTTAAAGAAGCAGATGGCAGAGTATATCTAAAATTTAAATTCTATCTACATGCTAGCTGGCCTATGATCAATAACTTCATGCCAGATCCATTCTATATAGGACAAGAAGTAGAGGCTAAGTTAACTCTTAATGGTGGTATAGAATCTAATATATGTACTGGTAAGATGTTTAAAGGATTAGAGTTCAATAGGTTTACACAATATAAGATTGACGAAAGTACTAATAGTGCTATAAGTATTATGCCTAAGAAGTTTATAGAAGATCGTCAGTTCTCAGATGTTAAGTTAGATAAGAATGCATATAGTACTAATGTAGGTACTACATTGTATCACGATGGTATGGCATTGATTAACCATGGTAAGGTAGCTAGTATGGATGGTATTACATATGCAGCTCCTGTAGATCCTGTAGCTAAACTTTCAGTGCCATACTTAGATACTAGAGGCGACACGTTATATCTAGCTGTAGATACTAGTCCGTTTAACTGCTTACGTGGTACTGAATATGTAGAGGATCCTTATACTGCTGATATATTCTTAACATATAGAAATGAAATCAATATGGCTAAGCTTAAGAAAGTAACTGATCCTGACTATGAATATGAAGTAGATGTTAGTGGTATAGATGCTGCTGTAGAGAATGCTTTAGGAGCTGGTTTTACATTAGTAGATGCATATGTACCTACACTATTTGCTAAACCACCAATGGATACTAATACGCGCTATGATATGAATACTAGTGTAACTGAACCTAGTAATACTAAAGATATATTAGAGCCTAATACATTATATTCAGTACAGATTAAGTCTACTCCAATAGATGGTGTATTCTTTAAGGATGCTATAGTAGCTTATCAGACTTTCAAAACTACTGGACCTGATGGAGTAATACCAACTACAAGTGGTACTACAGAAGTTTATAGTCCATTATAATAAAATAGAGTAGAGTACTATATCGTACTCTACTCTATATAATTTTTATTATACTTTTTTAGGTAATACATAACCAGAACAATATAAATGTAATGCTTTATAATTACGTCTATCTGTAGGGGCTCCACCTGCTCTAGAATCAGCTTTACCTGGTAAACCAAACTGTAAGTTATGGCTATTAGAACCATTTCTATAACCAGAACCAGAGAATGAATATCTCTCTGTCTTAGGAGGAAATGTATATACGCCATATCCAGACCATCCGCCTTCAAATACTATACGTACTAAGCTAAAGTCTTTATATTGTCCAGTTGGGAAACCTCCTCTACCTAAACAATATTCTGGTGTTAGGTTAAAGCTATAAGACATTACAAGATCTTCTCCAACACGACCATAGATAGAATATAATATAAAATCCCATTCTTTATAAGTTAATATAGTAGCATTAGTAAATCCTATACCACTACTTATATCAGATACACCATGATATATAGCTTGTACTCTATAGGTTTTACCATACTCTATAAGAGTGTTT